GGACCAGTTGCTCCTGTAGCGCCAGTAGCGCCAGTGGATCCAGTTGCTCCCGTAGCTCCTGTGGGTCCTGTGGGACCTGTTGTTCCGGTGGCACCAGTGGGACCAGTTGCTCCGGTGGCTCCTGTAGGACCAGTTGCTCCGGTGGCTCCAGTGGGTCCAGTCGCTCCAGTATCTCCTATGGGACCAGTTGCTCCCGTGGCTCCTGTAGGACCAGTTGCTCCCGTGGCTCCTGTAGGACCAGTTGCTCCGGTGGCTCCTGTAGGACCAGTTGCTCCGGTGGCTCCTGTAGCACCAGTAGCACCAGTAGCACCTGTAGGACCTGTTGGACCAGTTGCTCCTGTAGGACCAGTAGCACCAGTTGCTCCTGTAGCACCAGTAGCACCAGTTGCTCCGGTGGCTCCTGTAGGACCAGTTGCTCCAGTAGCTCCTGTAGGACCAGTTGCTCCAGTAGCTCCTGTAGGACCAGTTGCTCCGGTGACTCCTGTAGGACCAGTTGCTCCGGTGGCTCCTGTAGGACCAGTTGCTCCGGTGGCTCCTGTAGGACCAGTTGCTCCGGTGGCTCCTGTAGGACCAGTTGCTCCGGTAGCTCCGGTAGAACCTGTCGCTCCTGTACTTCCAGTGGAACCTGTTGCTCCGGTATCTCCGGTAGAACCTGTCGCTCCTGTACTTCCAGTGGAACCTGTCGCTCCTGTACTTCCAGTTGCTCCTGTAGCTCCCGTAGGACCAGTTGCTCCGTTGGCTCCTGTGGGACCGGTTACTCCAGTGGCTCCTGTGGGACCGGTTACTCCAGTGGCTCCTGTGGGACCGGTTACTCCAGTGGCTCCTGTGGGACCAGTTGCTCCGGTAGCTCCGGTAGAACCTGTCGCTCCTGTACTTCCAGTGGGACCAGTTGCTCCGGTAGCGCCAGTAGGACCGGTTGCTCCAGTTGCGCCAGTAGGACCGGTTGCTCCTGTTGCTCCGGTAGAACCTGTTTCTCCAGTAGCTCCTGTGGGACCTGTTGCTCCGGTAGCGCCAGTAGGACCGGTTGCTCCAGTAGCTCCTGTGGGACCTGTTGCTCCGGTAGCGCCAGTAGCACCAGTCGCACCAGTAGCGCCAGTAGGACCGGTTGCTCCAGTAGCTCCTGTGGGACCTGTTGCTCCTGTAGCGCCAGTGGGACCAGTTGCTCCCGTAGCTCCTGTGGGTCCGGTTACTCCGGTAGCTCCCGTAGAACCTGTTGCTCCGGTAGCTCCGGTAGAACCTGTCGCTCCTGTACTTCCAGTGGGACCTGTCGCTCCGGTACTTCCAGTGGAACCTGTCGCTCCGGTACTTCCAGTGGAACCTGTTGCTCCGGTGGCTCCCGTCGATCCAGTAGTGCCTGTGGGTCCGGTTGCTCCTGTGGGACCAGTAGCGCCGGTGGCTCCTGTAGCACCAGTAGCACCAGTAGCACCTGTTGGACCAGTTGCTCCGGTGGCTCCTGTACTTCCAGTAGTACCAGTACTTCCAGTGGGACCAGTAGCGCCGGTGGCTCCTGTAGCACCAGTAGCACCAGTACTTCCAGTAGCACCAGTAGCACCAGTAGCACCTGTCGCACCAGTTGCTCCGGTGGCTCCTGTACTTCCAGTAGTACCAGTACTTCCAGTGGGACCAGTTGCTCCGGTGGCTCCTGTACTTCCAGTAGTACCAGTACTTCCAGTGGGACCAGTTGCTCCGGTGGCTCCTGTACTTCCAGTAGTACCAGTACTTCCAGTGGGACCAGTAGCACCAGTAGCACCTGTCGCACCAGTTGCTCCGGTGGCTCCCGTCGATCCAGTAGTGCCTGTGGGTCCGGTTGCTCCTGTGGGACCAGTAGCGCCGGTGGCTCCTGTACTTCCAGTAGTACCAGTAGCACCTGTCGCACCAGTTGCTCCGGTGGCACCAGTAGGACCAGTTGCTCCTGTGGCACCAGTAGGACCAGTTGCTCCGGTGGCACCAGTAGGACCAGTTGCTCCAGTGGCTCCAGTGGCTCCCGTGGCTCCTGTGGGACCAGTAGCGCCTGTAGAACCTGTAGCTCCTGTCGCACCAGTGACTCCAGTGGGACCTGTAGCTCCACTACCTGCTGGACCTGTTGGACCTACAGGGCCGGTCATACCGTCAGGTCCAGTAGAGCCATCAGGTCCGGTCATACCGTCAGGTCCAGTAGAGCCGTCAGGTCCGGTCATACCATCAGGTCCAGTAGAGCCGTTAGGTCCAGTAGGACCTGTAGGTCCAGTTGTACCGTTAGGACCTGTTAATCCTACGGGACCAGATGCTCCAGCAGGACCTGTTGGTCCAGTCAATCCCATCGGACCTGTAGCTCCTGTTGGACCTGTGGCACCACCAGAAGGACCAGTAGGTCCAGTAGGTCCGGTTCCTCCACCTGGAGGCCCTGTAGGCCCGGTAGGACCAGTGCCCCCTCCACCTCCAGGGCAACACGGAATACCAAAGTTAGATTGTAAACCTTGCTGAGTAGTACATAATCCGAAATTAGAAGTTAGTCCAACTCCGCCAAATCCAGTCGGCATAATGAGGTCAACAATAAAAGACCGCTATATAAGAAAAAGTGATATTTAAAGAGAGCCAATTACATACTGTAGTAACTCCGTCAAGATGGACGAAAAAGACGATTTCTGTCCTAACTGTAAAAGTATCCTCAATCCGGTGGAGATGACACCGGAGGAGGCAGGGGATGAGAAAGTCACAGGGAATGCTGCACAACGTAAAGGACTCTACATGCGTTGTAACGAATGTAACTTTTCGAGACCAACACAGAGTTTCTCGACGATTCATTTCACGAAGCGTCTACGAAAAGGAAAGCAATCCACTTTGAACATGGACCCAATGAGAGTCTCGGATCTCATGTTTGACAAGACGTACCCCCGTACGAACGGTCTACAGTGTGTGAACCCGTCGTGCCCGTCTAGTAAGTCGAGTAAGAATCCTGAGGTTGTCCTACTAACGTCGGACAAACACCCAGAGTTGGGATACCTTTGTACGATCTGCAGACACATGTGGGGTAGGTATTAGACCCTCTACTTTTCTCGACGTCTCGGGGAAAAATCGATTAAGAGAAGGGCATAAAGATTGTCACCATAGTTATAAGACATCATGTCAGGTCAAGGCAGTGATACCGAGGAACATCCGAAAAATGGTGACGAGAAGGTAACTTCCCGTTCCGATACCGATACCGGCACCGACGAGGAGGATACCGATAGCACCACCACTGATTCAGAATCAGAACCTTCAGATACTGATTCATCTACCGAAGACAGTGATGGTACCACCACAGATTCTGATGAGGAGTCGGGCGATGATGGGGATAGCCCTGAAGAATCAGAGGACGATACCGAAAATCCCGGGAAAACCGGGCACGTCTCTATGGAGACGACTCGAGAGTCGGAGGTTTCTGTCGCTCTAAATCCACCGACGCCTACCGAACAACTTGGTGGACAGGATACAGATGAGGAGAATGACGGAACGGACGCCGATGATGAGGGTGAAGATGAAGGTGAGGGTGAGGATCTGGATGATGTCAACGAGGATGATGTTCTAGATCTACCGGTTCCTGATAAGGAACCAGTTAAGAAAGATGAAAAAGAGGAGACGTTACCGATTTACAAGTCTGGACCTCTCATATTGGGGCCACGTCGGCAGAAACTCTGGCTGACTAAGTACGAGAGAGCTCGTATTATCGGCACACGTGCCACGCAACTTGTGGGTGGTATGCCAGATCGACTAAAGCCAGAGGAACGGGAGCAGGTTCAAGGACCTATCGCTCGCGCAAAACTGGAGCTTTTACAACGGGAGACCCCTTTTATTATCAGGAGAACCCTCCCTAATGGAACCGAAGAGTTGGTACCGGTACAGGAAATGCTCTAAAAAAAAATTGATCATAGAGAAAAACAACTGTTGAAAAAAAATCATAACTAAGCTGAGAAAGTAGAACACAGATTTCACGCATTCTCAACTAAAACAACATGTCTGACAGTGAACACGACCCCGTTGAAACTAAGGTTCCAGAGGAGGTTCCTCAGGAGACTCCCAAGAAGTCCAAGAAGAAGAAGAAGGACAAGAAGGACAAGAAGAACAAGAAGGACAAGTCGTCTTCGAAGTCTTCGTCTAGTGACAAGAGTTCGAAGAAGAAGAAGAAGAAGAGCAAGTCCAAATCCAATGACGAGGTCAAGGAGGAGGATACTGATGTTGAGACAAAAGTAGTGAACGCTACTGATGCTGAGGACAACACAGAAGATGGTACCGATACCGGTTCCACTTCAGGAAGTTCCGAGAAGAAGTCAACGCGTGTCAAGCCTTCCGTTCTTCAAGCAGAGCTTTACGCTCGCTTCGAGGAATGGGACGCTAAAAACAGCGAACTTCCCAAGGAGGATCAGGAGAAAGCTTCTGATCACTTCACAGCGTACGATCTCGAGTTCTGCCATGCGCAGAGACTCGTGAACACTCTTGAGGCATCCCTAAGGGATGCTAAGGAGGGACGTCGCCGTGCAGGTACTCGTTGGAACGCGGCTCGTCGCAAGCAAGTAAAGAAGGATGAGCGTGGCAACACTGGAAAGCGCCGGCGTAACGGGTTCGACAAGTCGTACCCAGTATCACCAGAACTCTTCGCGGTCTTGACCTCTGATGAGTTCATGCCGTTTGTGGAGTCAGCGACACCCAAGTCTGTTGATGTGGTGTCTTTCGACCCCGAGGCAGGTGACAATGCTCGCATCACCGGCTCTCAGCTGGCTGATGCGTGTCTACACTACGGAGCGTCTCTCAACGAGGAAGGCAAGAAGCTTGTATCCATCGTGGACGAGGACACCCCGCCAGGAATGATCTTCCGAGATTTCCTGAGAAACCTGGAACTCCCTGAGTTCCCTGCCAAGTTCAAGCCGAGTGACAACTCGATCAAGGCGGACAGGACATCTCTGACTCGTAGTCAGATGATCTCCTACGCCAGCAAGTACCTGGCACGAGCAGAGGATATGGCAACTGCCTAAATCGCCTCAGCTCACACCATAGTTAACTTTTATCACATGTAATTACATACTCAGGATGACATCATCAGTACCTGACGAGTACGCACCTGTTGACCTGTCGGGAGTTCCCCGGCAAGCTAATGCTTTGGCTATTGAGTCTTTCGCTATGGATGAGGTTCCGACAACTGCTCAGCAGAACATAGATAGAGAGCGTGCGTTAGCACCTAACTTACTCCCGGATAACCCGCCTTGTGCGAGACAGCTTTATCCGGCAGGGGCTGTTTTACAACCCTTAAACTCTCCTTACACAGCTAATCTTATTAACCCTGCTGATGTGGCCAGGTTGTGGCCGCAGAGAGATCTACAACAAGGTCAAGGAACGTATATCACAGAAGGATTTCATGGTATGGGTCCAGGATGGGGGCCAAGATGGGGATCACGTAGAAGATTATGGGGTCGTCGTGGAGGTGGCTGTGCGGGTTACATGAGATGGGTATCCGTCCTTCTACTTATCCAGCTCGTCCTCCTGATTCTTATCTGGTCACGCAAATGCTAAAGACATTAACGTGATTCTCTGGTCACGCAAATGCTAAAGACATTAACGTGATTCTCTGGTCACGCAAATGTTAACGTTTCTTGCGAAACAAACGCGTCTTCGCTGACTTGCGAGACTTCTCACGCCTTGACATCTTCTCTGGCTTGTAAACGTAATGATCGGTGTGTGGCTCCGGTGTGAGCACATGAAGCTTAATCACCCTCTGGTTGATCTCATCATAGGAAACCTCTTTCTTCAAATGAAGTTGTTTCTTCTCGACCATCTCCAGCAACATATCAATGGTTGTCTTCGTGATGGTTTTCTCAGTTCCTTCGTGATTAAACTCACGTTCAAAGTACTCTTTCAGTTTTTGAACGCGAGTTTCCACATCCAGTTTTCCCCAAGGAATACGCTCGACATCTCCATCACCAACGTGGAACACGTCAGCAAGAAGCACGTCGACCTTTCCTGTCGTTTTTCTTTCTTCAGACTCGTCTCCGGAAGCAGGAGTGGTGTCAGTAGTCATTTTTTTCTCTTTCGTTTCGTTCGTCTCTTTATCAGAAGTAGACATGATGAAAACACTCGATTTTTTAGGTGTTTACTATGCTAGTATACGCTCTACCCTTTATGCCCCTACACCCCTTCTATCTCTTGTGAGTGGAAGGCGTAAAGTGCTTGGTAAACCGTCAGGACAGAACATTGTCCAACAGGGGTTCCTTCCTTCTCTAGAAAAACAGGAGTCTTGGAGAATAGATCTGAGATCCCCATAGAACGTTCGTTCAGAATCGCATGGAGTGTCCATGCTTTCATGGGGTCTCTGACCTTTTTGTCTAGGTACACGTTTCTCTGTCCGAGAGCGTGTGTCGCCATTGGTAGATGAAGGAGAACATTCTCGTTCTGCCAGTCATGTGTATCACGACGCTTCCTGAGTTCTTGAGAGTTCACAATGCGGAGCACAAGAGTCATCTCAGCAGAGAGTTTTATGAAAAGATCTGTTTTCTTGCTCTTGAACTCCAACCGAGGATCAGAAACAGTTTCACCAGCCTCAAAAACTGGTGATGTCAGAATCTTCTCTCGCTTATTTCTCCAGACAGGCTTGAACGAGATCATAGACGGGAAGATATCCCAATGTATACTCATTCTTTCTGAAGCCACTGATATCTGCATCTCCGAGAAGTACTCAGAGATATCCTTCTGCTTGAAATGTTCGTCCCAATGCTTACAAGCACATGGGCTTACTGACATGTAGAACGGCACGATCGTGTAAAACCTGGTTGTCAGGCCGTTCGTAGGAACGAAACAGTGAGGTGAGTTTTCAATGTACCCTTGTAAAGGTGAGTGCTCTTTTTGTAAAGGCCAATTCCTTCCACCGCATATATCATCCTCCACATAGATCTCCTTATCCTCCAGAGTATTTACTGTCTCGATCTTTGTCTTCTTTGCCAAAGGCTGAACATATTTCTCTACCTCATCCTCAATCTTCTCATTGGGGCGAGATCTCTTCGTACCAGATGATTCGGAACGAACTGTCTCGCCGTCAGACCTTGACTCTTCGGACTCATTGCTTTCCTCCTCTTCATCTGAGGAGCCTTCAGAAGATTCTTCAGAGCCACTTGAACTTGACTCCTCAGAGGAACTCTCGTTAACAGATTGATCATACTCACTGTCACCAGAATCGGAGATCTTCATGTCGCGAAGTTTACAAATAACCTTTGAGCCTTCATTGAGAGGCGGAATAGGAGCGGAACGCCCTCTTTTTCCACCGACACGTTGAGTGGTCATTTTCACGTTACCAGTTGGCTTACGCGAACGTCCCGACATTTTGTCTGTTACTAAGTGATCAGAATCGTCACTTTAACCCTTCACTTTTTAGGGAGCAGTTCCGGATTTAGGACGAGGTAGTTATAATGGGAGACGTCATCTCCATCCTCGTCAATATCGGAGAACCATACTAAATAAGCTGTTCTCATCAGTTCGTTCTGGGTTTTTGCTTTTAGAGAATCAGGTAGCGTCTCCCAGAAAAGAGAGACAGCCATGCTATCATCAGAATCCTCCGCCATCTGCAGAAAGTTGCCTAACTCAGAGGTGTGTCCGTCAGGTATGCAGTGACTCATAGGTGATAATCGAGTGACGTTCCGACGCACTACCTTGGCGATACGAGAACGAAACACTTTTCCTTGTAGGGAGAATGTCACCGGAGACAATATCATCACGTTAACCTTAAAGTGTTTCGCCAGTGCGTACTGCTCGCAGACAGACCCCCAGTTACTCTGAGAGAGAACATTCTTATCATCAATACTCGGAAGGTTCTTTATCTCCTCCTTGTACTCGTCCACAGAGTCTAACTCATGTGATGATAGTAGAAGGTCTTGTACGAGCTCTCCTGTCTGCTCATGTTTCGTGTTTAAATTACGAAGAATCCATTCGGAACCAAGAGTCTGTAACGCTCTGGCCATCTCTTTTCGAAACATAACTTCCTCCATCTTGCCCTCAAAAAACTGACGAAATCTGTCTCTCCTAAAAAAGACAAGAATAGGATCTGTGCTTTCCCTCCATCTTCTAGCCCTCTCTTCTAGTGGGTACTTACTCAACATTCTCTTCATCATACGTAACAGGGAGTACCCAAAAGAGTAGAAAAAGCACCAGCCATCCTCTGGCACAAGATACATATCAAAAAGAGCTGTGGAAAATGTCGTCTTTTTCCATTGCGCTTTAAGACTTTCAACAACACCTCTGTAAGTTCTGTTGTCAGGATAATGTCGTTTGCGATGGCACCATGAGGATCCGCTCAGAACCTTATCATGGCATCTCACACCTCTTTTGGAGACGAACTGACAAAACATAATGTCGTATTATCTAGAGTGTACATTTGTTTTAAGTAGAACTCGATGCGGATTTTTCTGTCTGACTATTGGTGCTCTCGTTCTTTTGAGGATCAGCTGACAAACGGCATACTGGGCATTTGTGGTTGTACTCTGTTAGCCACTTGCGAATACACTCCTCATGGAAAAGATGATGGCATGTTTTCAGATAAGCAACTTTATCTCCATCCTCGTAATCGCAATGACAGATTACACAGCTTTTCTGATCCTTCACCTTCAACTCCTCCGGCTCAACAACCTTGCCATCGTCAATCTTGTAATCAAAGTATATCAGGAAGTCACGCATACCTTCCTCTCCCACTGTCACCCGAACAGGTTCCATAAGCGCTGCCAAGTCAGAGTCAGGAATCATGTTCTCAGGAAGGTGATTTACGAAGCGCAGAAGGTTCAAAAGATTCCCAAAGATTCTGTTACCACGACCTGCTGGCACTATGTTATCTCCAATGAAGGAAGCCTCCACCATCTGCGGACGGTTAGACCCAGGCATCATCGCGTATGTCACCTCGAACTCATCAGGAAGTCCATCTCCAAAATCAGGAAAAGAAGGGACATTAGGAAAAGGACGCATCATCGCGTCGTTCCTGCCAAGAGATCGCCGAATGCTGTTCAGAGCGTCACTACGACGGTTATCATCCCTAGCGATACGGCGCATAAAATCAGAAGTGGAACCTGACGAGCCTGACGAGCCTTGTGAGCCTTGTGAGTTTATCTGACTTGGTGCTGCTGGACCTGGTTGATGAGGACCCGAGGAGCCAAATATGTTGGCCAGGCTATTCGTCGGAATAGCCCCAACAGATGAGCTGACAAACTGTGAGGCAGAAGGTTGAATTCTCTCTGAATTAGCAGAAGGTCTGAACATAGGCATGGACACAGAAGGGTTGCCACTTGCTGATTGCGAGACACGAACACCTGGTCTGAAAGGATTCGACATACCGATCGTCTCTGCTGAGTTACCCAAACCACCTAGTCCTAGGCCTCCCAGGAATCCAAAAGGTGAGAAAAGACGAGAGTTCCCGACCTCTTCCATGATCTGTTTACGTTCATACTCTCGATTCTCTATCTCCAGGTAGCGCTCTACGAGGTCAGAGAGAGCACGACGGTTCTCAGAGGAGGACATAAGCACGAATACTAAGAGTCTCTTATTTCCCTCTCTCAGGACTCTTTGACGGGTCAGACCCATCTCCACCATGATATGAAGGATCTTAGACTGAAAGTCCAAGAATAACCTTCCTTCAGCAGGATATCGGTGAATCTGAACTTGCGAGGATGAGTTATCTGCCTTCTCCTCAATGATTTGATTATCCTGATCACTATCACCTTGTTCCTCTGAAGCCTCAAACTCCTCAGACATTACGATCTCAATGTCGAGAACGTCCTTGTATGAGACATCAAACTGATTGTGGAGACGTCGCTGGATTGCCAGAAGTTTTTCTGTGATTTTCATCTCACCACCATCCACAGTCTGTACTAACTCGTCCGAGTCACGCATCCATGAACGTACGCACAATTCCTGAGTGTTTGACGTATCGTCTGCCGAATCTCTTGGTTCGATTAGCCGGTGAAAGCCGTCCGGGTTTGTCGGTTGCTCAAAGGTGAAATGACCGGGACGTTTAATGAAAACATAAGTAATCGGGACTGTTGGGACATGTCTTTGTTCGCTATCCATAAGGAAAATTGATGATTTCTTACGAGGCGTCTCCTTTATAGAGTATAGTCAAAAGTCTTTAAACCAAAAAGACGTGAGGCAAGCGACAATCATGGGTGTTTTCAAACTGAGCTCTCTGAAAAAAAAGATCAGTGAGAATGTAAGCTTAGGCTCAAACACCAAGGAGGTGAATCTTGCTGAACTCGCTACACAACTCTTATTCGTGAAAAACGGCAGAATAGCGAAAATCCCGATCAATGTCTCGCAGTTTAGACTGATGAGGAAAACTGCGTCTGTCTGCCTTGACCTGGACTGGGTCGTAGCGGAGTGTCGCACTAGAAACCGTGGTGTGAACATGCAGATGCTTCTCAACCGTTTCATCCGACCCTTTATCCGCAACAAGATCTTCGTGATCGCTGTGTGTGGTGGAGAGGAGCCTAAGCGTTTTGAGGACGTGAAAACTCTGAAACAGTACCACAAGCTTGTCAAGAATGTGAAGAAGGCTTTCTGGAATCTTGATCAAAAGGAGCGCGAAAGAAAGCTTGATGAGTTTGAAAAGTCCCGAACCTACGCTTTTCCAATGGAGGAGTGTGACACCGATTTTGATGAGAAATTGTCTGTGCGGAAAATCCTCAACTCGGTTGAGTACTATCATTGGAAAAACCATTCTGAACGCAGGCGCATTGACGCAAGCATGGTGAGGCGTGCCGCCGACTGGCTTAGCTCTGTGGGAGTGCCTGTTGTGTTCGCACCGGAAGAGGCGGATGAGTGGTGTGCGATGTTGTATCACGCTGGTCTGGCTGACTACATTGTTAGTGGAGACACTGACATGTTAGCCATGAAGTGTGACATCATTGATGACATCATTCCGGGACAAAATGGCACTACTGACAGAGTACGTATATGTCGCTACTCTGACATTCTTGAGTTCTTCGACGGCATTTACACAGAGGATCAGATCCAGGACGGGATGGCGTTAGCATCTGCTGACTTCAACTCGTTTCTTTATGACCAGTCCTTGGGGTTCCTTAAGGCTGTGCGTATCGTGAAGAACGTTGGGTTTCATCGCTACTTGGAGATGCGTTGTAAACAACTAGGTCGAGATGACAGTTGGACTATGGAGATGGCTGAGGCTGTGCGCACATGCTATCAGCTTCCTAACCCATCTGACCTCTCTGACACAAGAATGACAGAGATGTATCAATCTCTCATGCTCGCGTTGTGTAACGCTATGCAAGATGTGAGGATGAGCTCTCTACGTCAGATGCTGGCTATGCCAGACTGCAAAACCATGCTGAATGAACTCAGCTGGTTACGCACAAAGCTACAGATGAACTTACGTACTCTCATCGGGATTGCTACGGTGAAAGTGATGTGTGAGTATGTGTTTCAGATCTGGACATCCCCTCACCTTTTTCAAAATGTTGTCTTATCGCCCAAGACGGTACCGTCTAGAAAAGTCTTCAAGAAGCAGAAGCTGATTGACCTGAGATAACCTGAGATTGGGGATCATAATTATGAGATTTGAGACTTGAGAGAATCAAGATGGTATTTATCCCACTCTTCCCACTCTTCCCACAGTTGTTCTTGATAGAATCTGCTTGTACGAGCCACATAGTGATGACTCTATTTCAGTAACAAGGGATGTCATACTCTTCCGTACGGATGAGAATGTGGTCGGGATATTAGCATTCTGGTAGATGTAGTAACCTACCTCGATCGGGCACGCGCAGTCTTTCTCACACACTCTGACAAAGTCTGAGAGACGTGTCAGAAAGAAGCCTGGGATAAGATCCATGTAGTAGAAACTTCTACCTACACGTAGGCAGAAAAAGCCAGGGAGATCCCAGATTACCTTCTTGTCTCCCCTGCGTTTCTTCCTTCCGAAGAAAAAGGCGTAGTTGAGCAGTACTTTGTAAAGACTGTCATTAACGTCAAAAAGAATAGGTCGAGGATCCTCACACCACAACCACGGCGGTGGCGCGAACTTAACGAGGCATTTTTTTTGACACATCGTTAACGGATTTCTGTAATGTATCTAACCTCTCTCAATACGAGGATCAAATGATCAGTTTTTCTCACAATAACACAGACACGTGTTGTTAAAAATCAGGGTTTTAACATCTCGTTTCTGGAATGCGACAACATTTCAGAAGCGTTACAATTAGGGACAGTCAGTGTCTTAACAAGCATAGAAACCCGTACGGGTGTTTTCTGGTAGATTAGGTGATTGAGTGCTTACGCAGTCAGCTACAAGCGTAGTTTTCGCTGCCGCCAAAAAGCTTTGCTTTTTAGGCGGTCTGCTCAGGAGGAGCAAACGCCGCGATCTCACCGGTCTTGGCATCACGCTTCAAGAAGTGAATCTTCATGAAGCTCTGTAGGTTGAAGTAGGTCAACTCGTCATCATCGGAGAGGTACAGAAGACCCTTCAGCTTGGCGTCCGGAAGGATAATCTTCTTGTTCTCAGGGTTCTGTAAAGAGTGATCCTTCACGTACTGGTTAACACGACGAGTCACCTCAGTACGAGGAAGCTCAGTGCCTGACTCAACCTCAAGGAACTGGCACATAGGCTCAGACAGAGGAGTGGGCTTGGTAAATCCACCAGGAGCCTTGTTACCACCACGACGCTTCTTGCGCTGGGTCTTAGCCAGCTTCTTCAGCACCTTAGCGGTCTCCTTGCGCTCACGGTTAACCTGGCGCTGTAGATTGCGCACAACGGCAAGAATCTCCTTCACAACGTCACGTCGCTCAGTGATACTCTCCACAGCCTCCTTGAACATGGCGTTAGTCTCACCCTGCAAAGTCTCCAGCTCGCTGACATCATCAGCGGGTGTAGCCTTGGTCTCAGTGGCAGGAGCCTCGGAAGTGGTCTCGCTCTCGGCAGGAGCCGCCTCAGTGGCGTCGGTCTTGGACTTCTTGCTCTTCTTCGACTTCTTCGAGCTAGACTTGTCCTTCTTGGACTTAGACTTGCTCTTCTTTTCCTTCTTGGACTTGGAGCGCTTCGACTTCTTAGAAGGAGCTTCCTCAGCTTCGCTGGTCTGCTCTACTTCCTCATGCTCCTGAACGGGGTCTTCAACTTCTTGTTTCTTGCTTTTGCGTGCCATCTTATACTTTGGTAGGTAGTTTTGTGTTTAGAAAACAAACGCGGGTTATGACTGTCAGTAGTGGTTGGCTTTAAGTCGTTTGAAAAGAAAAATACTCCCTAGTCTCATAGGGCATAAAGATGTCTGAAGAAAGTGCGGGAACTTTAAAACCGTTCAAAGATTTGGCGGATACCGTCCAGCTCGGTAACGGCTCGAAGGATCCGGGAGTAAAAACCGAGCTGATTCATGGTCTGATTCTCTTGCTCATTTTCTTCGCAGTTGTCGCTGGTATTTATGAGCAGGTGAAGAACAACTGGTGGGAGAGGCATATCTTGTATGTAGTGGCAGCCCTGATCTTGGCTTGGCAGTTGGGTATGAGATCCAAAGGTGAAAAGTACGACAAGATAGTCACCATGGTTTTATGGCTTGTCATTTTCGCCGTTATGGGATCATCAATCTACTCTCTGATCTACTTTTTCGGATTTTCGGGGAGTAACCCTTTCATTCTTATGTATTTCGGACTACAGTTCATGTTTTTCGGCATGATTATGGTCTCAAGATACACCAGGATGAACATAGTCAAGGTCATCGCTTGGGCTCTAGGTCTTTTCACAGTTTTTCTCTTCTTTTTCACTTTCTCTATCTGGGGGTCTATAGAGTCATGTTTGTACGTGACAGATCAAGGAGGTGTTGAGGACAATCCTTGGATTACGATGGGTGTTTACGCAGGATGGGGTGTTGTTATCGGGTCTCTGTTAGCCTGGGAGATGACTCCTGGATTCGCCTCAACTACTCATCTCGTGCTTCTGGCTATCGGCGTAGGACTATCAATCTATCTTGTTGGATACGCTCTTCAACAATGTGCTCCGATCGAGAAGAAGATCCAGAATATCACAGGCACGAAAGAGGTGAAGGCAGGAGGTGTCGATGTAATAGAGGAGCCGGGAGACCCGTCTGCTGAGAAAGAGGCAGAGGCTGAAAAAGTCGCGAAAACAGAGGAGTACTCATGGATCAATAACTCGATTCATATCCTGACTATTGCTGGCTACTTCTCTTTCTTCACAGGTAATATCTTCACGGCTTTCTGGTACGGTTTCATGGCTTTCTACATGCTAGACGGATGTGCTCCCGTAGGAGACATGCGCAGAATTGCTGTGGGTGCCCTGCTCATTCTTCTTGTTCCCATCGGGGGATTCCTCAAATTACTAAGTAACGGGGTGTTCGGTAAAAAGTCTGATATGTCTGGCGGATACAGGGAACCAATCCTGACAACTCGTCCGTACTAGGGTGTACTTAAGCGATATTGTTTCTTCTGAATATCATAGTGGTCTCGATCACGAACTGAGATGAGTAAAGGTGCTGTTTTACAGTTAGCGGCTTACGGAGCTCAGGATCTGTACTTGACAGGTAACCCACAGGTCACCCATTTCAAGTCTGTTGTCAAACGACACACGAACTTCGCGATGGAGACAGTGGAGAACTTCTTTGACGGTAAGTTAGCACCTGGTAACCGTGTCTACTGTAACATTCAACGTGTAGGAGATCTTCTGTCACAACTTTTTCTGAGAATCGAGCTACCCGCTTTACAGAAGAGACAAGGTGAGAACAACGTTTATACAAGCTGGGTGAACGGCGTTGGATTCGTGCTTATCGACTACGTGGAGATCCAGATAGGTGAGCAGATTATCGACAGACAGTACGGGCAGTGGATGTTCATATGGGCGGAGCTGACAGAGGACTCTGCTACAAGAGGTGGGTTGGCATCAATGATTGGTGGACATGACGTCTTCACTCCTACAACACAGAACGGTCCTCTACAACTTTTCATCCCTCTTTACTTCTGGTTCTGTAGGAATCTTGGTTCATCTCTGCCTTTGGTATCTCTACAGTTACAGGACGTAAGAGTCTGGTTTCAGTTCAGAGAGTTTGACTCATTGTGGGTGAGTAACGACAGAGAGGCGGCGAAACTACAGATGTGTTGTACAAAAGACACGGAGTTCTCTCAGGCGACTCTGTTAGCTGATTACATCTTCCTGGACACAGACGAGAGAAGGTACTTCGCACAGAACAGGCACTTCTATCTGATCGAACAGGTACAGATGGAGACAGTTTCTATTGACACGTCAAAGGTTATTAATGTTATTGACATGCCTTTCAACCACCCTGTTAAAGAGGTTATCTGGCTTATTCAGGGTGATAATGTCAGAAGAGCTAACGAGTGGTTTAACTTCTCTGCTGATCTGGGACCTGACCCGGTAGCTCCTTTACGCAAAGCTGTTATTCGCTTCGAGGGGACGGAGCGTTTTGATGAGCGTGAGGAGAGGTACTTCAGGTTGGTCGTCCCATGGCAAAGACATACAGCGACTCCTAACTCTTTCATCTATGTGTACTCTTTCGCGACAGATCCAGAGAGTTTACAACCAACAGGCACGGCTAATTTCTCTCGTATTGATTCTGCAACTTTGCATATCAAAACGGGGCAAATATCAGACTCACAAATCGTCATCTACGCTACTAATTACAACATATTCAGGATCATCTCTGGTATATCAGGTGTCTTGTTCTCTAACTAGTTAGATATCTTCCATATCTGGGTTGTCTGGTTCATCCGGGTAATCAATACCCTCTACCTCACCATCTTCATTGTCATCATCATCATACTCCTCAGCAACTAATCTTCCGATATGTGGTGGGTTCTCCAGGTCTTCTAATCCAGGCATATCCATCGTGATCTGAGGATTAGCTCTGTGCCCAGGGGGAGCTACACCACCGTTATTCCCTGGTAACTGCTCATAAGCGATGTTATTCGCAACAGCTATGATAGGGATGATCTCTGGTGGAATAGGAATACCGACAATATGGTCATCATCATCACTTTCACTTTGTGACCCATCTTCAGTCTCGTCTTGAGTGTGAAGATGAGCGCATTCACAGAGCCCGTACTGCTTCACAATATCATGAGCTCTACGATTAATGGTCGCCAGAACCATCATGACATGGATACATCCGGAAGCTCTGTCACCAACAGACTCGGGGGAGACCGCGAACTTCGTGGCGGCATCAAGAAGTTGTATACGCAACTCAGTGATATTACCGCATGTGGGAATACGACGGATAAACTCGATCGGGAAGACTTGTCCTGTATTAGGGAACATACGCATCCTCTCTTCCTCAGGATGTAACTGCCAGCTCTCGATGATCTTAGCAGCAAGGGCTCTTAGCTCTCCTAAGCCGAAGTCCATGAAGACCTTAGCAGGGAAAACGAAGCCGTGCTCCTTGAAGCTCTCGAAAAGTCTCGTAGCTTTGACACGAATGAGGTACCTACGATAGTCGTAGCAAGGAGTAGGATCATGTTCATGTTCACCTGTATAAATCTCCTCGTTCTCGCTTTGCGACACTCTTTCAGCATCCGGCCTCTCAGCCCTCATCTCTCTTTCTTTTCTTTCTGTTTGAAGCTCAGTGGGTGTCTTCGCCAGTTGTGCTAAGTCAGGATATTTTGTCTTCAGACGTTGTAGTTTCTCATCCACCTCCAAGATAAACGGAGGCTCAAACTCTGCGCGATTATAAGGGTTTTCCCCAGCGTGGCTGCCGGGAGAACCCAAAAGTTGTACCGCAGAAGAGACGTCAAACCACCAACAGTTGTTGGTCGGTGTGTGATGACAGATTGCCCATCTTTCAGGAGGAACATTAACAAAAATCTCATGCGTAATGGGGTCGTGTACATTTACACAACCATGACTGTGCCAAACTCTGCCGTGTTTAACAAGCTTAGGCAACATTTTTCTCATCTTCTTTGCGCGAAAAGCGTTAGTGATCGTTGTGACGGCTCTTTTTCGCTTTCCCATCTTCGGCTTTACTCTCTCATAATAGAAACGTTCAATTCTTTTTACGACCATTCTGAAATTACCCAAAAAGTACATCAGGTTTGTGAACCAGAAGTATCGTTCAGGTGGTATGTAGAACTTCTTCAGAAACAGTTTATCAAAGTGACGGACGCCCATTCTCTTAAGCTCGGACTTCAAGTAATTATCCTTCACCTTCCTCACGTAACTAATATCAGAAGGCGTGAACTTAGAGTTGAGGCTACTCCAAGGGAACCCACCAGATATCATCCCCCAAAAAAGGATCGCCTCACGTTTCTTCACACATTCTGTTAGCTTGTTCGACTTGTCCCTGTTTCGCCAGAGAGAGCCGTCTGGAAGCATCACAAGGCGACAACGCTTGTGGGTTCCACAAAGGTCAGCCTCACCAGATACCATAGCGTAACAACGAACCATGCTCTTTGAGTTTTTTGTCGAGACGCACCTGGATTTAACTCGTGAGCATTCGACAGGCGTTGAGGACTTACGCCCTCCATCTCGACAACGTTTCTTTCTTACTTTCTTCACGCTACGACTCATAAGGCTCAAAATACGTAAACGTTAGAGGTTTCCTTATACCATATGGCCAGAGAAAATGGTTTAAAGCGACCCCTATATGTACAATATAAAAATTGATAACTCAACGCGCCCTTAGCGCACTCCAAAACACAACCAGACGTAAGCACTTGTAACTAAACAAAACAAAGCAGAAAAATGACTGACAACGTGACTCGTGTATCTATGTCCCAACCGGATTTCAATCCGGAGACCGCGCTCGCTATGAAGCAGACGCGCTCGGGTATGCTCTGGACGGATCCGTCTTCAGGGAAGGCTGTGGTTTTCCGCAGTCCTCTTCTGGAGGTCGTGTATCCTCCGCAACCCGCGCCGGGTAAGTCCCAGGCTCTGTCCATGTCTCTCCGTGTACACGTAAGTGACAAGAACAGAGCTGTGGGTACCCGCGACTCGGAACGCTTCGAGCAACTGGGCAGTACTGCTCAGCATAAGGCTCTCAACTTCCTTCTGGATAACCCGAAAGCGTGTACTCGCTTTTGTAAGAAGGTGTACCCGGACGCTTCCGCGTTCGACGAGGAGTGTAAGCACTCCAAGTTCTGGTACCCTTCCAAGAAGGACGGCGAGCCTGGCTCGTTCTACATGCGTTTCATGCCTTCGGTGACGGCTCACAAGTTCGACATCAAGGAAAGTGAGGAGAAGAAGAAGAAGGTCTACAAGCCTGTCAAGGACGACATTCGTAAGTACTTGGGCCCTGGATCTCTGATCACAGTGGACTTCAAGCCGAACGCGTTCTTCTACCAGACTAAGAAGACCCTTTACTCATTCTCCCCCGAGATCGAGACGATCATCATCTGGGCTTATCGAGAGAACTCGAACCCGGATGCGAAGCGTCCTTCCATGAAGAAACACAAGTGGATCGAGCGTGGCGAGGCCGGTTTCGCTCTCAAGGTTCCCCTGGGTTACCAGGGTCCTGAGATGCAGACGGCTGTGCCTGTTCATGACGTTGACTCGTTCAACGCTGAGAACCTGCGCATCTCGCAAGTGCTACCTGGCGAACGTGGTCCTATCATGTTCGCTAGCGCTGGGGACTCGCTGGGTCCCGTCTACTTCCGTGGCACCGGAGTCATCCGGTACGACGTCAAGAAAGATCCGACATACGGGTCTCGCAATCTGACGTTCGCTGAGGAGGAGGCAAACCAGCACATCCACCGCGTCACTCGTGGCGCGTGGGAGAAGGTGATGGAGGTGGTCACCGAGGATTCTGAGAAGATCTTCGGTGAGAAGTACGACCGGGACGTCATTGACGAACTGTGTCGCCCACCCCTTTACTCTCAGAACGACGCTGAGCGCTCTAATCCTCGTGTGAACATGAAGTTCCCACTTGAGGAGAAGTCCGACAAGCCTCTGTTCGATCTGTACGTTCTTTCCCATCCGTCTGAGGATGGCGAGGAGGGAACCGTACAGAAGGTTGACATGGGAGATTCCTGTGACGAGGCAGAGATGTTTCTGACCCCTGGCACGACTGTACAGTACGTGGCAATGGGACGACCTGTTATTGTCGGGACTAGTATTTACTGGTCTTACCGGGTCGCCCAGATTCTGGTTGACCCTGAGCAGGAGCGCGTTGTCGCTCCTCCACTGTCCGGATTCGCCTTCCCCGGTTTCGAGGAGGCAGAGGTGGAGAGCCGTTCATCCAAGATCGCTGTCGCGATTTCTGGAGACAACATCTCTTTCACCAACCCGGACAAGAACAAGGATGGTCGTGTCTTTTACCAGACATTGGCCAATTACGGAGAACACACATCTCCGTACCTTGTTCTTCCTGAGTGTACAGTGGCGTACGACATCGGTCTGGTGAATGATCCAGAGAACGATGAGTACGGCTACCGCACTCGCCACAACCTGGCAGACCAGGATCCGTCCGATGAGAAGCTGTTCGCAGCTCTCGAGGGTGGTCACCTGAAACACGCCACGGAGACATCCAAGGATTTATTCGGTGCTAAGAAGTCCGAGCCGGTCGTGAAGGCGTCCCTGGGCAAGCTGATCAAGTTCAGCAAGTCTGATGCCAAGAAGGAGTACCCGTACTGGACAACTCGTACACCTGTGTACGAGAACAACCATGGTGGAGTCGATATCGCTTTCGAGGCGTATCGTCTGATTCCTTCTGCGTCTGAGGACGGCAAGGCTGTGATTCAGAAGATTGATCTACACCAGCCTGAGGATCTTCTCAAGGTGTTCTACCAGGGCGCACGTGTGCGCCTTCTGGTGACACAGAAGACCTGGATGGTCGACGGCCGTCTGAAGCCGTCCTTCTCGGTCGCACAGGTTCTACTTGTGCCTCCGCCTATGGACACCAGCATTCCGTTCGTGGACTCTTCCACAGCGGATATGGTTGATCTTACATCTGCTGCCTACAATGCTTATCGTGAGGCTGAAGAGGCTGAGACCAAGGACACTGAGGCAACTGAGACCACAGAAAGTGGAGACGGTACTGCTGTTCTTGACACAACTGAGACAACTGAGAACATTGAAAACACTGAAGATGTTACAGAGGAAGTCCGTCCTACAGAGGATGTGGTTGCCAGCAAGTCTGGATCTGAAGATGAGAGATCAGAAGATGGTTCTGGATCTGAGGAGTCTGAGGAGGAAGAAGAGGAAGAGGAAGAGGAGGAGGGAGAAGATGACTAAATGTAGTCGCAAACCCAAATCCTAAATCATAATTATTAACAACTTAATCAGAAAACAAAACAAAGGAGATTTTGCCCAAATGCCTTTTGTTTTGTTCTGAACGTTTCGTGAAATAGCATAAAGCCGATAGCGTTCTCAACAAAAGATCTTGCTTTAAAACAAAGCACAAGCTACAAACATCGATGTCTCTATTTTCCGACAATTCCTTCTCGCCCCGTAACGCCAGTAATGGTGCCGCCTTCCGCGGCAACACTAATAATAATTTCGATATTGACCCAGTTTTGCGTGACATTCTTTTGTCCCACATTATGGTGAGAGAGCAACTGCCTCCTCCGCAGAACTTTGTTGGGCGTACCCTTGTTCGGGTACACCTGATTCCTTACACTCCGAACACACGACGATCCCTGTCATTTCCTCTGCGTAGTCGCCATGCTTCTGATATTCAAAGCGCTATTCATAGAGCGTTTCCCTCACGTGTTCTTTCAGGTAATGGATGTTCTGACAGCTGTGCAATGAGTGGTAAACAGCGCCGTAATCAACACGTAGCCCATTTACCCCACTATCAAAAGCTGAATGAGAACACCTTGAAAAAGTTTTCCGACGAGATATGCCCAATATGTCATGAGGGTTTCAAAATCGGAGAGTATTATAGGACACTACCGATATGTAATCACTCCTTCCACAAGAGATGTGTGGACAGGTGGCTGAGAAAGGACATTGTGAACATGAGATGTCCTTGTTGTAGAGAAAGCCATACTCCGGAAAGATGGAGAGAACATATCGAAAGAGGTCAACAAGTCGAACCCGCAGAGATCCACGACGAGAACACGAGAGCCAGACATAATGTCACAGTCCAGCCTATGGACTTTGTCGAGACTGGCGCTTAGTCGGAAGTTTTTTTCAAGGCGATACTCATAGAGGTCACAGAGACTATAAATGGCTATAATGTCTAAGAATCGTGTAGCTATTGCTCTGACAGCTCTGATCGTTTTTTCCCTACTCTTCTTAGCTGTACCTAACGGTAAGAGCAGAACCACTCATCTGCTTCCAGCACCTCAAGGTGATGAAGTCACAGAGACACGTGGCGCCTGCTCTGCTCTACCAATACCTTATGACTCAAAGGCTCGAGATGATCCGTGTGTTGAGAGACCGAAGCAGGACTCAATCGGCGCAGTCCTGGCATTCGCGTCCGAACCTGAAAACAAGATTAAGAAGCTTGAGTGCCCGTGTGAGGAGCGCGAGTACACCTGGGCGACACTTGATGAGGTGCGCCTACGTGTTCTGCGTATGTACACAGAGTTAGCTCTTGCTGAGCTTAATCGTAGATGCGAGCAGTTCGCTGCTAAAGTGGCAAAGGCAAGACCAAGAAGTGCCACTTGCGAACGTCGAGTCTTGAGACCGTTTCATTTCGGTTTCATTCAGATCATAAACGCGACTAGTTCTGTAGACAAACACGGAAACTCACGCTGGCGTGTTGATCTTATGGTAGAGGAGATGGTTCTTCATCTATCTCGTAGACTGATGTTGGACTTCACTGTTATGGTAGCTTATCCTACTCAAAAATCAAAAACTATTGCGACATGTGCGGAGTACACGTCGTTCCCCTTCCCCCGATACCCTTTCGGATACCCAGCAATGGAACAACTCGTTCCTCTGCCCACTCAGGTGATTAACACAGGACCTGGTGAGGTGTTATCCCACGCAGGTATCGACGCAGATTACCCTAGATTCAAGGCTATCTATCTTAATCGTGTCTGGCAAGAGAACTCTGATCTCGCCCTCGGAACAGAGCTTCCGGTAACACTGAACTCCTCAACAGCAGGTGCTCTCAACGACACGACTCTTGCGTCCTCCGCGTACCCTAAGAAACGTCTACAAAGGCATGACGTTCAGTTCCCTGAGAAGGACTACGCGGATTGTATCGAGAAAAAAGGAATGGCGAAAGACACTGATATTCATAATAATTACGCACTAAAACCATGTAACTGGAACTGTACTGGTGTACCTGAGAACGGGTACCACTATCAAGGAAGTACAGAGAGTTTCAAACAGTCCATGTTACCACCCACCTATCCGAACGGCTGGATTCAACCCGCTGTTATTCGGAATAAGTGGCCACGACTCTGGTCCGAGCCTCGGGACAGAAAAGCGTGGCCTTGCGCACAAGTAGGTCTCAACTGGGACAATAAGGGTATTATGTACCCTCAAGCTAAGTTTGATAGTTGTTGTACAGGCAACCGATGGTCAACGGCTCAGCAACCGCGTACCCCGCAGTACTGGCCGACAATCACCGGACTACCTCACAACGCGGGTCCCAACTACTGGTTATTCAACAACCTTCGTGGTGGAAACGCCACAGGTGGTGCCTCACACCCAACTCGTTAAACTTAGCACAGCTGTTCTTCGTCAGAAGAATTACCTGTACCAGGTATCGATTACTAAACCTATTACGATATGAAACTGAATATCGTAATCGGTTGATTGATATTAGAACTAAATTACTTCTTAGCCTTTTTGGACTTTGACATGTTGGTGCGACGCCTTGACCTGTTCACTTTCGGCTTCTTCTTCGGCTCTTTGTAACTCACACGAGATCTCTCGTAGTTTTTCAGCATCATCTGCCCAAGTTTTTTCAGGTTCTCATGAGATGTATGGATCTTGTTCTTCGTGTTATTCCTGACCTCTCTACCTCTCTTAACACTGTTCGCACCACCCAGCTGTTGTGTGATCGGTTGACCCTTCAACCAGTCAATAATAACAGGGTTGTGATCAGACATGATCTTGTCACCAAACTTGATCTTGAAACGATCGCCTCCCACGCTGTAATCTTTACCACTTGTTGACGCCTCGTTCAGACCGTAACCTTGGGGTAGAGCCTGTTCGGTGTACTCTTGTGGGATGAATCGAATCTGATCTCTAGGAACGTTCGTGATGATGTAATCCGTGTCTCTACTTGTTAGGTTCTGATACTGTGGTCTGCCTCCTACGGGGAACTTGTTCGGCTCAAGAACACCACCTGAACCGATAATAGTGAACCCTGGAAATACTGTCGATGTATCACGTTTGGACTGTGCAAACCATGCTGTGCGGATAGGGTTTGTTCCGGCAACTGGTGGAGCAGGTAATGCAGGTAATGCAGGAGCTACAGCGCCCCACACACTGTAGTTTCTGTTTGCACCAGGCCCGGCAGTTGTCTCAAGACCCTCACGACAATGATCGTAAACAGGACCACCGTTATTACTTGCAGGTCCTACTTGAAAGGGCGTTTGTGCATTGACGGCTGAAACACCAAGAGCTTGTAAAGCTTGACTCAACCTTGTCTCTTTAGCTCTTACCTGAGCTAACGCTGCACCCACAGGTCTAGCAACACCAGTTTCTACGAAAATATTAGGAGGTGCTGAAACATCCATAGGTTTCATAAGAAAGTCAGGATCATTTGACTGCAACCGCCAGTTGAAGAAAAATCCTCCTGCAAATCTTACTCCTGCACCTGCTCCTCCAATATTTGGATTGGGAAAATTAGGAATTAATGAGTAACCACGGTTGAAAATAACTTTGTCCATTCTCTTTATCGTTTCGATGTCACGCATACCCTCGATAAGTCTCTGAGGAGTTGTGTTCAGATCTCCCATTAGGAAGATAGAAGGTGCCATCGGAAATGTCGGAATAGCTGATCGTGAATATAAATTTCTGGAAAAATTGGATACAAACATGAATGCGAGAAGTGTTCCGAGAAGATCTGTGTTAATTGGTTGATTCTTGGCTTTGAATAGGTGAACATTCATAACGGTAAAGATCTGATCAGATGCATTACTACCTGGATCAACAACACGTGCTACATTAAGACCAGTATTTGCACCACTTGAGTATGTCACGCTGTTAAACGATGATAATTTAGGTGTTGGTAGAAGTGGGAAAACAACAGGTATTGAATCAAGCGGGATGAACTCTTGAACGGTTTCTGCATGATTGATATTATGAGCTCTGTTAGGAAGAGGATTAAGCGGGTTTTTCTTATCCATAACAACTGAGGCTATATTAGGACTAATTCTGTTATTCACAGCTGCAGCAGCACCAGGTGCGATTGCTCCAAGGGGAACTAATCTCGTAGCATCTGGAAGAGTAGTCATGTGACGAATATACGGTCTCAAGTTTTCACATACTTGCAAGATTGCCCATGACGCGGCGTGATTAACACGATACTGGAGTTGTGCTGGTACTCCGGCATCTTGGGCTAATGATCGCACACCAACTCCTGGATGAATAATTTTATGTCCGTTTGCAACACCACCACCAAGTAGACTACCTACTATTCTATCTGGTAATATATTCGCAGCAATAACAGCACCTCCTGTATATATCGTGTAAGCTTCTGCCAACGTACCTCTGTAGTGAGATGCAGGCGCGGCTACTGGTGCTCCTGCTGCAGGAACGTTAAACAAAGCAAATGATGTAGTATTAGCAAGAATAGCTCTGAGATTCTGTTTGGTGGCATTTACGTGCGCTCTTATGGCAACTGCATTATCTGCTGCTATAACTGCAGCATGAGCGTTAACGATACGAGAGAGATCTGTAATGACCGATGACATATTCCCGTTATGATGGTCATATAAATCCTGAATAATCGCATCATAGTTAGCACTTGTTAACGGGGCCATAGCTGCAGTTATGTTTCCTGCTATGTAGTTAATAGCTGCAGCGGCAACAGCGGATATTGCTGCACCTCCTGCCCCTCCGATAACTGCGTCTATTTGTACATCTGTACTTGTCGCCGCATCGTCCAAGTTGTTATTTCTGTAAAAGGGAGTGAATGCCGCGGCATTTGCTCCTGAAATAACGCCAGCATTAACACCAGCTAACGCCACATTGTTATTCTGAACTGCTCCCGATATCTGAGTGGCAAGATCGTTATAAAGATTAGCCATAGCTACTAATGTCGGGATAGTCATTGTTGCTGCAGAAAGATTAGGAACAGTTTGTGTTGCGAAAACACGCAAAGAACCTAGGGTAGCAATCACAGATCCTAATATCGATGTGTTAGGAGTCCTATTACCTACTGCACCAGCATCAACTAGACGAGCAACTCCAGCTACCTTGAACATTCCCCCTACAGAAGACTGAATGTAGTAAGCAAGTGCGAACAATATGGGGTACTGCATTGTCCAATACCACCTGTATCCAGCCCTAACAGCGTCATAATAATTTTGAGCTGCTGCGTTTTGTCCTGGTTGTGTAGGGTCTATTAACTGAGTCATTGTCTGCCAGTTCGGAGTAGAAGCTCCGCCGTCCAACGAACTGTTAATCGCAGTGTTCTCGTAGTTTGTTGGTACAAGATTGCTACTTTCGTAAAACTGGTTAATGTTTGCCCGAGTACCTAGTGTTAGAGACTCGATATACTGATCTTTAGAGATAGCCGGTGTAGCATTTGTCCCTCTGCTATCCTTAAAACCGCCAGCCTCTTGAATAGCGATAATTGTCGCATCGGTATTCTTAATATAATCACCAATAGCGGCTAGACGGTTAACTGTCCATGCACCTTCCTGTTCGGATGTACTTGTCAGAGCCTTTGATCTGTTGTAAAACGCTGTGGCGTCACCTGCCCAGGGCGACAAAGTGTTCCACGTCATCAGACGGTAAGCACCGCCAGCACCGTTCTGGTTCTGTGGCGGAAGTCTTGGTAGACGTTTCGCCGCTCCTGGTCTGGCGACCGGGACAACTGGCGCTGGTCTTGTAGCAGGTCCTGTTGCCGAGACAGTTGTAGTTGGTGGTGAGGATCCAACAGGTCCTGGTGCGCTAGGAACTTGCTGACCAAGGAACTGTGTGCTTGCCGTCCCTGTACGAGACGTCCTCGCGAGTTGACGCAGGGGAAGTTGACGTTGAGCACCAATTGCTCTAGAGATTCTTGATGTCGCTGTATCGTAATCACCAAGAGTTTCCTTCTTCATATTTCCAGGAAGATGTGACGGCTGTATGGGCGCCTCCCTCTCCAGGATGTTCATAAGAGAGTGAATTGTGCTCACCGCGGACGCACCAACTGTTGTCTCGAGTTGACGAATATTATCCTCAGGTGACACGAGTAACGCTCTCGTGATAAACGCGGAAGCTCCAGCGATACGTGCCAGAAAGTCCTCTTTTGTCATCTTGTACTCACGCATGAAGTCCACAAGTACGTCTAACTGCTGGTCAAACTGCTTGTAGTTCTTCAGCAAGTTGTTAACTTTTGATCTATCAGCAGCGGGACCTCTTCGAGGAACAGCGACAGGTGCGCCCATAACACCCGGTGGTGGGGCAGGTGCTCCAATTGCTCCCGGAACAGCGAAATTAGGGTGAAACGAACGATGTACTAAAGTACGGAAAGCACCTCTACGTGTTCCCGTAAGATCTACTGGTTGTAATACACCTCCAGATTGTGTAACAGAGCCCCCACCTCCTAGTTGTTTCGGGTCGTAACCGTAAAAGTCCTCCGCATCAGGTGACATACGAGCAGCCTCCACCTCGTTCAGGTCTACAACAGAGTAAGTTCTCTCGTTAGCTACAGCACCTACCTGCTCTTTCAGATCATTATCATCGTTAATCTGGTTAACAACCACACGAATAAGATAGAACCTAATAGCGATAGGTAACTGACCAAATCTCTGATCCATAAGATCGAACTCACTCTGTGACATCGTACTCATCTTATCAAAAGGCCCCTTTGCGGAGAGCTCGACAGGAACTCTGATCCCACCTGGTCCGGGTACTGTCGGCATCTTGTCCACCACGTCGCCCAGCTCGAGACCACCCTTCTGTAGACCAGCCGATACCTCTATCTTCTCAACCTCCTTCGGAGTAATATTTTCCTTAATTTCTCGTCTCTCTGTCTCGGGTCCAAAACCCATCTGAAGACGAAGGTAGTTCAACATCTTTCCCATGTCAGGAATACTCTCGATGTACTTGCGGAGTGAGTCAGGAAGTGCGGGGAGATTAGCAGGTGTGGCACGAGGAGCTGCCGGAATAGCTTGTGCGACAGCGGGATTAGGTTGATGAATGCTCCAAGCGTCCATGTACTTGATCATCTGAATACGTCTCTCCATAGCGTCCTCAGAGTCATCTAGGAAGAAGACACGTTTAGACGCTTTGTCCGCCAAGATACTGGAGCCTTGCTTGACAAGAGAGGATATAAATGTCATTGAGTCAAGATACACGTTCTCGTCCTTACTACCGATGTACTCAGCCCACTTCTTTAACTGAGACTCAGAGAGAAGATCTCTCCACAGAATGATAGGCACTGGAAGACCACCAAATAGCTCGGTGTTATGATACTTGATCCATCTTACTTGAAAGAACATCAGAAGTTGTTCCATCGAGAGAGATGCGTAGCGATCATTAGATATTCTATCTTGTGCCATCCTTCTCTACATACTAATCGGAAGGATATTTTCTGCTTTTTGAGACCGACTGAACTCAATCTCGTTATTTGTTAGAAACTGATAACGAGATTACTGTGTTACCTTAGTAATTAAACCCCTACTCAAACTCCCTCTCTTGATCCTCTCTCTTTCTCTGTTCTTGAACTTGTCTCTCATTTAACATCTCCATCATGATAGCAGACTTTGATCTCACTGGTGGTTTTATAAAGTCGAAGTACTCCTGGGGAGGTAGAGGAGGTAACATCGCACCAGGATTTTTTCTTTTGTACTCTATCTCCCATATCTCTTGTCTGTAATCTTTCTCCTCTTGACGTATGTCAGCCTTGTTAGCCTCCAACATAACAGGAAGATGAAACAACGAGACAGTGCTTTTTGATAATCGTGGTCTCTGTAAACGTGGAGCGTTCAGATTATCAGAAGGTTTTGCTCTTTTCGGTTGTACTTGCTGACGACCCCTTCCAGGTGGAGGTGAGAGAGAACGACGACGGGGACGTCCTAGATTACGTCTTTTCATCTGAGCTAGTAAACGTTGAGCGCTAGGATTTAGTTTATTCACATTTATGTTCTCCAGTGGTGGTGGCGATGGTGGTGGTGATGGTGGTGATGGTGGTGGTGATGGTATAGGGGAGCTATCCTCGTCAGAAGGTGGGGGAGGTGGGAGTGATTTATCTTGATATTTACGCTCAGCTGGTTTTTTTATAATATCTAATCGTTTTTGAAGATTTTCATTACTTGGTAAAACAGCATTCTTGTCCTCTCTCCCTGCTTTTATGAAAGATCTATCTTCAGTACGACCACGATATAATTCTGCCCATGATCTGAACTCGTCCTTAAAGTTTGTTTGCACACCTCTTTGTAAAAACGTTGTATCAAATCGTCCAGGAATAATCTGAAGTATTAATCTGATAGTTGCGAAAAACATCTCATCTGACAAACCACCGTTCCTAACCGGTACTCTTAACTGATTGATTGATGCTTTGTAAACAGTTTGTTCATCTGGCATTAGTCTTTTGTCAGTAAATACTTTTTGCTCAAAATCAAAAGGCTCGTAATTATTATTTACGTAAGCAGTTGGCCCTTTCTCAAATAATCTTTCCATTACTGCGAAACCACTTATTCTAGGTCTTAGTTGCTTATTTCTTCTGATATTCTCATTTGTATTTCCACTATCCGGAGTTTCAAAACCTAAACTTCCAATTAATTCGGCTTTGTCGATTTTGTATCCTGGCCTATTAAACATTTTTTTCCAACTCAGATTTTCATCAACAAGCGCTTGGCCTTTGTACATGTTTATAAGAAGACATAGTACAGCAAGCTCCCTGGTACTCACTGTGAAAACACCGCCCCTTTGCTCAATTAGAAAATTCACGTTTTTTTTTTCGCCACCAGACTGTCCGATTCTGGCTTTCGCCTTCTGTGCTGTCTCAACAGCTTTCTGAACTGCTTTTTGCTCAGTCTCCTTCGCCTTCTTCACGTTCTTGTGTTGTTGACGAATTAGTTTCAGATCTTTCTGATCTTGTTCGTACCAGATAATCGGTACGTCCGCAAGCTTAATACGACGATGGAACAACGCACGGAACATAAGTGCGACGGTCTTGATCTTGTTATCAATCAAAGTCTCCATATTTTTAATCTCCTTCGCCTCAGAAGTACTAACACCCGCGACACTTTGGTACACATCCTGTTTCTCCTGTGACAACATATTCGCGTTCTCCATAATCGCGTTCATCATAGTTTCCATCTGTTCCTCCTGGCGCAACAACTCGGCGACCAATCCTTTGGCGATAACAGGACCTTCCACCAATGGTGCCGGTTTCAGAGAGTTCGCCATGTATGAGAGATGCTCGCGTGCTCTTGTCGGGATGTCTGTGATATCGTTAATCGCTTGTACTCGAGACAGATCAAGCTCAGGATCGTAAGCAGGACCGATGTCTGTACGTACCCATTTCAGAGTCCCGTCAGAAAGTCTGGTAGGTCTCATCATCTTGTAAGAACCGTCTGGTTGTAGTACAGGTAGAGCGGTTGGTTGTGGTGTGTTCACAGTCGCAGGAGAAACAGCGTTAGTGGGTGCTGAGACCTCGGGTGTTGTAGAATGTGGTGGTTCTGTATTCTCTGTGTTCCCTGTAGTGTTCGTGTTCGCTGTAGTAGGGAGAACAGACTTTAGTTTCTTGTCAGGGAACTTCCTCGGCCATTCAAGTTTCATCGCGATCTCCAAAGTGTCCATAACATCCTTCGGAGAGACACGATCAAGTTGTTTAAAATTACCACCACCATTGATAATATGATTAATCTCTGCTGGAACAGCAGCAGTAGTATCTGTGATAGCCGCAGAGACAAGAGACGCCAACATGTTTCTAGCGTTCTCCTTCAACTTTCCTGTGAGAGGACCTGCTTGATTCGTGCCGGTTATAAAAGCGAGTTTCTTGAGAAGATTACGTACAAACAGTGAGAAACTAATGTTCGGAAGTTTCGTTCGAGAACGTTTCCAAAGCATTGTGATCGCTCTCATCATAACGGAAAGTCTTGAACTAGGATTACCGTACTGACCAGTACTAATACCTGTCAGGTCAACAGCGCCACCATTCTGTAAGAACCCACCAGTCTGCTTGATTCCAAGAACAGACCTCAGATCAGAGATGATGTTATCAAGAGGATCTCCACCCCTTTTCGGTTTTCTGGTCTTTCTACCCTTCTTACTTTTCTTACCACCAAACTGTTGTAAAGCCTTTCCTGCTTGTGCGGAGTCATACTGAATGGTGTACTGAGAGTTAAATTTTTGTTCAATAAGATTACCAGGTCGAACACCCTCCTCGAAAAACTGTCTGTAGAACTCAAGTTTCATAGGAACCTTCATCTCTTGTAAGTAACGGTTGTTCTCCAGAGGAGTATCGTTTCTTCCGCGCGGGTTAGCGGTGTATTCATAAATGAGTCCGAACAACAGGATTCTGAAGGTCAAAGGAATATTAGCGAAGTTTCTGAATGAGAAGGATATCACATATTGATTTTGAGGAACAGGAGTATTACGACCGACTAATTTCAGATAAGCAGTTCTGTCAAGTGCTACCGGCTGAAAATGCCCACCAGTACCACGACAGAGAAACACTTGTGAGTTCATCCGTCTCTCAGTAAGAACGTTGTAATGTACACCACCACCAACGTTATGAGCGATAATCGCTGGATAAACACCAGCCGCCCAGAAACGTCGATTATCCGCAGCAGCAGCAGTTGTTAGATTATTAATAACTGTAACAACATTGGCACGCAGATTAGGAAATCCTGCCTGACCAACGTACTGTGCGGACGTGGATCCTGTCATGATCATACTGACGAATCTGTCCGCTGGAGCTGGTGGAGGGACAGCTCCTGGCGCACCAGTTCTGCCAATTGTCGCCATTCTCGCATCTATTCTACTACCAAGGTAGTCAGACATGAACTTATGCATAAGATCAACGGGTGTGATCTGCATCTGTAATCTAAGGTTATCACCTCGTGTCTGAGTGTTAAACGGAAACACATTAATCATCCACTTCCATGAAAGATAAGTGTGGTTAAGAACACCGAACTCGATCTCGGATCCCCAGAACACCTTGTTTGGTCTCTGACGGAGATACAGAGAGAAGTTATTCGCAAGTACTGTCTGTGGTGCCAGAGCTGATGCTGTGTTAAAAGAGAGATTCACAACACCGGGAATCTCACGTACGTACTCATTCGCACGTGGTTTCACGTAAGCGTAATCACCACCAAGAATCATCTCCTTGATGACCCTCCCGAGGAAGATCACCTGGGCGCAGTATCGAAGAATGAAGTTATTCGCACCAGCGTTAGCATGAGCAGTGAAGAACCCGTCCATACCACCGGAGCCGTCAGCACCGTTCATGAAACAGTCACCCATTCCGTTAGGATCTCTGATAAGATCACGTAGGAACTCCGTAGGCTTCCACCCACCATTATTCCATCTTACTGGCGATGCATCCGACTCCAACTGCGCCACTTGATTAGGTGCAGCAATTACCCACTCAAGTGAGTTGTCCAAGGTCTCCACTCGACTAAAGAAGTTGTAAACGACCTCTCGCAGGAAGTAAGCGACGTAAATAAGTGTGAAGGACGCTGCTGAGAATCTACTAGGTCCGTTAACAGTATTAACAGCTCGGTTGTCATATCCGTGAGGGAAGATGTTTCTCCACAACGCGTTAACACCGTTCATAAGCCCGTTGCCTATACCAGCTACCCTTATCTGATCGTTCGCACCCCATGATGTTATGTACGTGTTGATATCAAGAGCGTTAGCGATAGCCTCTTTCACCATCACTGCCCATGGACCTAACTGTCCGTGAGCAACATTTGGTGATGGGAGAGCAGGATTGAACCCAAGTGGGTTAGCTGCTTGTGCCCCTCTTCTCCAGTAGTAGAAAGAGCCGAGTGTTCTGTAAAGACAGTGACCACCACCACCTGCGTCAATCCACGCTGTCAGCAAGTTCCATAACGGTGTGTTATGATTCACAGGGTCTTTCTGGAACTTATCACTACTGTTAACAACGAGAAAGACGTTTTGACCAGGGGTTCTGACCGTTAAGTTCTGTACGTCTTGAGAAAGAGCACCACCGCTCTGCTCGTAAGTGAGAGCACCGAAAGTACCACCCTGTTGCTGAACAGCGGACGGTAAAGGAAGCTTTGTCATCTCTTGTGTAAACTGAAGATCATTCTGAGTTTGCACATCGTACTGACTGTAACCAGCATTACCTGCCGCAACACCGCCAGCGAGACCGGCAGACTGTTTGGGATTGTTAAAATTTCCTCTGACCACCCACGCAGGAGCCCCACCGGGAACATGTACTGGAGCTCTTTGTGATGCCAACTGGTAAACAGCAGACTTCATGAGCTCCAAATCAGAGTGGAACTTACTGGGAACACTTTGCGGAAGAGGTGTTCCCGGTGCTGTGTCCGCGAGAACCGCGTCAAGATTACGAATATCGGTGAACTCCAGAACGTGTCCACCGGTGTTAAAGTATAGGTCGAACGTGGAGTAGTTACGTGGATAGAAATAGACGTTCTCCACCTGACCAAAAAGATAGCCAAAGATCTGATCAATAAGTTGACGTGTTAACTCCTGGTTCTCCTGAGGTGTGCACTTGCCTGCCTGAACACCTCCGACAGTGAACCCGATAGAGAAAGGTCTATTAATCTTACGAGCCAGAGGTCGTAGAAAGTAATTTTGTGTGTAAAGCTGAGCGTCATGACCACCTGTTCCACAAACAGGCTCGCGCACGTGTAGAACACCGATAGCGCCAGGGATTCTGCCGTAAGCAGACGTGAGATACCCGAGTTTGTTCTTGTTGTCGTCGTACTGTGACTGTAAAGCAGTGTGAATAGGACCAGGCACATTGTTAGGAGCGTCCAGAGGTTGTGATCCGTCAAGAAGACCAAGAGTCTGTAGAGTGTTACACTCTTGTTTCTCTCTTCTCTCTGGTGTACAAGCCTCAGCGCTACGTAGGGACTGATCACCGTTGGAGTAAACAAGGAAACCGTTCTCACCGTTAGAGGGCTGTCCTCCGAAAATACGAATGTACATGTAAGTGGTGAACGCCTCTGGGGGGACACCGAGCTGTGTAATACCACCAGCAACAGCAGGAGCGTCAACGTTTCCCAACGGATTAGGTACGAAAGACACTACTGTTCCGTAAGCGTAACGGATATCCTGTTCGTTGCTCCCTTGTAACATAGAGATGTAACGAAGGTTAGTCTCTCTCCACAAAGACAGTTTGTTCATCGCGTTAAAAATAGGTAGGATCGCAAGGGACTGGTTCTTCACCCACGAGAACGGGGTACCACCTGACGCCAGAACAAGTTGACGTGCGGGAATCTGTGGGAGACCGTTGATAGGTGGAACAGGAAACGCCGCCTCTCCTGGAACAGCCTGAATACCTGCTCCTGCTACCGGCTGAACAGGATCGGGAAGACCAACTTGATATCCAGGGAGAGCTGCAATAGCCACAGCACCAACAGGAGCGACAGCGTTTCGTTGTGCCGCGGAGAAAATAAGAATCTTCATCATAACAACTCTGTAATCGAGCTCTGGTTTTCCATGAACAGTCTGTCTCTCACCTAGTACAAATGCAGGATCAAATGTTACTGGTGGAAAAGCTCCAACACGATCAATCCAAGTCATAAGATCTCTGTAGGCGACACCGTTCGCGTTCACAATTGGCTCGATCTCCTCAAGAATCTTCTTGTCCTCCTTGATCTTACCCATGCGGATGTCGTACGCGATAGCCTCCAGAACAGTGAAACTGGCTGCTGTGACAGCAGCGTGTGAGGTCATCCACGCCTCGATAAACTCCCACATCGCCTTCAGAATAGGTCTTACCTCGGGAAGATTTAACATCGCCGCTGGTGATGTTGCACCAGCACCACCAGCACCTTGGTTAATCCAGTTAATTCCACCTGGACCATGCCAATCTTGATACGTATACTCCATCAGCCTTCCAGGTTGGTTTGCGAGAACTAAATGAGGAGCTGGACCGGCACGTGTGAACTTCTCATGAAGTAGATCGTACTGCGCTTTCAGCAACTGCCAGAAAGCGACCTCGATGCGACCCAGAAGAATGATATTCTCGTTAAGAATACGAAGTTTCTCCATAGCGGATCGATTCATCGCGGTGTTCTTGATGATTCTGTTGTTACGGTTAAGATGTGTGATCGCGATCTGAAACTCCTGAAAAACAACGTTGTTCGCCTGTGAGGAGAACTCGGTGAAAGGAACATTTGTCTCCTCACGTGAGTTCACGACTTGTAAGTTCTGCACAGCCTGAGGAACTCCTGGAAGTGGAGGAGGACGCAACGGAGGAAGTACTTGACGATGAGAGCGCATGTACTCTCTTCCTTGTTTCAGCTCGTACGCCACATCCTTCGGTTTCACAGGAAAGCAGGCCAACCAGTCTGCCCAAGGACAAGGAGATGTTCCGTACTTCAGAACACGTCTTCCCAGAGACTTCGCGACCTTACCTTCTGTGATCTCAGGATCGTGAAGAGGTACTAGTTCAAGGGGTCCAGAGATACCGGGATTTTCGGGACCGGTAGCACCAGTCGCACCAGTCGCACCAGTCGCACCACCTGCCTGAACCCCATACGGAAAGAGGAAGTTCGCCATTTTCTCTAACGGGTTTTCACCCTTGACACGAGACAGCGCAGATACTATGTCGCCTGAACCGACGGGACCGATCGTCTGAAGTGCCATTCTTTCAGCTCTTCGCTAGTTACTTTAGAGCAACATTTTTCACCTTTTCGTCACGCGCAATTCGTTACGAAAAGTTGAGAGAAATTGAGATTTGTATTATCTAACAAACTACCTGCATCCAAGGCCACCAATGAAATACTTATTCTGCTTTTTACATTTATCAATCTCCGCTTTCGGAGGTTTGTAACCAGGGTTACTCTGATAGAAAGCGATGACCTTTTCCTTGTCCTTCTTACTTAACTTGTTCCATTTATTCTTTTTAATATTGCCAGGGTTTCTCAATTTTCCTTGTTGTTGCTTTTGCTGTTGTTGCTGTCCTGTTTTCTGACTTTGCTGACCCTTCTGTGCCTGTTGTTGTTGCTTTCTAGCTTGCGATGGCTCCGAGTACCCGTGAGATGTTGTCAGAAGTCTAGATCCGACGAGAGAAGAGTGTCTCAATAACGGATCATACTCTCTATGAGAGTCAGCGTTACTCCACATTTTCTTTCTGTCCCACAACTCATCACCTGTCATAGGTCTTCCCTTTGTCGGAAGTGATCTTTGTGCTTTTGACATTCCCTGTGTCAATCTCTGCTGGAACTGTTTCTTCGCTCTCTCCTCCTCCTGATCTGGCTCCAGATTAGTCGTGTTACGAAGATACTTAGCAAGCTTAAGGACAGCCTCATCAACCTCCATCTTCTGTGTGAGACGAAGATGTTGACGAAGAACGTCCACGTTGTCCTCCATACCCAGCGCCAGAAGACGAGCGATATAGGAGAGCATTGCGGCCGCCATCATTCTCTTCTCGGTGACAGTCTCTAGGAATCTGTGAACTTGTGAGGAGAGACGATCACCCATTCTGATGGCAGCCTTAAGCGCACGAAGGTAGTTCTTCCAGAAGAAGACGTTCGCTTGGTTCGCTGGTCCTGCTCCAATAGGACCTACCGACATTTTCTCTGCCGTTGTGTTAAGATCTGCGATAAATCGATTGAACTGATCCACAGTCACTGTCTGTAACCCGAGATCACCGGGTTTACGAATAAGAGATGTCTGTTGACGAATGCCGTAGTTCGCCAGGACAGACGCCGCAACCGCTCCTAAACGTCGCAAGTTCTCACCAATAATAATACGATCTGCTTGTGGGAGGTTTGCCAGAGGTAGATTCTTCAGTTTGTTTAGTTTCGCCTCGTCTGCCATACTTTGTAATGTGAGACCGAAAGCGTTAAAAGCTCTACGAGTCTGTGCCTTGTTCTCTGCGGACACTCCCATTGATAAAGAAAGCTCTTCCGCGTTGTTATCATCATTGGAACCGCCCACATGCTCCTTTTTCCTCGAGTTCTTACGTCTTGTAAGTGTGTAACGGACATGCTTTCTCTTCTTTCCACCAGTCTGTCGTCTTCTGCTTCTAGAGGTTTTCGCAACCTCCTCCTCTGTCAGATAATTAGGCTTTCCTTTTCTCTTAGTAAGTCGAAGTCCCTGTGACTCTCGCTGGTAGTTTTTGGCACGACTATCACTCGCCTTTTTCTGAAGATCAGGTGAGATGAGATAGTCTATGATAGACTTTGCCATCCCGCTGTCAATACGGAAACACGGTAGGAAGTCAGCTTGTGGACACGGTGATGTACCGTCCACGATGATCTTGGAGTTCTTCAGCGCGGTCGCCATTCCTTTGAGACCAAGTGAGACAGTGTCGGTGACAGTGTCTAACGCCTTCTTTGTTTTAGCCTCTTGTGCTGTCATCTGTCTTTGTTGTTTCTGTATCTGTTGGGCTGTCTGTGGCATCATCCCCAGAGCTGTCAGGTCGTCAGAGACACCGGGTTGTAGTGGTTCCGAAGGGGATGTTGCTTTAGGCGTGGATGTTGTTGTCGCGTTCATTCTCTCTCTGTTAGCCTCGGAGGCAGGTTGTAGATTTTTGTCGATTAGTGGTGTCGCGTCTGTAGGCTCATCGTCTTTTAACGAGTCACTGTCCAAGATGTCCAGGATAAGAGCAAGATGATTAGACGCCGTGGAGTAGTAGAGATACGCGCCGAGAAGTTTGGAGGTTGCTGTGTCGAAGTTCTGAGAGATGTAGATGTTATCAGCAAGTCTCGGTGTAGTACCGTCAATAGTTGTCCATGTAGGCATCTTACCAGCGCCAACTTTGCGGAACATATTGACAACACTACCGTTAGCTGTCAGGGTGTCCTCTGGTTGGTTAGGTACGGTTCCCACCATCTCCGCGCTTACTCCGATAACGGCGTCACGCAACTGTACTTTGTTGAGTAGCTCCTTCGCCTCAGCCTTAATTGTTTGCTCGGTTGACTTAGTACCTACACCATTACCACCGTTAATGTAAGCTGTGAGAAGCTGAATCTTTCTTCCGGACGGTGTGTCTACAACCATGGAGACCCATCCTGGTCGGAAATTATTATTAACGTTGAAAGGTTCTGTCATCCGGGTGTATTGAGGATTCTCATTTTTGAGAAGATTACCACTCTCGGTCTTTGTCTTCTTTACGTTCTTCTTGACCAGAACAAGGTTCATTAGCTCCAGATTTTTCAGCTCTTGAGGATTCTGATTAGCATTAAACTTAAGCTCGGTTTGGAAATTCAGTTCACCACCACCAAGAAGATCATTAAGAATTGTTCCTGCTCTTCTGTTTTTAGAATTAACGACGTTCTGCAGAAGTAGAGCGTCAGGATTAAGGTTCTTGATCTCACTCTTGACCTGATCAAAATTGTCCTTCGATCCAGGGTCGAAACCCTTGTAATCACGCCAGAAGTTAACATTCCATGAGACAACTCTGAACACACCATTCTTCTTTTTAGGAATCTCCGAGTTCAGGCGTTTCTTCGACGCCTCCTCGATACTCATCCTGAAACTCTCCTCCTGGTCGGCACCGACAACAGAGTCCGTAAGAGTTGACTGCAGATGAGTATCACCACTTTTCTGTCCACCCTTACGAGATCCTTTTAAAGTTGATTTGAAGTCCATCACCAGAGGAAGATGATCTGACGCATCTGTGTAGTAAACGTAACATCCCTTGATCCTGTTCCGCCATTGTACGTTCGACGCCTTGTCGTACAAAATAAAATCGATTCTGTTATTAGGATTTTTTGATGACCATTTCGGTAAATCCTGATCGGATCCTTCCAGAGCTGTGTGAAAGACGTCCTGCCATCCCTGGCTCACGAAAGTCTGTACAGCCTGTGATTGGTAATCATCATTAAAGTCACCTGCGACGATCTTGGCGCAGTTATCAGAGAACCCAGAGCCTAGATCAGTGTTGGCACGGTCAAGACTTCTTAGTATTACCTTAGCCTCCTCCGCACGAATAGTCTTGTTAGTGGATGTGTCCTTGCCACGGAATCCACCTGGGCCTGTGTAAATTGCCAGATGTGTAGAAACCACTTGTAGACAGGCGTTCCCAAGAGCGTCGTTGAACTGAACAGTTGTGAAACACCTTTTCTTCGCAGGATATGACCCCATTTGGGCAAAGGGAAATCCTCTTTTTGTCGAGAAAGCGTAACGAGACAGAATGACGTTACTCAGACCCTCTGTGGTCTTACAATCCGCAGCGAAGAAGAACATCTGTTGGCCGTCTTTCGTGACTAACTGAGTAAGAAGCTGATCAGTAGGACGATTGTTCTCTTGTAAAAGAAGGATATCAGGGTGTAAATCTTGGATAACCTTCAGAAAGTTCGGGAAACTGTTTTTTGACTCACCAGGAGTTACCCATGAGTGTACGTTCCAGGTGACTAAACGAGAGATCCCACCACCAAGAATGTAACCTCCTCGCAATTTGGTGTTCGTGACAATCTGATTGGTACCGTCTCTGTTAGCTTCTTGAGCAGCGTAGGAAAACAGCTGGATATCCTCGTTCCCCTTCAGGCGTCCTGAGAGAACTCTACCTTGGTTATTCCTCGGAGGCTCGTAAGCACCTTGTACACGGATCCCTTCGTTACGAATAATGGGCTCTGTCATTTTTAGACTTAAGAAACACCGTGTAGGTATACACTTATAGTGGAAAAAACTCGTTAGTATCTTACGATGCCACGTAAAAAAGCAGAGAACGTATCGGCTAAGAAGAAAGCGACTACTCGCAAGAAGACAAAAACCAAAGATGAAAAACCAGCTAACGTTAGCAAGAAATCACCCTACTTTAAGGAAAAAACCGATTCTGATTCTGTCCCTAGCTTCATCCGCAAGAGATTAAGTAAGGCCAAGATGGAGAAAAAGGCCGAGACGAAGGCTGAAAAGCCTAAAAGCTTTAACACAGCTTTCGAGCCGAAGGAGGAGTGTATTGAGAACGATGACACTTTTCCTCAGACCCCGGTTCCGCCCTCTGAGGACGCGCTTCAGCTGAAGCGTTTACTCGCTCTGGAAAAAGTCGAGCAGAGAACAGAGGCTTGGTACGCCCTTCGTAAGACTATGATCACGGCGTCCGACTGGGCGAAAGCTATTGGAAAGGCTTGTTCTGGTAACAAGAACGACCTGATTCTGAAGAAGTGTAATATGGGACCCAAGTTCAAAGGGAACCAGTACACTCAGTGGGGTGTGAAGTACGAGCCTGTGGCTACTCGTCTTTACGAGTTACGCAACGGCACTATCATTCACGAGTTCGGTGTGCTTAGACACCCGAAATACCCCTTTCTAGGAGCATCTCCTGATGGCATCTCACCTCTGGGAATCATGCTTGAGATCAAGTGTCCTTTCACACGAAAGATCACAGGAATCGTCCCTCAGTACTACTGGGTTCAGATTCAAGGTCAGCTTGAGGTCTGTGACCTACAGTACTGTGACTTTCTGGAATGCCGGATCGAGGAGTACTGTGGTCTTGAGGACTATCTTCGTGACACATGTGAAGGCACCCCTGTTGTCAAGTACGACACCAAGATGATGGACTCTGAGCTCAAGGAGAAGTACCGTAGAAAACGTGTGTTTCAGTTCACTGAGGACGGCATGGAGAAAGGTGCTGTGGTTACGTATGTGACTAAGTCTGGTGACAAGGAGTACGTCTACTCTGAGATCGGCGTGGACGCTTACGAGTTTGATCGCTGGTACAAGGAGCAGAAAGCTGATATGAGGACTAGACATCCTCATTGGACTGAGGTTCGTGTCTCTTTCTGGCGCATGAAGCAGATCTCCTGTGTTCGTGTTCCTCGTGAGAGAGAATGGTTCGCCTCTGTTCTTCCTACACTGACACAGGTCTGGAAGGAGATCGAGCACTACCGTGATGTAGGATGCGAGTCTCTGATGAAGAAACAGAAGGATCATGGTGAGATGATAGAGGAGCCTGATCAACAGGACTTTAACAAAGTTCTTCATCACAAAGACCGTTTTGACGGTCTAGATGATCTAGCATCGTCTTTTCTCTCCGGTCATCTCGGAGACGGCGCAGAGTCTGTCACAGTGGAACCTATATCCATGGACGACGATCCGGAGATGGCCGAGGTCATGGAAGCCGTGCGCCTACACTCCGAGAGAGTAGGAGAGGTAAAAGAGGCAAGACCACCAGAACCTCCAAAGGAAGATCCGAGAATAAGCCTTTCTTTGGGACAGCTTGAGGCGATCTCTGACTTGGAGTTAGCCTCATGGCTCCTCCCTAGGTACATGCCTGTCTCACCTCGTGTGACAGATCAGCGTGCTATCGAGGAGCTACTGACTAAGCTTTCCGGGATGTGTAAGATGATCACTCGATGTAAGACAGCATTAGTTCGTCTTGTCAAGACACCGAAGGAGGTGCTAGAGTCATCTAGTTACCCTCTGAAGAACATCGTACACAACATTGATGTTTGGATGAACGGAATCCCTAATCTTCTGACAGACTTTCTGGAGAAGACTGATGTGGATCTTCCTGAAGACATGTTAGAGGCTGTTCGCAACGGCGCTCTTGTGGCTACTAAGTGGAACGAGTCATGGGTTCAGAAGTGGAACAAACTTTGGGATCAGGACAACATCATGGACATGTACGAGAAGTTAGTGAATGATGGTTCAAGTTCTGACCCTTCAACACCAACAAGCTCTAGATCTACTCCCTCCCCTGATGTTCCTGATCATCTACAGGACATCGATATTCCGTCAGTGATCACAGATGTGAGAACTCGAACATCGGCACCATCGTCACCGAGAGAAAACTCGAAGGCGGGTGCCGCCATAGTTAAGGAGAAACCTAAACCTAAACCTAAACCCCTCACTCTTGAAGACATGATGAAGAAATCTCTTCAGGAGCTTGTCCCGGATAAGTACCGGGAGGTGATGGAAGGGGATTACACAGAGGAGGAACGAGAGCAGAAGCTTGAGTTCTTGGAGTCAATGAAGAAGACATACGCACGTCTTGAGTTGTATCGATACAACGCGTGATCCCTTACATATTAGGAACAGGACCGACACTACCCGAGGTAGGTCCTGCGGCGAACTGACTGGAGAACTGTAGAGGAGGGCCACCATCACGTACGTTTTGAGGAACACCAGCACATCCTAGAGCTGCGCACATGATCGCGATCAGTTGGTTTCCACGGATAGTGAACTGGCAGAACTCAGGAGGAAGAGCTGGGAAGAGAGCTTGAGGCACTTTCACGTTCTTACAGTACAACTGTAGGTGATTACGGTGAGTCTCCGCTCTGTAAAACGCGCCTAGAAGGCAACGGAAAAACGCCTCGTTGAGAAGAACAAGTCCCGCGATTCTCTCCTCGTCAGAGCACCAGACAACGGTGCTGGGGCTGTCACAGATTTGGAGGATTCTGTCTCCTGTCAGAAGGGTCTTCGCCCCGCTGAGAGGGTTACAGAAGGTGATACAGTAAAACTTACCTTGCGCATGGTAGTTACGAGCACGATTGAGAGCTCTTATCATATCCCCGTACCTACCTTTGTACTTGTAAACATGATAGATAACGTCGCACGGTGTTGTGGCCGAAGAAACTCCACTCATCCTTGTTAGGCAAAGGAAATATATAGTACCCCGGAGAAAAAATGATCGCTCAAAGACATAAGCACTAGAATCAGGATTAGTTAGAACGGTACGATGGCCGAAACAAAACAGAATGCCGAGCTCTGGAAGCTCTTCAAGATTCGGGAGACGGTCTTACAAACCTTGAAAGATCGAAAATATCAGATTCCCCCAGGGACGGAACGTCTTCCGTTTTCTGACTTTGTGACGCTACACTCGAAGAACCGACATCACCTCTACTTTCCTACGATGGAGATCCCTCCTTCGGAAGGTTCGGTAGATGAAGACAGGGAGGGTGTTCTGGTGTATTTTGAGCCTTCTCAGGACTTCACTAAGAAGGTTCTAGAGGCTAGAGTCTCTAGGTTGGATGAGGAGTACCCTGATTTGGCGCGAATGTTCTTCGTTCTCAAGGTTGGTGGGAAGAAGACTAGGTCGAAGGTGAACGCTTTCGTGTCCAACGCTCTTAACAAGCCTGAGTACTCTCACGTACGCATTCTGGAGAATGTGTATCAGTTCGATTTCATGAAGAATATCGTTCTTCCCAGACATATCACTCTTCTGACAAATGAGCAGAAGGAGAAGGTGATGGAGATGTGGGAGACAGAGCTTCACCATTTCAAGAAGATCCTGAGTACCGACCCTGTCGCGAAGCGCTATGGTGCTCGAGTGGGCGATATGTTCTACATCGAGCGGGACGGTGGTAAGGAGATTGATTACAGAGTGGTCGTTCTTCCTGGTACATCCTAATTTTTACCTAGCACATAGTATCTTACGTCGAGGAAGTATGGCGCAAAACTCCTGTCCGTTCTCCACGAATACTCCCGGAAATATCCGGATTCCTCCTGTGCCGGTGACCACTACACAGGACGTTCCTAATGTTCCTCGTCCTTCCGGTGATATTACTCGTACAGCTTATGAGAATCGTCAGACTGATCCGATGGGTGGGACCACTCCTCCTGATGAGTCCACAAGAAGGGGAAGAGGGTGGTTAGCGAACCAGGTGTATCAGGTGAGACCACCTCATCCACAGAACACGTTAGAGCCTTGTACTATCGCTGGCAAGGCACCTCTTATGAGCGCTGACCAGTCAGACCATCCTTTCGAGAAGCATAACTTGTTAGCAGACCCGAACACAAGACGTCGTCGTTGCTACAATATCTACGATATTGGCCAGGGAATGGTCGGTCGTGTCTGTACAGCAATCGGCACCGACGGTGTTCTTGACTCACGTGAGAGTTATGACGGCATCGGTGTTAACGGTAACGCCGACTGGGTTCGTGGTAACCGCTTCGGGTGGAACTACAACGGTCGTATGATTAACGACCCGATTAACTACACTTACAAAACTCCTGCTATGTTGAAGACGAACAAGCAGTACTACACTCCTGACCCTTTCTACCCAACACCTGACAGATGTCTTGGCAAGAACTGTTGGTTTAAGACTTACCCTCATAACAAACTTTACACAGAAGGCGGGTATCCTTATTGGCGTTACCCGTACGACACCACACAGCCTGGATCTCGATCTCCTGTTTACAGGTTGAGCGAGCTTGAGTCTAACAAACGCCTCAAGCACCTGGTCGAGGGGTTCGGCATGTGGGGGTCAAAGACGCCTAGAAAGCGCGGTGGGTGTGAGGCCGCTTTCTGGTTAGGAGCGTTCGTGATACTCGCGTCACTCATGTATCAGCACAGAAAGTAAGGGAACATCGAGAGGTTTTATTTTTTCTGAACCATCTTATAGGACATTCTGTTCGCATTCTGACTGACATGTCTCTTCAAGATTCCTTCAAATCCTTGACAAGTGACCTTGACAAGCTGAACGCTCGTGTGAAGAGTATCGGGTCAAACCCTTCGACAGCAGAGGTGAAAGAGCTTAATCAGATAGTCTCTCTTCTCTCTGGACGTCTACAATCTCTTAACACAGAACAGGCGAACGTTCTTATGGAGAGGCGAGCAGGTGAGGCTGCTGCTAAACAGGCTGCCATCTCCGCTCATGGAAACGATATCATGCGAACCATTAACGGTATCACCACAACTCTTCGTGAGAAGAACCAGAGACTACGTGCCGAACAGGAACAATTGGTCAACTCCGTGGATCAGCAGAGGCAGATTCTGAGTTCTAACCAGGCGAACTTCAGGAACTACAGCAAGACTCTCCAGAACAAGATGGAGCTTCTGGCGACACGTGACCGTATGCTTCAGTTGAGTCAGGAACGTAATGTTTACAAGAAGAAGGTGATTTATGTTTTGTTCGCGGTTATTATCGCTCTTCTTGTGGCTATTATCGCTGCGTACTCGTTCTTTAACAAGAAAAAGTAAGGTCAGAATTATTAAAGTTTCTTAATAATCAGGTTTTCGAGATGTTTGATTCAAACTTGTCGAAACTCACTGACAAAAATCTCGTAAGGAGAATATAGAGTAGGCACAAGATGTCGAAATCGTGTAGACCTGGAGGATCAGTAGGAGATCCTAACGACACGCAGTTCTCCTGTCCGGGACCTTCTGAGTATTACAAAGAGCTTGAGCGCTACAAGATCGCATCAGGAGTTGAGAACTCTTTGGCTGAACAGGATCCGAATGTAGGAGAGACCATGTCAAAAGCTTCTGAGTTACAGATGAAAGCTCAGGGTCTTTTAGGTAAAAAGCAAGGTGATCTTGGAGTACAGACAGCTCCTTCCAAACTTTCTCACGATTTTGAGTTAGATCATAAACTCGCAGACGCGCAGAAGTACGCGAACGCAGCCGAGGAGGCTCTTCTCACGAACTACGCGACCCGTCAAGAGGAGAGAGCTCTGAAAGCTGCCATTGATCACAACCGTGATCTCGCCTCTATTATCTACTATGACAACCAGGAACGAGACCAGAGAGCAATTAAGGACAAAAGTAGAGTTATCCAGATTAACAACGACTCTTTTCATCAGAAGAAAACTCTGATTCATCGTCTTACCTACGTGATCTACTTTCTTATCTACGCGATTGGTCTAGGAATCGCTGTCGCAGCAGGGCTGATAACAATGCGTGTAGTCGCTGGTGCTCTCTTAGTTGGTATGATCGTTCTCACGATATACGCTCTTATGACAACAAGTGCGATTAAGACGTACGGTGAGATAAGCATGGATGTCGCTAAGGGTGCCACACGTGATTTCATCGATGCGGTCGCTCCTCAGAAGTCATGTCCTAAGCGTTGTATTCGTAAACCTGGATCTAAGGCAAAGGCGGATGCGTACAGTCGTTGGCTGGAGAAGTGTGATCATCGCACGGATCCTAACTGTCCGACTGTCACAGAGCCTGTCATGCCGTTCGACTGGAAGGTTGATAACCCATCAGAGGCATCTAAGTTCTTCTCTAAGGGAGAGTTCGGTAACAAAGCGACAGCAGGAGGAAAGGTTAGCTCGAAGCCTTTCGCTTGTAAATGGGACGGTGATTCTCTGACAAGACCCTCTTACGAGAAAGAGATTATTTACACGCATGTCCCTTGTCATTATATTGAGAACCGTGTGTACGCTTAAACTCAAACTTTATTTATTTCGTGATCTGCTTTAACTTCCAAGCATATTCCGAAATAATTCTTGACAGAAAGATATACTGCCCATCACAGTCTAAAATGGGAGGTGTTGAATCTGCAATTAGAGACGATGTCTCTTCTCTGGAAAGAGATCTTGGTGTTTCACACGGTGGGGGCACAAGTGGTGTCACTGAGCGTAAGAAGTTAGGAGCTATGTCACTAAATCAGTTAACCGCCCTACAAAAGTTCGAGAAAGATCATAAGAAGTTATGGGACACACGGTTTCAGACAAAAGCAGAAAGAGGAATACCTTATGATCCGAACGCTCCACAGAACAAGATGATCGCCAACGCTGTCACACCTGATGGCAGAAGACTAGCAGACAGTAGTTGTGGTGAACTTTACGGAATGGAGATGAGTTTAAATAGGTTAGAACAGTGTGCCTCACTCGCCCAAGCCCAGAGAGACGTCAATAAGGACATGGGAAAACTAAGTTCTGTTTACGCGCAGTTTAATCGTCTCATGGATCTTCCTGCTGTTATTAAGGCGAAAGACCCTTGGGACACCGCGAGCGCGAACTCTTTAGCGAGTAAGCAGAAAGCTGCCTATTATGGGGACGTAGCATCTGTTTACGGTGTGAAAGAGACAGGAGATGGTAAGTTCGTTCCTGACACGAAATCGGGTATCTCGAAACGTGCTGATGCGTTTCACAAGGCGCTCTCTCAGAGAAACTCGGATCTCCGTAACTCTGTGATCTCCCAGACACAGACCATGGACTCTCTGCGAGATACACAGCTTCTTAATCAGGATCTTGCCTACGCGCTTCAGGATAATATGTTGAAAGTAGAGCGTAACATAGCTACAAAAGCAAGACTCATTCAGATTAATAATGAGGCAGCTCGAAAAAAGTCGAAAGCGATTAAAGGCATACTCTCTGGTTTCATAGGTATCGCTGTTGTGGTCATGGCAGTAATTGGTAAAATGGCAGGATGGGTCTCTATGCGTGAGGCTATGATCGGAGTACTTGTTGGTGTGGTTATTGTCATTCTTACTGTTTACTTTCTTCAGGAGAATATCATCAAGGCGGAGCTGAAAAATATGGACAGTGCTCGTAAGTTTCTTATCAAGGAGGGTGATGAGTTGAACCAGGCTGCTTTGGAGTGGGTGGATGATAACTGTGACTGTCCTCCAGATAACAAGACTCATAAGGAGCAGGATCATGACAAGGAAGAGGCGAAGAAATACCAGAAGCTGGTTAATCACCTTGAGGGTGATACTGAAGATGGTATCTGGTACGATGACGGCTCTGGTCCACCACAGAATATATCTCTGTTCGCTTTTGAGCGTGGCATGAAGCGTTCGCTAAAGAGTGTTTCGGAGGGTGATAACCCTGATATTAACTTGTCTGCCTACCCAGATCTTAAGTCTGATCAAGCGGTTATTAAGAAGGACACACAAACTCTTCAGGGAATTCAACACAAGATTAGCATGTAGGTCATTGATTCAAAAGATTTTGTTTCTTGATCATATGTAAAGAGCCTTAACCTTCTCAAATGAATACAAAAGGTTCCAAAGGTGTTCGTGGCTGTGTCACGGCGAGTGATCCTGTTGCGGCGGGGTTCTTCAAGTACCCGTACACGACAAGATCAGAGAAAGACTGTTTAGAGAAGGCTCGTATATCTGGGGTTCTTTGCGGGCCTCAGAATAACGGTACTTGTTCGTACTTTATCTTCACAAATCGTTCTATTGACGACAAACTTCGTGAAGGTAATATTCAGCACGAGGCGGGTAACGATGAGGCTGCTCTTCAGTACTTCATGCAGGCTTGGAGATCCCTGACAAAAGCACAAAGACAACAAGAGGTTAACATCGTTGTTCGTAACAAGCAACCAGACAGGTTTATGAACGGGTTTGGTGGTTGGATCGCGAAGACTCGTGGTCAGAAAACCGATTATTTCAAGAGATTCACAGATTCTCTCGCTGAGAAAACAACTCCTCTTCCTCTAGAAGGTAACTGTTGGGTTGGAGGGTCAAGTATTCTTGACGATCCTGTTGATTCTAACAAACCAAACCCACATGTTCTTTTATCTGAAGAAGCAGCAGGAAATCCGGAGAAACAAGCTGCTTGTAAGTACAACTTGTACGAGGTTCCTCCTGATGTACCTGGTCTTAACTCTCAACAACAGATGATGCGAATGTACAAACGTCGTGTCTCCAAAGATAGAAGAGAGTTACAAAACTTACAAAAGCGACTAAGAGACAATCAGATAGCACTCAAGATCGCGGAGAAAAGCACAACTCCGTGGGAGATGATCGCGGAGGCTGTACAAGTCCAGAAAGACATGGAGCAAGAAGCACGTCTGAAACCTCATCGTGAGGCGGCAAAAGGACAGAAACAAGCGTTGGAGAAGAACCTGAAAACCGCGAAACTGTTTAATCTTGTCTCCAAGATGACAAATCACGCTGTTAGCTCCTCAAACAAACTCGTGAATCAACAAAAACAGGCCGCGCACAAGATTAAGGCCGATATCGCCAATATCAACTGGAGTTTAGAAGAGGCCAATCGCCAAGAGGCGTTACAGAACAAAATCACGACAACACTTGGTATTCTCATAGTGCTTTTCGTCATTTTGTGTGTTGGTTTACTTATTTATTACATGATGTACGAGAAACCTGGTGGTTCTAGTGCGGTCAGTACGAGCGCGAGAAACACACAATCAGGTGTTATCAGTAACATCTTCTCCAAGAAAGCACCGAAAGGTGGTGTTCCTGGAACAGGATCTAACAAATCCGCTATTAACAACATCTTCTCTTTTGGTAAGTAAGGAACTCAGTCAGCCACTGGCTCGACTGGCTCGACTGGCTCCTCAAAGATTGGTTGAGCTACACGAGTGTCTACCCGTTCGCTCGGATCAATGTATCGTAATTTCAGTACTGGTTTCAGTCTGTGATTGACGTATTCAAGAACGAAAAAATCACGGCGAAGTTCTCTCAACACTTCGCGGTGTATCTCATGATAGTCATTTTCTACCAGTGGCTCGTCTACATCAGAGTCAATCAACAGTTCGTCACGAACTCTCCAGATACTGTCTAGTTCTTTCTCAGTCGCGGACTTACGTCTTGTAAGGTTCAGAATTCCCATAACCAGAAACCCAAGAGAACCGGCGAACATCAAAGCGTTAACAATGTACATTGTAAATGTGGGATTAGGTGTTATGTGTTTATTAACTTTTTCTTTATATCTTGTTAGTTTGTTTACAACCAAGGCTTTCATAGCTTTGTAGGGTCGAACTTGATGTTCCTACCCTGTAGTGGCTGTACGTGTTGTGCGGTCTGCGGAAACTCCTGCGCGAACTCATCGGGTGTCATCCCAACACGCAGACCAATGTTGAAGTAGAAAGCACGTGTGTTCTTCTTGTCTGGATACCACTCTACAGGGTCACTCATCCTTCCCTTCGACTTGTACTTGTCACACAGTAGAGGAATGCCCCTGAACTGTCCTGTTAGAATCATCCGTAACTTCTCCTTCATCAACGGAACAACTGTCTTGGTCAGTGGCTTCCAGAACGGCTGAAGGTTCGCACCATGGTAACGTCCCTGTAGAAGAGCGACACACTCCGCCAGATCATCAGAACTTGCGAACATCTCACCCTCACGTCCGTCTGTCTGTTGCTTGAACCGGTTCAGAGCCTCTGAGACAGCCTCCTTACGCTCGCGCTCTAGGGCTCTCTCTGACTGCTCCTTCAACCACTCCTTGATCGCGAAATCAGGATCCCAGAACCATACGTACTCCCCGTTCTCCAGAGCACGACGTCTGGCCTGGTTCTCACGCTGAGAGACTGTCTGGTAAGAGAACGCCATGCGTGTGGCACCCTTTGACATCCCGGGCATTCCCTCCAGCTTCTCCGGTAGAGTCTCACTGAACAGTCCCCAGTCCTTCATGTCAGGTACCAGCACAAACTTCGCCCAGACAGCAGGAGCTGATGTCTTTGTGAACCACTCGTAAGCGTCCTCGGTGATCTTCAGGTACTTCTTGGCGACTCTCGGTGCCTGGTAACTCTCCTTCTCCCAAGGAAGGTCGAACTTGACCTCTGCGTCTCCCTTCTGCTCCTTGTTCTCACGGTTACAGAACGGGTTAGCCACGTTACTAAACACCTCTGGAAACGCCTGACGAATCTGTTGTGCCTTCGCACTTACGTTTGTGTAGCTATTCTTGGCGTCACGCATGGTGAGCTCAACGTAAGGACGAACAAACTCTGCCACATCAATGCCGAAGAACTCACAGAAAGAGACAGTGTCGTTGAGATTACGGTTCTTGAAGTTAACACCACGACGAATCGTCTCCTCCGCGAACGCGTACCAAAACTCGCGTGCGTGATCCTCGCTAGCGAAGCTAACATCTCCTGCGCGCATAGCACAGAAGAGCTGGCACATGAAAACGGACTGGTGAGGAACCTTGTCCACAGTACGCCAAGCCGGATCTGCGTAGTTACTCATGATCTCCTTAACAGACTCACCGATACCTCTCCAGTCCTGGTAGATACGCTGGCATGTGTCCGCGATCAGACGAAAGACCCGCTTACCGTTACTGGAAGTGTCCTGAGCAGCACGCGCCATCACCAAGAAAGGAACTGTCATGTACTGCGAGGCAGTGTAACCCATCGGATCCAGAGTGACCATCCAACCGAGAATTGCCTTCATCTGATGCCTGGCGACCTTCCAGTGCTCCTTGTTGTAGTACAGCGGAAGCATACCAGTGATGCTCTCACGGGCGACACCTGGAATCACATGACCCTGGTTACGACGGTCGAAACCACCGTGAACCTGCTTAGAGTCATGAGAGTTGTCCATGGCGTACTCAAGAGCGTCCATAAAGGAGTTTCCTGTGATGAAACTTGGGTGAATCGTCTTGATCGTGAACTGTGTGGGGTCGTGAATGGCCGCCTCGGTACGCCCGACATCCAGAGCGATACCAAGACAGTCTCCGTCCTTTAGAGCGTCCACCCAGTTTAGACAAGAGTAGATACAGGTGTCGGTTTCGCTTTGCGACACATCCTGCTCAGTGTCCAGAGAGTCGAACTCGATTGTCGCGACAGCCTCCTTCACCTTCGTCTCGATCTCGTTGAATAGGTTCGCGTTCTTGTCCTTACGCACGTTCATCTTACGCTGAGTGGCGGCCTTCCACTTACCACCTCGGTACGCCAGATCGGACAGACGAGCGATCTGCTCGTTGTTCAGGCGAGATCCGGAGCCCTTCGCGAAGTGCGCCAGAATCTCGTCCAGAGCCTGTCCGAGAACGTTCGCCTCCTGCATAATGCGACGACGGCGAGGACGATCACGCACCTTGAAAGCGTCCTCACGGGTCTGTCCTAGTTGCTTGGACAGACGACGAGCAAGCTCACCTGTCTCCTGTGAGAGAGCCAGCTTGAGTTGCTCAGAGAAGTAGACCAGACGAGCCTCCAGCACGTCAGCCTTCTCAGGCTCTACGCGCTCAACCTGAATAACGTCCTGCCACTTTCTCTCTCCGAGATTCAGCGAGAGACCGACAGTTCCCGGAATCTCACCGTTTAGATAAAGGTAACCCTCCATCGTCTTCTCGTCAGCACTCGGAATGAGTGTCAGCTTCTCAGTAGTGCTCACTCCTGAGACAGACGTGTGGAGAGTTCCGTCAATCGTTCTTACGCTCAGCACCTTCTCGATAAGACGCATGGTTCCGGTAAGATCCTTAGAGTCTTGTGCGTAAGCGAAGAACCCTGGGTGGGTACCCAGATTTGAGAGCTTGGTAAGGAAAGTAGCGTCATGTTGATTAGTGAAACCGAGTGTGACTATCTTACTGGCACCCCTGCGCGAAGCACAGAACGCCTTGAAGGACTCCATCGCACCGTTCACCTCAGACATGGGCGAGCACGTCTCCTGTCCGTCCGTAAGGACGAAGATGGTGATTGGTACAGATGGATGTACGCTCGCAAGATAGCTCTGGATAGTGGTCAGAAGAATCGCGAACCCTGTCTGCCCACCTGCCTGAATGTTCTTGATCGCGACAACCGCGTCCTGATAACTTTCAGGCTTGACCGTCACGAACTTGGTCTCGTAGTTGTAAGCCACGAAACCCACGTCGTTCTTCTTAGCGGAGAACAACGAACGAAGAATCTCAATGGATGCCTTACATACGTCACTCATGACGTAATGCATAGATCCTGATCTGTCCAGAGCGATGACTACCTTCTCCTTTACGCTATGCGATCCCTCCCCTGTAAGGGAGCCACCGTTAGGAAGCGTACACTTCACTGCGGTGACACCATCGAAAAGAGGGAAGGTGAAGATAGTCGGTCGCTCAGAAACTGGCTGCTTTGACTCAGTTACTCGTTGATAACTCGTCATGTGTAAATATAGAAATAGTAGACCGACTTGTCTTCCATTAATTCCCCACTCTCTTTAAGTATTATTTCATCGACGAACACTTAAAGACGGTGTTAACAGAACCTTTGTTGATTAAAGAAATAGTTCTTCACAGATAATCAACAGACGTTTTGGTAATAGTAAGAAATATTACGAAAATTGAAACGTGGAAATGCTTAAGATCTTGTAAATGGGGCGGAATACTCTCAGACAAGCATTCATCCTTGAAGAAACCAACAAACGTCCCGACGAAACAACATGGCAACAATTGGCTGTGTCGCGCTGGTGGGTGGTTTTAGTTACACGCTTTGCTGTGCGTTTACGGCAGTGTCTGAAGGCATTAAGAGTGAGGATCTATGTGTCTGTTGCTGTACCGGTCTATGTTGGCCATGCTACTGGGGAACTGCCATTGCGCAAACTTGTGAATGGTGTTGCTTCGCCGAGGAAGGGTGCTACGTAGGATGTTGCGCAACACAAGCTGTGTCGGATGATGACGCTCCGGGAAAGGAGGAGATGGATACCGGTAGCTGTAGTGAGGATGAGTATGAGGAGGAAGAATGAGACCCCTCCCCCTGCTCCACTTAGAGATAAGATCGGGGTGGATACCAGGTGTCGCCCTGTGTGACACCCGAAAAAGCACTGGCGATCCGGTTGGTCGGATGGTCAGTGTATAAAAGAAATAAAAACCATAAAAGCATTGGCGAGTCGATTCATCGACTGGTCAGTGTATAAAAGAAATAAAAATCAAAAAAAAGAATAGTTTTTAGGTAACAAGCCGTTAATTTTAATAATCTATGATTTACCAAGTAACAACTTAGTAAGTAGGAACCTCTGTTCCACCCATCTCCTGTACAGATCTCTCGCGATAACCGTACAGACGAGTCTCCTTGAGCAGACCAGGTTGTTTGATCTTCTTCTTGAGATACTTCCTGAAGTCTCGGAAGGACATCGGTTTCCTGCTGGAAACACCGTTGTCCTCCACCCATGCTTTGAACGAGCCGTACAGAGCCTGTAGAGAGATGAAACTCTCCTCGGCTTCCTCCTCCAACTCGACAAGCGTGTCGGAGATGAACTCATCGTAAGCATCACACTCACGCAGGAACTGCTGTGTGAACTTCGTGACAACCTCAGGTGGGTTCAGACCCTCCTCCTGGTAGATGTAGTAATACTCGACCAACATGGTCGCGTACACATCACACCACTTGCGAATCTTACGCGAGAGATGTAGATCACGCTTGAACTCGTTCGGTTTCGTGGGATTCTTCACGAAACGAGCATCATGTGGATCACATGTGAGACGTCTCCTCGTACCTTCATCATGAGGAGGCACTTTCGGAGGATCGTTACACAGAATCGTGATAGAGAACTGAGGAATGAACTCGAAGGTGTCACCGTAAAGCTTACGAACCTCCATCGGATCACCTCCAGATAACTTCTTCATGAGACCCATATTCAGTCTCTGGTTCTCCTCAGGCTCATCGACAAACGCCATGCGCCTGCCTTTCGCTCTTGCGACCTCTGGCATCGGTGTGCTCGACTGAGCACGGCGTCCAGTAAACAGAGTCACCGGGAAACCGAAAGCGTAATCTCCAAGAGCTCTCGTGTTCAACTCTCTGAACTTCGACTTACCGTTACCACCTCCTCCAATCCAGGAGAAGATACGCTCCTCGGTGTTGTCACCGTGAATCGTGTGAGCACGCTCCTTAAGAGCGTAATGAACCATCTCGTCAGACAGATAGATCTGCTTGAGAAACGCCATAATCTCTGCGTACTCTTTGGTTCTCTCATAGTTAGCCACGTAGCGTGTCTTGGTCGTGAACGTGATAAAGTCATCAGGTCGACCTTCTCTGAAGATTCTCTTCTCCAGATCGACAACACCGTTGGCGAACCTGAGAAGTTCGTGACGCTCATTCAGTTTCTCCTCGAACTCGCGGTCAAAGAAGAGCTCCTTAGCCTCTGCCAAAACAGAGTCTTTGTAGCCCTTGGTCTTCAACTTGACCAGAAGGTCTTCACAGCACTCGGCCATTCTCAGCCACTCCTCAGAAGGAATGGTACAGATGTCATCCCAGATATCCTCCCACTGTTCGTGAGGGATACTGTACTCAACAACATCAGGACATTCGTCCGACTCGGCGTTCTCAGCCAGGTGAATACAGTAGCGACGAAAGCGAGCGTACTCGCGTGCCAGCTCCTTAGAGATACGGCGACGCAGAGACGCGCCACCCTCGATCTCGTTCCATCCACCTTTGGTGAACTCGTACCAGACGTTGTTCTTGTACGACGCACATACGTACTGAGACTCGTACATGAGATACAGAGTCTGAGCGACGTCCACGTGTGTGGTGTTGAGGCACTTGGTAAGAAACTGTCTCACCTCGTTCCTCTTGAACTCCTTGTAAACCTTAGGTGAGTCCTTGGACGCCCAGAACTTGAGAGTCGGAAGATCCGCACCATCATAAGAGTTCAGAAGTGGCCACTCGCGACGACAGTCATCCTCGTCGAACGTGTCGTACTCCTCGCTAAAGTCGATCCAGAGTTGAAGAAACTCCTCCTCAAGATCACGCTTCATCAGATTCTTGACACACGCGCCGATCTCCAGCCAAAGGGACTTGACAGTCGCTCGGCGCTCACAAAGCATATCGATTAGTACACGTACTTTCTCCGTGGCTCCTCCTTCTGCGTTGTCAGGATTGACAGCCTCAATGACCTCAACGGTCTGAGTCTTCTTTTTCTTTTTCTTCTTCTTGCCTTTTTTCTCCTCGGTTACTTCCGCAGAGGGTTTCGCCTTACTTAACCTCTTCTTCATGTCCTTCAGATCACGCCTTTTCTCAGCACGATCATCTTTGGTCTCGGTGCGATTGAACGCATCAAGATCAGGAACCTCGAGATCATCAAGATCAAGATCAGGAATGAAGTCAGGTTCTGCTCCTGTAGGAGGTTCTGTTAGCTTGACAGTGACCTTCTCATCACCATCTCCATCGTCCTCAACATCAGATCCATCTTCAGCCTCAGACTCGTTCTCCACCTCGTGATGAAGTAGGCCTGTCTCTGTGACATCCTTGGAAAGCTTGGGCTTCGGAACGGCATGACGAGTCGTTACTCTCCAGTAAGAGAGATAACGAGGAAGCGATACCGCTCCCAGATCGTCTTTGGGGCGTTCACGAAGATCCATATCCAGGACGTACGCGAGCTCATAAGGCTCTCGACGAGGTTTTGTCGAACCGTACAGAAGCCATCCGTTACGGTTGATCACTGCTTCGTCCAGAACCTCCTCAACTGTGCCGTTCGTGCCGAGAGCGGCGATCACACGTGGTAATCGCTCGTCTTTCAGCACCTCTTGGCGCATGCGAAGATGAACGGCTGGGAAAGCACGAAGGGCTGGATTGACAGCATGCCAACCATCCTTCACGAACTTACGACCGTCTTGCTCCACAATGTAAGGTTCTGTCCTCTGAGTAACAACCCAGAAAGCGTGATTCTTGTCCTCTTCATGACGAAAGTAGAAGTTCTGATCATACACTCGTTTGTAAGCACCCAATACCTCCCGAATACTTTGGAAGTTGTGCTTTCGCAGATTGATGATATCTTGGGGTTCCACGTCTTCATCAAGTGGGTATTTCAGATCCACGTCAATCACAAGGGGAAGCTCCATATGAGGTAGAGGTTTCTCTACAATTCCCAAGGTGCTTCCGTTCTTGAGCTCACCTTCATACCTAACGAAAAACTCCTCCATCTGATCCTGAGGAATGGAGAACTTCCCGTACGGTGGACACATGCTCAGATGTGTCTCCGTACGGGAGGAAACTCTCTCGTTCAAAGATGAGAAGCGGAAACGCTGTAAGTACTCGATAAACTGTCGTGAAGGTGCGCGGTGATTACTCGCTTGTGGAAAAGACATCGTTCTGGCGGTCGCGCCCGTACCCTTATCCAAGATTTTTCTTCCAGATTTCTTTCTCAAGTTTGCCCTAGTGTGTTGACGATTCATCGATTTTTCTTTCTCATTACCGTTAACGCTCTGGGATAACTTTGGTTGTGACATGTTTTAACAGCTCGCTACCCCATATCTGGGATCCTTTTATGCCATATTTTTTATGACAACGTCATGGGATTTCTCGATATTTTTTCGGGAAATCCCATGTTCCTGATTCAAGACTGGCTTAAACGCACCTGTGTATATAGAGAGCGTTTGTGGATATTCTAAAGATTTTTTAAAATGGAGCCAATTCCTTTCGGAAAAAAGCGTGCCTTGCTTGTGAAGGACTCTTCAAGACGTATGTTGATTCTGAACTCCTTACGGAGGTTCGCCTCAGTTCGTCTTTGGGAGAAGTCCGTTACTGGCCTTAAAACTCGTGATGATGTCCAGCCTGTCTCTTACGAGACCTTCCAGCGCCTTCGTCAGACTCCTCATCTAGCTCGTTTTGTTCCTGAGAGCCGAAACAAGAGAGGTGTGAAGAGGGCGTGTCCTGAGTTTTTCCTTTTTCTGACTACTCTTCCTGATAGTTCCAGGAAGATCTGCTGTATGATTGAGAAGCGTTGCCCTTTGGACAGTTCTCGCATCTACCAACTTCGCTTCCGTTTTCGGGAGTCTCTTTTCTCAGGCTCTCTTCTTTCAGGTGTGTTTCTACAGACTACTGAGGATAGGGCACCTGAAAGAATGGAGGTGACAGAAGGGTTCGGCACTTTCTTCAAGAACTGTCGTCACTCTATCTCCGCCCCTCAGAGGCAGAAGAACTGGTTGTTTCTGGCTGATGATATCTGGATTCACAAGGGGAAAGACATACCTCTACCCCTGGCTCAGCGTCTGGTATGTCTCCAGGATCTTCTGGGTATGGATCTTTACCCCGACTCTCGTCTTGATGTCTGTGATTTTGCTGTGGCGCGTTACGCCGATTACAACACGATCGAGGACTTTCTGCGTAACGAGAGAAAGTACTTCCCTTTCGACATCTCTGATCACAAAGTGACTTTTGTCTCCACTCAAGGAACCCCGGGTCTGGAGGAGCACAAAGCATCACTGGCACAACCTGTTCCCACACCTAGCATGGATGACTCTGTTATCTTTCGTAATGGTGAGTGGAGTATGCAGGGTGGTACTGGCGCCCCTCTCTACAAGCCGTCATCAGATACTAAGTCAAACTCTACATCCACCTCACATACACAGTCTCTCTCCACAGGACAGAGGGAGACCATGAGGTTGGAGAAATCAGAGTTTCCTGACGTGTACTGGGTTGTTCAGCCTACCTCAGGAAAGAGATTGGGTGCGGCGCGTGTGCGTTCCCTTCAGGAGTCACAGTTGCTACGAGAGAGATTTCAGGAGGTCGAGCAGAGCGCTCAGGAGGACGGAAAGTCACACCTCATGATCACTTGTGTGTTCGAGGAGGAGTTCCTCAAGTGGCGTCCTCTCCTAATCACACATTAGGCTCCTTCATCGTGATAGATACCTCGGGACCGACGGGACCGTCAAGCCCGAGAATCTGAGGGTTAAGTTGTTGTTGAGGAGCGTTGTTCTGTTTGATCGCCTCCTGTAGTTTCTTCAGGTCTTGCGAGATCTTGTTGATCTTGGCAGCCTTAGCTGCGGTTAAGGGACCCTTGAGAGGATTCGACAAATTCTTCTTTTGAGGAGAGAGTTTAGCACTCTCACTAAGGTTTTCCTGGGATTGTGCTTGAACGGCTTTGATATCTCCACCGTTCTTATCATCCTTCTCATCTTTCTCATCTTTCTCATCCTTCTCCTCAATGATAGGGGGAAGAGAGGGCTTCGGGTCTTTAGGTGGTGAGACACGTTGAGTCACCATAGAAGGTGTAACCTGTTGTTGTTGCTGTGGTGTAGCGAAGCGAATACCTTGTGCGACATCGACAGCTGCCTTAAGGGTGGTTGCCTCTTGAAGGTTCCACGTGCCTCTTTGCTGTCCGACATGTACGGCGTTAATAAGAAACTGAATAGCTTGCTGAGGTGTAATTTGTTGTGCCATATCTGAGTCGACTACTATATGTTCGTCAGATAAGTTGTTATCGCAGTTTGAACGAGAAGACAATTTTCTACAAGATAGTATACTCCAAATCGGGGAAAGTGAGAGAATGTCCACACAAAGTCTGTGTTTTCCTGATGTGGCTCCGTATGTTGTAGACACTTGCCTAGCCTGTCCAACCGTCTCAGAGGTGGCATGGGGTCTTCGTTATAATTGTCCTGGCCCTTCATGTGGTCAGTCTGGTGGCAAAAGAGGGCGTAACAAACGTCCTGAAGTAACAAAGGAGTTTATGTTGAGACTTCTTAAACCCGTTGTCGCGAACAAGGATGACAACAGAGAGCAACGTATTCGTAAGTGCTCAAATCAGTTGAAATCTCTTGTCTCCCTCTCTGACTTCGTTTACAACAAGACGAAAGGTGAGGAAGGCCTTGATCTTATCTGCCGTCACATGGCGGATCTTCGAGACGCCTTTCCTAAAATGGATCTCTCTGTAACACATTTCAGAGACTTTGAGAAACATTCATCTGTCTCCATCCTAGTGGCACAAGGAATTATGAAAGGCCCCTGGTTGAATCGTCCAGCTAGTGGAGAGTACGAATATCTCGCCGTTGTTTTTCATCTTCTTCCTAACAAGGAAAAGTCTAAGGTGAACGAGGTTCACTTCCGATCAGAGTTTCTCTCTGAGGAGACCTACCGTAAGTTACGTGCTCTTGATCTTTTACACACTGCGTTCGCTGTTAACGCTAGTGCTAAGGAGATTATAAAGGAGAACGTGGAGAAAGTTGCCAAGAACAATCGTAATCGTAACATCGCACCTAGTGCTCTCCCTGTTGTCGGAGTTCCATTGCTTCTGGCTGCCTCCGTGGCGGAGAATCGAGAAAATCGTAACAACGCTCGTTTCCAGAGGGAGCTGGCAGAGGCGGAGAGGAATATCAAGAACCAAGATAAGGAGTTGAACGCCAACGTAAATCTTATTGAGAATAACCAAGCTCTTATCAACGACAACAATGAGGACAGTGAGACAGATCAAGACGAGGAGGACGATAATGAAGGAAACAAAGCGATTAAGATTGAGTTAGAGACAGAAAACAACAATAATAATAATGAGCCTGAGAACAACGCTTACTACAGAGCTAATGAGAATGATGATGACGACGATGATGATGGTGAGAATGGTGAGAATGGTGAGAATGGTGAGAATGGTGAGGATGAAAACCTTAATGTTGAGGGTAAGAAAACCGAGAATCTCGTTATGAATCCTCTTGTTAGAGCGGAGTTAGAACGTGCTGGCCTTGATCCTAACAAAGGTGCTCAACAGAACACCGAGTTACTTCTTAACGCGAAGAACAGACTGGAACAATCAGGTGGTGACGGCTACTACGCCGCTGTCGAACAGATTCCTGTTGGTGGTCAGCCTGTCTACCAAGGCTACAGTTCGTGTTGCCCACCTTACTTTACAACAGACGGGTCTCAGTGGGACGCTATGTGTTCCGGAATGCAAGGTGGTAGAGCCGTAGGCCAAGAGATCGCTTTCGGATCTAAAACTCTCAGCATGATGAAAGACGGTGTTGTCTACTCAATGACAGCAAGTGTTCTGGACTCTGCTGGTAACGATACCGCTGATGCCATGGGTATGACAGGTCCTATGAAGCGCCGAGTGAAGAATCACCTGTCAAAACACATGCATGATCACGCACGTGCGATCGTTCGAAAGAACGTGGATCAAGGAGTGGAGAAACTGTCCGACGCTATCCCTCATTCGAAGAATATGAGACTTATCGTTGTTCCTCAAACAGCTGGTGCTCGTAAAGCGAAGAAAGGTGGTAATCTTCTGGGAACTCTTGGTACTATTCTTTTCCCAGCTGGTACTGCTGTGGACAACGTCGTGCCTTGGTTGCTCACGATTGGCGCTCTTATGGGAAAGAGAATCGAGACTGATCTTTACGACATTACTGGGTCAGCCAGTAAATCTCGTAAGAGAAAGGGTACTCGTAAGGGTATGGTTCGTAAGACAGCTCGTCGTGCTTACGAGGGTCTTGGTAAGAAAAAGAGGAGAAGAGCACCTGCGAAATCTCGTAAGCGTTCGGCGTCGAAGACGCGAAAACGCACGGCGTCGAAGACGCGAAAACGCACGGCGTCGAAGACGCGAAAACGCACGGCGTCGAAGACGCGAAAACGCACGGCGTCGAAGACGCGAAAACGCACCACCTCTAAGTCCAAGACACGTAAGCGTTCAACATCAAAGGGGCGCAAACGTAAAGCTCCGAAGCGTAAGCCTCAGAAGAAGAAGAGTCTACCTCGTCGGGGACGACGCTGGCAACCTCTGACAAACTCAGACATTCGTAGAATTATGTCCCAGAGGGGTGGTATGAAAGGGGGTTTCTGCGGAGCCGGTATATGTGGTGACGCTGTTCTCTCACCTTTTGACGGATGTCGCCGTCCTGAATGGGGACCTCGTAACTGGGTGAAACCTAACGTGAAGGACCCGATCTGTATTTAATACAGGAGGATGTGACGTAAGGAACACCCGATTTGTATCTAATTTTTTACAAACTATGTAATGTGTATCACTAAATAGGAAAGGTTCCCCCGGTAGCCCCGGCGAGAATCATATCCATCACATGATCATCAACCTGCATCTCAGGTGGTGCTAACAAGTCAGGTACTTTATCACCTGTGTCGTTAGTCGCTACACTTTCATCCTTGGTAATACTTTCCAGATCCGCGTCCACCTCATCGGGAGTGACGAAGTTCTCCACGCATGCCTCTAGCATATCCTGAAGGACATCTGTCTTTTCATCGAAGCACACCTCCTGAATAGGGTAGTGAGCCTTGCGAAAGTAATCACGCCTTCGCCAAGCCTGCGAGGAGAAAGACGCGAAGTCGTCCACGATGTCGACCACAAGTGGGGGACGATCCTCGGGGTACTCCGGCTTTCTCTGAACACGCCCTACACACTGCTCAACGGTTCCCGCGTTTCCTTTCGAGGTTGCGAGCACAAGGGTGTCCAGAATAGGAATGTCCATAGCCTCTTTCGCCATCGCGTAAGTGGCCAGAATGAGATCACATGTCGCGGAGACCTTGCGTTCTTTCGAGGTCGTCTCTCCGATGTAGTACCCGATACGAAAAGGAAGGTCTCCCGGATCGGTGGATCCCACATCATGCTGAAGTTGCTTGTGAATGTCTCGAAGATACTGAATGCGTTCCGATAGCACCAGAATATGCCTCTTGTCCTCAACAATGAAGAAGCGAATCGCAGCAGCGATGAGAGCGACACGTTTCGGACACTCGATCAGCTTACTAATCATTTTCACAGTGTCAGGCTTACCCCGATAGTTGCGCCTCTCTCTGTAACACCCATTCGAGGGAAGTGTCTTGAACTGAAGACGAATTACCTGGGTATTTTTCGGGTTTTTCTTAGCCTTTCTTTTGTTAATCCTGTAAACAATCGGACCGATGAACATCTTAGTGACTTTCGTCATCCCGTCAGGACGATTCGGTGTCGCGGAGAGACCAAAGTGGTACTTGGTCTGAACACGCCTGAGAGCCTTAGAGAACACTCTTGAGGGCACACAGTGTACCTCGTCGTAGATGACCATCCCGAAGCTCTTATAAATGCTCAACGAATAGTCGCACATAGATATGCTCTGTAGCATTCCGATCACGATGTCCTTGTTCTCGATCTCCTGTTTCTTCTGTCGCAGAATACCGACACGAGCGGTGGGCAGGAACTGTGAGATGCGTTCCTCCCACTGCTCCATCAGAAACTCCTTCGCCACAACAATTAGAGTCTTGACGCCGAGTTTGTGTACGAGGTAAAGCCCTAAACAGGTGTTGTGAGTGACAGTGAAATCCCCGAGAAGGAATCTACGATTGCCATCAATCTCAAACCCGTAATAGTCATCAACCTCCAGTTTCTCAAGATGAATCCTTGTTACCAAAGCATCCTTGATCTGTTTGCGAGGTTCTGCTCTTTTACGGGCGATCAAAGTAGGAATATTCTGAAGACCTTCACCATGAATCTTAGTTCTGTAGTATGTTCCTGTTCTCTTCTTACCTTTGTACATACATGACTTCTCACACTTCTTCTTGTAAGCGGCGAATCCGAGGGAACGCGCCAAGTAGATGATGTCATCAAGTAAAGTCTCGTTCTTTTGGGTAATGTCAAAGGTACCATGAGTGTAATGTCCATCCGCATCAAGAATACCAGCAAGAACCTTTAAGCGTATATCACGTGAGTTACACTTGTAATCAGTAGGAATATGTTTGTTCATTATCATATCTTGTTTCCGTAATTCCTCCATTAGAGGATTCTTCGTAGGTACACTACACATATTGTAGTCATACTGAGATTGATATCGTAAGTACATATCGTACTCACTTAGTTTTCTCACGAGATATTGAATCACTACTGCATCCTGTGTGGAAATACCAGTTCCTCTTGACATTCCATCACCAAGCCAGAGTCCAATAATGTAAGGATCGAACCCGACCTTCTTCTCTGGAAACTCCACACCAACTCGATAGCCCAGAAGAGGACCACCGCGTCCGTGGTAACTTTTTGGGAGTTTTAAGTAGTCTTTCACCTCCATATCAACAATTGTACCTTTCCTCCATTTCTTACTTCGATCAACTGAACACTTCAAGGAGAGAATGTGAGACTCATTCACGATGTAAGGGTCACCCTTCTTCGGAACAACCTTGTACATCTGCTCTCTACCAGTACAGGTGGAGAGAACAGTACGAGGAGTTGAGTCATCGCCCATAAGAAGCTCTCCAGGCTTGATGTCTTGAACCATCTTGATAGATCCGTCATACATCATCACTGGAGTGTCCTTTCCGAGACATTTACCAAATCCACATGGAAGGCAGAGAATACCACCTCCTTGATCACGAGCCGCTTTCAGACATGCTCGCACAGGCGCGAGCTGTTTCTCTCTTAGCTCTCCGTTGAACTCGAGCTTCACTTCTTGGATATGCTTGTTATTCTTGTCCTTGTCCGGCTGTCCGTACTTGCGAATCCCGTAGAACTTCGGGATGAAGATCTTGGAGCCGTTTTTAGCCTTCCCGAAAACCGGGAAAGGTTCCGGAGGAGGCCCGTACCCCTCGACGTGATTCGGTCGAAAGGTGAGATCGTGTTCTAGCGTGGTTAACTGCTCAGTAGTGAGATCCTCGGTGTACAGTGTGTACCCTCTCTCTCCCATGTAAGTGCGAGGCTTTCCCTTTTTCGCGGGACGTGTAAGAGTTTTCTGCTCGGCCATTTTGAGAGTTTTCTACTTGGGAATGAGAAAAGCCGGGAACGAGCTATCAATTTTACTATACGTGGCTTTGTTTATCCCACCGCCAAACGAAAGAAAATCTTTTCTATTCTTATATTAGCTTTCTACTATGGCGAAACGTAGATCCAAATCTAAGAAAGTCATGGGCTGGAACGAGTACCAGGTTCTGAGGGCGATTGTCGCTCTCGCTATCGTTGTTTACATTGTCGGAATCGTGCCTTCTTACTCGAAGGTTGTCGGTGATCTCTTCCACGAGCCTGTGGTCAAGCTTATCTTCCTGGCTCTTATCGTCGCAGTAGGATACATGGACTCGATGCTGGGTGTTCTCCTGGCGGTCGCGTTCCTTGTCTCCATGCTCTCCTCGGCTCAGTACCAGGCAACACCTCTGGGACAAGCTGTGAGTGGTGTACAGGCAGGTGCTCGCCAGGTCGTGCGTCTTCCTGAGGAGGTCGTACAACATGTGACTCACCCGTCTGTTTCTGGAGCTCCTGCTAAGGAGTCTATGTCCAACCCTCTCGGTGGAGCAGGATACCAAACTCCTAACGCTCAACAGGCGTTCGAGATGAACGAGCAGGCTGGTCAGGCTCTTATGGGACAGGGTGCTGACTGTACCGTGATCCCTCCTCCTACTGGCGGATGTGATCCTATCGTAGGCTACAACGCTCCTTACGACTGCGTCTGTAACGAGAATTGCGCTGACGAATGTGACAAGGACAACCGTGGTTGTCTGTGTACAGGTGTCGCCACCTGGAATGATGAGCTGAACGCTCAAGGCCTTAACTACCCGATGGGTTACGCCGGGAGTCAAGAAGGCGCTACTTACAACTAAGATGTTTGCTGATTAGCGGGAGATATTGATGATTCTACTTGTACTGTTGGCTGGGATGGGACAGGAACATTTCTGGGAGATACAGAACTGCCAGAACTGTTACCAATAGCCCCCATCTCAACACTTGTATTTACCGGTGCTTTATCACCACCACTTTTACCTCTTTTTGTCCACCAATGTATTAAAAAGCCTAATACAATCACAATAACAATACCTATGAGAACGTACTTTCCCCATCTGGAGAACCAACCTTTCTTGGAGCTATCATCTTTTGGACAATCTGGCTCTGGACACTCTTTATCATCCTTCTCATCATCCTTCTTCTTCTGCTTCATGAATTGATGTACTGTTGCTTGTACCTCTGGAATAATCTCCGGAACCATCTTGTATCGAATATCGATAGGTTGCGGAGATATGTTCTCATTAAGCTCAATGTACGTGTTGCCAGGCATTTTGCGAGGAGGCGCCGATGTTGCTTTCACAAGTGCTGGAGCACCTCCGGAAAGTCTGGATGCGAAATTGTTGTAGAAAGTACGTGGAAATGTCAGAGCTGATTCTGGTGAGTAGAATACGATGTAGTTCACTGTCGGGTCGTTCCCATCTGTCCATCTTACAAACTTTCTCTTGTCCTCACGAGGCAGGAACATTCGTGGTGTCCACATCTCCACACCAGGGACAGCGTTGTTTCTTCCTTTCCTAGGAATAGCTCCTGCCAGGCTCATCATCGTTTTGTGTAATCCTTTCTCTGTCAAGTCCTCCGGTTCCTCGTCTCCTTGTGAGACCATGACAGGTGTAACGGTCACGATAGATCTAGATCCTGACTTACTGCGAAACACCATTCCTACCTCCATCGGATACCTGGATTTTGCTACAGAGAACTTTGATGGTGCCTGAATGAAGATGTCTTGTAAATAGTACTCCCGGTTGAGACCACCGGTGTACAAAGCGAGATCGGGATTAGGGTTGTTAAAGTCTCCGTTGTGAGAGAGCTGAAATAACTTCTTTCTTTTAACTGTCTTACCAGGACGCCCAGTCACAGCGGACAACGCTTTCTCCTTAAGATCTCCTGGTGGAATGGTAGTGTCAACCGTCGGATCAATCCGGATAACACTGTCAGATCCACTGACAGTCATGCCACGAATGTAATCCTTGAAATCCCACTTATCGACCTCCATCGCACACATCGCGCTACACAACGAGTAAGTAACTGTCTCGTTGTCCTCAGTGCCTAGTGAGAAGTCTCTTGAGTCGTTCGAGAACGTCTTCTGAAACACGGATTCCCAAGTAGTGTCCGTCATGGGATCTTACATACTTTCCGCCAGACATTTTTCAGCTTGAAAAATGTACATTATTTATATAGCCGACAGTACACTAAGATGGCTGGTCTTGTTCTTAGAGGTCACTGGGTATGGATCTTTCCCCTTTTTATCGCGTTCATCACTCTGATGATCTACCATGATTGGTGGAGACCAATGAAGGAGTACTTTTACGTTATGGAGAGGATGGAAAACCAGGAAAGTAACAGCGAATCTCCTAAAGATGGTAAGCAAAGGGAAAAGTCCAAGAAGCAAGAGAAAAAGATAGAGGAGGATGCTGACAAAGAAGAGAGGAAAATGGAGGATGATGAGGAACTGTTGGAGTCAGAGGACAAACAGATGGAAGCCACAGTAGAAGTACCAACAAAGGAGGACTTCACCAGTTTCGATCACACCGCAGAGGTTCTGAGAAAAGGATGGAGACATAAGCCTTTACCACAACCTCTGCAACCTTATTACGGGCCTATTCGTGGGTTTAACTGTGGTGAGTACTCAGAGTTTCAGTTCTCTAATTTCGTACCACCCTGTCTTGAGTACGGGAAGTGTAACTCGAAATGGATTGAACCACCAGACTGCCCTAGCGATTACATATTCCCTGGCAAGATCGCTTACAAGGGTGAGGTTCCCCTAACCCCATACTTTCTTAATCATGAGAAGGACGTTGTCAACAAGAGAATAGAGGCCGACCTGAAGAGACCAGATGGTCACCGTAGGCTAAAAGCGTTAGAAGCTGATTTCTTCGAAAGGCCACAGTACATGTATCACAGAGGTGACAGCACCTGGAGTCCCAGGCTGAATGCGGAGGACAGGTACCGTCAGAAGTCAGCCTTCTGAGCGGTAGGCGATAAATCTGTACCGTCAGAAGTCAGCTTTCTGAGCGCTTAATAGAGATTTTGTATTTTCCCACTTATTATAGTAAGGAATTGTTCGAAATAACCAACTTTTTGATAACAGTTAAAAGGTTTAAGCTGAGAAAATTATATTGGGTAAGAATAGCCAACCCCTGATTCCCGAAACATGTCATCAACCGACATTTTTAACAGTTTTTCACCCATGACGAAAAGACCGCACGAACTGGAGACTCTATCTCTAAAGGGCGCGAAGAAGATTTCGCAGGCTAGCCCTCCATCGAGTCCCGAGTTTGTCAAACTTTACGATGTGAACACATCCCGCGATGAGTTTATCGAACCCATCCTTCGTGAGAACCCGAATCGCTTCGTGATCTTCCCAATCAAGTACACAAAGTTGTGGAAACATTACAAAGACATGATGGCGTGCTTCTGGACACCGGAAGAGATCGATTTCTCAAAAGATGGACAAGACTGGGCTAGACTCAATGGGGATGAGAAGCATTTTATCAAGAATGTTCTGGCTTTTTTCGCAGGGTCAGATGGCATTGTCATGGAAAACTTGGCTCAACGTTTCTCTAATGAGGTACAAATTCCTGAGGCGCGTCACTGTTACGGTTATCAGATTATGATTGAGGCTGTTCACTCCGAGACATACTCTCTCATGATTGACACGTACGTGAAAGATCCTGTTGAGAAGAAGAGATTGTTCAACGCTATCGAGACTATCCCATGTGTTGGTAAGAAGGCGGATTGGGCGTTGAAGTGGATTGAGGACGACCATTCTACGTTCGCGATGCGCCTTGTCGCTTTCGCAGCGATTGAGGGTATCTTTTTCTCTGGTTCTTTCTGCGCTATTTACTGGCTGAAACAACGTGGACTCATGCCAGGACTCACGTTCTCGAACGAGCTGATCTCTCGTGATGAAGGGCAACACACTGATCTCGCGGTTCTTCTTCTTGAGGAGATGAAGAGGAAACCCGCAGAGGAACAGGTACACGCTCTCATCAAAGAGGCTGTCACTATCGAGAAAGAGTTCATCACTGAGTCTTTGCCTTGTTCTCTTATCGGTATGAACTCGCGTCTGATGAAACAGTACATCGAGTTTGTGGCGGATCGCCTTGTCGCGCAGATGGGATACAAGAAAATCTGGAATACAAAGAATCCTTTTGACTGGATGGAACTTATCTCACTCGCACCTAAATCGAACTTCTTTGAGAGACGTGTTGGGCAGTACGTGAAAGCCGGGGTTGGCAAGAGCGCTGAGGATAATCAAATATCCTTTGACGACGAAGATGATTTCTAGTTTATCACTTAACATCACTAAATTTAACTGATCTAAAGTAATTTTGGCCTCCTTGACCTAACCGAGTACTCGGAAAGATCAAGGAGGCCAAAATTATTTTTTTGTTTTTGTTTTTGTTTTATTTTTCAATATTTGTTACGTACGCAACAATGGTGTTCGGTAATATGTACTGACTACTTCTTACGACGTCTACGAGTCACGTTTCTCTGTGAACTCTTCACGATGTTCAGCTGGACATCCTGCTGGAACTTGACCGCTGGAAGAGCGTGCTCCTCAAAACCCTCGATATCATAACCGAATGTGAAGTCAGAGTCATCCACTTGTACAGGTCTTGTACCGATGTCTCGCATATAGTCCTCCAGACGGATATCCTTGGATTCAAGGTTGAAGTCCTCGTCAAACTCGAACGCCTCGGTGTCCTCCAGAGGTGCCATCGCTGGCGAGTGTGTCAGCTCAGCCATCTCGCTCACCTTGGGTTCTGGTGGCAGAAGCGTCTCTGACGAACGAGCCTCCACAGGATCCGGTAGCAGATCTTGGTTCAGGAGAACATCGAACGCGTTGGTACCTGTCTTCACCGCCTGACCAGCGATGATGTTAGCTGATGTACCGTTCATGTTGTCCTTCTCGGCGAAGATACCAGCAGAGATGAGAACCTTGTCCATAACCTCGTACGTGGCACGTCCAAGAGGACTGATGTACGGAGACTTGCCGAAGCCGTGACGTTGAATCTGCATCACGATTCCACGGTATGTCATCAGATCAGCCAGCACAGAGAAGTGTCTGTAGTCGATCTCAGAGGCACCACCGTTAGCGATGGTCGCCTCGATCTCACGAATGATCGCGTAACGAGCACCCTCAATGCCGAACAGGTTGTGAATCTCCGAGATGTCGTTCGTGGTAGTACGTACAGTGTCCACGTAGTCATTGGAAAGAACCTCAACCATGTTCGATCCGGTCGTACGCAGAATCCACTCCTTAACAATCTCAGGTGTTCCGTCCTCCTTGTAGTGTACCTGACTCTCCTTGTCAAGAACAACCTTCTTGATACCTGGCACACCACGCAGAGGTAGAGTCAGTAGACAGTCACCGAGAGAGCGGAAGAACGCGATGTAGTCCTCACCTTCATCAAAGTCCTGGTGTACACGAATGCGCATGGTCAGGTTACTGCTGTTCATGTCAGGGACAACACACTGAATATCAGTATCTACGTTACAGTTCTTCACGATCTCGTCGTATACATCCTGCATGTAGATACCACGTTGAAGCATCGCCTCGCGATCGAACTCCATCCAGAGAACCCAGTTACTCAATGAGTCAGGATCATCACACTCCATCTCCATCAGCTCCAGCATCTCCTCGAACACCTCGTACGCGCGCTCCTCCTCCTCATACTTGCCACCCTTCACGTTAGGCACGTACATGATCTCGGAGTGTGCGAGAATGTCCTGAATCTCTGTGTACTCAAGAGCGTTCTTCACCTCAATGGCTGCGTCACGGTTCTCTGCGTACTCAGGCTTCATGTAGATCACCATGGAAGGAGTCTTGATATCCTTTGACATGTTGATGATCTCTTGCGCACGAGGCACACCGGAGTTCGTGATCATCGCCTTAGCACCTACACCTGCAAAATGAAATGTATCACGCACATGAAGACCACCAAGAAGACAGAAGTTGCGCGTGTCAGCGACAGTGAGATCGAACACATGAGACTTTGTTGACTTAACCTCATCAATCGAGATAACCTTGTCAAAGTAAACCTCACTGTTAACAGCCTCTTCAATAATCAATCTGTCCTCCTCTGACAGATCTTCCTTTAGCATCTGTCTCAACTCATCCCTGCGATAATCACCATCCAGTTGAGATGTAACAACACTTGGAATAATGTCGTTACAGAAAGAGTTTCGCGCGTACTGGTGACTACAGATCTTCTCAAGTTTTTCCTGCTTACTGTTGTCAGTCAGTCTGATTGACCGGATGAATCTCTGTGCGAAACGGTTTCTCATACAGATAGACCAGTGAGGAAGAATGTTCTTTGATCCGACATTGTTCTTCTTAACAATTGTTGGTCCGTACTTTCTTCCGAATACTCCGAACACGGCCAGAAGATCCAACACACCGTCCAACAGAGTCTCCGAGACAGACGTTGCGTAAACAGCTTTCTCTTTTAGATTGACTGTTCCGTCACCGCTGAAATACCCGTCCAGAACTCCTCGAACAAACTCTTTGTTCGCTGTGAAAGCGAAAGGTGGCACGAACTTATTAGCAGATCCGTTTCCACACATTCTCTCCATCAGAGTCGCCAGAAGAACAGAGTGAATCTTCAGGTCAGTGCTTTTGGAGCCCTTGAATCTTTTGTTCGTTGAGACATCTGTATGGTATCCTACAGAGTACCTGTCCAGAAACTGCTTCAGACGAGTCTGGTACTTCTCGTCGTTATTTGAGATGTGTACATACGTCTTCGTGACACCACCCTCTGCCAGATAGGCACCCACAAAGAACCCGAACTCCTCATCAAGTGTCATACTCTCAGGAATCTTACTTGTTGTTCTGTTACATTTCTTGGGATAGATAACACCTTTCTCAATAACTTGTTTTCTCTTGAGAGCGTCCATACAACTGTCTGATCTCTTGTAAGGAACAACGAAGTCAACTCCTTGTGCTTTCGAGAACCAGTGTCTCTCACCGTTCGAGACAGAGATATCTCGTATCTTCTTGGCTTTGTACAGCTCAGATCCGTAAAGAAACTCTGTTCTCGGAAGATAGTGAGAGAGATCAATCTCCTTGCGTACGTTCTTACACTCTGGAAACTGAATCGTCACTGGTAGATAATCACCCACCTTCAACTCCTCACCTGTAACACCCACGATCAGATTATCACGTCTGGCCAAGAACGACTTAGCCTTTGTCGCGTGAACAACACGTCCTGCTTTAGTACGAACCTTCAGCAGTACTCCGTCCTTTCCAGGAAGATGCTTCGTGACTGCCTCCAGTTTCTTCCAGTGTGTCTTCCCGTTCTCATCAACACATACAACCTCGTAGTCCTTCTGTGACACATCCACATAGGTCGTGTCATTCTCCAGATACTGCGTCCTTGATTTCTCAGCCTCCTCAATCTCTCTCTCAATAAAATCACCAATCTGTCCTGAGAAACACTCTGTACCGTTAACCGTGATCTTATCGGTGTAATCGATACTGTTGAGAGTAAGCTGAGTGACGGGTTCACCGATAGACTGTGCTGCCACGATACCAACCATCTCACCAGGATTCACGTACGCGTACATGATCTTGTGACGAATCATCTGTATGGCGTGACGGAACACCGATCGAGGCATCCTGTACTTGAGAAGACACTGCTTGGAGGAGAGATGTGAGCGGATCATGATCTTCAGGATTGGGTATGATTTTTTGTTAGGAGTGTACTTCACCACGAACTCTGTTAGCTCACGAACACCCTCAATGATCTCCTTCGGAGTGATATCAGAGATATCACCCTTCTCGATGTGGAACTGATCTGTTATCTCCTGAAGCATCCTCTTGAAGTTCACCGGTGAGAGCACCGATCGCTCCATCGACTTCTGATTGGGGAAGAGCTCGTAGCGCAGACGACGGCGATCCTCCTGAATCTGCTCCCACTCCTCCTCCATCGCTTTCGTCTGTTCAGCCTTCTGCTTCTGCATGGTGGTGTAAGCCTCTGATGTGAGCACGTTCTCGCTCACATTATCAAAGCTCCACTGGTACTCCTTCGAAAGATCATTGTTGTCCATCGGCATGAGAATTAGAGGAACGTGCTCAAGCTTGACTGGGTCAAACCCGTCCAGACCGTATGTGTACTGAACAATATTGTTGGACGCGTCGCGAACAGTGTCGTCGTACGCCACTCGAAGATCCTCCATAGCCTTGATCAGACGACGCTGAATGTAACCGGTCTCTGCGGTACGAATGTGTGAGTTGATAGAACCGACACGAGAACCCATGGCGGCGTAAAAGAACTCATGAGGACGCATTCCGCTCATGTACGAGCTGTACACAAATCCACGAGACGCCAGTGACTGATCCCACTTAGTGAAGTGAGCCAGCGTTCTCCCGTTCCACCCGAAGTTCACACGCTTTCCGTCCACCATCTGCTGACCAACAGTTCCCATGATCTGGTTAAGGTTCGTGGAGTTACCCTTCGAACCGGACTTCACTGACTGAATAAAGTGGTTGTCCGCAGGAAGGTTATCCTGAACGATCTCCTCAACCTCCATAGTCGCCTCGTTAGCAATGTTCAGAATGTCGATCTCTAAGGCTGCCATGCGCAGAGACTCAGAGAGCTCGGGCTTGAACATACCAAGCTGAGACTTACGAATCAGCTCGTTCGCCTTCAGCATCTTGTTCTGAAGAACCTCCTGAATGTTGTCACGAGTCTCACGTGAGGGGATAGCATCACCGAATCCGATAGTGAACCCAGTCTCCTCCATCCATGCGACGACAAGACGTTGCAGATTATCCAGGAAGTCTCTGCAGACACGAGAGCCGAACTGGTTGAATATCGCCTGAATGATACCATTAGCACCACCACCCAGTGTCTTCTTGTCCATGAAACCATCCACGATCTCGCCGTTGTGAATAGAGATCTTCCCGTTCTCCAGAGAGACATTAGGAAGAATCACACTGAACAACTCCTTACCAGTCCAGAATCGCTTCTTGCGAGCCTCCATGTAGTTGAAGTTCGACTTCAGCTGAATCACTGGCATTAGGTAGTGAAACAACTGCTCACCAGTGATCGCGAGTGAGTCTTGTGTGAGTAAGTAAGAACCGATCATTGAGTCCTGTACGACGGAGATAATCGGCGTGGACTTAGCCGGGGAGATAATCTGCGTAGGCACCGCAGCGATCTCCTCCAGTTCCACACGAGTCTGTAGAGACTGGGGAATATGACAATTCATCTCATCCATTAGGATGAGCCCCGTCTTTCGAATCGGGGATTAGACTGTATCTTAAGCCGAATCTGGTTGACTAGACCGTCATTTTCGACCGACACCCGTTCAGTCGTTGAGAGCCTACCATAAGCTGTCAAAGCGCTCTTGTAAGCGATGCGCCCTTAGGTAGTAACCCTGCGGATTGCCCAATTCTTAGCGTTATTACCATTGGGAACGGCTATTAACCGTGTTCTCCTTAAACAGTTTCCTGTTCAGGGTGGTAGCTAAGACTCTAAGGGGTTTCCCGCATCAAGGTGTCTTGCGAGTAAGTGTTGCTGATATTCTTTCAGATATCCTTGTAAATCATCATTGATTTACTTGGATTTCTTTATTTCGAAATCTGCGTTTTACTTACTCACTAGGTGGTTATATTCGGTGACCCGAACCTGTTTTACAGCGTTTGTTCTTTCTAGGTATAACAGGTAACCTAGAAAGCGCCCACCTGTTGATGGCAATGAGATGAACGTTTACCATCGAAATCAGCGTTGTAAGGCTTACACACGAACACGTTCAGTCGGAAAGTGTTGTGCTCCACGATACGAGCCTTGTGCGCCATCATGCTCATTCTGTGTAGAGAAGGCTGACGGTTGAAAAGGCATATGTCACCGTCCTTGATGTGACGGTGTACGATGTCACCCACCTTCAGCTGAATCGAGTTAGGATCCACATGCTTCAGGTTGATGATACAAGGAGAAGGTGTGCCGTAACAGTCGTACTCAGTGCGCTCTATTTTTTTGGCACCTGGGTGGATGTTGGGTCCGTTACGCACCAGCGCTGACATCTCCTCCATGTTATCCTCTGTCACGACGTCTGGGAAGGTCAGCACCATCGCTATTTTTTTGGGCATACCGAACTCGTCGATCGAGATACCAGGATCGACGGAGATAACTGTACGGGCTGACCAGTCAACACGCTTACCCATGAGGTTACCACGGAGACGTGCGTCCTTACCAGTGATTCGCTCGCGGAGTGCCTTGATAAGCTTGCCAGAGCGTTGAACATTACGAAGGAATCCTGGGATCTTATTAGAGATCAGAGTCGCCACGTTGTACTGAAGGAAGTTGTACGCGGCGTCAATCTTGGTCTGATCCTCACCCTTCTCCAACTTCTTCTTGAGGGTGTTGTTCGCCTTCACTATCATGTGAAGGACGTACGTTAGATCATCCTCAGATCTCTGATTGTTCTCTCTCTGTACAGAGGGACGAACAGCCGGAGGAGGCACGGGAAGCGCTGTACAAATCATCCACTCAGGACGCGAGAAGACCGGGTCAAACCCGAGGAACACACAGTCCTCACGTGTGATGCGACGCAGAATCTCGTAAGCTTGCTGTGGGAAGATGCGTTGCTTACGAGAGATTGAGATGTCCCTGATAGCCTCCTCCTTGAACTCAGCAAGAATCGCGACCACAGTGTCCTTGTCCAGCCCTGGAATCTTCACCTGACCACGAAGCTTGTCCGATGTAAGAAGAGAGTACTTGGAAGGCTGAATAACACGGCATCCAGTGTTGTGGCAGCAACGAGGAGACTTCTGAGACTTTGTACTCGCCTCATAAATCACCTGAAAACGGTTCTCACCTGTCTTTCCCTGAAGGTTCTTCACCAGCTTCTTGTTATTCTTGCGAACAAGCAACGTTGAACAACGGAAGCAGACGCAAGGAAGAAGCTTCATCACGATGTGAACCAGATGCATGTGGTACACAGGGAGAGCAAGCTCGATATGTCCGAAGTGCCCCGGACACATCTCTGACTTGTTCTCACAGGTGGCACATTTGGGTCCACGATCGATCACACCCATGCGAGGATCGAACAATCCGTTGATAACGGGTTCGGATCCGTCATATGTATCAGGCTTCGTGATCTCACACACAGATCCCCGACGAATCATCTCGGGATCCATGAGTCCAAACTGGATCGCACCAATGCGACGAGTTGGTTGAAGATTTTTCAGTTCTCTGGCAAGGTCGTTCATCTTGACTTGATATAGCGAAGATAAGTGTCAGGGACTGCTACACAAGATACTCTGCTGGCTTTATGTATATGTTTTTTTCAGAAACGCAAAAGTTGTTATCGGAAGGTCTTCAGATATGTTTTTGTGTTTTTCTCAGAGCGCGCACTAGTATACCCGAGTGGCTTTAAGTCATGACATCAGTTTTTTTCTCTGCCCCTCAGATTTTTTGGGGTCCGCAAAAATATGAACTAACATAAAGATTTCAGAACTACGTGTTATCAGCTTCCGAAAAGATGTCGTGCCAAGGTATAGAGTACTTTCTTTCGACAGGTATGGGAAAGACAGAAGAGTCAAAACAAAGTGACAAAGATTCAGGACCTGTTACTCGTTCTAGAAGTAAAGCTCGTCAAGGACAAATTAAGAGAAAGCGGTCTTCTCATGGCGACAAGCCACCTGCCAAAAAGAAAAAGGAAGATGTTAACCAAGGGTCTTCCTTTTCCGAGAGCGATGCAGGCTCCGGAGACAACTCATCAAGCGATGAAGAGTATGACTATGATTACGTGCCACCCACCGAGTCCGAGGAGTCTGAAGAAGAAGGGTCGGATGACGGCGATGACGGCGATGACGGCGATGAGGAGTCTGGAGACAATGAGATGGAGACAGAGGATCTGAAAAAGGTTGAGCCTCGTGTGAAGCGACGCAAGATCGTACACCGAGAGCAAGATGAAGTAGAAGGGGAAGATGAAGAAGGCTCTGAGGAGGAGGGTGATGAGATGGAGGACGGTGAGATTGACATCGAGGAGGATGAGAAACTACAAGATTTCATCTCGCAACTCGCAGCCAAACTTGGACAAGAGGTGTACGAGAACGCGATGGCTCGTGCTGATCAGCATGACGCTGAGATGGACACCGCAGAAGCCATGGGGATGATGGGTCAAGGTAGTCAACCTCAACTTCTCATTGTCGGAGGGCAGATGCCTGGCATAGGAGGTCAACGGGACAGCATCGTTATCGAGATGAAAAAGTCAGGGATAGATGAGAAAAATAACAAGGAAGATGAGGATGAGGACAACTGTTGTAAGAAGGGAGGAAATCGTGAGTCTCGTTGGGACAAGAAAGGCAAGGATTACAATCTGCGCAAGCGTCCCACTGACTTTCGTGAGTCTCTTACTCCTGAACAGAAGGAGAAGTTAGAGGCGGTAGAGAAACAGATCTGGGAGATGAATCGTCACCAAGTCCCTCCACGTTACAAGATCCTTCTGTCTAATCTGACTATCGGATCCAAGCAGAAGATTCTGGCTAACATGGATCGTCTGGCTTACATGAACTCGTACAGCTCGGAGTACTCCAAGCTTACGCAGTGGCTAGACGGCGTTCTCTCCATTCCGTTCGACACCAAGATGGAACTTCCTATCTCTCTGTCCAGCACAAGTGAGGACATCTCCAAGTACTTGCAGTCTGTCCAAGGAACTATGAACGAGTGTATCTACGGACAGGATCAGGCGAAGCAGTCTATCCTTGAGTGTGTCGGAAAGTGGATCACTAATCCTGGCTCGTCCAATCGACCTCTCGCGTTCGTAGGCGAGAAAGGAACAGGTAAGACAACTCTGGCTAAGTACGGAATCGCCAAGGCTCTGGGTCGCCCGTTCTTCCTGATTTCATTGGGTGGTGAGTCTGACGCTGCGTCTTTCAAGGGACATGACTACACTTACGAAGGTGCTCGCTGGGGTCGTATCGCGGACGCGATCATCCAGGCGAAGTGTATGAATCCTGTTATTCTGTTCGATGAGTTAGACAAGGTATCCGAGACACGTCAAGGTGAGGAGATCATCGGTATGTTAATGCATCTGACAGACACAACACAGAACGACAAGTTCACGGACAAATACTTCGCTGGTATCGATATCGATCTGTCAAACTGCCTTTTCCTGTTCTCGTACAATCACGAACACCGTGTAAACCCGATTCTGCGTGATCGTCTTACTCCGATTGAGTTCAAGTCTTTCTCTAAGAAAGAGAAACTGATCATCGCGAAGAACTTTCTGATTCCGCACGCGTGCGAGAAAATCGGTATTCGCCCGGATAAGTTCCAGATATCTGACTCAACCATAGAAGAACTGATTAACCGTTTCGCACCTCACGAAGGTGGTGTGCGTGATCTGGAGAAAATTATCGAGAGACTCTTTCTCCGCATCAACCTGGTACAACTACCACAGTCGCTTGATCTGCAGTACAAGAACGCTAATCCCGAGTTCCGGGACGGTAAGTTTGTGATCACTAGCAAGATCGCTGACAAGATTCTGACTGGTGTGAAGGATAATCGTCTACCTGCACATGTACAGGCGATGTACACCTAAAAGGCTTCGCCTTTTAGTTGCTGCTAAAAAGAGCAAAGCTCTTTTTAGCGTACACTTGAAGAACTTCGTTCTTCAAATGCTGACTCGCAAACTTTGTTTGCGAGGCGTACACCTAATTAACACTTAACTCAATCCTCCACCCTGTCACGTACGTCTGACGCGTCCACATCACTGTTGTCATGTACACCCATAATCTCGTCCTCTGTTTCTGAAAAAGGTTCTGGTCTTGAGTCTGGCCATTCATCAAAGGAGAACCCTGTTGGTGAATAATCAGGCAATCCCTGCATAAACTGTGTGGATATGTGCGCAAACACCTCTTGATGAAGTTGAGGAGATTTCATCTGTAAAGTGTCCACAGCTAAGTAAACCTCTTTCAGTTTCTCGCGTAATCTCTCCAGTTCCTCCTCAAGATACTCGACATACATGCCTTTCTTACTTTGTAACACACGAATATTGGGGTCACCAACGTCCATTACAGTATGGCCCTCCTTGATAACAACTTTCTTTTTTTCATTAGGCTCTGAAACAGGTTCTAGGTTCTTGTTCTCGCATCGCGACACATCTTTCACATCATCCTGATCTTTCTTGGTCTCGAAGATGCGTCTACTCTCTTCCATGGCCTGCCGTAACTGTTCCTGATACTCTAACTCGCTTTGGCGCCCAGTCAGATCCTCCCATGATGCGGGGAGTGGAGGCGCGGAAGGCTTATGCTCGTGTTTCTGATCACTCATACCTCTTTTGACTTCTATTAAACACTCTCTTATACCTGCGAGGCATTTTTCTTAATGAAAGTATACGTGTTGGACATTTGTCACAATGAACACACAGTACACCGCGATGTCAAGACCATCGTACTGTCCACCTTGTCCAGAGGAGGAACACCCTTTAGAATGGGTTGGTGATGTGGCTCTACTTTTAAACGTCATGTCTGTGGTGCCACAGATCTATCACGTTTACAGCAAGAGAGACGCTAAATCTTTGTCATGGATGTGGATGTTGTCCTCATTCACGGCGAATATACTATGGTTCATCTTCGGATACGTGAAGAACGTCCCGTTACTGATGCGCACAGGCACTTTCTTCGCGGTAGTGTTCGTTATTCTTGGTTCTATGAAGTTTTGGTTTGAACGTAAGCACTAACCTGTCTTTTTATCAGATGATGACACAACGGCCATTGGTATCCAGCCTCCGATATCAGAAGATATCTGATCTCTTCGATTTGTCCGACCAGCTCTCTCCCCACCCATCGCCATCTTCTTCGGGTAGTACGCCCGAAACTTGTCCTTCTCAGTATGAGAAGTCTCTGGCGCGTACAGAAGAAGACGCGCGTAGCGAATCAACTCTTCCATTTTCAACGTGTTGTAGTAGAATACATACGGTGAGTCGTGAGGAATCCCATCAAGGGTGATAATAAGAGCGATGAAGTCCGGTTTGGAGAAGTTGGTACCTCTTTTGCGTAACTGCTCGGAAGCTATCCTGGCGAACATATGTAGAGGGTCATTGCCAGTGGCATCTCTTGCCTTGACGTCGGCGGATTGCTCGGCGACCTGAACAGACGCCTGATACTGTGCTCGTGACTGTCGTTTTCCCATTTTCTCTTGTTTTTCCAGAACGTTACCTGTTTAGTCTTTCTAAGGTAACCTCTGGGAAAGATCGATTTTTCCCATGCGTTAAAACTCGTAACGCTAAGCGGTTTTTCCCTCTCTTGAATTCATCTCGTATGCCGGTGGCGCAGACGGTTTTGGAGCTGATCGTTCCCTTAAAAGAGCTATCATCTCGTCCTTCATTCTCAACTGCTCCTTCAGCATTTCCACCTTCTGGCTATTCACACGAATAATAGCGTCCTGCTCTCCAATAAGTCTGTGTAAACCTGAGATGTACATGCGAGCGAATCCTTCAGCGTTCGCCTTGTGAGATCCTGGACAGACTCTGCTGAACAACTTCTTGTTAATACCGAAAACCTGACACGCGTTGTCTGACATTGTTAAGATATACTCTTGCTTGACACCTCTTAAATCTACTTTTCTCTCAGTCCGTTGTGACCACCTTGGCAAGATGAACAGGTTTGTCCGCGTCCAGACCACGCACAACGGACAAGTAATAAGAAAGCGCCTGGTAAGGTATGATGTTAAGCACTGGCGCGAACGTCTCGTTACGAGGCAGATGAATCACACGTTCAGCCTGCTTGTTCTCATACCCTTCAATATCCGTCGTGACGTAAACAACAGCGCCTCTAGCATGTACCTCCTCGATCGCAGACTCGGTACGCCTCAGAACCTCATGGTCGTTCTCTTGTAAGCTGAACAGAACCGGTGTTCCTCTCTCCAGCAGAGAGAAAGGCCCGTGTTTAAGAGCACCTGTGGGATACCCTTGTACCCAGATGCGACCAATCTCCTTGATTTTGAGCGATGCCTCGTAAGCGACAGCACGTAATCTACCTGTAGAAAGCACGAAACCGTGATTCTTAGAGTGTAGAGACTGTGCCATCTGTAGAATATCGTCAGGACAGTCAAAGGCGTGTGAACCGTTATCCGCGAATGTACGATACGGGAAAATACTCTTCAGAGTCTTGCGGATCTGCTCACCCAACTGAACGAAGTCCTGTGTCACCTTACCCTCACGACCTTCCTGTAGAGCCATCGCCAGTAACTTCAGACCGACAAGTTGAGAGACATACGCCTTTGTCGAGGCCACAGCGACCTCACGTCCTGCGTGTAGATAAACAGCGATGTCAGACTCACGAGCGATCAGAGAGTCTTGAACATTCACCAGAGCGATTGTAGGCACGTTCGCTCCTTTGATAATCTTCAGAGCACGATGTACGTCTTTAGTCTCACCAGACTGAGAGATCATGATAGCAAGCACGTTTGAAGGAGTTCCGTCAGATCCTTTCGGAAGATCCTGATCGGTAAACTCTGATGCGACCACAACACGAACAGTTCGAAAAGGAATATCTCTAAAGAACCATCTTCCTGCCAGACCAGCATGATACGACGTACCACACCCGACTAACAACACGTCGAAACTGTCATGATTCGCCATTTTCTCCTGTAACGGAAAAAGAGCACGAAGCTCAGGATAATGTCCGAAGATCTTATTACGATGTTTACCCCACTCGGCAGGTCCCTCCACAGCCTCGATCTGATCATAAATCTCCTTCGCCATCCAGTGAGGGAAAGGATCAGGGTTAATATGAATCACCTCTTTGGGCACAGGGGCGAACCTCAGATTACGAATGTTAGAACAAATCTCGTTCATCTGCTGTCCTCGTCTCACGCACAACACCTCGTCATCCTCAAGAATAGCGTAGCGGTCAACACGATTAACAAACCCGGCTATCTCAGAGGTCGCCATGATCATACCACTTGATCTCTGATATCCGACCAGCAAAGGCGAGCCGTTCTTCAGAAGAAAGATAGAGTCAGGAAATAACTTATGAGTCAGAGCAACACCCCATGAACCTTCTAAGGAGTTCTGTGCGTCTTGTAAACACTTCAGGATGTCGGACTCCGTAGGAGTCTTAGGCAACTTGTCCGCGATCCAGTTAGAGATAATCTCAGTGTCTGTCTCAGACCGAAACGTCACGCCCTTCTTCTGTAACTCCTCCTTCAGCTCCACGTAGTTCTCGATAATGCCATTATGAATCACAGCTAGTTGGTTATCCCAGCTCAAATGTGGGTGAGCGTTAGGAACTGTCTTCTTTCCGCTGGTCGCCCATCGAGTATGAGCGATACCACCGATAGCCTGTGAGGGAAACTGGTCTTTGCTCAGTTGAATCTGGTCAATAGCGTCATCAGGGAGTAACTCAGAGACATTATCAGTGACCTCCTCAAGTTCAGCTCTCTTGACAGCCTTGAGCAGACAAGAGAACTCGGAGTCAAGAATACCACATGAGTCATACCCACGGTTTTGTAGAGCACGGAGGGATTTCAGAAGAAGATTGAAGACGATATGTTTCTTGGATGAGTTGGTTGAGTTGGTTGAGTTGGTCTCGATGGATCCTAGTAATACAGCGACAATACCACACATTGTTGGTCAGATAAGGGATGAGAGAAAATTATTTATGTCAGGGTTTGATCTTGCCGAATGCTTTAGATGTTTTCAATAACATTTCAATGAAAGTTCAGAAACTTTCGTAGAAATGTGATTATGTGATTAATACGCTATTCAACTGGTTCTATCCCTAACGAGATAATAGCATCTCTTATAAATGTTTCAAGTTTCACTTTGTCATAACAGTTAAATTGATATGGGATAATAATAAGTTTAATATTGTTTTGTTTACATAATCTGTATTTTATCTGGTCACGCTCCTGTTGGTTCTTAAAATCTTGTTCAGACTTGTGAAAAAATGGTGTATACTCATAATGTTGTTTTCCGTTATACTCAAAAGCTAACGAAAGATCAACACAATAACCATCTAGCTCTAACCCATTGAGAAATTTTGGGCGTTTCTTAGGAAACTGTTTTCCAGTTAACTTTTTTATAATCTTGCGTGATAATCTCTCGGAACGATATGATGCACAGGTAGGACACCAATGTCCTTGTTGTATATTATTTGTTGTTGCATACCATTGATGTTTTTTCTCACACTCCCATAAATAACGAGTATGAGCATTTTTATATTCACATGTTAGTATTTTACCATTATATTTTTTTATCATTTTTTCAATATCATTTAAAGTAAGTTTAATATTAGGTTGAATTTTTTGAGAACATGTAGGGCACCAACTATTTTTTACACTTGCTACTGATGCAGACCACTCATGTCCTTTATCACATCTCCATTTATGATGTTGATGAACACCAAGAGGTTTATCAGATAATAACAAGCCTCCTTTTGTGATTGCTAATTTCCTTATTTCATCAATATTCTTTCTTGAGTTTATCCCTCTTTTTACGTATGAGCATTTTCTACACCATCTACCATTTTTAACATTATTAATGTTCATTTTAAACTCTGTGTTACATTCCCCACATCTCCATAATAAAGGAGATGATGCATTTTTATACTCTTTTGAAAGTAAAATTCCTCCTCTTTTTTCTCCTTCATTTTTACACTCTGTAATACTAAGTTTTTTTGTCATTTTATTTAAACAAAACCTATTTTAAGTTGTTAAAATAAGTTTATCGTCTCTTTACAGGTTGTTCAAGTTGTTCTCCGTCCCAAACACTCCATTCTCTACCAGGAAAGAAGGCAGCCAACGAGTCTTTCTTCAATGGTTTACATGCTGACGGATTCCTCTGGCATATTTCAGGATAAGGACATTCATAACCTTTTGGTTCTTCGACTGATCCTGGTGGTTTAATACCATAACACCATGCGCCTAATCTGACATGATCATTATATAGACCTCCGTTAACCCCAGGGGGTGCAGGAGATAATCCTTGTCTTCTCATTTTTACATACTCACAAGGTGCTACAACTTGATACGCATCGGCATAACCCGAACTATGTCTCCCTTGTATCCATCCAAGTTGTGGAGCATGACCACCCTCATTGTAATACTTAATAAGTTGTTGTTTTGTTGCTAGTTCTGCACCATATGCTCTACATTTATACGGAGCTTCTGCTCGGGTAAAGATCATATCTTTAATTAAATATGGCTCACGTTCGTCCTTCTCCTCGCGCTCCTCGTACTCAACCTCAGGTTCAGGCTCCGCACACGGTGATGCTTGAGGATCCATCCCTTGTACATACGTCCAGAAGTCCTTTTTACCGGGCGCTGGGCACGGTGTTCGTAGATACTGAATGAGGAAGACAAGTAAAAGGATAGTGAACAAAGCAATAAGAAGTAGAATGACCCATGAGATCATAGAGACAGTTCCACCACCAGCACTTGAGTTCATGTTTCTGACAGCACGTGCCACAGCGGCATGAGATCTGTTCATCGCTTTGTTAGCAGAACTTACTGCCTTGTTGGCGGATCTATTCACCTTGTTAACAGTGTTACGAGCAGCGTTCATCACGAATACGTACGCTCCTATATTCTACAAAACAAAAATACTATGTGTGTGATCTGATGACTTCCATCAAACTACTTCCGACGGTAAACTAAATAGTAAGCCGATGTGTTGATAACAGCCTTGGTTTCCACAGGAATAACCCGTGAATCGTCAAACAGCCACCAACTGCCCCCGATCTTCCGCGCGCAGACGTAATGTCCGCCACGAAGCGATCCCCCGTGAAGAGCGACCGCGCAGAGATCGTAGATCTCCCCGTCTCTGTGTGGATCCTCCACGTAAGGTGTCAGATCCAAGTTCTCTAACGGGTAGGTGACAGGGTGTGAGTCCTTAACAAGGGCGTACCCCATTGGTGTACGCACGTGTAGAAAACGCTTCAGATGAAGAACGACGAACTCCGCCGTCTTCCAGATACTAGTGTGTTTCGTCGCACACGTCTTCTGGCCACACTTGTCGCACAACCACTTGTTATCATCGTCCAATCTCTCAGGTGTCACCAAGTGTTGAAGACACTTGTACACACTTGGCATCTTGTCGATCGTCAAAGTGATAGAGAAGAATGAGTCGAAACGCTCAGAGCTGTTATCACACTCCGGGTTGCCACATGTGACAACCGTACGGAACTGACCACACATTGTCTCCGCAATTGTGGAGATCCTGTATTTCCAACTCCCGTCTTTCATGCGGACACGCCACTCCTTCTGCCACGCCTTGTAGGACGCGACACGAGATCTGTCCTTGGTAGAGAGCTTGCCCTCCTCCTCGTCGGTAAGTTTCTGGTCATCGCGACCGTTGATCTCGATGTTCACGTAGTAGGACATACAGTTGTGTAAAAGCTCCAGCATGAAGACCAGGAAGTCGTTCGAGTCATGCTGATCGCCGTCCAGGAAGAACTCCGACTTGTTGAAGTACGGCAACATCTCCCAGAAGATCTGGAGGAAGGCTCTTGTATGAGTCGATCGCCACTCCCCACTGGGGTTCTGAAGAGATGTGATCAAGTGAGAGAAGTTCTTACAGAACTCCTCCACGACCTTGTCATGGAGATCTGTCTTCGTTGTACTCACCTTAAGGCGCTGTCGCAGATAGGACTGAAGCCTTGGGAGCGTGTCCACGCGAAGGATATCCAGATCCACGATCGGAATGTTGTTCACATCAGACCAGTACTCGCCAGTGACAAAGTAGTCATCTCCAAGAATCTGGGCAATACACTGTAAAGCAGTGTTGAGAAAACAAGTATTGCCGAGATTTTTCAGACCGTTTGGCGAAACCACGGACATTTTACTAATGCTTTTAGATTCAGCCATCTTTTTTGTTACCTGGATTTCCCTTATGCCTACACAGAACGTTCAATTTTTAACTCCCTGTTTTGACGAATCGTAAAGCGATTATTGAGGACACATATAAGGATCCAAGCTTTTCCCCATGAAGTAATCAGTGAAATGAGGGTGTTCAAAGTCTTTAGCAGAGACGTTGCGGAAATAATCGATAACTCTGGGAAAAACACCTAGACGTTCCAGGATATCGATATTCTTACGGATTTTCATGATATACGGTTTAGCCTGGTCAAAAGTACAATGAAAAGGAACCTCGCGCATAACAATATCTGTCATCATCTTGTTGTTTCTCTTAAACTTTCCTTTTCGGTACCTCTTCCCTAGGAAGTCCTGTAGGAGTCGGTCAATGTCTTTTCTTGTCTCTGGTTTCTCTCTGTAGTTGTAATCGAGATACATCGAGAGAGTACGGAAGAAGGGGTTCACCAAAGGACGGTACCAGACCCTCCTCATCTTCACATTTTGCTTCTTGAGAAGCTTCGTGATGTAGTAATTAACGATAATCTCGTCCATCCCGTACTCGAAATCACGATATGACCGAATAGGCTTATCAGGGTTCAACTCCTGCCATCTCTCTTGTAAGCGTTTCAGTAGTTGGGAGAACGACTTGTGTTGACAGTTTTTCAGCTGGAACATGATGAAGTCCCACATCTCAGGATCAAACTTAGTTTTGCTCGCCAACATACCCACATGAAGGTAACAGTCGTACTTCTTCTCTCTCATGTAAGCGTTCACACTGTAAGGAGTACATATCGAGTTAAAACCAGCGTCGGACGCCTCAAACCCTTTGATATTATCTAAGTAAGTTCTGGTTATCACCTCATCGGCGTCACAAAGTACTATCATCTTCACTAATGGATCCTTCTCGAAAAGAGGCTTTAGTCTCATGATTGTGCCGAAAAGGCCTATGTGAAACCCTGTCTCTGTACGAAAGCCAGGACAGTCGTACTTCACAAGTTGTACCTTCGGGTGTCTCTTGTACTTCTGGAAGAATAACTGCCACGGCTTCTTCCCCTTATGCTCGAACTTAAGAAGGGAGTCGTCGTAGAAGATACGGAACTTCCAATGTGCTGGTATGAACCCCATGTCCGCGTTCTCGATATTAGTCGTGAGAGCGTACAGAAACCGTAACTGGCGCTTCTTCGCGATGTTCACGGTTGGTCTTCCGTGGTAATGGCGAAGATAGTTAGGGTTGTAGAACAGGGAGTAACAGAGAATAGCGTAAGGAGCTGTCGGTTCCTTCTCCCATCTCTTCTTGAACTCACAGAAGAACTCAGGGTCTATCTGGGTGACCCCTTTCTCACAAAGGCTTTCCTGTTGAGCCATTGTATATTCTTGCCGAGGTTTTTAGCAGTAGTAGGATGCGAAGTTCAGGGTAACAAAGAAGGATTTCTCCTTGGGAGCCTTTGAGAGCTCTACCCCGTCTCTATCTAAGATGACCTTAAGAAAGTTCGTGATAGACACCTCTGATGTCTTCCCTGTCTGCTTCAGGTAGTTCTGAATCGCTATCCATCCACTCGGCTTTAGGGTGATTTTACTCATGAGCTTTCCTAACTCAAGTTTTGACGAAAGAGTTCTCATCTTCTGATTCGAGTCTAGAAACTCTCTTAGCTCTTTCACGTAAGGCTCTGTCATCATCCTGTCTGGTTCTATGATCGCTATCAGATCGGCGCTACCAGTTGAGAAAAGAGGTCTGATTCTAGCCAGATTCGCCGCTGTCACTTTCTCTGTTCTGGCACAGTCGAACTCGACAAGTTGTACCTTAGGAGTTTTAGACTGAGAACGTACGAAGTCTCTCCACATTCTACCTGTAAGACCCTCCTGTTTCGGCAGGGAGGCGTCGTAGTAGATCCTGTAGTACCAGTCATCGGGGAGCATGCCTCGATTAAGATTATTTATGTTCTGTGTGATGTTGTACAAAGTCCGTTTCTGTTCCTTATGAGGAATGACAGCTGTGGAGATCACAGTGTGCCTTTTCTTGTACGGCTTGTACTTCTTGGTGAAACGACAAGATGTCATCGCTCATTATATTTTAACTATGTTGTTTTTTTGTCGAAGTTCTCTCCGGCTTTGGTCACCTGTTTTTGCTTCAGGTTGTGCCCTCTTTAGACCGCACGGGCGACGCACCATTGGCAGTACCACTGGTTGTCAGTGCACAGCACCATGTTCTCAAGGTACTCAGAGCGCCCGCACGGGCAGATGCTCCAGTAGACAACCGCTGGCATCAGCGGTGGCATCAGCGATGGCATCAGCGGTGGCATCAGCGATGGCATCAGCGATGGCGCGGTACACGTCATGTGCTCCACGGCCTCGGTGGCTTCCACCACAGACTCCTCCTCTTCCTTCACCTCGGTCAACTGAGCCGTCGGCTTCGTCGTGGGAACGAACTCCTTAGCAACGCGAACGCGCTTGAGTTCCTCCTCACCCAGTCGAATCAACTGCGAGTTCTGGCAGTACGTCTTGGTATCCTCATCGTAGTGGACACAGTGTGCGATCGGCGCACCCTTGGTGCTGTAACCACACAGGCAAGCCTGCTGGTTAGCACCAGGTGGGAACAACTTCACACACGAGCGCTCGGCGTCCGTGCAGTGCGAGTACACAATGTAATTCGTGCCGTGCTCTGGACACATCAACTCCCTGAGCGCACTGCATCGCAGTGTCTCTGAAAGCGTCTGCACCACAGTTTCACAGTTCATACAGTGCATCGCACAGTCACCCTTTTTGTGCGTGGCGCACAGGTCACCGTTGTTCAAAGCACCATGCAGTTGAGCACAGCGCGTGGTGCGCATGTGATCCTGAACGGACTTGCACTTAGCACAGTGAATGCGGTGAACATGTGGACACCTTGTGTTGGAACAGCCCTTGACGTCACACACCTTTGACTCGGGGTCAGGTGTGTGCGCCCGAAGCCACGCCTCGTGAGTCCCGTAGTCTACTTTACAAGACTGAGTGATCTTCTGGGCACATGCCTCCTCCCAAGTGAGATTCAGCGCGATGTTGCAACACGCCTTGTAACGGTTGCACCTCCGGGGTGCCCTCACCTTCTTCTTGCGGTAGCCGGAGCCACCACGCTTCTTGACACGGCCGAAGCCGGTGTCGCGTCGGGAATGCATTGAATGCGTTGAATGCTTTGAATCAGCCATCGTTGCTTGTTTGCTAACTGGTTGATTCTCAATTTCCTATCCTTACTTAACTTTGATTGATTTCTAGATGGTTTAGACAATCTGGTTTCAATTTTTTGTTTAACGTTACGTCTTCCGATTAAAGTTTTTTTATTTTACAAGAACGTTACCCGAACTTAAAACCAGCGTAACTACTCGAGAAGAACGTGTAAATGATAATAATCAGCAGATAGATGGCCGCTCCTAACCCTGCGACGTTACCGGTCTCGATCATGTTCACCACCTGATTGTCGGTACCCACGTTGTTCAGGGTGTTCGACAAATCGTCTACCGCTTCCACAATCTGACAGAAGAATGATGTGAAAAGACCAGCAGACCACCTGTTAAAAGATCCTGGTTTGTACTTCTCGTTCATTTTAGGGTTGTCAGACACTTTCGGAACCTCCTCATACGGAACTCCTTTGTCCTTCGCCTCGTCCTTGCGTAGTCTATCACAAAAGCCGACAGAGAGGAGCTCGATACCAGGCCCCAATCGGTAGTTCTTGATAGTCGGTCTAGCATCTGACAGGGACATCGCCAGAAGACCACTCGCCTCTGGTGTCTTCTCCACGTTCTCAGCTGTCTTCTGTGCGGACTTAGCTGTTCTCACAGCCTCTTCATGATTACTCTCTAACTTTTTTCTTAGTCTCTCTAGGTTGGAGAGCCCTTGTTTCTTGGTCTTACCTTTATCTCTTAACTTCTTCGGAGCCTTATTTTTGATACGTACACCACCCTCTTGGTCAGAGAACTCGAAATCTGATAAGTTATCATTCAGGTAGTCATAACCTCCTTTTTGTTGTCTCTCTCTTTTCATCGCCTCTTTCTTCACCTTGTTCGCCTCCTTAGAGAACTTATTTAGTGTCATGCCTTTGGGGCCTTTCGCGACCTTGTCCAATGTCTTGAAGAACTGGCAGAGAGTGCTTAACATCTCTGTGTCTTGACAGTCCATCTGACCAACAATACCACTCACATCGTACAAAGCGAAAATAACCTCTTCCACGATCATGTGATACGAGGCGACACCTGGAATGAGATCGAATATTAACTCCTTCAGCTGATCCCACACTTCCTTGAACCCTTGTAACGGTGGAGAGACAGATGCGTCGATGATTTGTGGTGACTCACCAGCTATCTCTTGTGCGATGTTAAAAACAAAGTCTCCGATATTCATGTAGACATAGATAATCGTGAAGATGAACATCGCCCACCATCCAACACGCTTCGCTGCCAGAGCTGACTCACAGTACTTGTTCGCCTTCCCGTAGAACCATGGGAAGATCATATACGCTGTCAGAATCCACACGAAAAACAACGTGGCAAAATGACGAAGCATCCATGTACAAAACCTGATAAACAGCTTCATAAACTTAGCGAACGTAGAGTTCGGATCAGACATGAAATAGGTGATCACACTAAAGATTGTATTGTTGAAAGTCACTGCGAAGATGTTGGCGAACAGAGTGATAAATCCACTAAAAAGAAAGATAACATACCCTGCGAGACACAAGTAGTAGATGATCCAAAGAAGCCAAGCTATAGTGTTAAACCCACCTTTGACACTCGGTGTAACAGTCACGTTGGAGTTATCCTCGAATCCTAACTTGGTGAGAGAGATGGTGTCAGACTCGTTTCCTAGCCTTTTCCCACTAAGGTACATATTCAGGGTTAAGTCATGATCAACATCGCTCCAAAGTTTCTCACGTACTGCTTGACGAAAGCTGTATAGTGACGTGAAAGGCGATGTCTCGATGAGATTACGCTTGTTGACAAAAACGCGGATATTGTGCCTACCCATTTTTTGTCCTAGGGGTAATAACTTCCCTGTCATACTATTCGCCTGAAAATGATTCCAAGCTTTACGGACACGAAAGTGTGGAGAAAGTCTGAGAGGTTGAAAGGGTTTGTCAAGGACGACACAATAAGAAAGTATCTACAAAAGTCAAGAAAAGCCAGAAGTGATGTCACACGAGTAGAACCACGTTATCTCATCTGGGCTTTCCTTCTGTTTTGTGGCGCTATTCTTCTGTATCATCTGTACACTCTCTGGCAAGATTACGAAGTTAAGAGAAACGAGAGTAAACGGACTGATTTTTTACCGTCCCAAGTTCATAGAGCCTCACATCATAATGTACAACCAGTGGCTACAAGTGTTCTTCTCCCCCCTCAAGGAGGTTCCAATCAAGGGAGGGCGAAAGAAGGAAACACAATCAATAGAGAGATCATGGGAGGACGACGGAATGATGCGTATCTCAGGCAAGAAGCCCAACGCATGGTCGGTTCTCCTTCGCCCCTCCAAAACAGTGGACATGAGAGCCTACCAGTACCAAATAGAAAGAGAGAAAGACCGCAGTATCCGTCTTATACAGAAGGCTTTTCTCGACCTCAACGAGAAGATGTTTCGGGAGGGCGAGCAGAGATACCAGGTGGAGGATCGCAAGGAGAAACAGGTTCAAGAGATCCTCGACGAGTTCCGCACTAAAGAGATCCAGATGGCTGAGAGACTGTTTCAGGCAAAACGATCGCTTTACTTACTGTCTCGTAAACGTCGTGAGCAGAGAGCTGACTTCTCGAACAAAGACAAAGTAGCGTTAGAACGTCTTAATCAAGAGGTACAGAGATTGACTAAGGAGGAGATTGAGCAGAAAAAGACTTTTCGTATGAGTATTCAACAGTACACACCAGAGTCATCATCTCTAAAACAACAAGGGCCTGTTCCACCACCTCCAGAGATAACATCTCTTCCGCTTGGTGTCTCTCGTCGTCGTATCATTGTCGGCAAGAACTCTGAGTCAAACACGAACACCAATAATGAGGATGGTGACGAAACCGAGACAGAGAATGAAGAGGTGTCGCGAAGCGAAAAGGAGAATGAGAACGAAAGCGAGGAGAACCAGGAAGGTGGTGATGTTAAGATAATTCATTTGTAATTGTATAAGGGCTTTGTGTAGCACAATGGGCTTTTGGAAAGATTACTTCGAACCTTGGTACTTCCTTGTCGCGTTCTGTGTGGGGATGTTCCTTGTTTACATCACCGTCCCGACACCAGAGGTTATCATTCGTTACCCCACACCACAAAACTCAGGCAAGCTGATGTACAAGGACTCTGCTGACATGTGTTACGTGTACGACGCCAAAAAGGTACAATGCTCTAAGGATGCCATAGAGACACCTTTACAGCACGTTAACAACAAGGTGAAAAATGAGAAGAGCTTCTGGGAGAAGATTGTCCCAGGTGTAGGAAATCAGGCTTAAGAAAAACCACGTATTAATACACTACTCGCTATTACGAGTGATAACAAGATGAGTGACAAAGAACGCCCCCAGCTACGTCCACAGTACGGTGACGCCTGGAAGAATCGTTCAAAAGTTGTTGTTCCCTTGAAACCAATAAAGCAAGTACACACACCACAACCACCTCGTACGATGGCACCTGAATACGTTCTGAATGAGATGGAGTTTCTTAACTACATCGCTGCGATCATGATACATGGTGATAGTTTCACAGAGGATCAGATTAAGAAGATGTGGGAGAATGACAAAATTTGCTCGTACAAATCAGTGTTTGGGAGTACTCCCATCTCCATACTACTTGCCTTTCGCGCGGGCATTAAGTTTGATAAGGAGTACCAGGTCTGGTACACAGGTCGTCATCATGAGAAGTTTCTCTACAGTATCTCCAAGACACACTGGGAGAACGAGAAAGAGTTCGGTAAGGACTATGATCGCCCATGGCTACATATTGATGACGAGTGGATATTTGACTAGGTATAAAAAGAGGACTGTTGTCTGTTATAACGATGTCCAAAACGTACCCACTTTACAATCTCACTCCTCATGACATTCATCTTTGTGATGATAACGGAGAGGTGTATATGACAGTTCCTGCGTCAGGACATGTCATTCGTGTAGGATCAAAGCCACAGACTCGGATTAACACACTGAGAACTCCGGACGGTGATATCCCAGTGGTCTCTCCACCGTCTTACACAAGATGCGAGGGTCTGCCAGTTGAGGCGAAAGGCAAAGATATTATCGTCTCTTGGCTTTGTGGTGACCAGTTGCTGAAGGAGCAACCAGACTATCCGCACCGTGTCTTGAACCCAGACACTGGTCCCGATAGTGTGGTTAGAGATGAGAAAGGAAGAATTGTAGGTGTGAAACGACTAGTTCTCATGAACCCTCCGTCCTCAGGTACGTCCACGACGTCCTGAGTTGAGAACACCTAGACCCATACGAAGATCATCATTCACGTTAGCTCCTCTTTCAGGAGGATCGCACCCGTTAACAGGTGATGCGTTACTGAACACTGAGTACTGATCGGCTAGTGAGTCGTATCCTGTCAGACCTGGTAGGATCTGACCACCGTTCATAGGAAGTTCGTTGTAGTAACGCCATGTGTTAGGTTGTAGAGAGTACGAGACACCCGTTTTCTCTAGAGCTACCTCCGCAGGTATTGTCTGACCTGTCGGAGACATTTGTGCGTTCACCTCTGGTCGTGGAGGCAACATAGACTTGCTGACTCTGTCACGATTTGTCGTGGCGATCTGGTTATCAGTTGGTTCAGAGTCCACATTCTTTCTGTAGAAGCGATTCAGGTTCATGACATCAGAGCCGAAGTTAGCGTCATTCTCGTTGAAAGGGTACAGGTTATATCCTTGAACCTTTGGCTCACGACAGTTAATATGGTCAACTAGCTCCTGCTTCTTTCTGTACTGAGTAGATTGGAAGCGATCACAGAAACCCTCCTTAGTAGGAACATTCTCGTCCATCATTCTGTCTTTCATCTCGTTAAGCTCACTCAGCTTCTGAGGGACATCATCATCATCAGCCTCGACTCCATCAAAACTGGCGATCGGTTTACCCTTTTTGCTTTTGGTGTTCTTAGAACCTTTCGGCTTAGTCTCATCACTTTCATCTTCTGGGTTATCAAACCCTTCTTTCGGAGAAAGGTCAAGATAACCACGAAAGCTCACACTTTCCAGAAGGAAATGGAGAGCTAGAATCAGTAAAAGGGCGGAAATTACGACACGCATAATCTCTCTCATACTCTTCGTAAGAAAAATGTGCGCGAATAACATACTGAGGCAACAGATGGCTCACAAAGAGAATAAAAGCGATAATGCGCCCGAGCCTAAAAAGGCCGATTCTCCCGAGAAAAAAGATGAGAATGTTAATCCTTTAACTTCTGCTAACAGCAACGCCGATCTCACAAAGAGTGTTGATGTGTGTCCTCCGGAAGATCATAAGAGTCTTGGCCCTCCACCTGGAAAAGAGAGTGACAAAAGTGATAAGAAAGATGACTGTTGTGATGGTAAATGCGATGACTGCGAGTGCGGTCCTGAGTGTGATAAACCATGTAGTGAGAAGGACGGTGCTCGCTGTGGCGATTACGGAGTACCGTTAGAGGAGATTAAGGTTGAAAATAAGGAGGTAAAGGAAAAAGAGCCTGATGATAAGTTCTGTCTTTTACGTGACAAGGTTCCTAGAAGCCTAAGACACACTCTTGAGCCACTCACCCGTGATCTAGAGGATGTTTGTGCGCAAGTGACATCTCTTGTTCATGCTTACTTCAACCAACCTGAGAACAGCCTTGAGTACGGCCTTCTTGTTGTGAAAGTTATGGAGTTTGTCGAGGACTACCGTGATCTAACAGCTGAAGAGAAGAAGTTGGTGGCTACTCGATGTATTCTGGAGCTTCTTGATGAGACTCCTAATGTGCCTGCGGTGGTGAAGGCCGATCTTATGGTGACTATTCCTGGCGCTATCGAGGCTGTCATTCGCATGTCTAAGGGTGAGCCTCTCAATCGTGAGGTGTCAGGAGCTGGTATTGTTGAGTCTGCTTACGTGGTCAAGAGAGCTTTCGAGAGAATTGTACAGTTTGTGCGTGATCACAAGTACGAGATCGCGGATATCGCCACAAATGTCTTTCTCATCGCAGCGGAGATTATGTTCGTGGTCGGAGGCTTCCCTGCTTTGGCAGGATCACAGAAGAAGGCTATCGTTATTGAGGTCTTTACCAAGTTACTCACCGAGTACGCTAAGTCTGACACAGGTGATAAACTAGAGGATCACTTCGTGGACGCTGTCTTGGCTAATCTACCCACTATTGTGGACACTCTGGTGTCTGTCGCTGAGGGGAAGTTCTCAATTAACACTCTTCTGGAGAAATGCGCGAAATGCCCCTGGTTTGTCTGCTGTGCTAAACAGTAGACGTAAGTGGTTTTCTTGGGTTAAGACAGTAAAAAATCGAAGAGTCGATTGATGTCTTAAATATACATAAGGCAGAGGAGGTATATCAGGTACAACGTCCAGGATGTCCAGCAAGGCGAAAACCCAGAAACGTACCGCCAAATCTGGCGGAAAGCGGAAGAAGAACACAAAAGTGAAGGCTGTTGAGCCAGAACCGGACGAGAAATGGCGAGACAATGTCCGCCAGAAACTATCTACGCTTGTGGATGACGAGAAACTCGGTTCTGAGATCGAGGCTGCGCTGTATCAGAAGACTCTGGACAAGTCGTCTCAGACAGATCTAGCGGTGCTTGAAATGTCTATTTTCAAGCATCGCTATCTCTACCATCTTCAGACCCTAGTTCTTAACCTGGATCCTGAAGAGTATGTGGGGAACAAGAATCTTATTATTCGCGTGAAGAACCACGAGGTGAGCCCTGTCGAGCTCGTCGTTATGACTCCAGAGGAGATGTTCCCTGAGAAATGGGAGGAGATCCGAAAGAAACAGAAGGAAGAGGAGAAGTTCTTGTACGAGAACCATCGCAAGGCGACAAGCAAGCGTATCAAGTGCTTCGCTTGTGGCGAGCGTCAGGTCTGTACCACAGAACAGCAGACGAGATCCGCGGATGAACCGATGACGGTGTTCTACGAGTGTCTCAACTGTAACAATCGTTGGCGCAGTTAGGTTGTTTTAGACCTTGTCGCTTTCGTTTTCATAGCTTTCTCAACAAACTTGACACATTCATGTACATCTTCGACTGAACATTCACAGCCTACTTTCACGTAAACCTCACACCACAACTTGTCCGACTCCCCGGTTTTCTCAGGTCTCCCCATGCCACGCACCGTACGGGCGTCTGTGCTCATGTTATCTGATGAGAACCTAGCGCTCATAACAACAGAGATACCATCTCCCCATGGAAAGACAATGTCTACATTATCAAACACATCATCGTAAGTGTACTCTGGAGGGAAGATGTCGTTCGATATCTTCACTCTCTCGTTCATCATCACAAGAACCTTGGGTCGCTTCAGATCAGAGATCGGAAGTCCTTCGTCCTCCAAAGGTTTACAACGAACTTGATGACAAAAGCTGGAACCGTCTGGTAGAACAGTCAGTTCCAGGTTTCTGTACTTGTAAGTTGAGTACTCTTTCAAACTCTCCACAATACCCAACCTATTGCGCAGAGCTGAGAAAAGTCGACGACATACCAGAGATGATATGTTCGTCTCCAAAAATGGCTTCGGTACTTTCACCGACTTTTCTGACTCTGAGATAAGTGATCTTAGAAAATGATACTCGATCGCGCAATCTTTACCAACGTCTTTTTGCGCCATCGTGAAAACCTATTTCAGTACCCTGTTAGCTTTATACCTACAGTTTTCTTAACTCAGTGATATCTCTTCTTTTTGTTGGTGGTACCCATTGAAGACCAAGTATCTTAAAGATCTCCTTCTCATTCTTGGCACTGATACGTCTTCGACCTTTATAGAGACCCGTGTCTGATAACTTGTAACCTTTGTTTTTCGCGTACTGACGAATCATACGTGAGAATCTCTCCCCTGATCCGAAGTACAGAAGATGGAAAGGCATGTCATCCCAACCAACAGCGTGTAGATCCACGTGTCTGGCCGTTCTACCTATCTTACCGACACCGATATACGTTGTTTGATGAGGACGGGGGATTCTTGAGCCTAACAAAGTGTCCTTAAGGAAACCTATGTCGAACAGTCTTGTCACCAGTGTCTCCAGAACAGGTGGAGATGCCTTACTTACATCTTTATCCGTCTTTAAAGTCTTGATAGAAAGAACTAAATCGATGTCTCCACTCATCTTCTTACCTGTTCGGTACGATCCTGCCAGAACGGTCTCGGTGTTCTTACCGAAGAGTTTGCGAAACTCTCTCTCCACTAACTTTCTAATTTTTTCTGACTCCGTGCGACTTATCTTCTTCTGTAAATCATCATAATACTTCAGACCCATTCTCTGTGCGTTAGTCGCCTTGATCTTCCCCGCTTTCACCTTCTTCTTTAGATCCGCCACTGAGGTGACACCTTGATCAATCAGAGTCTTTGCTCTCTTCGGTCCTATGTCAAACACATTTGTTAACTCTCGAAACGCCTTAACCTTCGGATCCTTCCCGAACTCCTTCAGTAGAGCTACATGACCAGTCTTGATCAACTCGTCAACCTTTCCTGCTATGCCCTTACCAACCCACGGCAAACTTAATAACTCCTTTCCAGATGTCACTATCTTGATGCCCGATGTTTTCAGGGACGCTGTAGCTTTCGCGTACTGTGCTGCCTCACGATGGTTACCCAGACTTTTGTGATAACGTTGTAACTCCTCCACCATATGAACCACGTCCTTTATGGGAACTGATCTCGAACCACCCTTCTTAGCTTTCTTCTTTCTCGCCTTCACAAACAGATCTCGAATCATCTTGATCTCTTTCTTGTAGTTCGCATGAGTCTCAAGACACATCGGGATACTATTCTTGACAGCGAATCCTATCAGATAAAGAAGAGCCTCCTTTCCTTCATCGGATGAGAAGATAAACCCCTCTCCAATACCAGCATGACGATCCTTGTGTGATCCGACAGGTGTTGCTGAATCATTCAGATGAATCAGTGTCATGAAAGATTTTGGTGTTCCGACATGTTTCGTGAAATCGGCTATAAGAGTCTGCATTCCCTTGACCGTGTTAATCGCGTACCCCGAGGCGAACGCGTGACATGTGTCGATACACGTACCGATGCGCTTCCCGTACTTACGCCTGAGAGGTCGCACGACCGCACCCAAAGATTTCATAGTTCCTCCTATATTGCTCCCTTCAGACGCTGAGTTCTCCAATAATAAAGGTACATGTGGGAACTTCTTGCCATACTCACGAAAGAAGTAGATGAGATGGTCTCTCATCTTCTTCTGTGTCTCCACATCAGTCATCATGAACGGTCTCCATTTCTCATCTACTGCCTTCCTTGAGCACATATGTATAACTACACCGTTAAGACCCATGTTCTCTGCCAGAACCATGTCTTCCGCCAAAATCTTGTAAGCCCACTGGATTCTGGCAAGACCAGGTGGAATCTTACAGAAGTTCAGAAGGTAACTCGCGTGTACGAACACCTTCAGATTCTCTTTTCTCTTATAGTCTTTCACCTTCTTCTGCTCCACCTCCGAGACAATCTTGCGTCCTTTCACGGATGTAGTACACATGTTTCGAAGGAATATCTGTACGACATTTCCACCATTCTTGCGAACAGCTTTGATCGAGTTCAGAAGTGAACCCGTGTCTCTATCATCAGGTGACTGTGATCCTATGAACAACTTGCCTTTTGAACCTGACATCTTCGTAAGGGGGGTCTTACACAAAGTATCCGCCTTACATATAGAGTCCCGGAAGAGAAAAACCGAGGATTGGCGATGGATACTCCTCCTAAAAATGTACCAACAACGCCAGAAGTGGTAACTAAACCCACTTCCTCTACATCAACACCAGAGGAAGCGGTAACTCCTCAAAACACTGGTGGGTCTAGGGAGATTCGCAAGCGATCTTCTAGCATCATGAGCAAGATCTTGTGGGGTGTGATGTCCTTCATCGGAATATTATTCATACTTGCCATTTTCACGATCATCTCGCAGTACAACAGTGTGAAAGCTAACGCGAAAAACATAGCTAAAAACTGGCCGAAGTACCGATGCCAACCACACGTGATGCCTTTCGCAGGATGGCTGGTCGGACCACCTGGCATCTCTGGTGTAGAGAACTTTGTCGAGTGTGGCCTTCTCATTTTCAAGAACTCGTTCTCTCGATTCATGGCTCCTTTCATCGACTTTCTGGACAGGTTACTCCAGGTTGTTCTTGATCTGTTCCGATCAGTGGAGAACATTCGTAAGATGATTAACTACTTACGTGACGCCATCAAGAACTTCCTGACGGATATCGGGAACATGCTGTACGGGTACGGCAAGAAGTTATCATACTTGTTCAACCGTCTTCTTCAGACATTCAAGCTCATGTTCGACACTTTTTATTATTTGTTCTACACTGTCGCCTTCTCCATCTACACAGTGGCCGCCGTTTGGAACTCCCCAATCGGTGGTGTTGGACGATACTTCTGCTTTCGTGCTAGCACGCCCATCAACATGGATAACGGCACCAAGAAGGCTATCTCTCAGTTACACGTAGGTGACAAGTTGCTGTTCGGTGGTCGTGTTCTCGCAACTATGAAGTTCCCGGGGAAGACCACTAGGCTGTACGCTTACCCTGCCAAAGATGACGAGTTCGTCTTTGTCTCAGGTGATCATCTGGTATGTGAGGGAGGTAGATGGATCCGCGTGTGCGACTCACAGAGAGCTTTGGAGACGAACGATAAGGAGGACGAGATCTACTGCTTGGTGACCGAGAGAGCCAGGATCTACAGTAACGGAGTTCTCTTCTCTGACTTCCAGGAGGCGGAGACAGACCAACAGTTCCGATGGATCCGCCAGAGAGTGCTAGACACTCTCAACGGTCTTCAGCCAGGAGAGACCCCTGAGATCAAACAGAAAGCTGATCATGTATGGGGTATCGAAGGCTCCCTCCAGCTCACGCTTAGAGACGGCTCCCAGAAGAGGTTGGACGAGCTTCAGCTAGGTGACCAGCTAGATATTGGCGGGACGGTAGAGGGTCTTATCGAGGTCTCAGGAATGGCCGTAGACCAGTACTTATACCGAGACGTGGTCTGTTCAGGAGATATGATTATCAAAGAGGATGGCAAGTGGGTTCCTATCAGAACGTCTATGGAAGCCGTTCAAATCCAACCACGTTTAGGAAAACTTTACCAGTTGCTCACTAGTGAAAATATCTTCAACGGGGGTACGATTATAGCGACTGATTTTGACCAGACGTTAAATGACGCGGTCAATTCAGAAATCGATTCCCACGTAGAGCGATATCTAAATAAAGGGATCACATTACCATCTTAGATTCACGAAAACTTTGTCGAGATGGCTTCAAAAACCTTTGATTTGAACCGACTTTTGGAGGAGGACTCTAAGAAGTATCAGTCGAAAGAGCTCAAGGAGCATATCCTTGATATTCCTGACACTTACATCGGAGATGCCGAGGAGAATCCTCTTGAGTCTGCCTGGGTGAACCAGGTAGATGATGAGGAGAGCGAGAGCAAGACTGCTCCTGTGGCACTCGTCCAAAAGACGATTCAAGCCGTCATGGGTCTGTACAAGATCTTTGACGAGGTACTTGTCAACGCTTCTGACAACGTTCCTAGGACTAGGGACGCTTACAAGAAGGACAAGACTGTTCAACTGACGAAGACGATCAAGGTCGAGATCAATCAGGAAGAAGGCTGGATCTCCGTGTACAATGATGGGGAGGGTATCCCCGTTGTTGAGCACAAGGAGCATAAAGTCATGATTCCTGAGTTGATCTTCGGTAAGTTGCTCACATCGGGCAACTACGACAAGACCGAGAAGCGTCGTGTTGGTGGTCGTAACGGTTACGGAGCGAAACTGACTAATATTTTCTCCACGAAGTTCGTGCTGGAGACAGTCGATCATCGCAGGAAGAAGAAGTTTAAGCAGGTCTGGGAGAGAAACATGTCCGAACCTGCGAAGAAGGCGTCTGTAACCTCGTACTCCTCTAAGGCGTACACTAAGGTGACCTTCTGGCCTGACTTCGAGAGATTCGGCATTGCCGGCATCTCGGATGACCTGTTGGGTCTTCTCCAGAAACGAGTCGTTGATATCGCAGGTACTACACCTCGTGATGTCACGGTTTACCTGGACAACAAGAAGGTCGGCATCAAGTCCTTTGAGGATTACGTGAACATGTACATCGGCACTAAGTCCGAGACGAAGCGTGTGTACGAGTCCCCGAACGAGTACTGGGAGGTGGTCGCGTGTGCGAGCCCCGATGGTGTGTTCCGACAGGTCACGTTTGTCAACAACATCTGTACAATGGATGGTGGCAAGCACGCTGATTACATCGGTAACCAGATCGCTCGGAATCTCGCCAAGCGAGTGAACGAGAAAGGAAAGAGATCTGCCTCTCGAGGCAAGAAATCGGACAAAGACATTGAGAACAAGCACATCAAGTCCAATCTCTGGATTTTTGTGAACTGTTCGATCGTCAATCCTGCTTTCTCGTCTCAGACCAAGGTTGTTCTGACAACACCTCAGGCGAAGTTCGGTTCAAAGTGCGATCTCTCTGACGACTTTCTGAAGAAGTTAGAGCGCACCGAGATCGTTGAGCGAGCTCGTCTTCTCAAGGGTTTCCACGTGAAGGCAGGTATGTCCAAGACAGACGGCAAGAAGACCGGAACCCTCAAGGGTATCGACAAGCTGGACGACGCGAACTGGGCTGGAAAAGCCAGAAGTGCCGAATGTACACTTATTCTGACCGAGGGAGATTCAGCCAAGGCTTTTGCCGTGGCAGGTCTCACTGTTCTGGGTCGTGACAAGTGGGGTGTCTACCCTCTTCGAGGAAAGCCTCTCAACGTTCGCGACGCGACGGATAAGCAGTTGTTGAGCAACGCAGAGTTGGAGAACCTGAAGAAGATCATCGGTCTTCAACAACGCAAGAAGTACACAGACTTGTCCCAACTGCGTTACGGAAAGATCATGATTCTAACGGATCAGGATCTGGACGGTTCGCACATTAAGGGGTTGATCATTAACATGATTGACTTCTTCTGGCCTGAGCTTCAGGAGCTGGGTTTCATCATCTCGATGTACACTCCGATCGTGAAGATCTTCAAGCAAGTACGCGGAAAGCGTCAAGCTGTGAAGACGTTCTACACTCTACAGGCGTATCAGCGCTGGAGAGAGAGTAACCCTTGGGTGACTGACAAGAACGTCAAGTACTATAAGGGATTAGGTACGTCCACGCGCCCGGAGGCTCTTGAGTACTTCAAGGCGCTACGTACGTACCAGTTCGATCCTACCGAGACATCTCGGGAGCGGATTGACATGGCGTTCAACAAGAAACGTGCCGATAACCGAAAGGCTTGGCTACGTAATTACGTTGAACACAACATTCTGGATGTTGAGGCGAAACACGTCAAGATTGATGAGTTCGTAGACAAGGATCTAATTCATTTCTCGAACTACGACAACTATCGATCTCTACCATCCATGATTGACGGTCTGAAACCGTCTCAACGCAAGGCGCTCTTCGGCATGTACAAGATGAACGTGCGCACAGAGAAAAAGGTCGCTGACATTCAAGGTCCGATCATGTCGATGTCGCGTTACCATCACGGTGACGCAAGTATGACAGGAACGATCACCGGGATGGCTGACACGTACGTCGGTTCGAACAACATCAACCTGTTCTATCCAGGTGGTATGTTCGGCACCCGTCTTCAAGGCGGAAAGGACTGTGCGTCAGCAAGGTACGTGTTCTCGTGCCTCTCCAAGATCACCGATCTGGTGATTCGCAAGGAAGACCTTCCTTTGTTGGAGATCTTAGAAGACGACGGAACACCTATCGAACCTCGATGGTACTTCCCGATTCTTCCGATGGTGCTGGTTAACGGCGCTCACGGTATCGGCACTGGGTTCTCAACTCATGTGCCGTGTTTCAACCCGAAAGATCTGATTCGCAACCTGCGACTGTTGATCGACGGGCACAAGGTACAGAAACTGAGACCTTGGTACCGTGGCTTCAAAGGCAACGTTGTCTCCAAGGGAGGCAAGTGGTTCACCGAGGGCAAGTTCGAGTTCAAAGGAACGACATCAGTTCTCATCACCGAGTTGCCTATTGGTGTCTGGACGGACGACTATCACAAGCACCTAGACAAGCTTCTGTACGACTCGAAAGAGTCTGACAAGAAGAAAAAGGCCGCACAGTGCCTGGTCTCTTACAAGAAGGAGAACGGACATAACGACGTGGCAGTGAAGCTCACTCTGAACTTTCGGCGTACTGACCTTGACAAGTTCAAGAAGGATCAGAAGTCGATGAAGAAGTTCAAGAAGACGTTCAAGTTAGAGGAGTCCAAGTCTTGTTCGGTCACGAATTTACACATGTTCGACCCTGTGGGTGGTATTGTGAAGTTCAAGACCGTGGAAGGGATTCTGAGATCTTTCTTCAAGGTTCGTCTACACTTCTACGTGAGACGTCGTGAGTACTCGATCAAGGCTCTGGAACGTGAGCTTCGATACTTGGATGAGAAGATCCGATTCATTCGTGGTATGGTTGCCGAGGTGATTCACATCACGAAGAAACCGGATCCGGCTGTTCTCGAAGAACTGCGAGACACTCACAACTTCCTACCTGATCCTTCCAAGAAGGCGATCGTGGTACGCAAGGTTCATGACTCTGTGTATCGCAACGCTCTTGAGGGCGAGATCTTCACTCCGGATGAGGATACTGACATCTCGTCAGCAGACTCTGACGCAGACACTGATGACTCCTCATCAGAGGAGGAAAGTAGCTCTGAAGAGAGTGGATCCGAGTCGGAAAGTGAGAATGAGTCCGAGGACGAGGTGGAGGCAGGAGTTGCCACTGAGTCCGAGGCCGAAGTGAAGGACGAGCGTGATCCCCGTAAGATTCTTAACGAGGATTACGGCTATCTGATCTCTATGCAGATTCGCACTCTGACCAAGGAGAAGGCTGAGGACTTACAGGCAGAGCGTGATCGCAAAGCTGCTGAGTTACAGCGTATGCGTGATATCACTCCGCGTCAACTCTGGAAAGATGAGTTGGATGAGCTTGAGGCTCAACTTGGTAATGCGTATGAGTAATTAGTCAAGTGTAAAAATCACTCATAGCAATCATAATTTCTAACTATTAACTCTAGCATGTTTCCTTAGTATCTCTTTGAGTTCTGGTATCTGAATGGGTTTTGAGAGAAAGTCTCTCATACCTACACGGCGACACTGCTCTTTCGCAGCAGGATAAACGTTCGCGGTTAATGCGACAATAACAGGGAACTCTCGATTTTCCTCAGATAATCTCTTAAGAATAGTCGCTGTAGCATCTGGGCCGTTCATACCAGGCATGCGCATATCCATGAGAATGATGTCATAGTCGTTAAGAGTAGCTTTCTCGACAGCTTCAAGACCGTCATAAGCCTTATCTGGTTTGTACCCTAGTTTTTTCAGTATTCGCACGATCACTTTCATGTTAATCTTGTTGTCCTCCACTAAGAGTATTCTAGCAGGATAGTCCTTCTCCATGTTAATATTTCTAGACACTGTCTTAGGTGCTGTCACACCTTTCTCCATGTTGATGATCTCTTCAATAATATCTTTTACTCTTGAGAAGGAGATAGGCTCACGAAGTTTACGATCTATTCGTCTTAGTCTTAACTCAGGTGTGGAAGTATTAGCGGGACATGAGACAATCATAGGTTTGTTATATTTTGGTAAGAACCTATCATGATTATCATGATGTGTTACTAAAATATCAGAAGCGAGAACATCCTTCTCATCTACTTTGGAGTCTACCACCTCTTTAGCTGGAAGAGAGTATTTCTGTAAAAATGGAGATATTGATTTGTAAATAGGTTCTTCCTCTTTATCAAGAATAAATACTGTCTTATCCGTCTGTATTCTTGGTGACATACGCTCTTTGTTCGGTGTTGGTGGTAAGGGCTGATCAGTCTCTAAATCTGCTAACGGTTTTGTTAGTGTTCCGTATTTTCTGTGCTTTCTCAACATCAACGTAAAAATAAAGTTGCAACCTTCATCTCTATCACTCTCAAGTCTTATAGATCCACCCATTAACTCAACAAGATTCTTTGTTATCATAAGACCAAGCCCAGTCCCGTTTACAGACTCACTTGTCTCACGGACACGATAAAACGCCTGAAAAAGACCACTCTGCCTACTTTTTGGTATTCCAATTCCGTCATCTTTCACGTAAAACTCAATAAGTAATTTGTCAGTAAGTTCTTTTATAACTGTTCCACCAAGAGTTATCCATCCGTCTTTACCCATATACTTAACGGCGTTACCGATAAGATTAATAAAGATTTGAGAGATTCTGTACACATCTCCGATTACGTAAAGAGGTAGTGTGTGAAAATCTCGGTGAATACGAATCTTGTAATTACAAGATTTGTTAAACGCGAGTGTTATAGAGTTGTCTATACAACGATACAAATTAAAGACTTTCTCTACTAAATCTACCTTTCCCTCTTCAAACTTAGCGATATCCAAAACATCGTTAATAACGTGTACGAGATGCTCACAGCTAACTTGTATATCTTTAAGATACTCTGACTGTTGAGCATCTAATGATGTCTCATCTAAAAAGCTAGCTGTAGAGACAATCCCGTTAAGCGGTGTACGAATCTCATGAGACATAATGTTAATGAAATTAGATCTCTCTTTAGCTTTCGCCTCTGCTACAATATGTTTACTGTGTAACTGCCCAAGTTTATCCTCGTTCTCTTTACTAATAATCACACTAGTAAGTGCTGTTAGTAAAGGTTGAACTAACTCAATCATATCCTGAGAAAACCCATTTTCCCTATTAGCTAATCCGACCTCTCCGATAACTCTCTCCGAAAAGATAAGTGGGATTGCCACGAAATTATACATTGGCTCTCCTCTTGGTTTAAAAGGACACTTACACTCTTTCTCATCATAATTTACGAATACAGGTCTTTTTTCATTATAGGCTTTCCACCAAGGAGCAGTCGGATTATCCTTACGAACAAAAGCTAGATCGGAGATTCTCTCTTTGCTAAACGCTTTCCAATAATCTCTTTTCACTTCATCTGATGAATCTTTCTCCACAGAAGGAGTTAACATCGTGAGAGCTAGTTTATCCTCATCTTTAGTAACACCTTCAATAAAATGATTAATGTACATATACTTTGTTTTAGTTGTGTTAAGAATCTGTACTGAGATAAACTGAAGTAGATCATAAAGAGTTTTGTTCTTACTCGTTATAAACGCCTTGATAATCTCATTCATAGCTCTTTTTGACATTAGTTCCATCATGTTCTTCTCCTCAATAAGTTTATCTTTCGTGATATCCCTAGCAATCGCGTAGATCATACCGTCATTGATACATGTTGTCCATGATAACCAGACTATATCACCGTTTTTGTGGTAATACCTATTCTGATAATCTGTTATCGCCTTACCAGATCCTTCATAAGTAGAGGCATCGGGAAGATCACTAGTATGAATAAACTCTGAGTAAGCCTTTCCCTCAAGTTCGGCAGGAGTATAACCAATAATTTTCTTACAAGAAGGAGAGGCTTTAAGGAACACTCCGTTTAGGTCAAAAATAGCGAATATGTCGAGAGCAAGATGATAAAATTGACGTACATCGAACTTTCCTCTTTCAAGTGTGACATCTCTAGCTATTGCGTAGTAATAGTTATCATACAAACTAGCGTTCCAAGAGAAAAGAACAAACCCTCCGTTTTTCTTCTTGTATCGGTTAACAAACCTATATATTCTCTGATTTCCTAGAACATGATCCGTGCTAGCGATATCAGTTTCATTCAAGACAAACTCCTTGTATGACTTACCTACCATCTCCTCCGGTTTGTACCCTAAAATATCCTCGGATGACGGTGATACTTTAAGAAAAACACCGTCAACTGTAGATATAACAGATAGGTCAACAGAGAGTTCTATCAAAGGAATCGCTGGAATAACGCTTGGTATTAAACTGGGTACAGATGATTTAATTAGAGATGACTCCTTTTTCTCATTAAGTGGTACTTTGTTATTATCACTCATTCTGATATACATCATTCGTTGAAAACATTTAAGAAATTATAGCGCCGAAAGGTAGAGGAAGGAAAGCAACATGCCTTCTGGTGGTCTCATGCAGTTAGTAAGTTACGGATCGGAGGATCTTTACCTTACAGGGAATCCTCAGATCACATTCTTCAAAGTTGTGTACCAAAGACACACTAATTTCGCGTACGAGTGGATCCCACAGTACTTCGACCCACAAGCGTCTTTCTCCACAACCCAACAAGTACAGATGGACGCCCCTATCAAGAGAGACGGTGATCTCATCCGTGATATGTCTTTAGTTCTTGATCTTCCTGCTATCTACTCCACCCCAGAGGAAAACTTCAAGTGGATAGAGAACATAGGTCATTTCGTCGTTCATTACGCAGATTTCGTGATCGGTGCCCAGAGAATATCCAGACAGTACGGGCAGTGGATGAATATATGGTCGGAACTTACAGTGGATGACGCGAGGCGCCCTGCCTTTAACGAACTTATCGGGAACGTGCCTGCTGTGAACGACCCAGCGTTCTACTACGGGTCAATCAACGAGACATCCACTCCGACTATCCCAAAAAGACGTCTACGAGTTCCCCTGCCTTTCTGGTTCACAGAACACCCAGGACTGGCCGTGCCACTTATCGGTATTCAGTACGTAGAGATCAGAATCGAGACAGAGTTCCGACCTCTTAACGAGTGGTTCACTATCGGATACCCCCCTGTCGCTCCTGACCAACTGTTTAACGATCCCGTGCCTCACTCCGGGTCGAACCATGTCGCTTTGCGCCAAGAGCTAATTAACGGTGGTTTCGCCTCTGATAACGTCTTCTGGAAGTTCGTGAACGGTCTGAACGTTCCGACAGGACAGTGGAACCAGAACGTCTTCCTGGATGTCAAGTACGTCTTCCTGGATAATCCAGAGAGACGATTGTTCGCCGCCGCTGTCTCCGAGTACCTCATCACACAACCAGAACGTCTTATCTTTAGAGGTCTTAACGGTGGGAACAACCGTGAACAGATTGACTTCTTTCATCCTGTGAAGGAGATGTTATGGGTGTTCCAGAGAGACGACGTGAACGTTCGTAATCAGTGGTCTAACTACACGACTCTGCCGAATAACAGAGACTATCCGAGGTTACTGGAGTGGGAGAAAGCGAGACAGATCGCGACAAACGTGCTGGAACTTCTTCCGGAGCCAGCACCCCAGGACTCGTTATTACCGATTCCTGTTATCGGAGATAAGATGTTACCTTCTGGTCTGACAGTTGATCAGTTCGTGGACTTTCTGAACTGTACGGACATTGACAAGCTGTACCGATCGAATATCGCGGCGTTTGATCAGTACTTTAACATATTCTACTTCGGTAAGTTCATCTTTAATCAGCATGACCGTCAAGAGTCCAAGCCTCACTATTATTACGCTTATGAGGAGCCGTACGACGCTCATACATCGGCACCAGGAGATCGCAAACAGATCTACAACATGAGTTTCGCGGACAAGCCGGAGATGGTTCAACCTTCTGGCACCGCGAACTTCGCACGGTTTAACAAGGCTGAATTCCAATTTACTTTAAAGGATCGTTCACCAAAACAATCTGCATGTTTTCCTACTCCAGAACTGTACAATCTTTACTTCTACGTTCGACAGATCAACGTTCTGCGTGTCATGAATGGACTAGCGGGTCTTGTTTTCGCCAATTGATGTCGATAAAAGTAATTTCCATCAAATCGGTGGACGTTCCAAAAAAGTAAAATAACTTAAAGGGAGGAAAATCTGGTAGCATAATCCACATCGCAACAGAAAGCAAGCAACGGTTACAATGTCGGTTATCGCACGGCCAACGTCAAGACAGCTAAGTCCATACTCCGTATTTCAAGACGGATTTACAGAGAGGTTCTTTGATGATTTTGTACGTGAGTTCGGTTCTATCGCGGAATCATTTGGTAGGAATCTCTCTGAGTCAACCCGTGGCTCCCGAAAAAATGAAAAGGTTGAGCCCTACCAAATGATACCTCGTACATCTGGATGGCCATCTATGAATGTCGTTGAGAAAGAGGACAGGTTCGAGGTCTCTACCGAGATACCAGGTATGAATCCTAACGAGATCAATTTGGAGCTTAGAGGTGATAATCTTGTCATCTCTGGCGAACGTTCTGAGGAGAAATCGGAGAAAACAGATCAGAGACATGTTTACGAACGAAGATACGGTTCGTTTCAGAGATTTATTCCGTTATGTGACGGTGTTACATCAGATGGTGTGACAGCACGATACGAGAATGGTGTTCTGTATGTGACAGTACAAAAGCCTGAGATTCAAGAAACTAACAGAATCCCGATAACCATTGACACAGGTCCTTCTATTCAGTCAGAGACATGATCACGAACCCCTGTAAAACGTGGTGTCCCATGATATCCACGGAGTCCACCCCTTAGGATGACCTTTCCCTGAGAACTGTCTTGTTCTCTCGTAATCTCTTCGTAGTCCCTTGTTCTTCAGCCAGGTTCTTCCGATATCAGTCACTATGTTCCTGCCGACAATCGGGTACTTGAACCTAACCTTGTTTTGAGAGTTCCACATCTTGTACAACTTCTTAACCTGAGCCTCAGGGTTGAGGTTAGGAGACATGTGTGGTAAGAACAGTTTAGTGTGCTCTGTCCGATGTAGAGATGGAACAAAAGTAGGCTCGTTCGGATGCTCTATCACTCTCTGCTCAAACACCATCTGGTGAATGGAGGGATCAGTCTCTGCCATTTTGATCATCTTAGGGACGTCCACCTTGACGTTCAGTAACCAGTCGTCCTCAAGGTGAAAGAAGAACTTATTTTTAGGTTGAGAGAAACACCAGATAACAGCCTTAGCGAAATTGGCCTCCTCAGGGTAGTTCGTTATTACCGTGCCGAAGTACTGGCGCGCCACCTTCTCCACTAGATCAATTCTGGTGTTGTTAGGAGCAGGGTCGATGTTTATGTACAGTGTTGACTGTTTCCAGTCGACTCCTTGTAGTCCATTTGTGAATGACCTATAAGTCCTGTGAAGGATCTCTGGTCTGTTACAGGCGGTTGTCGTGAACTCTAGGGGAACCATCTTACTATCGCCCGAAAAAAACCTCTATGAGAATATACGTGATAGAACGATGGCTCGTCCTACTTACTTCACGACAGAATACGTGGTCTCCCTTCTTCTTGCTCTGTTAGCAACCTACGGAGTCGCCAAGGCCTCACCTGATATGTCTGTGTGGGTCACTTACGTGATCGTGCCCTTGGCTGTGGCGTACGTCTCTCTACAAGTGATTAACGCGGTCATGCCAGGGCTGAACGCCTCAGGAGCGAGAATCTCTGCGTACGTGGATAATCGTACTCTTGGTGAGATTAACAACATGGGATACGTACAGGTGTTCCCTCCTCTTCTTGCCGTGACCATCCTAGTGTTCGTGCTTCTATTCACCAAAAATCTAGGGTAAAGAATAAGGGAGCCTGAAGAATGCTTTACGAAAGTTTGGCTTTGCTTGTTGTCGCGCTTGTCGCTTTCTTCGCTGGTAGGATGATGTCCTCAGGATCTTCCGGAATGTACACAGCACCATCTCCATCTGACCTAGTGCCATCAGAGATATCCGCAGATCCAGAACCGGTACCACCTGGACCGGATATTTCGGCACCAGGTGTACCTAACTTCTTCGATGACAGACTGAATCAGAACACACTGAGCCCACTTGGTGATAGCTACCCAGGTGGTGCCTGTCAGGTCGGTCTGCCAACATGTCAGAGACGTCCTTCGGGATGTATGCTCGGATGCTCACCCTGTTCGCCTCTCTGCTCTGGTGAGGGTAACCCTTGTATGATCACAGCACCGGTTCCGAGTGGTGTGTGGCAACCTCAATCTGCCTCTACAGTCCAGTACAGACTGAGAACAGGAAACTATGTACCGGCGTATTGCCCCCAAGGTTCTTTCGCACTCCAAAAGGCTCCAGCGTGTTCGAATCTCAGTGATATTCATGGGGATACATCCCCAAAACAGGTAACCTGTTACACCGCGAAACACCCGCTCGAGTCTGCAGAGTTAGTAGCTTCACAAGTCCCTCAGGGGCTCAACCAGATCGCTACTTGTCAGTGAAGTATATCTGGTAATCTTTCTTACCAGTCTCATTCTTAAAAACCTTGAAATGGGTCACCTTCTTCTTTTTAGGAGCTGATCTCTTTTTCAGTTTCGACTTAGTCACCCGAGTACCACCCCCGGCTGTCTGAGAATAGCTGTATTTTCCACCATCCTGGGAGAAGGAGATACCCGCCTTTTTCGCTGCCGCGAGAACAGCTTGACGAAAGACCAACTCCTTCTCCCGTTGTCTCTGTTGAGAACTCATATTTTATTCTCTGATACCTAAGAATCAGAAAATCGAAGTACTGAGAAATCAATTATTAACCCCTTTTTCCCGCTTCCTCAACGAGAACGTAAGACGAATCGTTTTTTACTCAGAGATGTTCGTCAGTTTACTGAGACGTTCCCGGGAAGTAAAGGCGGGAGAGTCCGGAGGGCAGAGGCGCAGAAGCTCGATAGTTCGACGGTTCGTTCCCGGTTTCCAACTTCTAGACGTCCCGGTTCCCTGATTTATCATCTGGAAGCTCAGATTCTGTAACTGATATGTGGTCAGAGAAGCCCGCAGAGTCTTGTTCATACAAGGAGTCTCTACAGAGGAATCCCCTTGACGTGTCCCCTTTTCCAGACCAACCCACCAGTAATCCCTCCCGTGGAACCTCACGTCTCCCGAGACGATATCCGATTTTTCCTCCTTGCTCTCAAGAGCTTCCTTAATCTTAACGCGAAATCCCCAACAAGAGATGATATTTCCTACCTCACGTATTCCCCAGAAGCCTGAGTTACGTTCCTTGTCCAGAATCATCCCGTAATCAGCGATCTGAGCAGAGATATCTCTCCAAAGCCGAGAGCAGACAGCCCTGGAACCGTTCTTTCTCGCCTTGAGAATACGCCAAGGGACGTAATGAAGATAAGCCCAGTGGAGACCGAACGGTATAGTCATCCCCTCTATCTCGATATCCTGAAGAACACCGTCAATATCCCTAGATTTGTCCACGTTCATGATCCTCCATAGGGCGTGTAGAGGTCCTCTCTTCTCGTGTATCTCCATCGGCACGTGTTGTACCATAGATTTATCATGAGCCATGGTCTCTAGATGTTTAAGAACACGTCTGACATCCCCTCCACACTCCTTCGCTAGTTTTAACTGCTCCTTCATGTTCTTCGATATCTTCTTGAGAGCAGGTGAGTCGGTCTTCTTGATAAGAACCTTGAGGAAATGACGAATCACGTCCAGGTTCTCCTTGTTTGAACGCGCCTTCAGATGGATGAAGACAGAGTGACCTGCCAAGGGTCTTTTCCCCTTGAAAACCTTGTTTCCCGTGAATATCACAGGCACACCGATCGTCTTCTTGCGTCTAAACAGGTCACGAATACCTCTGTACACCTCTTGTGTCGCCAGACCCATGTTCTCGAAGTCATCCACTAAAACAGCCTTGCGAAACTCCTTAGTATTCTTCTTGTCATCAGACGACTCCTCTTTCCTGGCGGCGATACAGTTTAACTTACCTAGTAACGCCAGAATATCACGAAAACCCATCGTCTGTATGAGCACGTCTCTTGTCGCCTTTGTGCGTAGCTCCACAGACTCGAACTCACGAAGAACGAACCCGTGTTCTTTTAGGAGTAGACGCGCTAGTGTCGACTTCCCTGATCCTACAGGACCGGTGAGGTAACAGACACGCTTAGGGGTCTTCGGGTCTTTCACTATTCCTTCCAGCCATTTTCGTAGAGAACTTACCGCAAGGCGGTTTCCTACGAAAGAGGATGAATTATCCGGTGCGACTAGTTTGTCCATGATTAGACTAAACACATATCTTGTTTATGTCTGATAATTCTCAACACTTCTCTGAGATACCAACCCAGGAAGCTGGAGGTGTTCCTGAGCAAGGAAGAGCACCTGGTGGGAGCGCGGCGTCCGCACCACGCACCTCGGAGGGAGGACCACATCGGTTGATCCAGTTACAACGATAATCGTCAGCGACATCACCGCTCAGATACTCGTCCCAGTTCTTAATACGGGGGAAGAGAGCGATTGGCTGACCTTCCACACTGTAACATCCTGGGACTTGTTTCCCGTTAATCTCTTTCTTTCCTGCCCAATCTCTACAGACAGGAACACCCATGGAGTTTTCACATACATCAAACTCGTCCCCAGTTTCTGACTTCATGCTACCGCGGTAGACCCATCCTGAAGGACAACGAGATCCTATCTTATTCATGTACTCGGCTGTGGGAAAATCAGGAGTCTTAGGTGGTTTGTACTTCTGTAAAGCCTTAGCGATAAGGTACAGTACCAGCGCGGTGATCGCGAGGACACCCACTGCTGTGAAAACACCGACAACAAGTTTTGTTCCGTCGACCATTTTACTCTCGAAGAACACAAGATACTATACGGAGCAAAAAAATCGGATCTACCTAGTTTTGAGGCATCACGTTAGGCGATTCCAGGAAAGAAAAATCGATAACTCATAATTACCACTTAAGCAACATCATTATATTATTCAACAGTACGTCAGGAGATAGAATGACAGAGACCGACGAACAACGATTCGAGAGAGTGAGAAAAGAGTGGGAGGAGAAAGGCAACAAGACTTTCACTCCTGAGTTCTACCGCCTTGTTATGGGGGAACGCCCCCCGAAAGACGCGGACAAGGGACCCTGTGTTCCTTTCGTACACAGAGGTCTAGATATCTGCTGGAAGACGAGCGGAAAGAAGAACAAAGCTGTTCTTTTTTACCACCTTCTGGACGACATGACACAACTAGAGGCGTTCGTCGCTAAGAACGAGAGGTTCCGAGTAGCTTTCAAGAACAAGATTGTGGATATGATGGAGGAAGGAAAGAGGGCTCGCAAGGCAGTTTCAGAATTACCTGGCGATGCCGAGTTTCTCGAGCAGAAAGAGGAGGAGCAGTTTATCGCTGACATGTTATCAGAGGACAAACTGATGACTCTGTACGACAGAGTCGCGCGCCTTGAGAAAAACAGTGCTGTTCCAGCTCCTAAACCGGACTTTAAGGATCTGCCAAGATTCAAGCGATGTCCTCTTTGTCGATGTAAGAAATAAGGCGAGTTAACATCTCGCCAATAACATAGTAAGATGCCGCCTGTTCTGAAAACAGAGAAATCTGAGAAGAAAGAAGTGGTCAACCCACCTGTCAAGAAAGTGAAGACACATAGTGATGATCTTAGAGATCATTTACCCAACGACTCTCCTGTTGTCAGAAAGCTTATACAGAAGAACTGGTGGGTAGGCTATTTTGACTAATTTAATAATCATTCAGAAGGTTACGTAAAGAGATCAGAACCAACATGTCGAGATACAGGCGCAGATGTTCGTCTCTCAGTTTTTCGCGAAGGATAAGGGCGTAGAAACTAATAGAACGATCGGATCCGCTATCTTCGTATTCGGAGTATATCTCATACTTCGAATGGAAGAAGTCCAGAAACTCCCATATGATGCTCTCCAACGGAAGCTCCGAAAAGATGTTTCTAACAGCCTGACATTTGATGTGTAACTCATCTTCTGTCGTTAAGCTCATATCCTTTAAAGACATATGTTAGGTATATCTAAAGGTGGGGTAAAAGGAAGTTTGTAAAACTTCCTTTTACCCACCGATTATATAAACCAGGTGATGTGGGAAATACCTCATACTCGAAAGACATTGTTTACCTTCCGGATTACTTTTGGGCAGATAATAGCTATCGCGATCGTTCTCGCTCTCGCGGTTTTCCTTTGGTTCCATTATTATCCTTTAAAGACCTATGTTAGGTATATTTAAAGGTTGGAGAAAGAAAGTTTTTTCAAACTTTCTTTCTCCAACCGATTATATAAACTAACTTATAGGTCTTTAAAGAAGTCCTCTTAAAAACTTTAGGTTTTTAAGGGATAGCATGAAATCACAGAAGGCGAACACAAAAGCTTTGGCGATCTTTTACGGTCCGAAAGTGAAAGGGATCGTAAGTTTCCATCAACCTAGAAAAAAGTCAGGATCTTACGTCACGTTCGACCTAAAAGGTCTTGGTAAGAACCGAGAGAGCGCAATTCATATTCATGAGTACGGCGACATGCGTGACGGATGTACGTCTTTGGGAGCTCACTGGAATCCTCGCAAGAAAGAGCACGGGAACATAGAGCTAAACGGTAATAATCGCCACTCTGGTGATCTCATTAACAACCTGAAAGCGAACGCGAGAGGGGTTTTCAAGTTTAAGTACTACGACCCCCTTGTAAAAGTTCGTGGAAACGAGTCGATTCTTGGTCGTTCTATCGTTATTCACGACGGAGTTGATGATCTTGGGCACGGGGGATTCCCCGACTCCAAGACAACCGGACACGCTGGTGGTCGTCGTGCTTGTGCTATTATTGTACACGCCAAAGCTTAATTAGCAAATAACAGTCTCTGCCATTCTCGCGGAGACAAGATACGGGCACGCGGAAGAGGCAGGACGTCTGTCCTCTAAGTAACCCTTCTGATCCTTCACCACATGACGAGGCACCCTAATGGACGCCCCGCGATGTGCGATTCCGAACGAGAACTCCGAGAGCGACGATGTCTCATGTGATCCTGTCAAACGTTCGTGATTTCCCTTTCCGTAAACCTTAATATGTTCCGCGTGTTTCTCCTCCAGTTTCGGCATCGCCGCCATGATCGCGGAATAACCATCATCCACACGCATGGACTCTGTTGAGAAGTTCGTGTGTAGTCCTGATCCGTTCCAGTCACCCTTGATAGGCTTAGGATGAAGAGAGACGATCGCGCCGAACATCTCCGCGACACGTTTCAGAATGTAACGAGCAAGCATCAGCTGATCACCTGCGTCAATCCCCTCGCACGGACCAACCTGAAACTCCCACTGTCCAGGCATCACCTCGGCGTTAATACCTGATATGTTCAGATGAGAGTACATACACGCTCGGTAATGAGCCTCGGCGATATCACGGCCAAACGCCTTCTCGCATCCGATGGAGCAGTAGTAAGGACCTTGTGGTGGTGGGAACGAACCGGGTGGCCAACCCAACGGAGTCTTCCCGTCATGCTGAAACAGAGTGTACTCCTGCTCGAAACCGTACCATGGATGCTCCTTTTTTACCTCCTTTCTCTCGAAGATTGCCTGCGCAGAAAAGCGATGGTTTCCTTTAGCGGGAAGTCCCTCGGGTGTTCTACACTCGCACAGAACAAGAACGTTATCACCACCCCTAAACGGATCACGCACAACCTTCACCGGATACAACTCGATCTCGGAGTCGGTACCTGGCGCCTGTCCTGTTGACGAACCGTCGAAGTTCCATACAGGATACTGCTTGTAATCCAGATGTACTTTGTGGTCTGAGCGCTTCAACGTCTTCGTCTTACATCGCAGATTGGAATCAGCGTCCACCCAGACGTACTCCGCCTGGAAGTAGTTCTGAGGCTCAGGCAGTTTCCAAAACCAGTTTAGCGCCGCCATGCGATTCGTGTCACGGGCGGATCCGTGGGTCGAGGATAGAATATCAGAGTCTGTCATGTAGAGGTGATGACAATCTACAAACATCTTCTTTATGTCTGAAAAGACTCTGGAAAATGAATCTTGACAGTAAGTATAGAAGATCTGATGAGCGGGTTTGACGTCACATCTGGTGTAAGAAAGGAAGTAACCTTTCAGTTCGACGGCAGTGGAGGTGTTTACCCGGATCTGTGTGTGGACGTTCTTTTCTTAGGAGAGAACGACGCCGCCACAGTTCCTATCCCTCCCAAGCCGGACAAACAGACTCTGTTCTTTGACTCTTCTAATGACGACCATCTGTCCCGCAAGGACATCATGGGGAATGTCGTGGATATTGAGGAGTCTGGAGATGTTATGACACTCACTCCGATAGAAGGGAATGGTGACACAGCAGATCCCCTTCGTATTCAGGGATCTTCCGGAGCACGTCAGTTATTATTCGCAGGTAGCACAGGTGACACCTGGCAACAAGGTCGTTCTTACGAGATGCCTGACGTGAACGGTAACACTTTCTGGGGATCTCAGTCCCAGTCAGGAACGTACGGTGGTACCGGCAATACTCTTCTCGGTACGGAGGCACAACTCGGGTCTCCTGGTGCTAATCTGTCAACGGTTGTTGGTGTCTCTGGTGTCGGCGAGGAGTGTACTGTCGCTATCGGAGCTAACGCGATCGCGAACATACCAGGCTCTGTTGTCATTGGTGCGGACTCGGTCGCCAACACAGGTGCGTCGGGATCTATCGTTATTGGTAAAGGTGTCACTGCCAGTACAGGTGGTGAGATCCGCCTACAACCAACCGCAGACACAACTATTGGTTCTCATAAGATGTTCGTTCCCGGACTGGGATCGTCCGGTGGGGCACTTCCACATTTTCTTCGTTACGATCCGATGAGCGGTGAGATTCAGTCTTCTGCCGGTGGCACAGGATCATCTATTACAGGAGCTGGTGTCGTTCCTGCCGCCACTGTCTGGACAAGTATGGACGAGATCGGCACTACCGATCCTACTAATATGAGACCTATTCTTCTACAGGATGATGTAGCGACACAGACCAGTGTCGGACTTGGTCAAGGACAAAGCGTCCCACCTGCTGGTGGTCAAGTCCTTGTTGGTTCTGATCAGACTGTCGCAGGATCTTCTGGTGGTGTAGCTATTGGTGCGGAAACGACATTATCAGGTATTTGCTCTATCGCTATCGGACATAATGCCATATCAACAAGTAACAGATCAACGGCGATAGGTTGCCAGGCACAAGCTACTAACACATCAGCCGTTTCCATCGGTAACGCTAACTCTGCATCTGGTAACCTCAGTACAGTCGTAGGAAACTCATCTTCAGCTAGTGGTACTAATTCTATCTCTCTGGGATCTGGAGTTGTCTCAACAGGTGATCGATCTGTCGCTCTTGGTGGTGGTATTCCTTCGCACGCAACGGATGACTCTGTTCTTATTGGTTTTAACGCAGGTGTGAACGGTGTCAGTGATGACTCTGTTGGTATTGGTACAAGTGTCGGTCCTTCTGGTACAAACTCTATCGCAGTTGGTAACCAAGCTATCACAAACGCTCTTAGCGCTGTTGCGATTGGTCAAGGTTCCGGAGCCACTGGTACAGAAGCTATCGCTGTTGGAGCACGTGCCACAGCTGGTAACTCTGGGGCTGTTGCTATTGGTAAGGACGCGTCCGCCTCAGGAATGGGAGCTGTCGCTCTTGGTGATCCTTGTGTCGCCTCTGGTGATCGCTCTTTCGCCGCGGGTAATGATGCCATTACTTTAGCACCGGCATCAGACTCTATAGCTCTTGGATCCACCGTACAGACAGATGATATACAGTCTCTCTCTATCGGATCACAACTTAGAAATCAAGGAAATAACACTGTTCTTATCGGTCATAGTGGTAGAGCTTTCGTATCTGCTGACGAATGTGTGATTATCGGAGAGAATACATTTTCCTCTACATCTCGTACAGTTATTATTGGTGCTGATACAAGAACACAGGCAACAAGGACTGTTACTATCGGAGAGAGCGGTAGTGCTAATAACACGGCTGCTACAGCGGTTGGATCACAATCACTTGCTGAAGGTGTGAGATCAACAGCTCTTGGTGTTAGTTCTAACGCAAGTGCGCAAGACTCTTTAGCAGTCGGATCAAGCGCCACTGCAAGCGGGAACAGATCAGTCGCCATCGGACTGAACACATCAGCTGTTGATGATGGTGGAGTAGCTATCGGATCTTCTGCCACATCACTAGCTCTAAGCTCTATCGCTTTTGGTGACTCTACAATGTCATCCGGAGTTGGTAGTGTTGCTATTGGTGTGAGCTCAGAATGCTCGAATAACAACACGATAGCTCTTGGTGTGGGTAATACCTCTGCTCATACAGGCTCTGTCCTCATAGGTTCTAATATATCCTCAACAGGACCTAACCAGATTGTGTTAGCACCAGAGAACAACACGGCATTTGGCACGAACCAGATGTTTGTTCCTGGATTGGGAGCAGGTGGTACAGGTGCGAACTTTGACGCTGTGATGATGTACGACACAACAACAGGTGAGATACAGTTCAACTCCAATCTGGACGGTGACACAGGAACTGTTGGTGGTACTGGTACTCCTAACGCTATTACTGTGTGGAAATCACCAACTATTATCGGACAAGAACAGGACACAGACCCTGTGTTAATGTTTGCTAGTAGCAGTGATGTACAACTTGTTATTGGTCAAGGACAAACATCTTATGGTGGTTTATTCGGATCTTTGATCATTGGTAACTCGACTGCTAATAATGATCCGGCAACAGTGCTTGGTATGAACAACTCTTTAAACGGTGGGGTCGTTGTTGGAGAAGGCAATACGGGTCTGAATGGTCCGGCATTTATGATGTCTCGTGGTGCCAGTGCTGACGGAAGACATTCCGTTCTTATAGGTACATCACCTACTGTAAATGGAGATGATGGAGTTGCGATTGGTAGAAACACAGTAAGTGTTACAGAATCTATATCGATTGGTGGAACAGCGGGTGCTACAGGTTTTCAGGCTATCGCTGTTGGCGCACGTGCCACAGCAGGTGGTACTGGTGCTGTAGCCATTGGTAAGGACTCTGTCGCATCGGGTCTTAACGCTGTAGCTATTGGTGATCCTACAATCGCAACAGGAGAACGTTCTGTAGCATTAGGTAACAACGTTTCTGCTACTGGTTCTAACTCTATCGCGATTGGGTCTAGAGTTGTTTTCGGCCCCTTTAACTTAGACACAAGTGCTGGGGCAAGTGGAAGTATCGCGATTGGTGCTTACTCACGTGTTTTTGATCAGGCTAATAACGGTATAGCGATTGGTAGCATCACATCAGTAACAGATGTAAGTGGTATCGCGATTGGTTTTACAGCTACAGCTAGTAGAGATGCTATAGCTATTGGTGATGAGGCTTTTGCTGGTGCTACAGGAGCTATCTCTATTGGTAAAGGTTCTACACACGGAGGAGGCTCTTACGGAGTAGCGATTGGTGATGGTTCTAACTCGACAAACCTGAGTGTAGCTATCGGAAGAAACGCTGTTAATATGAGTGGTTCTAATGGTGTTGCTATCGGAAATGAGACAGAAACAGGTAGTTTTGGTGATATTGCTATCGGGGAAAATGCAGAGACTATGGCATCTGGAGTTACTGGGACAATTGCGATTGGTGTTATTGCTAGATCTGATTTGGAGGGTATCGCGATAGGTACTTCATCTGGTGCGACAGGTAGTAACTCTATTTCTATCGGCACACGTGCCACAGCAGGTGGGTCTGGAGCGGTTGCAATTGGTAAAGATGCGTTCACTGACTCTTCTAGTGGCATCGCTATCGGAACGAACACATCGGCAACCAATTTAGAAGCTATCGCGATGGGTGAGAACACATCAGCTTTCGGTCCTAACTCTGTAGCTATAGGATCGAGCTCTGTTAACGGATTTGAGACATTTGCAGGAACAACTGGTGCTATCGCATTAGGTTTCTTCGCACGTGTTGCAGGTGATGCTGAACACGGTATCGCAATTGGTACTGCTTCTCGTGCTGGTACTGCAAATGCTGGTGATACAGGAAGACAGAACGCGATCGCGGTTGGTTACCAATCTGTTGCTGACAGAATTAACGCTCTTGCTGTTGGTGTTAATGCACAAGCTGGTGGATCAGGATGTGTTGCCATCGGAGCTTACAGTAACGCAAATGATCCAAGAAGTGTAGCTTTAGGTATCGGAGCACAAGGAGCTAACACACAAGCTTTAGCTATCGGTGCTGGTGATGATTTTACATCTGCGTCCGGACCTTACGCTGGAGCTTTACGTTCGATCGCTATTGGTAACACACCTGACACAACAGCGAACGCTGTTGACTCAATCGTGATAGGTTCGACAGCCACCTCAACAACAATTGCCGCTACACGTGGTATCGCTATTGGACAAGGTGCAAGAGTTGATCAAGTAAATTCGATTGCTATAGGAACTTCTGCCAGATCTTCTGCTGGTGGTGCGATCGCTCTTGGTTCAGGAACAATCGCAGGACATTCTGGTGCTATCACAATTGGTAATACTATTCAATCTGGATCTTCTGGTATCTGTATCGGATCAAATATCACAGGAACTGATAACTCGATTATTATTGGTCAGAACGCTTTTACAACTGGTCCTAACTGTGTCATCATCGGTAACGGTGCCACCGGATCTACCGGAAACATTGTTGTGATTGGTGCTGGTGCTACAGGATCACAGGACGGTGACATTATCTTCAATAACGCTTTCCGCGAGGGATCACAAAGACTAGTTATTCCTGATCTCAGTGTGACAAGTGGTATGATAGCAGGTATGACAGGTCTGTCTTACAACCCGAGCACAGGACAGATCGGTACATTAGACCTCAATCTTCTTGTGTCTGGTGCCTCTGCTAACGGTATCACAACAGCTACAGCAGGTGCTGGTGGTGATTTCGCTACTGTTCAGGCAGCTTTGGTGGCAGGTAACAGGAATATTAAAGTGATTGGATCTACATCAGAGTCATTAGATCTTACCGCGGGTGGTGTCCCTTCAGGGTCACTTCTCTTCTGGATAGAGAACAATGTGACGTTTGATGTTACTAACACTGCTGTTATTCCGGGAACAGCAGGTCGAGATATTATTCTGGCTGGAACTGTTAACTCTGTCTTTGAGTTCTCCGGACTTAGCTCGGTAAATGACACTTTGTTCGACTGTGTATCTCTCACTGTAAAGGGAATTACAGTGACAAACAGCTGTACTCCTGGGGACACGAATATCTGTACTGGTAGTACACGTCTACTTATTGAAGACTGTATTTACAACCTTCCGAACACATCTGGTGGTATCGTAGGGTCTAACGCAGTAGCAAATGTGGATCTTACAATGAGAGACGTTATCTTAGTAAATAGTGGCACATCTACACAGGAGACACTAAATCTATCTACTTCGTCAAGATCTCGTCTGTACAACGTCACATTTCAGGATAACGGAACTGCTTACTCAAACATAAATCCTCTTGTTACTACAAGAGGTGAGAACTGTATTGTAGAGGGGTTGTATCTTGATCTAGCTACAGGATCATCAACATATGATTTTACGTTTTCAGGTCAAGTTTCAAAAGTAAGAAATATATCAGCGTCAGCATCATTACAGATTAATATTACTAGTACTTCTAACCCGTCAACAACTGCTACCGATTTAGTTATTAACAACCTATTAGTAAACTCAGACAATAACAATATTGAGAACTGTACTGCAATAGGTTTTGTAACATTATCTGGTGATAATAACTCTGTATCTGGATTAAACGTCGGAGACGGTACTACAAGTACACCATTGTTAATATCTGGTATGGAAAACACGGTGACTAACGTGATCATTAATTCACAAGCAACAACAATTACTGTGACAAGTACTAATAATAACCTCTCTGACATAATCAGTCGTAATTCACAAAACATATCAATCTCTGCGACAGGAAATATTCTTAAAGGTTTTATCGGGCCAATTGGTGGAGGTGGAGTAAATCTTACGGCTAATGATTGTATTCTTGATAGTTGTAATTTTATAAACACTACAGCAACTCTTAATGTATCAGCACAAGACTGTAGAATATCAAACTGTAATTTTGATGGAACCTTTAATATCACAGGAGGATCCGAGTGTCATATCACAGGATGTAACTTCGATGGTAGTACTCAGGCAGTAATATCATTAGGTAATAACCATACTATCACAGGATCGTTTATAAGAGGAGGTATTGATATTAGTGGATCAGCCACACGAGCAACAATTTCTAACTGCTCAACAAATACAGGAGATTTAACAGTTGATCGAAGCTTTAATCGTATTACAGGATCATTCTTCCGTTCTTTCAGTATTACATCATCAAATAATGTTATGTCTAACTGTACATTTAACGGAGTTACGGGGTACATCAATAGTGGATCTTGTGTTATCTCGAACTGTAAAATGGAGAGTTCTAGTTCAATGTTTGTTATGGATACATCAGCAGATAACTGTACTGTTCAAGGATGTATATTTAACGGATCTTCGATAATGTTATCTGGATCAAACTGTAAGATTGGTGAGTGTGATTTTGCGAACACATCCGGTGTATTCACTGTGAATGCAAGTAATAACCTCATTGATAACTGTTTAATTCGTGGTCTTACTGGATACTTCTCAAATATTTCTTCAAGAACATTTGTTAATAATACACAGATGAATACAATTAACTCATTCTTTAGAACAGATGGAACTGAATCTAGTTTTACTAACTTTAGATTTGCTGGTACAACAGGATTTATCTCTGGATCACAAACAACAGTAAATTCTTGTCATTTTACAGGAGGAAGTACAAACTCGAATCTAATTATCAATAATGATGCTATTCGTGTTTCTGATTGTTATGTGAACGTAACAAAAACACTTGTTACTTCAGTAGCAGATACTGTACAACTTTCAAACTGTCTGTTCAATTCTGGAAATGCTGATAGTGAGTTTGGTATTTCTGGATCTGACTGTATTCTTACAGGGTGTAGATCTAACTGTCTTACATCGTATATCGGTGGCGATGGTAACCAAATTAGCAACTCCAGATTTACACCTGGTGTAATCAATAACAACGTTGATATTGATGTATTCGGAGCAAATCACAGTTTCTCCAACGTTGTCGTCGGAACTGGTTCTGGAACAGGAGTTCTTAATGGTAACGGAACTACATCATCTGTAGCGATTGGATGTAGAGCACCAGATGGTGTGTCTGGATTCGCAGTAACCGCCGCGAATACTAATTTCTAACTAATTTCTAACTAATTTCTAACTAATTATTTTATTCTCAGTCTTCTCAACAAATATTTAGAAAACATTTACGAAAACATTATTTTTCGTAAAGGTTTAAGAAGATGTTAGTTAACTACTATCAAACTCAGTATGTCAACATCAGAAAATAAGACAGACACCGTTGATATGTTCGGGGACTGCCTACAGTTCGCCACGTTGTACAACGAGCGCACAGGTTCTCATTTCAAAGGCAAGATTGACCGAAAGTTCATTCGTGAGATGGTGATGGACGAGTTAGACGAACTTGATGAGGCGAAAGACGAGGCTGAGGAGGTGGACGCGCTTCTTGACGCGACTTACTACATTCTTAACCATCTGGCAGGTACAGGGCTGGACATTCGTCCTATCTGGTCTCGTATTCATAGAGCAAACATGGAGAAGTTCGGCCCAGGTGGACGAAAACGTGAGAGAGACGGAAAATGGCTAAAACCACCTGATTTTCAGCACCCTGACGACGATATTCGCGAGGAGATCAGAAGACAGAGAGCAGAGCAGAAGGGTGAGAAAGGTGAGATGGGTGAGATAGATCCGTGTCCTTGTGGTGGAGGTCAGTCATGTATTGTTGATCGTCGCTCTTTTGGAGACTTGGTACATGAGGACATCGTGTTTAAGAAAGCAGGTGTTCCTCTGCGTAAGAACTGTGTTCAGGAGCCAACAACGGATCAACAGAAGGCTATGACGGACGCGATGCTAGGGCACGACTCTGTCATGATCTCAAAATCCGAATGATCTGCATAGCGACAGGCATCCACTCGTTCTCGTTGCGTCTGAGATAATCTGTGATAGGTGATCCTGCTTCGTCAAGAAGAGGTTCGTTCGTATTGCGTAAAGCGACCTCCAAAAGTCTCCCTAAAAAAGGGATTGAGAAGCGTGCTAACATGTAGTCCATCATCATGTCCTCCGCCTGTAACAAAGGAACTCTCTCCTCGATCATCGCCACCAACTGCTCATTCTCGTCACCAATCTCATTGCGTAATCTAAGATAACCGACACTACTCAAACTTCTGTCCCGTTCGTCGAAGCCAGGTTGAGGCCTTCGGCAAAGAGGACAGTTAGGTTTTGTGGCTAGCCAGCGATCAACACATAACTGATGAAACTTATGATGACAACTCAGAGTTTGAAGTCGTTGCTCAGAAAGCAACGACTCGAAACAGATCGAGCATGTAGAATCGGAATCTTCCATGGCTTTCGTTAGTTACTATACAGAAGATTTTAGGAGAACCATTCGGTAGGAATGGACTTTTTCTCCCAATCTTCTTGACCATGAAAGAACACTAATAGAGATTTGCCACTCTCTGAGCGCTTGAACGCGATAGCGGAATGAGACTCAAAGTCAAAACTCCATGGTGTGCCAGAAAGAGTCATGACACCTGTCTCTGTGTCAAGAAGAAACGGCATCACGTTCGTCCCGAATCTTTCATGAAAAAGTAGTACAGCAAGAACGGTATCGCTCTTGTTGAACTCAGGGAGCCTGATGATCTTATCAGACGGAAGAATGTCATATCTAAGCTCATTGTCATCTACTTTCGGGTACTCTAAGCGAACATTCGTTCTTGTCTGAGTCTCCTGATCAAAAAGGTAAACATCGTTCTCAGTGTCTGAGAGGAGCAAGGTCTCGTAAGTGACTGATGCTGGAAACGGCACTCTTTCGTCCCAGGAACGAATCTCGTCGTAAGACGGAGTTGTCATAGTGTGTGGAGCTTTTTAGATTCTCTTAACTTAGTTTGTCCGAACTTCTTAAGTCTTGTGCTTTTCATTATTCCCATTATGAGGAGTAAAACTTATTAAGGAATTACGAAATATTTTAAGATTTCGTAATAGTTTTTAATGAATACTAAATAAAATTATCATTATTTACTCATTTAAAAAACAACTGTTTGTAACCATTCTCCGACTGCTGATGACCAAACAAGAGTTGTTGTATTAATTAATGCTAAGTCAATAAAGCCAACACTAGTATTTGTTATATCTCGAATGTTATTACTTATTCCAAGAATACTGTTAGAACCAGTTGATATCTGAATAACTTTAATCACATACTCCTGACCTTCTACAGGAGAAGCTGGTAAAATAATATTAAATGGTAAAGTACCTGATGTATTCCAAACAACTAGATAATCATCTGATGTAAGTGTCGTATTTGTTGTGTAAACTGAAATAGCACGTTGTACACCAGCTAGATGTCTGAAGTTATTCACTGTTGTTGTGAAAGCTTGAGACTCTGTGGCTCCAGAACATCCGATAATAACAGAGCCAAATCCAGCATTTATTGTATTTCCATCACCACCAATAATAGCTGAACGAGCAGAATTTGTTAACGTGTTTCCTGTACCACCCGCAATACAAGACTCAGATGAGGCTCCATTGATAGTATTATAACTACCAGAGACAATAGCAGAGTTCGCTGAAGCTACATTACCTGACGCACCACACAAAATAGCACCACCTACACTAACAAGATTGTCTTGTCCAGTAAGAATAGCTGCATAATTGCCACCAGCTCCACCAGTTGTTCGGTTTTGAGATCCAGCACCAATAAAAGAGTTGTTTGCACTAACATTATTAATAGCTCCACCTACAATAGCAGAGTTTGTACTAGATACTGTATTTGAAGTACCAGCACCGATAAAGGACTGGATTCCAGAGACAGTGTTTCTGTCACCAGCAACAATAGCGGCTTCTACACTACTTACAGTATTACCAGTACCACCACCAATAAATGAGTTCTCCTGAGAGACAGTGTTAAACTTACCAGCGCCAATGAATCCGTCATCATGTGTCACTACGTTTCCTTGACCAGCACCAATAAATGATCTTCCGAAAGATCCACCACCGGTAATATTAATATCGTTACCATCACCTGATGAGATAGACGAGTCAACAGCACTAACACTATTATTTCTACCAGCACCAATAAAAGTGTTACCCACACTACCAGCTGAAACTTGATTAGATGTTCCAGCAGCAACAGCAGAAGCAAGACTAGCGCCAGTATTTCCACGACCAGCTCCGATGAAAGAGTCATTTGATGAACAGGTATTTCCTGTTCCACCTACAATAGCTGAGTTAGCAGCATTAAGGTTTGTGTTATTACTTCCACATAGAATACCTCCTGCGATACCCGTTGATTGAACAATGTTATTTCTACCTCCTCCGATAATCGAGTCATTAGCATTTGTTCTGTTACTATCACCAGCTCCGACAATGGATCTATCACCAAAAGTGATATTTCTTGTACCTGATACAATTGCTGCGTTAGGCCCCTGAAGCTGAGCATCATTTCCGGTACCACCACCAATAAAGGACTGTGCAGCAGCAGCAGTATTTCCAGAACCAGCACCAATAAAAGCTCTAGTTCCAGTAACTCTATTATCAGAACCAGCCATTAGAGCGGACTGATCACCAGTTACAAGATTACGTCTTCCCGCTCCAAGAATACTGTATCCAGCAGCGGACTGAATATCATTACCTTCGCCAGCACCCACAATACAAGACTGTGCAGCCGCGGTGTTACCAGCATCTACAGCCAGTGAGTCTTCACCACCTGCCACAACCACGGAGTTCTCGCCACTAGCTGTGTTTGAACCACCTCCTACAATAACAGCGTTACTGTCAGAGACAGTATTACTATTTCCTGCGAGAACACCAGCTTGGAATGTTGAAGCTCCACTGACACTGTTTCCTGAACCTGTAAAGACACCAGATATAGGTCCAGCCACTGAGTTAGAGCTACCACCACCGATAACACTATCACTTATTGTGACAGAGTTACTCTGTCCAGCGCCGATAAAAGAGTATTGACCAGATATATTATTTTGTGAACCAGCAACAATACCAGCTCCTGTTCCACCAACTGATATTCCGCTGTTGATACCAGAACCAATGAAGGAATGAGTTGATTGAACACTATGACTAAATCCTGAAACAACACCAGAATTATTACCATCTACATTATTTAGTGATCCAGATCCTACAAATCCGTCTCTACTAGACACTGTATTTCCTGCGCCTGAAACAACACCGGATCGTGAACCAGATACTGCGTTAGAACTACCAGCACCGATAACACTAAAAGTGTTTGTAACAGAGTTAATCTGTCCTGAAACGACACCAGAATTAGACATCGTCACAGTATTACCAGCACCTCCCACGATACACGAGAAATCAGACGATGTAACATTGCCAGTACCGCCTCCGATAAAATCAGAGTCGGAACCTGTAATGTTACCCACACCACAGACGATACCTGAGTTCGCACCTGTGGCGGAGTTATTAGTACCAGCACCAATAAATACACGACCTGTAGTACCACCATCTGCTAAGTTATCCATTCCAGAAACAACACCTGAATCTGACCCAGTAGCAGCGTTGTTCTGACCAGCTCCGATAAAAGAAGATGATCCGTTAACACGGTTATCACTTCCTGCCACAATACCACCAGACTGTTGAGTTACACCATTATTACCACCTGCTCCGACAAAAGAGTCGTTACCATTAGCAAAGTTAGCTACACCAGATACGGTCGTAGATCTCTCACCACGTGTAACATTATCCTCACCAGCACCAATAAAAGAGTAATTACCAGAAGCTCCGTTATTTTCACCTGCTCCGATAAAAGAAGACACTAAATACGCGATATTACCCTGTCCAGCTCCGACAAAAGATGCTGTTGCACCAGCTGTGTTGCCTTCACCTGCTCCGATAAAAGAAGACCTTGCGGCTCCAGTTATAATGTTACTCTGACCACCAACAACAGAAGAGTTATCACTAGATACTGTGTTGCCAGAACCACAGACTATACCTGATCTCGACATTGTCACAGTGTTAGAATTACCACCGCAAATAGCAGAATCTGTGATAGATGTACCATTAATATCATTAGAACCACCACCACCGATAAAGTGTCTAAATCCGAATACAGAAGAGATACTATTAGATCCACCACAAACAATACCCATATCCGTACCACTAACATTGTTACTTGCACCAGCACCAATAAACGCACGAGATCCTGATGTGGTTATATTATTAAGGCGACCAGACCCAATAAATGAATCACCACCTGATATGCTGTTAATTGTACCAGAAACAATACCAGAAGCAGAACCAGATACTGTGTTCGCATTACCAGATCCGATAATAGATCGAGATGTAGTTACTCTGTTTCCAGATCCTGTAACAATTCCAGAGAAATCAGACGATGTAACATTGCCAGTACCGCCTCCGATAAAATCAGAGTCGGAACCTGTAATGTTACCCACACCACAGACGATACCTGAGTTCGCACCTGTGGCGGAGTTGTTGCGACCGGCTCCTACAAAACAAGCACCGGAGTTACCCGGAGCGGATGTTGTGACGAAGTTGCCGGATCCAGCACCGATAAAGGATGCTGTTGCGCCGACTGTGTTGCCGGTACCACCTACAACAACAGAACCGTTCTCTGAGACGGTGTTACCAGCACCAGCACCAACAAAGGCACGAACACCTGATGCATTGTTACCAAAACCAGCACCGATAAATGAGTCCGTTCCAGTTGCTTGATTGCCAAGACCAGCAACAACTGCAGAACCAAGATTAAATGCTGTATTAGAACGACCAGCACCAACAAAAGCATTAGCACCTCCACCAGCTGTGTTACCAGTCCCTCCAACAACAACAGAGTTAGTACCAGATGCTGTGTTGAATGACCCAGCAACAATACCTGCGTTAGTAGCGGAATCAATAATATTAGAAGTACCAGCACCAACAAAGGATGCAGTGTTTCCTGATCCTTGTATTTCATTACTACTACCAGCAACAATACCAGATAGAACTTGTTCAACAGTATTAATTTGTCCAGCACCAATGATAGAGCTATTTCCTGAAACAGTATTCTGGAAACCACTTACGATAGACCTTGCGAATCCTGTACCAGAGATAGTATTGTTTATACCTGATCCAATAATTGAAGTATCTGTAGAAACTGTGTTTCCGCTACCAGCACCAACAAAGGAGTTTTGTCCAGATCCCGTGTTTCCATTACCTGCACCAATAAAGGAGTTTTGTCCAGATGCCGTGTTTCCATTACCCGCACCAACAAATGAGTTTTGTCCAGATGCATTATTTCCATCACCAGCAACAACAGCAGAACCCTGACTACCCGCTGTGTTACCAGATCCAGATCCAATAAAAGAGAAATTACCACTTGATTCGTTGAAGTTACCTCCACAAAGAACAGAATATTGAGCATTAGCAGTGTTTGCTCTGCCTCCACCAATAAATACACTATCACTCGAAGACGCAACAGTATTACCTGTACCACCAACAATCACAGATGAGGTGACAACACCTGGCTGAACAGTATTACCCAGACCAGAAAGAATTGCAGATCCCGTAGAACCTGAGGTAGGAAGTGAGTTGCTTGAATCTCCCATGACGATACCATGTCCAGCTCCACATATCTCAACAATAAAGTTTGATTCTGCATTACTTTCTGTGAAATCCGCGACAAGAATCTTGTTACGAACAACAGCGTTAGTTAGTGTGGATGTTCCTGAAGTACTACATGCTGTCACAGTGTTAAGTCGAACAGGATCACCACCAGAACCGTCCCCAGTGACACCAAGGTCAGTGGTGACAGTGGCAGCTCCACCAGCTGTCACCAACTCGTCCAGCGCCTCCTGAATGGTACATACAGGGATCGGCCAAGCGGAAGGATCACCTGGGTAGTAAGCCCATGTTGGGTGTCCATCACCAGTGGTACCAGATGGACCCAGAGCAGCGGTCAGTTTAGTAGTACCGGTAGAACCGATATTAAACCAAATACCACGAGCACCAGTACATCCTCCTGGAAGATTCTCAAGATTACCTGTAGCTCCAACGTTGAAAGTGTCCGCGGAGACAGCTGTAAGACCGTTCAGACCGCCCCAGACGAAAACGTTATTATTACTACCGTCGTTACCAGATGATCCACAGACCATAGAGTCTTGTCCTCCTGCGGTGTTACTAAGACCACCGGGTACAACAGAGCGAGAACCAGATGCTGTGTTTCTTTCACCTGAAAGAATACCACTAAGGTTACCGTTAGCTGTGTTGCCAAATCCAGCTCCAACTATACTACGTTCTGATGATACCACATTCCCTTGTCCTGAAACAACACATGAGGACTGTGAGCTAGCTGTATTACCTTGTCCACCGCCGATAAATGATTCTCCTCCAGTTGCATTGTTAAATTGACCAGCAACAACAGCCGAGTTTATACTAGTTGCTGTGTTACTTTCACCAGATCCAATAAAAGCGTTCTCACCGGATGCTGTGTTATTAATACCAGCACCAACAATAGCACCTGTTGTACCAGCAGTGTTACTTCTACCAGCGACAACACCCGAGTAAGCACCATTCGCGTTATTAGCAGTACCACCTACAATAACAGCGTCTGCATTAGTGGCGTTATTGCCGTCACCTGCTAACACACCAGAGTTAACGCCACTTGCTGTATTAGAAACACCACATCCTACGATAGAGTTCAAAGCAGAAGCTGCATTAGCGTTACCACAAACAACAGCAGACTGCGTTTGAGATGCAGTGTTATCATTACCACCACCGACAAAAGACTGTACACCTGATGCTTCGTTGATAGTACCAGCACCGACAAAAGCGTTAGTGTTCGAGGCTGTGTTACCGTTACCAGCACCAACAAATGAGTTAGTACCACCAGCACGGTTGCCCATTCCAGCTCCGACACCACCTTCAAGACCAGAAACATTGTTGTTCTGACCAGCCAAAATACCACCACCACGTTGACTTACAGTATTACTTGCACCACCAGCAATAGCACCTAATGATTGTGAAATAACGTTACCTGAACCAGATCCTATAAAAGATGAAAACTGTCCAGCAGTTGTAAGCTGGTTACTAGAACCTGAGACAATACCAGATGTACTCTGTACAACATTGTTACTTTGTCCAGCTCCAACAAAAGAACTAATTCCTGTAGATTGAATACGATTACCCGTACCAGAGACGATACCAGACTGAGATCCACCAAGAATATCGTTATTAGCACCACCAACAACTACCTGGCGGTTACCGACTGTTGTACACCCGTTACCACCTCCGACGAAGGAGTCTGTACCCGAAGCTCCGTTAGAAGATCCTCCGACAACAACGGAGTTCAGACCAGATGCTGTGTTACCGTTACCAGCACCAACAAAAGTACCTGTTGTACCAGCAGTGTTACTTCTACCAGCGACAACACCAGAGTAAAACCCAGTTGCATTATTATTAGATCCAGCGCCAACAAAAGCATTTAGCCCAGATGATACGTTTCCATCACCAGCACCCACAAAAGCGTTAGTGTTAGATGATGTGTTAAAAGCACCAGCACCGATAATACTTCTAGTACCAGATGCTGTGTTATCCTCACCAGCACCCACAAAAGCACTAGTATTAGATGCTGTGTTTGAACCACCTCCTACAATAACAGCGTTAGTCTGAGAGACAGTATTGCCGTTTCCTGCGAGAATACCTGATCTAGACATCGTCACAGTGTTACCTGCGCCCGCAACAATGGCAGAATTATCAGCTGATGTCGCGTTACCTGTACCACCTCCGATGAAATCAGAGTCAGAACCAGTCGAGTTACCACGACCACAGACAATACCAGAGTAAGAACCGGTAGCAGAGTTGTTATGACCAGCACCAACAAAAGCGCCAACACCTCCATTACCAAATCCTCCACCAGCAATGTTGTTAGCACCAGCGCCAATAAAAGCTGTTGGTGCATTAAAATCAACAATATTACCAGTACCTCCAACAATTACAGCATCGTCACTTCTTCCAGTATTACCACGTCCAGCACCAATAAAGGCTCTTTGTCCGAAAGTGAAGTTTTGATCACCAGCAACGATAGCAGCATCAAAGCTCTGTACATCGTTAATCTGACCACCACCAATAAAAGCATTATTACCACGAGTGCGATTATCAGTTCCAGCAACACAAGCGCCGTTGGTAGCAGAATCTAGAAGATTACCTGTACCACCTCCGATAAAACCTTGATCAGAAGCGATAAGGCGGTTACCAAGACCGGCGAAAATACCACCCTGGGCGGCAGAAACAACAAAGTTGTTCTGACCTCCTCCAACAATAGAGGAGCCTGATTGAGCAGTGTTATTGACACCTGCAACAACAGCAGCTCCTTGTCCTCCGGAAGCAGTGTTTCTAGATCCTGACCCGATAAAAGCTTGTATACCGCTAGCAGTATTAGCAATACCAGAACCTATAAAAGCGTTCGATGATGATACATTGTTACCAGAACCACCTGCGATTACAGAAGACTCTGAGCCAGCAGTCATAGAGTTACCACGACCTGAAAGAATGGCTGCGGAGCCAAGAGATGTGGCTATGGGCATCGAGTTTGTGGCTGAGCCCATCACAATACCACGACGATCGTCACACATCTCGACAACAAAGTTAGAAGAGACATTACTCTCAGTGAAGTCGGCGACGAAGATCTTGTTACGAACAACACCGTTAGTTAGAGAGGAGGAACCAGTAGGCCCACATGAGGAGACAGTGCTCAACCTGACAGCGTCACCAGTCATACCGTTTCCGGTGACACCAAGATCAGTGATAACACCTCCAGGAACACCAGTGGGACCGGTAGCACCCGTGGCTCCTGTCGCACCAGTAGGTCCTGTCACACCAACACCTGTAGCTCCTGTAGCTCCTGTAGCTCCTGTAGCTCCTGTAGCTCCTGTGGCTCCTGTGGCTCCTGTGGCACCTGTAGCACCGGTAGGTCCTGTTACACCAACACCTGTAGCTCCTGTAGAACCTGTAGCTCCTGTGGCTCCTGTGGCACCTGTAGCACCAGTAGGTCCTGTCACACCAACGCCGGTAGCTCCCGTAGCTCCTGTAGCTCCTGTAGAACCTGTAGCTCCTGTGGCACCTGTAGCACCGGTAGGTCCTGTTACACCAACACCTGTAGCTCCTGTAGCTCCTGTAGAACCTGTAGCTCCTGTGGCACCTGTCGCACCAGTAGGTCCTGTCACACCAACGCCGGTAGCTCCCGTAGCTCCTGTGGCACCTGTAGCACCAGTAGAACCTGTAGCTCCCGTGGCACCTGTCACACCAACACCGGTAGCTCCCGTGGCTCCTGTAGCTCCTGTAGCTCCCGTGGCTCCCGTGGCTCCTGTAGAACCTGTAGCTCCCGTGGCACCTGTCACACCAACACCGGTAGCTCCCGTGGCTCCTGTAGAACCTGTAGCTCCCATGGCACCTGTAGCACCAGTAGGTCCTGTCACACCAACGCCGGTAGCTCCTGTAGCCCCCGTAGCTCCCGTAGCTCCCGTGGCACCTGTAGCTCCCGTGGCACCTGTCACACCAACACCGGTAGCTCCTGTAGCTCCCGTGGCTCCCGTAGAACCGGTAGCTCCTGTATTGCCAGTGGTACCTGTAGCGCCGGTAGGACCTGTGTTGCCCATAGGACCCGTGTTACCCATAGGACCAGTAGCGCCCATAGGACCAGTGGTGCCCATAGGACCGGTAGCTCCCATAGGACCAGTGGCACCCATGGAACCGGTAGGACCCGTAGCTCCAGCAAGACCAGTCGCACCAGTAGGACCTGTCGAGCCACCAGGAGGCCCAGTCACACCGGTTGCACCAGTTACACCTTGATCACCAGTAGCACCAGTAGCACCAGTAGATCCGGTAGGACCAGTCGGACCTGTGGGTCCACCAAAGGGTCCGGTTGGTCCAATAGGTCCAGCAGGTCCGGTGGGACCTGTGCCACCACCAGGGCCGAAAGGAATAACTTCAAATGTCTCTAGTCCTCCTGTTAGATTTCCAGGATACGCAGAAACAGTAAAATCTGTCATTCCGAAAGATGCGTTACCTATATCTTTCGGAATGATTATTTCTAGAATTATGATTTGGACATTCACTGTTTACGCTTGTCCCAGAGGAATACTCTCGTCAAGAATGCGAACAGCCTGATCTGGTGACTTGCGTCGTACCATTGAGGCGACCTTGCCACATGCCAGCCACAGAAGTGACTGGATATCCAAGTAGTTCGCCGCCTTGACCATCTCGAACAGTCGAGGCTTACCCCATGTGTTCTCCTTTCTCTCTACAGAAGAAGAAGAGGCCTTCGTCTCAGACTGAGCCTTCGTCTCAGGCTCAGAAGTACCGACCTCGCTTGTCAGATCAATCACCTCTTTGGTATCAGCGTCGGTGTTAGGTTGATCCAGAACAAGTGTTCCTGGAAGATCAGTCATGACACGCTCAATAAACTGAGCGTCCCACGGATCAGCCACGTTGTCCGCGAAACGGTCGTGTTTGAGTGGCTTCAGAATGTTAGCCGGCTCCTTGTTCTCCTTCGTCTTGTAACCAAGACGCTGATGCTCGATCAGATAATGAAGAATGTACCGAAGAACCTCGTCAGAGGCTCCCGGACAAGGCATCTCGTCGGCAGACTCATCCTCCAACATGGTCATGAAGACCTTAGAGCCCTCCAGAGCCTTGGCGTCCACATGGTAGCGTGGGCGCTGATTCCACAGTTCACGGATCTCCTTCTCCTCCTGAGGCGTCTGCGCTTTGGAGACATCAGGAAGACCCTTCGTGCTGAAAACAGCGATGATGCGAGGTTCGGGCTCGTCGAGCCCCATAACCTCCTCGTCATCAACATCCTCTTGACCATCCTGACCCTTCTGACCCTTCTTCTCCTCCATCTCCTCGTTCTCAGAGTCTGAGTCCAGAGGATTAACGTCCTCCGTCGGTGGTTCAGCGGATGCCACCGCAGTGGTGCTGTCAGTCATCTTAATATCTTCGGTATCGCTCATGGTTGTGAGTTGTGTCCAAAGTTCTTCTTGCTGTCAATCTACTTTAATTATCCTTAAGTCAAGTTCCCTTTATCAATTTTCTATTTATTAGACGTTGGTGGGTTGTTTTTTATCTCAGTTTTTCTCTGATAAAGTCTGGCCGGGGAGCTCACACTGTTTCACGGTTCTAGGGTAGAAGAATCGGAAAGCGTGGTATACAAGCGTGAGAAGCGCGATCGCTAAGAGCGCAGAGAACGCTCTCTCACCAGAGTCCTTACCTTTCCAGGCGACGTAGGCGAGTAACGGGAAAATCACAATAATATGAAGTAAATACACACTCACCAGAGTCTCTCTCTCGGTCTTCGCCTCCTCTGGACAGTTAGTGGTCTCACGGGGGTACATGATTCGCCCACCGTGGTACAAAAGCGCCATAACGGCCAGAGCTCCTACAACAGCGAACATATGGGGATTGGTGTTTTTACCAGCCCACCCCACGTACCCTAAAATAGGGGCTACCACAAGCACGTGAAAGGCGTACATCTTGCTTTTGTAAACAGCCTCCTGGTCATCTACCAGATCAGACGTCACCTCTTTCCTTCTCTGAGGCTTCCCCCAGGAACCTCCCAGAAAATCAACAGGATTTGTCCCACTGTACATCTTGTCCTTACACTCATACATAAAATCGTACCAGGCCATGGCGATATAACCGACGATGAAAATCACCGGAAGCATGAAAGGGTTCTTATGGGGTAACCACCAGTACCCTGCCATGAGAGCTACTCCGAAAACGATACATTTCCAGTTCGGATGAAACGGCCGATCCTTGAAAATACCACCTGCCATCACAAAAGGTAATAACACTTATACTTTTCGTGATAGTTTTTTGAGAATTCATCTTTAAGGAATACTGGTTCTTCCACCAGGTGCGATCGCACCTGTGAGAAGACCGTTGACAGCTCGTGAGAGACGAACGAGACATTCCAGAACGTTCTGAGGTAAGTTTCCATCCCAAACAGCTGGTAAAGATATACCTCCGGCGGCACCAGTTGTTCCCATAAGATTCAAAGGAAGAGACCAATGTGGATCTCCTCCTAAAAACCCAGCATATGATGAGGTGACAGTGTAAAGACCGGTGTTACCGGCTATGTTCGGTGTCTGACCTCCGACATCAAAGAGAACACCACCTGTAGGGAAAGCTCCACCAACTCTCGCTCTCACGTTGAAGGAGTTGGGTCCGACAGATGTGAAAGCAGATCCTGATGTGCTGGGGTTAAAGACGATTGATTCGGTGTGTGATACTGATGTGTTCACATCACCGAAAGCCATACAGTTTCGCAGAAGACCTCTTCCGGTAGAATCAATTAAACATCCTTCACCTCCCAGAATCACACTGTGTTGAACAGCATCACCCATAGCGACATTACCGATCATCTGATGATTCTGTCCAGAGAGAATACCGTTAAAACCTCCCGAAAAATCTAGAGTGTCGATACTATTGTTCAGTCCTCCAGTGATGACAGAGTGCGCTGTGGTGATGAAGTTTTGAGAACCACCTCCGATAAAAGAGCGAAAGCCTGTAGACCCGTTAGTTCCGAAAGGAATCTCGTTCTGAGTACCTCCACAGACAACACTTTGATAACCACCTGCGATGTTCTGATTGCCGTCGTTGTCACCACCTCCTCCTCCGAGGAAACTATAATCTCCTGAAGCGACGTTCGCGTTAGGTGAGGCTCCCAGATTGAGAACTCCACCACCACCAATAGTACTGAAAGCACCAGATGCCAGATTACCGTTAAGAGCAGGGTTAACAGTGTTCGTACCACCTCCTCCGACAAACGCGAAGTTCCCAGAGACCTGGTTTCTACGTCCACCGACGATAGCACCGTGTGAGGCTGACGCCATAACATCGTTGGACTCACCAGCTCCGACGAACGCGTTAGACGAACCAGCATTATTGGAAGTTCCTGAGACGACAGAGGAGTCTGTTCCTGTCGCGGAGTTGTTACTACCAGCTCCGATAAATGACTGATTAGCAGATACAAAATTACCAGAGCCTGCGACAATACCAGAGTTGTCAGCTCCTGTCGTGTTACTGGATCCACCTCCGATGAAATCAGAGTCGGATCCTGTGGTGTTGCCACGTCCACACACAATACCAGAGTTAGGACCTGTGGCCGCGTTTCCAGTTCCTGCGCCGATAAACGCTCTTCCTGTGGTTCCACCTGTCGCATAGTTGTCCTCACCAGCACCAAGGAAGCATAACGGACCTTCAGCTACATTTCCTAATCCAGCACCTATAGCGCACCCGGAAGATCCGGCACGAATCTCATTAGTGATACCGGCTCCGATAAAGGAGTTATTATCAGAGATTGAGTTATTGTCACCACCTACAATACTTGCATTTGTCGTACCAGCAGTAACAGTGTTAGAAGAACCACCAAGAATAGATGATCCTGTAACAGCAGGACCGTTAGGAATTGTGTTGGAGGATTGACCAAGCACAGTAGCGTACCCACTAGGAACTTGAACACGGAAATTAGACTGCTCACGAGTACAAGGATCGGCAGAGTAAAAGCTGTTGCGATAAAGACCTTCTGTAGGTCCTGTAGCACCGCCAGCAGGTCCTGTGACAGTACCAGACAAGTCAGAGAATCTTTCTAACTGTACAGGAAGAACAAGCCCATCTCCTGTGACACCACAGTCTGTCATAACCATGACAGGACCTGTTGTTCCCATCGGACCAGTGCTTCCCGTAGGACCAGTGTTCCCCATAGGACCAGTGATCCCCATAGGTCCTGTCACACCCATGGCACCAGTGGGTCCTGTCGCACCCCCAGGAGGACCTGTGGGTCCTGTTGGTCCTGTTGGACCTGAACCTGTCGCACCTGTAGCGCCAGCTGCTCCAGGAGGACCTGTGGGTCCAGTTGCTCCCAATGCTCCAAGATCAAAAAGCTCACTGTCATAAGGAAATGCGAAGACCTCAATAGACATCACGAATTGTCTTATACTTTATAAATGAATTTATCTGTTAGTTGTCTGTTAGGATGATTTAACAAACTTAACTAATATCTTCTGTTGTAGAAGTAAGAGTAGTGTCTAAATCTGTAAATAACAGAGTACAACTGAACGTACGTTGTGTCAATATCCATCTCTTCCGGACTGTTCTCTCCATGAGTCAGTCTTCGCACAACAGACTCAGGAGACCTAGAAACTCTAGCTCTCGGAATATCCTCCTCTAAGACCTTGTTAATAAAACCTTGAAGATATGAGGTTGGTGGATAAAAAGGCAGAGGAGGTTTGTTTACTCCGAGGGGGAACGAGTATATTTGTTGTTTTTCGTAAGACATCGTTCCTATATATTACTCTTTCTTTCTTAGAAATGATTCTGTGCGAGACTCGAACGTTCTTTTACGTATATCTTGTAACCCAATCACCTGATCTCTAAGCTTATCAGTGATAGGAAAGTTTTTAAAAGTAATATCCTTTTTCACCTTCTTTTTCTCAATATATACCTTCTTTTTGTTTGAGCTAAATCCTGATTCTTTATTTTTAGCTTTCTCTATTCTCTGTTTTCTAACTCGATCCCTTTCTTGATCCTTACGTAATCTCTCCTGTAGTTTTCTCTCCTCCGCTTTCTGCGCCATGTTTCTGTGCGCTTCTGGTAGACCTAATCCGTAAGAGTGTTCTGATAACGGAACATCAACAGATGTCTGTGTCATCTGCTCTGAAGAGACTATCGCTGGCTTAATCTTTCTGTAGTTCTTTGAGAGTTTTCTGTACCCTACCTTTCCTATACTTGGAGGTGGTTGTTGCTCTGGTGCTTCACCTGCTTGATACAATGTCTTAGACCGACGACCACGTGTTGATAAAGACTTCTTGTCTAAAGACTTCTTGTCTGTAACTGACATCTGTTACCTTTGATAATAACCAGAGAATATGTTGCTCATATTAACGAAAAGGGATTAAAGAACTTAAAGTTAACTCGTAATCATGGTTGATACTGTTAAAAACGCCGAGGAAGATACGAAACGTCTTTTATCAATCGTGGAAAGATCTCTGAACACACTCGTCCTGGAAACGAGAAAAATCCCATCCCCTCCGAAAATTGACCAACGGCGTAGCGTTGGCAACGAAGACTGTTGGTCTGTAGTTGACCCCAAAAAGAGAAAAGCTTTCAAGCTTCTCCTGGGGAAGCCACAAGAAGTAAGAACCGTACCACCTGTTTTCGTAAGAAAACGATCACATTCTGTATGAGATTTTCAAGTTTAGCTTGGTAAAGAACGATTTAAAGGAACGAGGGTAAAATAAAACAGATAAATCTTTACTTAAAATACACACTATGACTGACTGTTTTGTCTGTATAGAGAAGTACAACAAGTCAACAAGAAAGGAGGTCACATGTCCTTACTGCGATTACTCGTCATGTCGGGACTGTTGGCGAACCTACTTGTTGGGTACAGTGAGAGATCCTCATTGTATGAACTGTAAGAAGGCGCTTTCGCGTGAGATTCTTCAAGAGGGGCTCACGAGAACGTGGGTGAACAAACAGTTGAAAGAGCATCGCGAGAACATCCTTATGGATCGCGAGAAGGCTCTTCTTCCTGCCACTCAACCACACGTGGACAAAGCGATGAAGATTCAGAAGATTGATGACAAGATCGAGGAGAAACGAGCGAAGATTCGCGAGATACAGAGACAGGTTTACGCGATCGAGTCAGAGATTTACACGTTGGACAGACGCAAGTACCGTTACCGGAACATGGCTCCTGAGAACATTCCTGACTCTGATGACGAGGAGGGGGATGAGAAAACTGATGGTAAAGAGGAGAAGAAAGAACGTGTGCGTCGATACGTGAGACCTTGTCCGAAGGAGGACTGTCGTGGGTTCTTGTCAGCACAGTCTCGATGTGCGATCTGTGACACTTGGGTGTGCGCTCAATGTAACAAGGTCAAGACGTCTCGTAATGATGAGGCACATACGTGTGACCCGAACGATGTAGAGACAATGAATTATCTAAAGTCTCAGACAAAGCCTTGTCCAAAGTGTGGGATGTCCATCTCGAAAGTCTCAGGGTGTTTCGCTCCTAACACATCTATTCTGAAATGGAATGGTGAGACTGTACCAGCGAAGAACGTGATGGTTGGTGATATTCTAGTTGGAGATGATGGTAATCCCCGAGAAGTAACGGAATTAGTTTCAGGAGAGGATGAGATGTACGAGATTCTTCAGAACAACGCCGACTCTTACACTGTGAATCAGTTTCATGAACTGTCTTTCAAGATTAGTGGGAATAAGTCTGTGAATTATTTCAAGGCTATTGATCGATGGAAAGTCACTTGGCTCGATCACGAGAATCTTGTAAGAAAAACAAAGAACTTTCAGAATGAGGAGGAAGCTCAAGATTTCGCATCAGAACTTAACTCGCCAGATGAGATAGATATACCAGTCTTTCGGTATGTAGAACTTCCTCGATCAGCAAAATCAATGCTGGTCGGATATCGATCCAATGGGATTAACTGGGAGAAAAAGGATGTTCGTATCAATCCTTACATACTTGGTCTCTGGTTGGGAGATGGGTACTCTAACGGATCATCGTTCGCTATGAACGATCCTGAAGTTATTGAGCGCGTTGTACAATGGGCTCAGACTAACGATACAGAGATAGTACATGAAGCTCCTTACCGATTTCATGTTCGTAGGGCAGGAATGGGAAAGAGAGTAGCTTTAGGACAGCCAGGATGTTCCGACTGTAATGGTTGTAAGAAGCTGGAATCGAAAGCATGTACTCTTCTTGACGGCAAGTACCCTACAGATACAGTCACCCACAAGAAGTCTCATACATGGATGAATAAGCTTCGTTCTTACAACCTTCTGAACAATAAGCATATTCCTACAGATTTTCTGGTAAATGATCGTGATACTCGTTTATCTGTGCTTGCTGGTCTGATTGACTCGGACGGACATGTGACTAATAACGGGAAACGAGTTGTTATCACTCAAAAAGACGAAAAGCTTTCTGAACAGATTGTTCTTCTATCCAGATCTCTCGGATTTGTCACATCAATTCGTGAAAGAAAGATCAAGAACCATCAGTGTCCGAACACGGTTAAGAAAGACTATGATTCTCAGTTTCAGATCAACATATCCGGAAAACTTTCGGAAGTCCCAACACTTATTCCGAGAAAGAGATGTGCTGATGCTACTCCGAATAAGGATTATCTCAGAACCTCTATCAAGGTCAATCACGAAGGAAGAGGAAAGTATTTCGGATGGAAGGTTTCTGGTAAGACAGAAAGGTTCCTCTTGAACGACTGTACTGTCGCACATAACTGCTCCCAGATGTGGTGTACAGCGTGTAAGGTCGCTTTCGACTGGAACACGTTACAGATCGTTCACGGTCGTATTCACAACCCTCATTACTACGAGTGGCAGAGATCTCAGGGGAATAACAGACGTGAACCTGGAGACATTCCTTGTGGTGGTCTTCCGTACGTGACAGAGGTGAGAGACGCTATTATGCAGGCGTTCGGTCTACGGATGGTACAGCAACAGCCTGACCGCTGGGGTTACCGTCGTGCGCCGAGACCACCTGAGCATCCGACACTGAACAAACTGCTTAGTATTCATCAGACTGTTTCACACGTACAGAACGTGGAGTTACCGAGATACAGGGTCATTGATGATATCGAGGCGGAGAATCTTGATCTTCGTATTCGTTACATGATGTCCAGGGTGGACGAGAAGTACTGGAAGAAGGAGTTACAGAAACGGGAGAAGGCGAGGGACAAGAAGCTGGCAGTGTTTCAGGTACTGGATATGTACTCTCAAACAATGTCAGATATGTTTAGAGGAATAATCCGTCAGGACAAAGAGACGGTTATCAGAATTGAGAAGGAGATGGACACTCTTATCACGTACGTGAACGAGCAGTGTCAGGTTCTTCGAAAGCGTTACAACAACGTGATTCCGTTTATCACTGAGGATTACAGATTTAGTACTAAGTAGTTAATTACTCTCAAAGTACGTGTATTAATGCAATTCTCTCCATTTTTTTTGAAGTAGCATAACTGCCTTTACAGCACGATCCCAATCTGACTCCCATACACATTTATATTTATACCCTAGTCGTTGAAGAATAAGCTCTTTTCTAAGAGTATTCTTGAATAATTGACCAAAAGATTTGTTATTTACTCTATTAACATCTTTATGATAATGAACATTAGGATTTCCGTGCCAGAAATCTCCGTGAAACTCGTAAATAGTTTTAGTTTCTGGATCATAACCATCGACAGAATAACAAGTGTTAGGTATTACAAATTCACCTTTATTCTCCATGTGCTGAATAGGAAGAGTAACAGAAAGATAGTGTAACCATTTCATTTGTTTCTTTGAATAGTTTTTGAAACAACGAGGGCATCCTCTACCATTAAGGTGTGAATGTGGTGCTTGAAGGAAAATACCATGTGTGTGGCATATTATTTTTACTTTTGTATCTGTTTTTTTGTATTCAACTTGTGAATAGTCATACATATCTCCATGAACTCTGATAGCTCGTTGAATAAAATCAGAGGTTGTAATACATTTTCCTGCACATTTTGGACAGCCAAATCCTTGTAAATGATCAGTTGGTGTTTGCCTAAATTGATGTTTACACTTATTACATACAATTTTAACTTTATGATTACTTTGTTTGTAATTAACTAAATAATAATCATATTTATCTTGATGTATGAGAATTGCTTTTTCAACAAATTCTTCTGTGTTTGATCTTCTTTTTATTGCTCTCTCAATATCACCACATTTTGGACAACCTTGTTTACCCGAAATATGATCATTAGGTTTTTGATAAAATTTTCCATGGTCTGGGCAAATGATAATAACCTTTTGATTATTTCTTTTATATTCAACTAAAGAATAATCATATTTATCTTTATGTATTTCTTTAGCTTTTACTTTAAAAAAAACTGTATCCATAAAGCGTCCTGCACATTTAGGACATTGTTGTCCTGAAAGATGTTTACTTGGCATCTGTTTAAACTCACCATGATATTCAAGAGGGCAAATAATTATAATATTTGTCATAGCATTTTTATACTTTACTTTTGAGTAATCAAACCTATTATTATGAATTTCGTTAGCTCTTTTGATAAATTCAACTTGACTCATTCTATTTTTATCTCCACCACTCTCATTTCCACAAAAAGTACATCCTTGTTTTTTTACTAAATGAGCATTTGGTGTTTTGAAAAAATCTCCATGTTTCTTACATTTTATACGGATTTTCGTTTTTGAATTTACATATTTACACTCAGAGTAGTCATAAAGCTCACCAAATATATCTTTTGCTTTTCTTATAAACTCTTCAGTTGTTAAAGAAAGTTTTTTAGAACAAGCTTTTTTACTACACAGTGAACATCCTGATTTCTTATTAATATGATTATACGGACTTTGTAAAAAGTCGCCATGTTCTTTACATTCTAAAATAACTTTAGTTTTACTATTCACATATTTAACTTTAGAATATCCATATTTATCTCCATGTATTTTACGTGATCGTGAAACAAACTCTTCTTGTGTTTGTTTTTTAGGCATATTATATTGAAATATATCCTCGATCCCTTTAAATAACCTTGGTATAATATCTAGAACAGTATCATGGGTAGATTCCTAATATTTATTTTAATAAAAATGTATCGACTTTTAGAAAGTAGTTGTCACTGATCTTAATGTACGTGTACCCTTGGAGCTATTATTCACAGGCAGAGGAATTAATTGTGGTAAATACTCCAAATTCTTCACGTACCCTATATACTGCTCCACCTCTGACAGCACTTTAGGCCACGCGAACTCCACCACAAGTCTGTTCAGCTCGTTAACCTGCTCAGCCAGTTGATTAGGGAGATTCTTCGCGTGTTGTAGATACATAGCCCGCATGATCACCTGAAGCTCTGTGTCATCCTGAGGTCCAATCTTATACTTTCCACCAGAAGCGACGTACACACGATAACGCAAGTTATCTTGTACACGTTTCATGTTGTATTTAGAGAAGAACAACTCTGATAACGGAGATCTTGTCTGAATACCATAAAGAGCGTTCTCCTTAAAAGTATCATCTTTGTTATTGTTCTCTGTGAACATATCGAACTGGTTGCCAGACACACCTGCCACACCAATCACACGTCCGTTCTGAAACTGTGGTATAGGACCAGCTTTATACTCAGAGCCGGTTCCTCTCATCGCGTCATCTGATGCGTCAAAAGGGAGAAGCTTACCATCAGCGTCCCACATAGGAGCCATGTAAGGCACATGGCGTGCGCGATCAGGCTTGTCAACGTTGTAAATCGAGTTGTTCTGCATTATCGCCTATATACTTACATCATATTTTCTCGTAATCAGTCAAGCGGGTTTGTTGTTGCGATACCAGCACCAATATCAGCGATGTTACCTGTGCGAGAGTCGATAAGAGTGTCTCGCAGAACCTCCTGTAACTCAACCATCTGTAAAACGAAACTATGATTCTGCTTTAACTCCAGAAGGTTACCGGCAGCGTCGTAAAAAGAGATGTCTAGATCGGTCAGCTTCACCAGAGGCGCGTCGTAGAATAACCTGTCGCCTCCCACAGATGTTGTCACGACATCACCGGGTGGTGTTCCCGCGAAAATGATCTTGGCGAAGTACCCGTTCTCCTTGGAGTTTCTCTCGATCTCTGCGTAATTCACTGAGCCGATCGCACATGTCAGGTTCGAGGAGATAGTTCCGTTCGGCTTGTCCGACGGCTCAATACGCATCAGAATGTAGTCAGGCGTGTCCAACAAGAGTTGGCCAGGCCCGACCACACACCATGGGATCACGTTCTCAACTTGTTGTGTACTTGTGTTAAAGTTCGTGTGAATAAGAATGTCCGCAGATCCGTCCTGTAAACCGATGTACTTCCCGAAACTAGACTCACACTGATCCGTGTCCACAGTGAAGCTTATCGCTCTCCCAGCTGTTACCTCGATCGGGTGACCAGCGGGAAAGTTAGGAAGATTAGTCATCGTCAGATCATAAGTTCTTGTCTGATTCGCGTTGGCGACAGCTCCTGAACTTGTCAGAATTGTCAGATCTATCTCCGTAGGAGATATGATCGTGTAAGTACTCTGACCTGGCGAGGACGTACCAACGTCGTAGAAAGGTACCTGCTCGATCAAAGTGACCGGAATACCCCCAAAATTAGTCGCGAAAAACTCTAGACCAGCAAGGATGACAGGAAGTCCTGCTGTGATTCCGTGTGGGATCGGAAAGGTTAATCTTACTGTGTTATTTCCCGCTGTTGTGTCTAACGTGTTAGCGACAGACTCCTCTAGTCTCTGGATAAACCTGATAGAACGGTTGAAAGGATCTATGGTCAGTCGGAAGAGAGGGAAGTTACCGTTAGGGAAGACAGCACCTGGGACGACATGTTGTACAGCGTTCAGAGTGGTCTCTACTACTTGTACGAACTCACCTAATGAGTAAAAAGCACCAGGAATAATCGCGGAATACTCCACAGTTGTGCCGTCAGCAACACCAGGGAGACCTGTGTAGTTGGTTGTCCACACTAACTGGTTGTTACTCGAGTTAATAGGTGTAGGAGGCTCACGAAAGATGATGTTCTCCATACGGATCGAGTACAGGTTACGAAACTCCTTGTTCAGGAAGATCCTGTACTTGCCAGGATTGGGGAACTTAACTGTGTTTCTACGCCTGGAGTCGATGTTAATGTAGGAAACGATCTGTTTTCGGTATCTCACTCGAGTAGTGTCGTTAAGAGACTTGGAAAGAATTGGTAAAACACCCTGTGAAAGCGCCAAAGGCTCCTCTGAGTGGATCCATTGGGGTCTGTTCAGAACAGATGTTAGCTGAGGACGATTAATAGGAGGCTCTAACAAGTCGTAATCTCCCTCCTCGTCAGACTCAAAATCGTCCTGTTCCTGCTGAAGCTCTGTCACCTCTTGATCGGCAAACGTAGCGCGAATAAAGTCTTTTAGCTCTGCGTACTCTCTGCGCTCTTTCTGCTCACGTGGACGCCCTCCTCTAGTGAAACGTGGGGCGGTATTGGGGGCTATAAACTGATTGGTCAGAAGGAGATCTTTCGGATCCATTATAGAAAGGAGCCACGTCTTGCATAAAGAGAGAAAAACATCCTATTAAGTAAACCAATGGCTTGTCTTCCAGAATTCAAAATCTCATACGCCACCAACCAGGACTGGTTGAAGGGCGATGCGCGAGTCAACTCAAGCTTCCCCTCCACCTCTGTGGTCATACGACCTCGATTCGCGGAGGCGGTCATTATACCGTTGACGATTCTGATCGATCTGGGCTCTCGTGTTCCGGACTACACAGAAGAGTTAGAGGTTAAAGAACCTCTCTTTTTCAAGGTGAGAGAACAAGTGGAGAGTACATGTACACATCCCCCGTTCTCTCTTCAGCAGATGTCCTTGACACCACCTAGACTGCGACGTCAGATCGCTAAGTGTGTGATGGAACCTCTCTTTCTTCTACGAGAAGAGTCAGAGGCAAAATCCAGGAACTACCTGGACTCTGTCTCAGAAGCTCTGAAGAACCTGACGATGTTTCTTCGCACGTGCTACTCCGCTGGAGTTCACATCAATCTCACCCTCATTTTCATGAAACAGAAAGATGATAAGATCTATCGGTGGACTCCGATGGAGAACCAGGTTCTACACCCTCGAGGTGATACAGACTATCTGACCTCGTTCATGCAGTCTATGCTGTTCTACGAGAAGGGTGAGGTAGTTGAAGCAAAATCAACAACTATCCTGGCATCTGAGATTGCGAGAGAGACAAAGGATTCGACCATGGTGATCTCACAGAGTTCATCGCCTAAGGGATACACAGGAAAGTGGTGGTATCACCATCATTACTTGTTCCCTCTCTCGACATTACAAATGTCGAAGGACTTGCGGTCTTTGCTCCCGAAGGTGAAGAACGTTATGATCGTGCTTCGCATCATTACACCTTACTCTTTCACCATGAAGGCGTCATCACCATTTGTTCTGACGGAGACATCGAAAAACAGGCACGCGATCATCCTGAAGAAGGACGTGATGTACCCGACAGACTGTGTTTACCTGAGTATGACACATGTTTGTGTAAGTAACTGGTATCTTCTGCGGAAGATGTTCGCGATGTCTACCTCTGTCATTGTTGACGGAAAGCTCCGTCATCAAGATGAGGTGGTACCGTCACAGATTCGTCGTGACATCTGGTTGGACACCATGGTGAACTATTATGTGGAGAACTGCGAAGAAGTGAAGAATCTGCGCTTTCAGGATACCCGTCATAAGGCTTACACCGCCTCAATTCTTCACTGTTCTATTGGTGGTACGGATCTCTCGCTCATCGGATCAGGTAAGAGAAATCGTATGGGCATCGATACGGCGCTCATCTGGAACATTCTCAATGTGAAAGGTTTCGTTCGTAACGCACTAGCGGACACAGCGAGAAAAATGGCGTATGTCCATCACTAGTTGTGAATAACAACATCATAATTTAACTGTTTTAATTACTATGGTGCCACTTCAGTGGCTTTGGTGGTTTAGATGTAGCCACGGTTGTACACAGCGCACAGGTAGTCGTTGATAGACTTCCAGTTACGGGGCTGGTCTTGATGGCGGTCGTACATCATGCCACGGCGAGTGTGGTAGGACTGTGTGCCCTCCACCGCCTTCATCGCCGAGAAGTAAGCCTCCTCGAAGTGAAGGAACTTGCCGATGCGATTCAGTGTGGATCGCCAGATGTTGATGCGCCTACGCCGACGACAGCGCAGGTTCACCAACTTCTGGTACTCTCGCAGGAGCGACCGCATGTACCGGATCCATCCTCGGCGGGAGGTATCCCAGACACTCCGTTGGTTTCTCCCCTCAACGATGAGGGTCGGATCATGGGTGTGGGAATCGTGTACCACCACGGTGAACACAGTTGTCGTCGGCATCTTCGCCTCGCGCATGTTGACCTTGAACTCACGTCGGGATTTGCTCATGTTGAACAGTCTGAGATCTGAGGTCAGTTGTATTTGTGTTTTTCCTTTGTGTTTGTTGCTTGTATTGACTCGAGACACGTTTATTTCGTTTCTCCAGTGAATGTGAACAGTAATACTCATATTAAAGATGATTAGTAAGGAGTACATCAATTTTTTTCGTGATAAATCGCTACACGTTATCGAGTTATTTGATTATGCTGTTTTAGTTTAACGACCTCCGATTATCCGGGAAGACCCGATAGTTCCTGGCCACGTCTGGCCATCCAGGCGTTTCCTGCCATCGGTACGTCAGGGGATATAAACCCTGAGTTAGAGTCGGAGAGCTTGGGTCTCCAGATAGCTCCTGACTGAGGGTAGTTCTCCCCCAGAGATTGAGGCAGATAACGAGGAACAGGTGGGAAGTAACGGTCAATTGGACCACCCCTCTGTCCAGGGGCGGGAGGCCCACGGCGTGGACGGTCACGATAGACCACCTTCTCCACGATTTTCACCTTAGGTTCACAAGGGGGGCAGGTCGGGCATTTCGGGCACTCTGGGCACTTCGGACAGATCTTGTCCGCGTCACAAGGTGGAACCTCGGAACGCAGAACATAATTCCTCAGATCAGGACAGGTAGGGCAAGGAGGAATCTCTGACTTGCGGATCCACTCCTCGGGGTTGAACCCTGCTGGTGGTAACTGGTTCTTGAGAGCGAACTGAGACATATCTGGACAGGGAGGGATACTGGACTTGAGAACGTACTTGTCGATATCCTTGTTCTTCGTGATGTCACAGTTCCTACAGATGTTACGTGTGGCAGGCATCACGACATCAACCTTGTCCACGTAAATATTGTCACAACTGGGACAACGGCGACGTCTCTTTGGTTCCAGAGGAACCACCTCACCACCGCTGTCGTCATCATCAGATGATTTCAGAGGGTTGTACCCCCATCCGTACAAAGAGGACGCTCCCGCAGCCACGCTCTCGTTGGAGGAGACAGAAGGAACCTCAAAGGATTCTGTAAAGTTCTCCACTGCGTAAGGGTTATCGTCTGATCTCACCGGTTTGTACTTCGCTCCCGCCATACCAAGAATAAGAAGAAGAAGTGCAATTCCGGCGACGTAAATCGCCATATGTGTAGCAGTCATACGAGCCATTGGTCAGACGTACACTATAAAAATGATGAGAAAATTATACAGTGGAGCTGTGGCTCAATGTCGGCTATTAACAAGTCTGCTGTCGCTCAGTATTTCGGATTTGACGATAAACCAGTCCAGATTCGTGATAACTGTAAGACCCAGTTTTACACGAAGAAGGACGGCGCCACTCTTTTTAAGGAAGGTGGGTTCGGGTCTATCTCCGAGGTGTGTTCGAAGACAGACTGCCGTTACGTCGCTAAGGTAATCCCTTTGGCTATTCCGAGTGTAAAAAAGTCTTTCATGCGTGAGGCTGTGATCGCCCCTGTGATGGGTGAGGTTGGTATCGGGCCGAAGATTCATGATGTCTTCACATGTCTCAACGCAGGATTCATCATCATGGACACATGGGAAGGATCCTTGGGTAAACTCCTGGAGAAGGAGAAGAGATTGAAGCAGAAAGACTTGGAACAAATCGGTGTTCTGATAGATAAGATGCATAGACTTGGTGTTATTCATAACGATATGCACAGTGGTAACATCCTTTACCGTATTAATGAGAAGACAAACGAGAGAGAGTTTGTTATCACTGATTTTGGTTTAGCACTTCGTTTTAACGACGCGAACCAGGTTCTTCCCAACTCAGAGATCCCGAACACCGTCTCTCCGAATATCTTCTTCCCTGCGTTCGACTACCATCGTATCTCTAGCGCTATTGAGTCTCGTTCACATGACATCTTCATGTCATACTACATTGATAAGGGGTATCTCACGTTACTAGAGTACGTTCTTGTGGATAAGTACTGGTGGAGAGATAACAAGTATGACGGTGTCACTTTCTTAGACTTTCTACAGGGTCAGAAGATCGCAAAGAACATGATTCGTACTCTGCCTAGAAATCCTGAGGAGATGTTCCTACCGTTGTCAGAGAGCAAGAAGAGCATCACTCATCTGAAAAGAAAGACGACTAAGAAGTCCAAGTTTACGAAGTCCAAGTTTACGACGAGGAAGAAGTCAAAGACGAAGACTCGTAAGAAGTCAAAGTCGAAAACCAAACCTAAGACCAAATCACGTTCGATGTCCAAATCTAAGTCAGAAAAGTAAAGAAAATCTTTTCATTAGTAAGTTATTGTGTACGAGATGAGTCGTAATAACCGCAAGACTCGTAAGCGCCGTGATGTTGAGGTCTCAGAGGAGTACCGTGTTCTGGAGAAACCTGAGTCTATGTCTATCAGTATGTCCAGTATTCTGGATATGATGTACTCCTCTTTCGCTTTTCAGGTTATTCAGAGATTCGTTCTACCTATCGCCCAGACCGAGTTGTACAAGAAGTTTGCCAAGAGAAAACTTGATGTAGGTCTACAGAAACAGGCGTTTCTTGTTTTCGATGAGGAGGTGAACGAGCAGTTTATTCATCAGGAGTTCGCCTCTTGGATTCTTTTACAGAACAAAGAGAAAGCGAACTCTGCGACAAATAACCCTTTCCTGCCACGTAAGATTGTCGATCTCGTTTTCATACAAGAGGCTCTTAAGATGTACTTCCTTCACCGATCACGTGTGATTGGGAAGAAGTCAAGTGAGAAAGAGGCGACAGCTGACGCGAAAGCAGTTCTGAAAAAGCTCGGACTTTCCACGCTTATGCCCGCCCTGAACAAGAAGCACACGCCTCCTCTGATGACAAAAGAGGCACATCGTTCTTACAAGGCGGAGATCGTTAAAACGAAAGATAAGTTACGTGTTCTTAATTCCAAGGGAAGAACAACAGAAGAGGATCAAGTTATCGTGAAGATCAGCAAGAAAGAGCAGAAGGAGCCTTTAACAGCTGTCGGCATGGACGAGATGTACGTTGGTTTCCGCATTCAGTCCACCAACGATGTTGTTATCATGAACTTCCAGAACCCTTTGTTGGACGTAGAGATGGAAAAACTGAAGAAGATGTTTGTTCCGAAATCCCGCATAGACTTGGCAGAGGCGACATTCCTACTTCTGACTCTGTACGCGGGGTTCGGTCTTTTGTACCGTACACCTTTCGCTCGTGGTCTTCTGGAGCTTGCTGATCCAAGACTGAAGAAAATCCAAGACACAGCCACTATTCTGATCGGTACACCTTTCACGGTGCCAAAAGGTCGCCCTTACTTCTCTCTGTTCCCTGGTGTGGAACAGCATTTCGGATCGATGGGTTCGTTCTTTGACGCGCAACCCCTAACAGGAACCTACTCTCTGTTACCACCTCCTACCTTCGTCTTCATCTCTTACTGTCTGGATCGTGTGGAGAAGTGGTTAAACGACGCGAAGAAGGACAATCGCTCTCTAAAGATCGCGTTCTGGTACCCGTATCTGTACACCGCCTCCTACGTGGAACCACCCAATGTGGAGTTCGAGTCAAACGAGAACATGGAGGAGATGTTGATCTACGAGGAGGTGAACAGACATCTACTGAGGCGTTTGGAGGGTGTAAAGCACAAGAAACAGGTTATTAACTACGCGCCTGGTAAGAAGCTAAGTAACAGCGCGAAGAACTACGTGTTCAGAGTGTTCGTATTTGAGACATAAACGGAGTAGTGTTTAGAAACACAGAAGTGTTATGAAACGTACTAAGATTTCAGAGATCTTGGCAGATGAGACAAAGTTCATCGGTCAGGATGTCATTGTTCAAGGATGGGTGAAGACAGCAAGAATCCAGAAGAAAATCGCGTTTGCGAAGATTACTGACGGTTCCTGTCTTCAAGCATTACAGATTGTTGCCCCAGGGTTACCCTCAGAAGTTATGACAGGGGCATCAGTCTTTATCACTGGCAGAATCATATCGTCTCCTGCCAAAGGACAAAGTGTCGAGCTGAAGGTCACCTCATGTGACGTTTTAGGTAAGTGTACAGATCCAGAGACTTACCCCATGTCCAAGAAGAAGCACACTCTAGAGCATTACAGAGCTCACCCGCATCTACGACCGAGAGCCGATCTGTTTCAGACCGTCTTTCGTCTGCGCAACGCCATGATCAAGGCGACACACGACTTCTTTCAAGAACGTGGGTTCCTCAACATTCACACACCGCTTATCACCAGCTCAGACTGTGAGGGAGCGGGAGAGGCGTTCTCTGTTATCTCGGACACGAAACAACCAGACGCCTTCTTCGGAAAGCGTGGGTATCTCACTGTGTCAGGGCAGTTACAAGTCGAGGCTTTCGCGTGTTCCATGGGTGATGTGTACACGTTCGGCCCGACCTTTCGTGCCGAGAAGTCACAGACATCCAGGCACTTGGCGGAGTTCTGGATGATTGAGCCTGAGCTTGTCTTCATCGAGTTCGATCAGTTGCTCGAGTGCGCAGAGCATTACGTCACCTACTGTGTAAGTAAAGCTCTGGAGATGAAGGACGAGATGTTGGTGATTGAGGCTCACTCACCTGGAATTGTCAAGATGTTGCGCGAGTCGTTCTCGGAGCCGTTCTCACGTATCACTTACACAGACGCTATCGCGAGACTTACGAAGGAGTTCGGAGAGTTCGAGCATATTCAATGGGGAATGGATCTCTCGTCAGATCACGAAAAATGGCTAGTGAAAGAGGCGGGTGGTCCGTTGATCGTCACCAAGTACCCGAAGTCGCTGAAACCTTTCTATATGTTAGAATCTCCCGACTCGAAGAGTTCTGATGATTCCAAGGAGATATCCACAGTTGACTGCTTCGACCTCCTGGTACCAGGAGTGGGAGAGCTAATCGGTGGATCGATGCGTGAGCATGATCATGACAAGTTGTTGGCATCAATGACTGAGGCAGGAATGGACATTCCTACGTATCAGTGGTATCTGGATCTGCGTAAGTACGGCACTGTGCCACATGGGGGTTTCGGTCTCGGATTTGAGAGATTACTCATGTTAATAACCGGACAGCAGGTTCGTGACTGTGTTCCGTTTCCTGTGGCTTACAAAAGGCTAGACTAACATTATGATGGAGAACGTGGTTATTAGAAAGTACGTCGACGAGACAGACCGTCATGAGTTAGAAGGTCTTGTAACCAAGATCTTTCCGAACGGTTGTTTCATCGCACCTCCTGAGAACTTCGAGGACGAGTACGTGATTGCCGTTAGGAAAAACAGAATTATCGGGTTGGCGGGATGGATACAACAAGAGAGTAACTCTGTCTGGATGCACTCTGTCGGAGTTCTCAAAAAGTACAGAAAACGTGGTATAGCCACAAGACTTGTTCTCACGTTGTTCAGACACGTTCACCTAAGATACAGCCATAACGGAGATTACTGCGTGGAGTGGGACTCAGAGAGAGACAAACTGCCCTTTTGGAAGAAGGTTATAGCAAAGCTTCCGAAAGAGAGTGCTGTTACCAGTATTAATGATAACGGTGATATTATCAGTTACTTTTACGGGTACATGATGGAGGATCCTAATGATGTCTGTGTCGTTTCTTAGGTTTAAAGCACTAATAAAACTTCAAAAAGATGGAAAAACAGATGTAATTGATTAAGCATATGGTACATATAGAGGCATATCCCTGTCGTACACAGTAACTCTGAACTTAGCGGTATTACCGTCTATTTGAACCACGTCGTTGGTTCCTAGCATCTCATTCTTACGGCGAGTGATCACTTTAGCCTTGACACGGTTTCCATCTTGTCCGATGAGTGTGTAATAATCCCACTGATCAGAATTAGGAAACTTCTTTCGACCGTACAAAGGATACACCTCATTCAGAGACCCGAAGATCTTGTACAGAACACCGACCTGTTGAGGAATACCTTGTGGGCCACGAGTCATGATGTTCACAGGTGCGATGTTACGTTCAGATATCTCGATAGGTGGAGGTACTGTCGGCACAGCGCTCTCGGTACCACCGATACATCCTTGGCGTCTTCCACCACACCCGATAACCTGAGGCGGGATGTTCATGTTAGGGTACCATCCTTGTTCGTAGAACGCCTGCGAGCGGTAAGGGTAACGAAGAGGGTTGTAGATACGATCAAGAGCGTTCTGGTAGGCTAGCCCGGAGTACGCGTAGTTAGCGCCCATTGGCAGGTAACCGCCACCATTAACCCACCAGTTAGGAGTGAAACCGTTCTCAACAGGTGGGTTGTACAAAGACCAGTCCAGGAACTCCTCTTTCTCCTCTTTCTCCTCTTTCTTCGATCCTTTTTTGTTATCAAATCTCTCAGAAACCTTCCATCTGTTCAGAGCCTTGCGGTACTGAGGAGGGCATGGATGGTAACTCATCGGAAGATCTCTCTCCATTCTCGCCTCTTTCTGGCATTTCTCTGAGTAAGGAGTGACACACCCTGGGCCACCAATGTCGTACGCAGGGAACGGAGGTGTAGGTCCGTTGTTCACGTAACATGAGTTCTTGTCACGAATACAGAACTGTTTCTCCCACGGACGTAACGGAGCGTCGCCGTTGAGACAGTTTCCAGACTTATCATTGGCTCTCATCTCGTCCAACTCCTTGAACACACCAGGTGAGTAGTTAACGATGTTCTCACGAACAGATCGATTTGTCACCATTGAGTAGCAACCACTCAAGATAAGAACGGCGATAACAACCAAGATTACTAACCAAATTCTCTTATCTCTTTTCATGATCCTAATGACCTATACTTTCTCCATGACTATTTTTCAATCCTCGATATTCAACCAGAAGAGATTAGGTTTCTCTCGAAAGTTTCTGGACTCCTGAACAAGAAACATAGATTCGTTCTCAAGAATCTCGTCAATCTCCTTCTCATGCTCCACCTGATTGCCCCACAACATATCACCCTTTTCTCTCGTGAACCATGAGTTCACAATGATACGGAAGGAGACAGGGATGTCGTCCCATCTGCGCATGAGAAGAAAGATAGGAGAAAGAAATTTTCCACCATGAAACGATATACCTTGTAAGGAGCAGAACTGAAGAAACTCCTTAGGTGGATGATCCATGATTACGACGTATCTCTCCCTACTTCTAGGAGTTATCATGAATGATAATTGCGCTTTCTCGATGAACTCTGTCCATTCGATCATGGAGAAAGCGAAAACCTTCTCTATATCCGCGTAGTAAGAAGGTCTTCTGGTGAAGACAATAGGCACGACACCTTGCTGTTGGTACGATTTAGCTATCTTCTTGGATAGATCCGTGCTTGACTTCTGACACCATGATGTGATCGCGTGTAACCCTGATGATGTTAGTTCATGATCATACTGAGGGAAAGAGAAAGGCAGAAACTCTGTGATAAACTCTGTAACCTCCTCTGGAAACAAGTTCGTTTTTCGAGAGTTGGTTCTGACAGCTTCAGATAACCTCTGTCTTTCGCTCATCCTCAATACAGTTAGCAGGTAAAAAGTAGAAATCATTCAAGAATCTTTCGACAAGAAAGAAGTCATCGGGGTCACCAGCACGTTTGAGTATCTCTCGCTTCAGATATCCACCGTACAACACTCTGATGTCGTCTTGGTTCTTCACGATTCTGATCTTGGAGTAGGGTGGTCTCCAGAATAAATGACACTTTATCGTATTCGTGACGATGAACACAGGCATCTTGTGCTTGATAAGATCAACGAAGGTCTTCACCATCGGTTCTGTGCGGTAATCAGGTGGTGGGTTATCAAAAATAAGAATATGATAAGGGGTGATTGTCGTACAAGTGCGTACATGATGTGACCATCGTAACGCCTCGTTGATGAAATGGTTACGTCGAAGACCAAAAACGATGTTCTCGTAAGGAACACCGGCTTTGGATATCCCATTCAGATCCTCAGTGATGACGTACGTGATAGATCTCGGATAATCCCTTTTGGCGATGCGCAGAAGATACTTGATCATTCCGATCTGTTTCTCTCTGGACTCGATCGCGATATTGGTCAGAGCAGGTTCCATCATCACACGAAACTCTCTGAGAGGCGGAGGAAGGAACTCCTCGACAAGATTCACTAACTCGCATGGTAGTTTATTCATAATTATGATTCTTATTAGAGAGTTTTAAGTCCCTAACAAGAGTAAACCGTACAAGTGTCACGGTGTAACGCGTAGAACATGTCACTGTGACCGATGATATCGGAGCCTAATACAGAGTGTCTCTCTTGGTGTCCTGTGATGAACGGAAGATCCGTTATCACTCTGGTCATGAACAGATTGATTCTCGGGCTTCCTGCCTTCGTGTCGCGCAGGAAGTTGTACCCCTGGCAACAGTTGTTGACCACTAGCACTGTGTGTAGACCGAGTCTGTCCATGTTGTCGTTACAGAAGAAACCGAGAAAGTCGGAGTCTGTACGAAGGTCGCTCATGACCGCTTTGCTCAACTCCATGTAGAGGAGCTGAGGACCTTTTCTGCTTTTCACCTCCTCAAGATGTCGCATCAGGACGTGTTTCGCGTTGTAAACCTCGTCTTTGTAAACGGGGTCATGCGCCAGGAAGTTGTGGTACTCCGCTGACGCAGGAAACAGCTGAGGGTATCTCGAAAGAATCTTGACATTCCTCATCTTCTGCTCCTTGAGAATGTAACTGACAGTCTCCACTCCTTTAAGAATACCTTCCATACTAGGAGCGTCCTTTGTCTCCACTAGCTTTCTCTCCGGACAGGCGATCATCGTGATCCCTCCTTGAGCGTAAAGCCTCGGAGGGACTGAAGATGGCAGGCAGACATCGAACTGAATAACGATGTCAGCCACGTCGGGAGAACATTGTATTTTCTCCTCTATCGCCTCTTTGAGGAACATGAAGGAGTTCTTGAATGAGTGGTTTCTGATGGGTTTGTCATACTTTTCAGACATACTCTTGGTACTGTAATGACTAAGTCCTCCTTGTACTCGTGTCCTTTCTTGTACTTCTCCGCGAAAAACCCGGATGTGTATCCTTTTGCGTTGCTGATCACTCTTGTTCCCTTCTCGTTGTTATCACAACACCAATGTGTATGACCAAAAACCCAGGTAGATACGTGGGATCCGAAAAGATGTGTCAAGTCTGTGGCGAAACCGAGTGTTCCGATCTTGCCTTGGTACTGTTGCGCCGATGTGTTTCTGAACGAAGGCGCGTGATGTGTTAGGACTAAAACTGGCTCCTTGTTGCGGTATGCTTGAAAAAGCTGTTGTGTCAGATACTGTACGGCCTGCTTGTGATACTGTACAGTGTCCTCACACGTGATCAATTTTTGCTGTCCCTCCTCCGTAGCCCGATAAATAGAACGATAATCATTAAGGTAGTTCTCGATAAAATTATAATGAATACGGGGGACGTTAGACCATAACGTAGAGCCGATCACACGAACTCCGTCCAGAACTACAGACTCATTATCTAGGATAGTGACATTTGTTCCTTTAGCGAGCTCACGGGCGCGTGCTAACAACTTCTCTTTAGTCTTCCAAGGCTTTCCCTTGGATACGTAGTACTCGTGGTTTCCAGGGACGTACAGGACTTTCTCGAACGCCATCGAGACCGCCTCAAACAGAGCCTTGAGGGTGTAAGGGTCGTTGAACGAACAGATGTCGCCTACAAGGGCGAGATAGGGAGCACTCGGGTTAACAAACTCGAAAAAGCGCTCAACCTTCTTACCGTTTAACATCTCCAGATGAAGGTCTGATGCGATCTGGATCTGCAATCCACCAAGAGACTTCTCTCTGAGTAATCTGGTTAGATTGGACATCTGGATAACACATCTATTAGCAATGATAACTATACAATACTCGAGGTTTTAAGTAACTAAGAAAATCACTTTACCTTAATTACCTCCACTCCATCCTTCTTTAGAGCCTCTATCACAGCCTTGACAGGAACTAACCCTAAAAAGAACCTTCGATACTTCATGAACTTGTCGTCTGAAAAGCAGAAAGCATCAATAATTTTCTCTCGCTCGTCTCCCTCCACCATCTTCATTCCCTTAGTGAGAAAGTTGACAAGCTCTGTGTGAATCAGGGAACGTTCCCTGATATACTGCTTGGCATCCTCCTCGGTGGAGAACGCCTTGTCCTTGCGAGCCACCCAGGACTCAGATCTGTCGACGTGGTGGGAGTTCTTGGAGGCTGAGTAGGTGTCAATACGGTACACTTGGTATGGCATGCTTTTAGACTCCATTGTAATCAGAACGTCTGCTTGTTTTAAGTGGTGTTGTAAAAATTGATCTCGTAGCGATCAATTTGTAGGGTAAGAATCACAATAACGAGTACTTAAGCATTTTCCCGAAGTTAGACAATAAGGAACAATGGGAAACTGCATTCAGAAAAACCATGTGGATGAGATGGGTCGCCGTGCGGAAAAACAGTTCAAATTGATCGCTGATCAGTACGAGAACTGGGATCAACTGACCGACGCCCTCTACGTAGAGCAGAAGTTGGAGGTGGCACAACTGTCCATCTTTGTTGACTTCACACAGTCTAACAAGTGGACAGGCAAGCGCACCAATGGCGGTCTAAACCTTCATCATCCGTATATCAGTGCGGATGAGGTGGGTGACCAGAAGGTTCCGATCTACCAAGCGAGCGCACCGACAGTGCCACCGCCCCAGTACTCTAGCTACCAGACAGGAGAGCAAGATGGCATACAGCCAGGAACAGGGTCAACTCAGTATGACGCCTACACCCCAGTCAAGACTGCACCTCTGCATCGCATGGGTACCATGACGGACTACACTCAGCTGAACCAGTACGAGTACGTCTTTCACGTGGCTAGCAAGCCTCTGCGAAAGATGGACAAAGACGGGTTCATCCCTCTGTACGCTTTTGGTGACGAGATAAGCAATGACCGTGCGGTCCGCTCCATGTTCGGAGTGGAGACAGACATGGATCACCAGTCTGTACAGTCTGGTTTGATTAACCCTGAAGAGGGATGCGTTGGCTTGGAGGCTGTCATCGGCATGTACCGTCAGCGAGCACCTCGAATGGTGCTCTCAGGAGGTACTTCCTTTGCGCCTGCTGTGCGACAACTGATCGCACAGGCGCAGGAGTCCAAGGAGTACCAGATCGGTATCATCATCACTGATGGGCAGATCTCCGAGGGTAAGTGCTGGCGGGAGACCCTGCGAGCTATCTCGGACGCGTCTCATCATCCCATCTCGATCATTATCGTAGGTGTGGGTGACGGCGACTCTCCGAAGGATAAGCAGGGGAAGTACTGGCGCATCATGGAGGACTTTGATGACAACTTTGATGAGTTGGCAGAGAAAGAAGGAGTTCCGAAGCGCAAGTTCGACAACATCCAGTTCGTTGACTCAGTAAAACTTCGTCAGGAGTGTGCTCGTTCGAGGAACCCCGAGGTTCGTTTCGCGACACACATGCTGATGGAGATTCCTGATCAGTGGGAGTACATCAAACGCTTTATCCTGCCCAATTACGGGCGCTAAGAACGCAAAGCGTTACATAATTCATAACTATGAGACCATCTCATTTGGCTCCGCCACTTTCGTTCTCTGTAAAGAGAACGAAAGAAGTGAAACTTATCCTGGTCACCTCGGGCCTTCCTTTGAGGATTTTTATTTACAGCGCCCAGTCAAGTGCCTTGATTTATTTACCATAACCACCTCCCTGCGTGTGGGGTATGTTCTCATACTCCTTCTCCGCATTCATTTTCGACCTTTCCCATCCAGATTGATCCGCGTTAAATCCGCCTGCGCGCCTCGCACGTCGGTTGGCTTGCGCCTGTACGATTCTTTGCTGATACTCCAGACGTTCTCTTGCGAGATCCTCATCAGAGGGCGACGGTGTAAAAATAGTACGACGTCCAGACATGATGCTTCGGGAAGTTGGTAAACTTGGTTGCTTTTCGATTGTTGTTGAGATCAAATGGCACTTGACGCTCATTTTAGAGGCAAACACCAAAAGTCGTTTCTATTTTTCACAGGGGGGCACGTACTCGTGTGAAAAATCATTACTATGTGTGTTCCTTTTTATTTTGTTTTTTGTTTTTTTTTGACATTCGGTAGGAGGGAACACGTTCTCCATCTCATGTCTTGTCATAACTACTCAATTAGTGTCTGTAAAGTTCAGGCGACGCACGTACGACTCGAACAACTGGTGTTGTCTACGTCCGCGTCTCAACCGTCGCCCAGCATGTTGCTGTTGCTTCACACTTCGGTTGGGGTCAAGCCTTCTGAGTGCATCGGGGTTGCCACGAACGCGCGTAGCTTGGTTACGCCGGTGCCTGCGACGGCGCGGTGGTGCGTCTACACCTGGATTTCCATGTGTTCGGAACCACTCCTCAGAGTTCATCTCGTCGGGGTTTTTGGCCTCAACAAGCTCAGGATCTTGGTAGACAGTAATAGTAGCCATGTTGTAACTTTGGTTGTTTTGTGTTCAAAGAATGCTCGAAAACTCGGAAATTCGTATTTTCGTTGTTGACACAAAGACTGATCGTTTTCGATAGATTCCTTGATAGATTTGTTTCAATTTTATCTCTTTGATTGAGAAATTACTACACGTGTGTGGATACGTACGTAATTCCAGGGCAACTACTTCTTAGTACATTAATCGTCTTACGTTATGAGTATTTAATATCCTGAGCTTGAGAACCAGCGCATTCCCACCACATCTCCGTACATGAACACACGGTGATTCCTGCTTTTCACTACTTCGCAACCGACCTCTTTCGCCTTCTCCAGCAACTTAGCGGAAGGCTTTCTACGGACGATAATCACCTCCAACATCGCATCACGTAACCCCTTTTTTATCTCCTCTGAACCGTAAACAGCTTTCAGACCATCTGTCGCCAGATCATCAAGAAAGCGTTTCACCCAAGGAGACTCCTCTTTGCTCTCACACGCAGAACTAACAAGTTCTACTAGCTCCTCGGGTGACTCCTTTCCTGTTCCTGTGAGGACTGCTCTGACAAGTTTCCTGATCTCGGAGTACAACCTGTCATGAACCAGGTTCTTCTTGTTGGCAGGGCCGATGAGCACAAGATCAGTCACCTTGTTCTCGAAAATAGCTCTCGCCTCCTCGGCGACTGTGCCTATGTAACGACCTTCCGCCTCATCTCGTAAACGCTGAATACGGTTCTGCGACTGCCCTCCTCTAGAAGTCCTTCCAGGGATTCTCGCACGAACACGTTTTACCAACTGAACGTCGTCATCACGTAGATACAGGTACTCTGTCTGCTCTCCTGTGATCACCATAACGCCTTGTCTGTCCTTCGTCTCGAACAAAGGCTCCAGTAACTCCACATGAAATGATCGGTCACAGAGATACAGATAGCGCCGAAGAGGTCGCGGTGGTACGACGATCTCACACCCGTCGTGTTTCTCACCTTTTTCGTCAAACCCACGACCCGGCCATCAGCGCCATCCCTGTATCGGGGATCCCGTTCATCGCCTTCAGAGTCTGAGTGAGCGATCGTAACGCTCTTTGAACAGAAAGTCTGTTGACACGGGATTTGATGTTACTCGCGGTGCTATACTCGTTTTTCATCGTCTGTCGAGCTATCGCGATCTGATAGCCAGCAGGAAGCAGAAGTGTGACCAGCGATGTGCCATCACCTCGGGCGTTCTGATATGTTTGTAGTTTTGCCATGGAAGTGTGCTTAGTTGTTGTTATAAAATACGCAGGACTTTTTAAGTCTGTTTTTCACGGAAGATGTATCTTGTACTTCTGACTTACGTTTTGACGACAGATATGACATCGGTTTCTCTGTAACCGACCACAACAACTCTGACAGAAACAGTGACCACACGGAATGAGAACATGGGTGATATCCTCTGTAAAACAAACATTACACTTTCTCTTCTTAGTGAAAAAGCGATCACAACGAGATATTAAAGAGAGAAAATCAAGCTTGATTTGTTTGTACTCTTCTAACCTATCATGAATCTTCATAGAATCCATGTGTTCGTTAAGCTGTAACATGATCATCTCCTCTATAGAGAGTGTATCAGCATCTCTACGAAGAAAAGAAGGTGCTTTTTTAACCCATCCACGAATCTCGTCCAGAACAGATATGTCCTTACTTAGCTCCTGATGTTTCTCTTTCATCTTCTTGATAATCTCCGTGACAGCCTTCTCGAACAAAGCGTTCTGTTTGTCTAACTCGGAGATATCAAGACCGTAATCTTTCAACATTCTCATCTCTACATCATCATTCTTTGTCTCGACAACCTTCTGATCATCCACCTTTTTAGGCGATGATGTACGCGAGGGTGGGTCACATCCAAGTGAGATGGCTTGTTGAAAAGCGTCGCGTTCATGAATGAGAATAGACAGTTTGTTCTCAAAATCAGCTTTGTTCTCGGCACTATCGTCTGTCTCTTGAACAAGACCACCAATCTCGTCTATCACGTCTTGACCGAAGAACTCGGAGAACTTAGAGCACAAGTAAGTCTCCAACTTGGACTCGAGATCATCCCATCCTTTCTTTCGAACTTTGGTACTGTCTTTCTCTAACGCTATTTTTTGAGAGAACTCCTCGAACTTATTCAGAAATAACCTCTCAATATCATTCGCATCAGAACCACTGCGTGTTCCTATAGGAGGAGTTATCTCAGAAAAGCCCAACTCATCTGGAAATGTCTCTTGTGATGGGTTTATCTCATAGAAAGACATGGGTAGGTTAGCGTGGGTTATTCTCTTGAAAGGAGAATCTTTATGTGTGCTAGACACCTGATCACAATGTTTTGCTTACATTCTGATCAGGTCGATCAGAACCCCGAAAGGGGCTCCAATTATCCTAACCCCCCGACTACACAGCCTGGGTGGCTCCACAAGGTTGTTTGCCGTCCTTAGTCCGAAGACTGCCATTTACCCCTGGATTTTTCTACCTCTTTAAAAACTATTAGGCATAAAAATGCCGATAGTTTCTGAGCGTTGAAATGTTACTCCGTCTCCAATCTTGAATCATTCCAAGGCTGAAATACCTGCGGAACAGGAGTAACGATAAGGGTTGATCTCTAAGCTTTACGTGGAGGTCCCTTCCTGAAAAGGATAGACCCGCCCATAAGTTTTAAGCTATGAGGAAATGAAGTTTATGCTATCTTGAAAGCATTATCTGATTATCAGACAGATATGTCTTAATTCAAGATTTATAATCATTTGTTGGCAAACTTTAGCGAGATTCGTGTAGCCGGGGAAATAGCGATTCACTTAGAGGTAAAGCTTGGTAATCGCGTTGGACTCGGAGAGAACGAAGTCAACCTCCTTCTCGAACTCGGAGATCTCCTCTTCTAGCTCGGTGACTCGCTGGTCAAGACCCAGTGGGTCAACCGTCTCGATCCTGTTGTTCTTCAGGTACGCGTCCGTCATCGCCTTGACATCAGTCTCGTCAGCCTTGCGGTTCTGACCGAAACTAGTCTTCAGCAGATCGTCCAGCTTCTGTTGAGTCCTGTAATTGTGTTGCTCGACCTCGTTCTTCACGTTTGTACGGAAGCGCTTCAGGCGAGCCAGAAGCTCCTTCTGCTGACGGATAGACTCCTTCTTCGCGATAGCCTCAGCGACAGTGTACTCAGTTCCGGAGATCACGACCGTTGTGGTCGCGTTGCTACGGATGACAGCGTACTTGATCGCACTGTATCGGTTCATCAGATCCTGAAGAGCTTGGTAGTTGGCGCGCGTAGAGTCCGAATGATCATGCCAAGGTCTCCCTGCGACATGAGTAGATGCGAACGTGGTCTCGTTCGTCAGCTTCGCGATACGCTTGTTCAGAGTCTTCAACTCAGCAAGAGCGCGGGTCACGCTGATGCGATTGTCAGTTTTCTCTTCACCACTCATGATGTATGTGATGTCTGTACTCATGATGTCATCATCCCTTTAAACCGTTTACACTCATTACTGCATATTAGGAGTGGGGTACCAACGTCCACCAGGAAGTCCTGGGAACTGTTCCTGTTGATTCCAGAAACGAGCGTTCAACCATCGAGGATCCTGGTAGTTTTGTCCGTAAGGATTCTGCGCGCACAACGGATCAGATGTCTCACATGAGGGAGAGCAGGAGACAGAGTCACGGGGGAAATTGGAGTAACCCTCGAACTTTCCGCACTGATACTTCTGAGGGCCACCAGGAGTCTCTGGTGCTACGTAGCTCTGAGTCTGGCAGTCAAGATCGGAACCTGCTCCACAAGGTGTACAGACAGGCCATGATCTCCTATAATACGGACAACTGGCGTCATCCGCCGGTTCACCTCTCACCTCACTACCAGGTGCGCCACACGCCCACTTGTGTAGAGTGGGTAGAGGGAACTTCTGACTGTACGGACATCTCTGACAGGTACAGATACCGGAGCAGTTACACCCACAGGGACATTTGCCACGAGAATCTATTACTCCGTGACCCATGCTGGGATCTTGCGCGTTATTATGGAACATCTCACGAACATCCACACCGCATGGACAGAACATCTCCTCAACTTTCACTCTGGGGTGACCGCGAAGCCATAACAGAGAGAACAGCAGAAGGATAACGAGAACACAGACGGTTGTCTCTCTCCACATAATGTGTTATAATCTATTAAAGGAAAAAGTGGCGTGATCAGCTTACTGGAAGGCTTTCATCATATCCTTCCCACCTAGTTTCTGATAAAGATCCATGACCTGAGTGCTTTGTTTCATAACTGGTAACATCTCAGACATAGTCTCCTTCAACATCTTCATCGTGTTGATCATCTGATGTGTCTTGCGTTGAGCCTCTGCGGGAGTGTGATCATCGGCGCTCTTTGCTTTCCCGTCGATAGACTCATCACGAGCCTCTTTGAGTAACTTAGAGAGTCCTTCCAGACCACCACCGGCCTCTTGGTACAACTTCTGTTGTGCGGAGTCTCCACGAGCCTCATTCGCGTCGTCCGCTGCTAACATGGCATCAAGATCCTCGAGCATGAGCCCTGTGTCGTCCTTCTCCAGGGTGCTGGCAGGTGGAATCTTCCCTGGATCTTCTCCTTCGCCTGCTGGCATGATATCCTCAGAGACCATACCTTTCAACTTGTCAGTGACCTGCTCTTTGCGTGTCTGCGCCTTCTTCATGTCCGCTCTCTCATCTTTGTTCTCAAAAGACTCGTGATTGTTAAAAATATTTCTCCAGTCAGAGTAAACACCGTTCTGATCAAGAAGTCCAAGTAAGAGAACAAAGACTAAGGCTACAGTAGCACTTTGGTTCCAGTTTAGTGTGATTCCGTAAGATAAGAGTAGAACCATTAGATAAGTCGCTGCTATTCTCTCAAGGCCTACCAAGGTCTCGTTCGGTAGGATTGAGAGAAAAAGCACGAACAGAACAACATGCCCGAAAACGAGATAACGTGGATCGTAAACCTTTCCTCTACCGCGAGCCATCTCAGTACCGATAACTGGCCGTGTATATTTTATCCCAGGTTCTTTTTCACGAGGAAGAAGACAAGAGTGGCGACAACCGCCCCGATAACCTTAGCACCTGTGAACACCATCCCGTCAGGGACGCGTGCAGCGCGTGCCAACTTACGAAACACCTGTTGAACACCTTCCATCTGTACAAAGAACAAGAGAACCGCTAGCAAAAACAAAGTCTTCGCGTTACCCATGAGTGCTCCCAGGTAACCACCTGTCCAACTCGAGGCAGGTACTACAGCACCGCCCTGCTGTTGTGCTTGTAACATCGCCAAAGCCTCCATCTGTGAGGCCATCATGGGGTGCATCTGCTGTGGGTTCGTGAACTGAGGCTGAGGTGGTAAATTAACAGGCTGTGGAGGCATCTGCTGTCCGGAGAACGGGTCATGCGATGGAGGATACTGTGGAACAAACTGTCTTTGTCTGAACTGTTCTTGGTTCGCCATCTGTTCCGCTTGTTGTTGGGCAGCAATCTGCTCGGCCATCTGCGTGGTCGCTCCTTGAGGCGCACCACCTTGGGGGCCACCACCAGGGTTATTCATGGGCTGTGGAGGCTGTGGAGGCATCGGGGCGTTCCCGAAGTTCTCACGCTGAGTCTCCATCTGCACGTTCGGCAACTGCTCGATAGGTGTAGCTTTAGATCCCATGGATTATTAAGCGCAGTATACCCCTGATGATTTTTTTCAAGGTTAAACGGGACGCATTCTAGCTCGAGGTAGCCGGAGTAACACTCTTCTTCTTTTTCTTACGACGTCTCCGCTTTTTCTTAGACTTTGTGTTAACGTTCTCCGGTTTAGGCTCTTCTGGCTTGGAGAAGGTGAATGTTGTGCTAGCGGTCATCTTAATAGTCTGTACGGGGTTAGATTTTGCGACAAGGGGTAGTTTGACCACATTCTGACGTTTCTCGGTTGGCTCTCTGTGTTCCTCCATCGTTTCGTTAAATCTATGTACTTTTAAGGATTTTCGCTCAGGCACGTTGACGCGAAAACTCTCAAAAATTGAAACAAAGCCCCTAAAGCTCTCATATTGATTAGAATTGCGACTGACACTCAACAAACGAATTTTCACTCGCAAATCTTTTTTATCCCGACGAAATGAGTTCTGAACAAAAGAGAGATACTGGTGACATCACGGAGACTCCTCTGGATGTTTCTGGGTTCTCGCAATTGCATAAAGAACTGCTGGTTCAGGCCAATTCTGTTGACAATTGTGTTGACACCAAGGGTGTGGACGCCAAGACGAAGGTGGATACTCTGCTACAAGTGTGTACCGACATGTTGAAGGCCTTTTCTCTTCCACATGACGGTCTCAAGGCTATGCACGGGAAGTTGCTCGAGTACGGTGCGAACCAGGCTCGTATCAATCAGGAGGCAAAGAATGCTTCGGCAACTTCTGGTGGTAAGAAGAGGAAGAGGAAGAAGAAGGCACCGAAGAAGGGCGATAACCGTCGCCAGATCGAGCGTGACTACGCGTTGCGTGACGTTCTTCGCGGAACGACTCTTCTCAAGGCTCTTAGCCGGGCATCTCCCAAGGTGTCTTTGGCTCACCGCATTACGCCCTTTGTGGAAAATGTTGGTGATGCCAAGGTGGCTGTCGATGACAGCGATGCTGCTGTGGAGGCGGCTCGTCTGTTGATGTGGTACGTTGTGCATGTCGCTTTCAGCTTCATGCCTCGTATTGATAAGGTAAGGGGATCGCAGGCTCGCAAGGCTGCCGCAATCCCGGTTCACATCATGTTCGAATCGAACATCACCATGACCGAGCTTGTGGAAGCACTCATCGTGGCTACCAAGGATCTGATCCAGAAGGGGCTGACGGAGCTTTCGCAACGCCGTCAACACGAGATGTTGGTGCTGTTTCACACAGTGCTCAACGGAAGTCAGGTGAATTTCGAGTTCAAGTCCACTGGCGACATGCTGAATAAGTCTACTGTTATATGTGCACAGGAGCTCAAGGAGGCGCAGGATGAGGTACATCGGCTGACTCAAGAGAACCAGGCTCTGATGAGAAGTGCTCAGCAGATGTACAAACTGCTGCAGTCCAAGGGCTACATCCAAGCAGGTGACATGCAGGCACTGAAACCAAAAGACTTACAAACGATGATGGCAGTGATACAGGGGCTCCCGGATCACAGCACCTGAACCGAGGACAAGGTCGAACATGTCAAGATGCCTGTACCCCGAGACAAACCGAAAGAGGCGTCAATGAAGGAGAAAGGCTCTGGCTGGTTCTGGCCTACCGTCGGTGCTGGTGCCGTAACTGGTGTTGGAGTGTTGTTGTGGTGGCTAAAAAGACGAAAGTGACGGCTTAGGGCGTAAACCTTCGGGTGTTCTAAGCTTGATTCGTCTATCGGTCATCACCATTAATCGAAAAAAACAAAAAAAACAAAAACAAAAAACCACTCACGTGCACGGGCATATGAGTAGAGAGCTCTCTAGGTAATGAGGGTGCGAAAAAAGAAGAAAAAACAAAAAAACAAAAAAAGAAAAAAAACAATAGTTAAGATTGATCATCCACTGTAAAGAACCCCGATGTCGTCTCGTTTAAAACCAGATATTAAGCAAAAAACAAAAAATTGAAACAAAAGTACCTAGACCCATTAATAGATCTATTGTCTCACACAAAGGCATCGATAATTCGAATCTGCCGTGGTTCGAAGATAAAAATTGTGTGTGAGGACTCCTTCGGGAGTTGTCGAATGCCGAAACGCCAAACCCTCCGCATGGTGGGTTTTCCATTAGTAGCCGTAACAGGTGTCCTGGTGGATCTTCGCAGTCCGATAAGGGGACCCCTTCAAGGATGACTGGTATGTCTAGTTAACTCGTTGGGGATCTTACTCGCGCTCTTGTAGTGTGAGTTCCACGGAAGCGATTGGGGTTTTGAGGTTGTAAGGACGTTTTCTCTCAGCTAAGCTGGGTTCGTTCTGTGTGTAAGGTTACGGTTTCGTGTTGGACCGAGTAGTTTACCTACCCGGGAGGGTTTGGCGACCGCTAACTGTTCTGTTTCTTTGCGCACTCTTGGTGGATATGTGAGTCAACATGACTTGCGATCGCACTACAACACTCGTGAAAGTGGACGCGTGGCGGAAGCTCTCCCCGAGGAGACTCGTTTTCTCTTATGGTTAGTCTTTCCATGTGTCCAACACGGCCTTCAAGTAACAACACTGTCACTCCGGTGAATCACAAACAGAAGTTGCTTGTCGTATAGTTTTAACTTAAAGTAATGTTCACAGTAACATATGAGATAATGTTCAACACAACGCCGATCTTTTTACTACATGGACTGGGTGCTCACGCAGTCACGCTTCTGCCGTTAGAGCTCTACCTGAACTACATGGGTTACAAGAACACTCATAAACTCTCTTACCCTGTCGACACCATGCCTTTTGAGGAGTGTATGGACTACGTCGATAAGGAGATGGGGAAACTGGCTGATAAGAAAGAAGAAATTATTCTGATCGGTCAGTCCATGGGTGGTGTTGTCTCTAATAACTTGCATAAGAAGGGGTGGCGCGTTAAGAACGCTGTGTATATTGGGTCGCCGTTACACGGAGCTAACCTGCTGAACCAGTTAGAGGCTATTCTCCCGACAAAGATCAGAGATATGTTCTACAAACTGCCGTATGACTACCTGAAAGCGAAAGAGAGAGAAGACCCACCACCACATCCGTACAAAACGATCTCGATGGGTTGGGCTTGTAGCCATTTCGACGGGTGTGTGTACCAGAAAGAGGCTATGCTCGAGGAGGAGAACCACGTCCATTTGGCGTGGGCGGATCACCGTACTATTTTCGCGAATCCACGTCTGTGGATTCTAGTAGAGCGCTTGATAAGGTAAAACCCAGTGACGTTTACGATAAAACGCAGTAGGTTTTTAGGATTTAAAGAAAAAGTGATAGTTAGTATATGTCAGTTCCGGAGCAAAGTAACTCTAACATTATGAGCCAACGTTACCGGTTATGTGACCTGTTCTGTGGGGTAGGAGGCATCTCCAGAGCTTTTGAGCTCACAAAGAGGGCTGAGTTGGTTTACGCGAACGATGTGGAACCTAAATGCAAGGAGACTTACGATCTGAATCACAAGGTTCCGTTGACAGTGAAGGACATCACGAAGGTGAAAGCGACGGATATCCCCGATCATGACATACTTCTTGGTGGATTTCCCTGTCAGTCTTTCTCTGTCTCAGGGAACCGGAAAGGTTTCAAGGACAAGCGTGGCAATCTCTTCTTCGAGATCGTCCGTATTCTTCGTCATCATCGCCCTAGATTCGTTCTCTTGGAGAACGTGAAGAATCTGGAGTCTCATGACAAAGGGAAAACTCTGAAGGTTATCCTAAAAGAGTTGAAAGCACTCAACTACATCGTGAGATACAAAGTCCTGAACGCGTGTGTTCATGGAAACCTCCCTCAGAATCGTGAGAGGATCTTCCTCTGCTGTTTTCAGAGAGAGGATGACGCGAAGCAGTTCGAGTTTCCTGATCCTATCCCTCTGACGACAGGATTCCGAGACATTCTCGAGGATACTGATGATGTGGACGACTGTCACTTCTACGAGACCAAGGGCATCTACGACAAGATCAAGGATGATATCACCTCAGAGGAGACGGTTTATCAGTATCGCAGATACTACGTTCGCGAGAACAAGTCAGGAGTCTGTCCGACTCTAACCGCGAACATGGGAACAGGTGGTCATAACGTGCCTCTCATTCTCGACAGTGGTCGCATTCGTAGGTTAACACCTCGTGAGTGTTTCTCTCTACAAGGCTTTCCGAAAGAGTTCAAGCTGGGGAAACTAGCGAACTCTCATCTGTACAAACAGGCTGGTAACTCCGTGCCTGTGAAGGTGATTGAGAGGATAGCTATGAAAATTGTCGCGATCTTGGACAAAAACTCTGATCAGGGCACAGATATCTCAAGTGATGAGATATCCGGGAGTGAGTCAGAGTCTGATTCGGAGTCTGATTCGGATTCCTCATCTGAGGATTCTGAGTCTGATTCTGAGGAGGATGAGTCATTAGAGTCTGATGAGTCCGAGTCCGAGGAGGAGTCCTCCTGAGTTGGTACAACATAGTTTCTATCTGTTTTCGCCTCAGTATTCACTCTTGCTCCCTCCTCCACCTTCGGTTGTGCGACAGGATTAAACTCGAACTTGAGTTTTGACGTCGGGGTGAGAGAGTGGATATTACCTTCAAACATCAGTCTTGCAATACCTGTCTTCACAAACTCCTTGTGAAGAGAGAATCTTGGTCTTCGTTTCTCTTTCGCCTGATCCTTCATCGTCTGTGTCTTGTTCACACTGATATCCTCAATTAGTTGTGGGATGTGATGAACAGTGAAATCACCATTATCATTGGTGAAGTTCATGAAAACGAGATTGTCCCACGTAGATGTGGGACCGAAACTCGTACAGTCTGGTGTCACACTACACGCTTTCACCTGTATTCGTAACTTTGTGTCGCGATGGAAACAGTCAAAAGAGCCGTGTTTCCCACCCCATGATTTCTTGCGTACAGCCTGAAAAAGAAAGGCGTAAAGCCCCTCCGAAAGAACGGCTGGAACATTGATTTTTCGGCCTCCCAGATCACTTGTTAACCTGGAGAGCTCCTTCCACCCGCTGTAGATCCTTTTCAGGTCTTGCAGGTACTTGGTCTCGTCGGACCAGTGATAGTACGAGAGGAGAGCTCTCTCCTTCCCTATCGTCACCATCTCTTTTCTCAAAAGCAACTTCATCTTGAAGATTGTGATACTAATACGGCGATATTGGTTCTGACCGAGAAACGATTTTTGCTTTGAAATACCCGAGAAGTTAGAGGATAAAAGGATCCGTCTGTGGAAAATTGATGGTTTAGGAGGGGTTGAGGCTGTAGAAGCATCAACAGGCGTTCCCGATAATGTCCAAGGACGTGACCCGACAGGTGAGCAAAAACTATTATGTGTCGGGTCTGCCTGACTACGTGCTGGTGGATATCGACAAGACCAAAGTATGGTTACACCCCAATGACAAACAGGTGTGCCTCTGCTGGGTGGATCTGAACGATCTACGAGATTACGGGTTCGACGAGGAGTACGAGACATCTCTCAACCTGGAGAAGGCTCTGAAAGAAAAGCTAGTTGAGGACTTCTGTGATGATGTCACAGCACTTGTCATTGACATGGCAGATGTGTATTGGATAATGCAAGAGGATCCCAGGCGTGGGCGGATCACCGTACTATTTTCGCGAATCCACGTCTGTGGATTCTCGTTGAGAGCCTCTTAAAAACTGATGATTCCGAGGAGAGTGGCGCGAAAGAGGGTGATCTACTAACGTCTCGTTAATTATGGCAGAGACTGAGGGGAAAACAAGGCGCAAATCTCCTCAGGATGTTCGGGAGCACTCTGCTAAAGACTATTACTTCACAGCGTTCCCTGAACATATTCTGATCGATATCGATGAGAGCAAAGTGTGGTTACACCCGAATGACAAGCAGACATGTCTCTGCTGGGTGGATTTAGATGACCTACAAGAGTACGGGTTCGAGGCGGAGTACGAGACCGCGATAGAAAAAGAGGAGGTTCTCCAAGAGAGTCTGTGCCAGACTTTCTCCGAGGGGCCTGTCTCGATCATTCTGGAAATGGTGAATATCTACATGATCATCTCGAATGACAAGAGATATTGGCCACCAAATGACGAGATAATCTCCTCGAGGTCTTTCGAGTTGGAGTACAAGAATGATACTCAGTGGTCAGAGAGACGATTGCCAGAAAAATCACATCTAAGTAACCAACCTTGGGTGAATAAGGTGTATCGGAAACTACCAAAATCAGAGAGGAGAAAGATCGAGAGAGATCGAGAAAGTAGATACCCGGATTACAAATGCGATGTTGAAACCTCTTGGGCAGTGAAAGTACCTATTAAGTGTTATCGGTATCGCCATCAGGTCACTAAGTACAAGTTCGATCACTACACTCTGAAAAGATGGGGATACTCTCTTTTCACAGTGGAGAAGAACGGCGAGTTGAACTCTTGGTACTACGACAGTTCTGGGTCTCTACAACACGGGGACGCCTACACCTCGATTCACCTGATTGATGACAAGCATATTGTCATTCGAAACTATGGTGATGTCAGCTCTACAATCTTTCTAGAGCTACAGAATCATCCTGATGAGGTGGATGACTCTGAGTTAGATGACTCAGATGGTTTTCAACCCTTTTGTTCCCTCTTAGGGAACAAAAGTAGCGGAAGCTAGATATCCTCGAAGACGAAAGCTGACTCCTCATCTTCAGGATCTTCCTCAATCTCGTCCTTCGTTTTCATAGTATCGGCGATCTCGCCCATTTTCTTGAGCTTTCTCACCTCGTCATCGTTGTACTTGTGAATGACATCTGCCTTGTTGTCCTGAAATCCTCGTAGTCCTACGAGAACAAGGTTTCCTTGTTGAATCCAGACTCTTTTGCGCATAGTACCACGAATGATCGCGATCCGCTCCTTCCCGTCAGCACAAGTGGCTTTGATACGACCACTGCCTAACATCTTCTCCGCCACAGCGTACTCCTGTCCATCCTCCTTGAGAAGCAGTAATCTCGCCTCTGTGGGACCCTTCTTCCCTCTCTTATGTTTCTTTCCGCCTTTTCCTTTGTTTTTCGGCATAATTACGACAGTACGATTACTTCTTTAAGTATATGAAATTATCACGATTACTTCTTTAAGTATATGAAATTATCACGATACGTTTGCTTGTTTTTTGATGGTGGTAAATAAGATTAGGGGGGTTTGATAGATCGTTTTTTTGAGGAAAATTGATCAAAGTATCTTAGATTGGTTAGTAATTTCAAAAACTCCCAATGTCTCGGGAAATTGCGTTGCGTATTCTTAATCAGTACTATCCAGACTACCGACAATGCGCTGTTCTTCCTCCCGACGTTCTCCTGATTGTGATGGAGTATCTCCAACTGGAGAGAAATACCTACTACACCAACGGTGATCTCAAGTCTCGTGGTGTTTACGTGAACAACCAACTACACGGCTTACATCTGAGTTGGTATCCTAGATGTAAGCTCAGATTAAAAGAGACTTATCACTACGGAAAGTTACATGGAATGAGACTGAAGTTCTACCCGAACGGTAGATTAGAGTCTTCAGGATCATACCATTATGGTGAATCTGTCGGAAAACACGTATCATGGTCTCTTTACGGAGATACTCGTTTTACAGAGATCGACGGTGAGAAGTATCGTGTTGGTGATATCCACCATCAAGTAATCCCTGTGGGATCAAAAAGATACGTGAAATCAGGAGGGTAGAAAAAGAGGAAAATTGATCAGAAGCTTTCAACATAGTTTTTTTAGAAATTGTATTAGACTGTTGTTGCTGGAACAAGACTCACTGTTCCTGCTATTGTTGACGTTCCAGAACGAACAATATTAGAGGATGACGGAAGTGTATAATAGGTACCGTTGCCAGTGATGAGACTAGTTCTATCACTTTCGAACACACATCCTGTAATATACAGGGAATCACCTGTATTTCCGATATCTATTACAGAGTTTACTGGTAGTAAACCTCTTGCAGATATGTAACTACCTATTAGCTCGGCAGAACATCCTGTTGTTCCTGTAAGTCCAATAGTGAACTGTCCTGTGTTTGTGCTAATTTGTGAGCCAACTAAACGAAATGTTGAACCTGTTCCGCTAACAAGAACATCATATCTCTCCAACTCAGACCCAATAATAGATAGTTGACCACCGTATACTTGATGATAATAAGCAGGTCCTGCTAAAGGGAAAGTGTCCGGATCTCTTTCTAACCTTGCGTTAAGAAAGTAGCTCCTTTTTCCAAAAGGATCACCTGGTCCTTGAATATATCCAAGACCACCAAATGGTGCGTTAAAGTAAAGTTCACCTGATGTATGCTGATTAGATGCTACGTAGTCATTAAAATTTCCGTTATTAATGTTCACAACTGATAAAGGATTACTACCTGTGTATAACATATGAGGACCCGTTGATCCTCCAGTAAAACTACACAGACTTAAAGTAAGACTATGTGTTCCACCGTTTGGTTCTGATATTTGAACAGCAGGTGTGGTCATATCAGTTGAGACGAAAACACAGTTGTTAATAGTTAAATTTAAAACTCCTGATCCTGTTGATCCATTCGCCTCGAAAGATGCAGCAGGAGCACCAGCACCAAATGGTTGTACAAAAGATATTCCTCTAACAGTTGCTGGAACAGGTAAAGATGGTGGTTGAAATGTCACTGTTCCTACAACACCACAGTTATTCTCTCCGTATAGATAAACACTATCGGGCATAGTGAAACTCTCAACATACAAACCTTGTTTTACGTAAACTAACGGGAAGGTTACTCCTGGAATGACTGAAGCTGCAGCGTCTGCTAATGCCGCGGATATACTGGAGTACTCACCTGGATCATCTGCCAAAGTACCACTTGAGACAACAAAAGGTGTTGTGTTTCTCAGATCAGTTATAGCTAGAGTGTTACCAGACGCTCCTGTACCTGATGTGAAAACTCCTCCAAATCCAGGTACAAACAACTCATCATTTACAAACTGTGCGGTTCCTGTATCCCCGAATATCACACCTTGTGGCCCTGTCGCTCCTTGCGCACCTGTAGCACCAGTCGCTCCGGTCGCACCAGTAGCACCTGTGGGACCATTGTTTACAGAATTAAAAGTAAATAGAGTATTATCGGATGGTAAAGAAGTTATGCTAAACATCTTTATCTCTATATTTTAAACTAAGTTTTTGTTAAATAGTCTTTAACAGCGCTTTTGATTGCGTCCTCACTGAGCATTGAGCAGTGAAGTTTTATTGGTGGTAACTTGAGATGAGTAGCAATCTCTTTGTTTGTTATCTTACCAGCTTCTTCAACAGTCTTACCAATAATTCTCTCTGCCGCGTACTCCGAGGAGGCGATAGCACTACCGCATCCGAAGGTTTTAAACTTCGCGTCCTCAATAATGTTATTTTTCACACGAATTTGTAATTTCATAACATCACCACAAGCAGGAGCGCCGACAAGTCCGGTTCCAACATCAGGTGATTTAGAGTTCATAGATCCAATATGCTTTGGATTGTTAAAGTAATCAATAATCTTCTTACTGTAAGCCATTCCACGGCGTCCCAATGATGCTGTGGATGATCTCTGACTCAACAACCGTTTAGTGGCAAAAGTGAACATTTTGATATCCCTTAAAAACCTAAAGTCTTTAAGAGGACTTCTTTAAAGACCTATAAGTTGGTTTATATAATCGGTTGGAGAAAGAAAGTTCGCAGAACTTCCTTTCTCTCCACCTTTAAATATACCTAACATAGGTCTTTAAAGGATAATATTCTTGTAGATTTCTTCAAGTAACTTCGGAGTAAAATGGCTGTGATTAGACATAAAAGTGCTTATTACTAATGACATGACATGACATGAAATGATATGACAGCTCTGTCACCTTTTGTACTTTTCGGAAAAGATGTTTTTTCTGTTATTGACAGCTTTACTAACTGGGTTGAGGAGGAGTTTTTAAAAGCAAGTACTTTGTCAGATACAAGGTACTTTGTAGAGAACTTCGATATCTCTCGTGATACCAAGGGGAAAGCTCTTTATCGCGCGATTGAGCTTGGATATTCCGATATTGTTCGTTATCTGGGTGATTATGGTGCTAATCTAAAAATGATAAAAAATTACAACGGGTTTACAATAAATCATAGTTATTGGCGTTATGGGCTAATGTCTATGATCGGAAGATCAGGAAACATCGAGATTGCGCAGTACTTTCTCGATCGAGGGTTTAATACTTGGTCGGATAAGCTTAACATGTTCACCACTGGATGTCTCAAAGGAAACCTAGACTTTATCACCTTTCTGACAAACTCTGGGTTTAATCTGACATCGAATCCTCAACCTCTTATAGAGCATATATCCTGGAGAGGTGACAAGAAGATGTTCGACTATCTGACAAAATTATACAATCATCTGATACCTAACGCGAAACATACATGGAAGTGGTATAATCGAGACAATTTTCATTGAAAATTAGGGTAAGTCTTATTCATAATGTCGATCATCCACAGGGGTTAAAGGAATTGTTGAGGGGTTGTACATATTCTGCGCTCTTGATCGAGGGGGATACTTAAAGTACCTGGCATAAACAACCAAATGGGTAGACATCCGTGTGATCGTTGTGAAAAAGTTTTCAAGTTTCCATCGGAACTAAAGAGGCATATTCTATGTGTTCATGACAAGGTGAAGAACTTCACCTGTGATGAATGCGGTAAAAAGTTTTGCCTCAAAAAGCAGTTGAACCAGCATATCAAAACTTCTCATTCTGAGAGAAAATTTACGTGCGACCAGTGCGATCAAGCATTTTCCTATTCATCTCGCCTTCATTCACATATCATGAGAGTACATGAAAAAGTGAAAAGGTATGACTGTGATCAGTGTGAATTAAAGTTTTACTACAAAGCTAAACTATTAATTCACAAAAAGCATGTTCATGACAGAATAATGGACTTTTCATGCGATCAATGTGAGTTCAAAACAACTAAGCGGTATAACCTTAATCTTCATATCAAGGCGGTTCACGAAAAAACACGAGACCATATCTGCGAGGAATGTGGAGAAGGATTCACAACAAAAGAAAATCTCTATCAACATGTTCTTCATGTACATGAAAAACCCATTAGATTTACATGTTCTCATTGTGAATATACATCCTCAAGAAAGTCAGATATGAGGGACCACATAGCTCGTGTTCATGAAAAACAGCTTAATTTTGAGTGCGAGAAGTGCGAGTATAAATGTTTTAATCGGTTCGATCTTCTTCGTCATGAAAAACAGGTTCATAAACGAAAACGGAGTTACAAATGTCAAGAATGTGGCTACAATTTTTTCAGCTCTTCTCACCTAAGACGCCATCAAGAATGTTGTACTGGTGATAGAAACTGTTCTGCTGGAGAGTACAAAATAATGTGTTGTTTAGAGGAAATGGGTCTTCTTTACGAGTATGATGAAGGGCATAACGCATTAAAAGGAGACACACATCGTTACTTACGATACGACTTTATTGTGTATCTTGATGAGGATAGACTTCTTTTTATTGAGTTCGATGGAAGGCAACATTTCGAACCTGTAGCATTCGGAAGTATGACAGAGGAAGAAGCTCAACATGAGTTCGAAAGAAGGAAAAAGTATGATCAGATAAAGAACGAATATTGTGAAAGAAACGAGTACCCTCTTCTTCGCATTCCGTATAAAAAGCTTAGACAAACCAAGAAAATTACTCGTAAGTTTCTCGAAGAATATATTACTGGTAATATCAGTAGTGATTAGAAGCTATAATTTGACATTGTTTTGTTCCCACCACGATACATACCAACGAGAGCCTGTTGAGCTTTAGTCGTACAAACGCAACCTCCACTGGAGCTATATGTGCTTGGACAGCATAGAGGGCTTACAACGTTACGAGCGAAGTAGAACATACTGTTCTGTGGAAATGACATATATTGAGACTCACATCTCAAGGGTACTGGGGTACCTTGAGGGACGAACATCTTTCCCTTTAGGAGGGGTACATTGTTTGGTTGTTTTCTCCACTGGAATCCAGAACCACCAGTGTACAGATAGAGCCCGTCCAGGGAGCCCGGGACACCCTGTCCCATAGACCACTGAGTGGGGGCTGGGTTATTGACAGAGAGAATCGCGGCGTTGTTGTCGTTACAAAGAGCCATCTTACCTGATTCCTATATATCCGACATAGATTTTTTATCGGTACGTAGGTGCCCGGCAACGACGCCTGCTTCGCAACGACGCCAAGTCTCGTTAGAGACGACGCTCTGCTTGACACTTGAAGTCCTCAGGTGGCACCGCTTCTTTCTCATGTCCGTTACAATCAACGGGACGTGGGGTGTATTGGTAACAGTTCCCGTCAAACTTGAAGGTCTTTCCTTTCACCTCAGAGGGAGGAGGTGCTCGATAGATGATACAGTCTCTGCCTTTACAGACGCGCCTAAAGAGAGAGGCTAGACCGAAGCCCCAGATAATCGAGAAGATGATACGACCGTTCTTTGATCGGAGAACGTTGCGTAAAGCTCCTAACATGTTCCCTATACATAAACGCTAAAAAATGATCTACTAGAAGAGCTAAAACCATGTTTCGACCAACGATCACCATGGCGTTTAATTACTCCGGAAACGTCTCGGCGAAAAACCCGCAGTCTGCTGGATTCATGAATCCATCAGACGCCCGTCAGAGATGTCTGATCGAGGTAGCTCGTCAGATCGTGGATCCAGAATCCGGGATAACGAAAGACATGGTACCACCCCCAGTAACCCTGGGAGACTGGCGACAATGTTTACAAGCCACCCGTACAGAAGGATGGGTCTCTGCCGGTATCGAGGAGGATATCGCCGAGATGATCCAGCCGTTAGGCATCGGTCAGGTGGTAGCCTCGGTAAACCCTGACCTGAGTATCTACTCCAACAACTTAGCTCCGCATTTCATCCATAACGTTATCACAGGTGACAAGTCAGTGGAAAGGAACGGAGTGAGCGCGGAGCCAAAAAACTACAGATTAATCGCAAACTACAACTCGTTCGTCTGTCTCGCTCAGAAGGTGAAAGATATGATCCCTAAAGAGGTCGTCCCTGCCTTTTGTAAGGACATGGACAGATGGACAAAAGAGATCTGTCCCCGAGTTTTCTGGATCAACGTGCTCATTCCTGAGAGAATCGCGACACATCTACGTCATGCCAACATTGGCGAGGTGATCACATCAGGAGGCAACTCCGACTTCATGAATCTTCACGAGAAGCCCAAAGATGATTTCCCGGCGTTCGAGTGGAAGAAAGCTCTCGAGGATATTGAGAACGAAGGAACCGACGGGGATGATGAAGGTGAGTCTGAGGATGAGGAAGGTAATGACTGGGACGAGAAACTAGACCGCACATGTGGCGGGTGGGATCCACCTGAAGATCAAGAGATGTTCGGCTGGAAAGACCTTCCTGGGCAGAACCAGGCAACTAACTGGAATATGACCAAGACTGAGTCCAAGGATAACTCGGCCACTCAGTACCCTTTCACGAAGGACGCACCTTTTCGTCTTATCATGAACCAGAGCACGATACTCGCTCTGATTACGCTTGCTCTGCAGAAAAACGGGGTACAGTTACATGATAATGTGAGAGTGTTCGACTCACTTGGTGGGAGAGACGCGGATCTGGTATCACTCTTCTCACGCATGGCTATCTAATCATGACGACAACCATAATTTTTCTACCGTAAGGTATGCTGGATAAGCTTAGTTCTAATATGAAGCTTTCCGATTTGACCCGTTGGGCTGGACCTATTGTTGTCGTTGTTATCGCAGCGATTTTGATCAGTATGGTCATCTCGTACGTGCGTAATGATCGTCGTGAGACCCGAGAGCATATGACACAGAAGGAGTCAAGACCTCCTGCTAGAAACATGTCTCTGGAGAAAGCGAAAAACCTACTTCCTCATCTACAAGCGTTCCTTCTGGCAAGCTTGCCTCGTAGAGCAGATCTCTCCAGTAACGAGGTTCGTGAGAAGGATAAGAAAGAACACCATAAGAGAAACCAGTGGCAAGATCTGACAGAGAATGAGAATGATTTCAGATGGACATCTCATCCTTCATCTCATCATGGTGGGTTCCGTACAGCAGGACACACTCTTGTCGGACCCTCTGCTAAGTCCTTTAACTTTGAGGAGACGAATGAGCTTACTGTGATCATTCGCTCACGGTCTCTACAAACAGGTGAGACGAACAAACCGGATGGTTCTCAGGTTGATCTATCTGAGATCGTGAATGCAGCAGAGGACGCTAACGCAGGAAAGCCCATGGAACTCCAGATTCCTGCTGGTGCTAAGGCTGATTTTGAGGCGTTGCGTGCTCATCTGAATAGTAAGAATCAGAGTCAAGGAACAGTGGAGAAAACTCTACAACTCGCACAGAACGTTCTGACCGTTATGGAGAAACACCCTGGTGTGAAGAAGCAGAAGAATCCCGTGGCGATTCGTTTCCGTGGAAACCAGGGTATCGCCCTTGAGATAGGTATTCCTGATGGTGCTACACCAGACGGATCTCTACAAGTGAATGTCGCAGGCAAACATGTTCCTACTCAGTTCAAGGTGATGGCCTCTAATGATAACTACTACGTCGTTACCTATCGCAGATCATCCAAGGGTGGTCATGTTAAGGTGTACGTGAACCGTACACAGATCATCAGTAGCCATCATCATGAAGTTCCTTTCATGCACTTCACGGATAACTCCGTGGAGGTGAACCCTTCAGGATCATGGAACGCCTCTCTCAAGGAGATAGCCGTTTTGAACCGTGCTCTTGATCCTGCTGAGATCGCGCTCTTCAGGTCGGATAACGGTAAGTCCCCTATTCTGGCAGCTTTAACACGTCAGTATGACAGGCACAATCTGGTTCCTGGTATCAAACCACCTAAAGGTTACCAGTGTGCCGGAGAGTGTAAAGTTCCTGGAATGAAACCCTTCAATCCTTACGAATCTCACCTCGCGATCCCCGAAGGTGAGGAGGCAGATTGTAAGGCTGTCTGTGTCGGCAAGGGCAAGAGACCGTATGACCCTTACAACCCTAGTCGTGTTCCTGATCCGTCCGAGTACCCGGTGCCTTTGGGACCAGGTGGTGAGTGGATTGATCCATCAGTCTGCCCACCTGTCACAAAAGACTGTGATGGAAACTACACATGGAACGGTGTCTCTTACGGTAAGTCAAGAAGTCGTGCTCGTGAGATCTACAGGATTAACAACCCGTACTGCCGTCGCATTCCTGACGTTCTGGACGACTGGTGGAACTCTCAACAGCCGTTACCAGAGAAGTGTCCGTTTGTTGTAGACACTTACATGAACCCTTGTCGTCGTGAGGCTTGTGAGAACGTGAACTGGAAAGAACACTCACCGAAGAATCTGAATGCTCGTTGTAAGAGACATGTCGCGGAGTACTGTCGTTCTGAGGCTGGTAAGCATGACGACTTCTGTACGTGCTGGCAACCCGGTTTTGAGAATGTGGGTATGTGTGAGAAGTACCGCGCAAAGTTTGAGAATCCTCGAGAGTATGGTATTAGTCCTGGATCTTTCGCTATCGAGGAACACCCCGATTACGACAAATACATCAAAAAGGACAGAGTCCCCTGCTGGGGATGTGACCTGGAACAAGCATCAGGTCGTGAGGTATGCGAGCCCACAATGGACGGTGGGGAAGTGTGTGTACCGGCTAACGAGTAGCCTGTGTATTTCGAATAATTAATCATTCTTTTTGCTAACATCATCCTTCAAATCTGCTTTAGACAAATCAGGCATATCGAGAATTGACGCCGTCATGGGGTCACTGTCGAGATGCGTCTTATCATCATAATCAGAGTCGTAACGACCATCATCAAGAGTGTCTGAGTCAGAGTTGTTGTTATCAGGAGTCACTGTGAGCTCCTCGCGGGCAGTGAAAAATGAAGCGTTTGTGAAATTGGTCTTCTCCGTCACAGTTCTCTGAATGGGAGGTTGTTGTGAATCAGGGTACTCCAAGTCATTATTATCTCCATCTTCATTTTTCTTCTCTTCTAGTTCCTGAAGTGGTGACACTGATGAGACAGGCTTCTGTTCTTGCTCTTTCTCTTTCTCTTTCTCACCACCTTCCCTGTGATCTTTGATCTCAAGTTCTTTCTCCTCTGTCTTTTCGTCAGAGATAGATTGAAGATCAATTCCCCAAGTGAGTACCTGATCACCCTCAAACTTAAAATCCTCAGCGTCCGTGTTCGTGATCGTGAGAGATCCCTCACCAGATCCGACAACAAGCTTGCGTGTCACCTGGTTGCCCTCACGGAAAGGCTTGTCTCCGTAGAAGTTATCAAGAGGACCGACCCATCGCTCCAGCTCGTTCGTCATGTCACGGTGTCCCAACTCAGCGGAGAGAATGCCAGGCTTGTACTGGTCAGAGTGATAGTGCTCACGCACACGCTCCAGTGAGTAAGGAGGGAAGTTGATACGAGCAGGGTATGTGTAAGGGACGATGTAAGACTTGCGGAACTTAGTTCCGTCAGGGTGATGGAAGGGCACTGTGTAGTGAATCTCCAGAGTGTCTCCAGGCATGAGCTTCTTTCGTAGATGGTTCCCGGTGCTTAGATATTCGTTGACTGACTCCCAGAACTCCGACCAGTCATCCCGATCTGTGTGATCAGAGTCAACTAACTCCTCTAGAACACTGTTCACCAGCTCCTTCGTATCAAAAGAGCAACTTCCGTTTCTCGCCGGAGACGTGGGGCGAAAGTACACATGGCTAACCAGGATCTGCTCGTGATCGTCCTGGGGAGCGGCAGGGGTGAGATACCAGATAACGTTCCGCCCAAAATCACGGAGTGAATGTAAAAAATAGATTAGGTAATAACTGCCGTTGTAAGCGGTTGAGTACAGAAGATTCTTCAGGGTGGACAAAGGACTTGACATCGTGAGATACTATCCTCTTGGAATCTTTTTATATCGCTAAACGTATCATTTTCCAAGAACGAAGGAAATAAAGCAATCTAGTGTTTCCTCACAAGCAAACATGGATCTGCCAACTCTTTATCGCAAGAACGCGAAAGGAAAGACTCAACAATGGACGATCAAGGTGATCGGTGATAACAAGGAAGAGCCCGAGGACTCTGAGAACACCTGGATGATCACAGAGTACGGTGTGGTGGATGGCAAACTTGTCACACAGAAGCGTAAGGTCGCTCCGAAAGGCAAGAAAACACCATGGGAACAGGCTGTTTTCAACGCTACTAAGAAGTGGGAGGATCGCAAGAAGAAGGACGGTTACACTGAGGATATTCGTGATGAACGTCCGTTCGTCACACCGATGCTTGCGCAGACGGTAAAAGTGAAAAAGGAAAAGAAGACAGGCCACAAGGCTCTTGAGATTAAGTTTCCCTGTCATGATCAGCCGAAACTGGACGGTCACCGTTGTAAGGCTGTGTATGATGAGTCAGGAGTACAACTTCACTCTCGCAAGAACATCGAGTACAAAGGTTTCGCGACACTGAAGGATGAGTTGTTTACATGCCTGTTTGCCCGTATTCAGAGAGGAGGCTTCGGTTCTGGTTCACTTCATCTGGACGGCGAGCTGATGGTACAAGGAGTTCCTTTCGAGGAGCTTTCCGGCAAGATCAAGCGTGCGGCTTATCATGCTGATGTTGATCTTCCTGATGTGGAGTACCACCTTTTCGACTGTTACGACGAGAAGTTCCCAGATGCTCCTTTCTCGGAACGCTCAGAGTTTCTTCGTGGGATCATTCCTGATGAGCACAAGAACATCAAGTTCGTTCCTACGGCGATCTCCAACAATCAAGAGGAGTTCCTGAATCATTACGCTCAGTACATGGCGGAAGGACATGAGGGTATTATGATGCGTGTCTCTAACTCTGCGTACAAGCCTGGGAAGCGACCGTCTTGTCTGAAGAAGTATAAGGAGATGGAGGACGACGAGTTCGAGATTATCGGATTCAACGAGGCTATGGGTGAGGATCGAGGCACTGTTATCTGGGTCTGTAAGACCAAGACTGGTCAGGAGTTCACTGTACGCCCTAAGGGTACACGTGAGTTACGACGTCAATGGTTTCAGAACGGTCAGGAGTACGTAGGACGACAGCTTACGGTCATCTACCAAGAGCTGACAGAGATGGGTGTTCCGAGATTTCCTGTGGGGAAAGCTATTCGGGATATTAAGTAAGAAAACTATGTTAAAGGCTCATTCATAATCAAACATCATCAACAGAGACAATCTTTGCTCCACGGCGTGGTCCCCTAAGGGAGAACGCGATGGATCGATCTCTGGCGTCACTGTCATGACAGTGATAGAATCCTTTCTGGGACTTCCCAGAGTAGACCACGTACTGTCGATTAGAGATGTGTGATACTTTACACAATCTACACTTCGCCTTCGACTTTGTGAAATCAAAGAGGTAAAGATCCTCGCGAATCTCACGTACGAAACGAAGCTTTGCGTCAGGATGGAACTTCCCGAACCATTTGATACATTCATCAACCTTCTTCCCTAACTTCTTCTTGATAACAGCGGGAACACCTTCTGAGTTCATCATCGCTGTAGGGTCTCCTCTTGCGAGAGCGGCGAAGACGTCTTTCATCTCTTCATCTACTTGGTCAAGTTCCTCCTCGTTGTCACCACCTGCGTTATCAACATCTCCTTTCAAACGCATCGCGAGAAACTCGTCGTACTTGCTGGTGTGCTTACACAGTTTTGGTGGTTTCACTGTGTCATACAAAGACATGCGAACCATACCTCTCTCGATATCCTCCGTTTTTTTGTCAGGATTCATCAGATCTTTGTACGTCTGATGAGACTCCCACTTACCTGTCCCGATGTCCTTCTGTCTTGGCAGAAAGATAGTAGGGACAGACTCGTAGTAGAAACAAGTTGTCGGAATAATCTCTGCGTTCTCCTTGTAGCCCATACGAGCCAGGATGAGAGATCGCAGATCAATCGCTGTCTCAGCGTTCACGATCACTTGCGGACAGATGATACGTAGTCGATCGAACTCACGATTACCACGAATCATCCAGATATCGAACTGTTCGTCCACCTCCAGAAGCTTGAGTACTACATCTCGAATGATCTCTGTCGTCTCCTCGATGAACTCCTGAGAAGGCAAAGTCTTGCTTCCCAAAGATGTCTGTAACCAGACAGAGAAAGGAAAGGCTTTTCTCTTGATCAGAGGCATTGTGTTCGGAATGAGAGGTTTCTTTGTCTCAGGTTCTTCCTGCTCTTGCTCCTCAGTATCACTACTCTCTTCCTCACTTTCAGAAGATTCACTGCCACTCTTCGCGTCATTACTCGATTCAGAGCTACTAGAGGAGTCACTCTGTGATCCCTTGTCCCCCACATCCCCTTCTGGGGCGTCGGATAGCACAGCTTTACTGTCTTTGGTGTCACTCATCTTGTAATGATAAATTACCCTAGATGTCCTTGGATAAGTGGTGTAGTTTAAGTATTATTTCGCCTATCGCCGATCGATTTTTGAGGTTTTTAGGTATAAAGCCACTGGGTATATACCTTAGAGCGCAGACTCAAAACACCTTCAATCATGTCGACTATTGTAGATAAACCTGTATCGGAAGACGTTTCGAGTAATACTCCAGAGGAGAACACGGCTCCAGCTGACATACGTCTCCCTGGAAAGTTCGTGGTTTGGTACCACTCCGTTGAGAACTCATCCTGGAGTAAGGACAGTTATGAGAATCTGTGTGCCGGTCTTCCTGATAAATGTGTCGAGACGATTGGTGACCTTTCTAAGGTTTACGCCAGCTATCAGAACAACGTGACGGCTGGTATGTTTTTCCTGATGCGTAAGGGGATTCTTCCTCTCTGGGAGGATCCGGCGAACGCGCGGGGTGGCTACTGGTCTTTCAAAGTGCCGAAACGTGCCTCGAACGAGGTATGGCTTCAGCTGACCGCAGCCCTTGTCGGGAATACCTTGCTTAAGGATCCTGCGAAGGCTACCCAGATCACCGGTATCTCTGTCTCTCCCAAGATCTCCAACTGCGTCATGAAGATCTGGAACAGGGATCGTTCCTTCAATTCGAAGAACGTCTTCGACCAGAACGTCGACTTCTTGGAACCGGGGTCGTTGATGTACAAAGCGAACAAAAATTGATCAGACGGTCAGTCTTTTTAGTACACTAACACAATTTTTACCAGTCAGAAAACATCATGTCCAGACATGAGTATCCAACACGGTCGAAAGGGTCTGTTAAGAAGGTAGAAGTGCCTCTCACACGAGCGCGTAAGCGTCGTCGTGTGAGAAGCTCTTCTCGACCCCAATCTCAACCCCAATCTCAACCCCAATCTCAACCCCAATCTCAACCCCAAGAGGTAGTTGACGACACAAGGCCTATCTACCAGGAGGTGGAAGACAATGAGCCTGATGAAAAGGGTGAGGGTGATGACGAGAAGTATCAGTACGCAGATTCAGATGATGAGGGAGACGAAGATGATGATGATATGAACGAGGAGTCTGAGGAGACTCTTTTGGAGAAACAGCTAAATTTCGTCTTCTCACATCTTCCTCCTGTTTGTCACTGTCTGAGCTGTTTCGAGTATATGGGGGAGATGAACCCACGGCAGTACTGCTGTAAGAGTTATTGTCCTTTCGAACATCACGAGCCGATCGAGCTCGCACTGATTCGTATTAGTAATCTAAAGGGGAGTCCTTATGAGAAGGATTCTCATTACAGCTACTACATCAAAAGAGCACTTCGTTACGGAAAGTTTGTTTTTAACAACTTCCGCAACTGAGTCATGGTAGTAATCATAGAAATCAATCGACTCTTTGACATCAATCGACTCTTTAGAAAATGTTCAAGATATTATACGTAGTCGTACGTTAGAATGGCTAACGGTTCGGTTGTATTATGGGTCACTGTGTTTGTTGTCTTCATGATGTTCCTCATGCAGGCTGACAAGTCTTGGGGAGACATGACGTACATGAAGTCTCGTGAGAACTTTAAGGAGTACCGTGTTCGTAACCTAGATGACAAGCAGGAGGCTGCGGAGATTCTGGGAAGAACGCACGAAAGGCTGAAGAAAGCTTGTAAGTTACTCGCGAGAAACCACCCGAATGACCCTCGAGTACAAAGACTCAACAATAGATTCCCGAATACGACGTTAGCAGAGGCTGACGGGTCAGGGAATCACACATCATACTCTATCAACAAAGGTGAAAAGATCGTCCTTTGTTTGCGTGCGAAAGACGGATCCAATCGTTTTGTAGATGAAAATCTTTTGCTCTTTGTCGCGTTACATGAATTATCTCATATCATGACTAAATCGGTGGGACATACACCAGAGTTCTGGTCGAACTTTAAGTTCGTTCTGGAGAACTGCCAGCGAGCCGGTCTGTACAGATGTATCGACTTCTCCAAGACACCTATGCCGTACTGTGGCATCACTGTCACTAATTCACCTGCGTCCTGCTCTGCGTAATATGTTCAGGATGATTCGCTTTTTACTTCGCTGAATTATATAGGTCGACGATTGTCATGGCTCTTTGTGCTAAAGTCTCGACCAATGATGAGGTTTTCGTTGTGACCCGCCTTTTTCGTGATGGAACACCATTGCATTATGCGTTCGTAGGTGAGGAGATCACGAAAAAACATAAGGATTTACTGGGAAAAATATCGACAACACTTCCTAACGCGACAGAGGAGAAAAGATTAGAGAAGATCTTCTCTAAGAAGACAATTAAGTTATTCAAGACCATTTTGTCCAATGATGAGGAGATTAATTTTATTCCTGACAAGATCTGGCTGGATGACACAATCTACCAGATTAAGATCAAGTTGTTCTCGTATCTTTCCAGTCTGAACCAACGTAAGTTCCTTCTTCCCCAGAACCAACAGCTCTGGGTGATGATGGACAGAGACGGAAGGAAGAAAGATATCATTCTTGGAATTGAGTTTATCAAACAGATCGAGAAGGCAGACGGTACGAAGACACTTTCTTATCCTATGTCTTATCCACCTGCTCTTGACACTGATAAAGTGGAAGTTGATAACGAGTTTCTTACAGCGAACGGTGAGAGAACGTCGGATGTTCAGGCGATTAATGAGGAGTCTGACATTCTTTACGACTTTCTGACAAAACGTGGGAGATTTGAGGAGGTAAATCGTATTTTTCTGTACATGTTGTCTGATGAGATACAGTGGTATCGACAGAAGTTCAAGAAAGATGATATCTCTAAGAAAGTTTGGAACGGGTACTTTCTGAAACAGTGGCCTTTCGCCGACACAGATATCGGGCTTAACCAAGTAGTACGTATGTATCGTGAGGTGAATCTTAGTGTGAAGGCTACAGAGAAGGTAATAGCAGCGGTCAAGGAGGAGGATATCATACCTGATCCGAAACTTGGCCCGTGTTACGCATGGCAACTAATCATGTGGTCTCGTCTTCTTGTTCGTAAGGACACAAGACCTTTCCGCATGGACATGGCTTACTCATTCTTACGATCTCTTCTTTCAGATAATATCCCTTTCATCTACTACACATCTGACAAAGACAAAAGACCTTTTGTGTCTGTGTACGAGCCTGCTCTTGATACTGGTATTATCACAGGAAATCGATTGAGAGAATGGGTTTTTACCAAAGGTGCTTCAGGAAAGTACGTGCCGAAAGAGAAGAAAAACATCGTTATCAAGATGTTTCTTTACAAGGGTGACACAGGAACAAAGTTCCTTACCCTTACTCTTCTCTCTAACGGAGATGTTAGTATTAACCTAACTTTCGAGGAAAGCAAGAGAGCTAATATCACAGATATAGAACAAGCTATCCAGAAAGTGACAGATCTAATCACCTTACTAAACACAGAGTTTCTAGAGAAACAAGGCTCTCCTACCTTCCCTGTTCCAGAGTTTCGTGTAGAGGATAATGAGTTTGTCATGGATGAGAGAACACACATTCAGTACATCAATGTGATTACGACATTCTCGTACAAGAAAGAGATAAGCTTTAAGAAACTTCTTGATTTCTCTCGTCAGTACAAACCTTTCTCAGAACCATCTGTGCTTACACAAGAGTCTGATGATATGTCTGAGCTTAGTCTCAAGTACCGTCGTATCTCCTCATCATCAGATTTATCAGCCATCTTCGAGTTTATCGACAAGGAAAGATTATCAGGAACAGCTCCAGAGGCGACAGTTGAGGCTATTGTGAGGAGATTTGGTAAGACAAAACAGGAAGCTAACGAGACATATCGTCAGTATCGTGTGATGAAAGAGGATCCACAGTCTGCACGTAGACTGATCAAACAGTCTGGAGTTACCATGAAGTTTACTCACGCGGAGAAATACCAAGAGCGTGTAAAGAACAAGACTATTTACAACTACAAGATCTTTATCTCTGGTCTGTCATCATTGTTTATTCTACGTAACTGTTACCAGTTCCTTCAGCACTTTATCAACTCTTTCTACCACCCGAAACTAGCGCCAGAGAAGAAGGCGACTCAGATCCTGATGGAGAAAGGAATCGAGTTTGATTTCGGGTACACTGGTGATAACATCGCGGACGTGGATGAGGTTGGTGATGTTGAGGCGAGAGAGCCTGTCTCAGAAGAGGAGGAGTTAGCTTTATCAAACTTTGATATTGGTGCGATTAACCTGAACAATAACAACAAACCGAAGAGAGACAGTGACGCTATCTTCTCCTCAACGGGTACAGTGGATATTCGTGATGAGTCTAAAGCAGATCCTACTGTGAGACTGCGATGTGCGACAGATCAGAACAAGATTGTGGATAAAGGGACGTGTAAGAATATCTGTGATGATCTAAGATTTAAGTTGCGTCGTTTACAACAGTTTGAGCCTCGTATTTTTCATTTTCCACATCTTCGTGGGAAGAACCAACCTTACTCACGTCAGTGTGACGACTTACGTCGACCTATCGTGATGGCTTACGATCCTTCCACGAATCCAAAAATAGACAAAGACTCTTTCACGTACGCGATTAAGTACCGGTCATCAGCAGAGACGCCTTTCTACTACTATATCTGTCCTCAGGCATGGTGTCCTATCTGTGAGATGCCGATCGCCTTAGCCAAACTGAAAACACGCAAGACGATACGCACCAAGCGTGGTGAGTGTGAGTTCGGTATATGTCCTAACGGTAATCACCAAGTGTACATCAACGTGAAAGGTAAAGAGTACACTTATCCTGGTTTTATCGACCCTGGTGGTAATCCCGAGGGTCTCTGTATGCCTTGTTGCTTCAAGACATTCACGAAGAACACCGCTACTTACAGAAGATGTGTCAAGGATGATCCGTCATCAGGGGTGATGACGAACGGGGACGAGAACGTTGATGAGGGATGGAAGTACATCAATCGTCAGGATAAGATTCCTTTACAAGAAGGACGTTTCGGTCTTCTGCCTGCGGAAGTTGAGGCGTTTCTGGGACAGACTGGATGTAAAAACGGTACTATTAAGCAAGGGTTCGACTGTCTTGTTCGTAAAGGTGTTCGACCCTCACCCGATAGATCATTTGTGTACGCGATAACGGATCTTGTCTCTGGAATCTCGGGATCTCGCATTACCGAGGATGAGATGAGAAAGCGTCTTATCGCGAAAATCACACCCCAGCTTTTCACATCGCTTAACTCTGGACGTGTCAAGCGTATTTTTGTCACGATAGAAAGGTTCAAAGAGTATCTTGGTTCATCCGAGAAACCTTTGCCAGACACGTATCTCTGGGATCTTGTCTCACGACCTGGTGTTTTCACGGAGGAGGGTTTCAACTTGGTTATCTTCACACCACACTCCATCTACTGTCCGTTCGGACAGAACCCATGGGAGTTGTACTCTTTGAGTAAACCAACAGCGCTTATTATCAAGTTCGGGAACACTTACGAGCCTATTTATCGTATTCATAACCCAGATGGTCAACCCAGAATTATCGTTCTACACTCCACTGTTAATCCTATGATCAGTAAGGTTGTTGAGTTCGCTAGAAAAGGATGTCAGAGTTACAACGAGATTGACTGGGACAAGGCCGGTAAGACAGACAGAAAGAAAGAGCTAAATCTTCTTGAGACTCTGGCGGAACTGGAGAAAGACAGTAAAAACATACCTAAGATCGCCGCGCAATACACCGATTTTTACTCCAAGACATGTGCTTTAGTGTTCGAGGGTGGTGGTTATCTCCCTGTGAAACCATCACGTGTTCGTACGGATATTCCTTTCTTGACAGCTGATCAGTCAGAGGAGTTCAAGCCTTTACCGTTGAAACAGACTTTAACATTCCTTAGTAAGTTCCAGGGAAAGACGGATATTCCGGTGATCCCGACACATCTTATCATGCATGGTAGAAGAAAGTCAAAAGTTGTCGCTCTTCTTTTGGAGACAGGGAGAGCGGTACCGATTCAGGAGATCGAGATATCTGCTGCGCAAAAGGGATCTCGACTGATCGAGTCGGAGATGTTGTACTATCCAGAGACGAATCAGTTAATCGCGAAATGGTCACCAGAGCATATGACACCTGAGATCAAAGAGAGAATAAGAACTATTAACGAGTACAGATACAAGAACGAGGCGTTCGAACGTTACAAGTTTGAGATAGGTAGATACTTACAGGAGCCAAGGCAGAAGAAGATTAAGGATGAGTTGATAAAACTACTGGAGGATCCTAATAAGAATCTCTCAAAGGTGAAAACAATTGTGAGGAGACTTGACGGAGAGATATCTTCTACTCCTGTAGAAGGTGCGAAGAGAATGCAGGATCTTCTAAGTAAGTCAAACACTTTGTACAGAACACCTTTGTTACGAAAACCGTGTTTTAAACACAGTAAACAGAACTGTGGTAACGATCCACACTGTGTCACTGTAGGAACAAAATGTAAGTTAGTAACCTTACCTAACACAGACTTCCCTGAAAGAATTCTTGATCTTCTGCGTCGTTACCCAATTCAGAGAGGTGAGATTCTGGACGGTCGTGTTCCTATCACTGATCCGTTACAATCTCTAAAACAGCCAGAAGCCGAGGAGGTGTTACTGTCAGGAAATAAGATAGACATGCAGTTCGCCAAACTTATCGCGAAAGAGAAAGGCACGATCTTCCTTGAGACATTCCCTGATATCGATATCGCGCAACCAAGCTTCGAGGGTGTTGACAAACAGTCTTATCTCATCGTCTCTCCTGAAAGAGAGGCAGAGGCACAAGCTTACTCTTTAGCATCTGTATCACAACACTGGTCATCACAGTTGGGCCCTTGGTTCCGTCTTGTCTCACCTCTGAAATCATGTGAATCTCTGTACTTCTGTTTCGCACAACTCGCGATAGTCATCGCGAAGAAACAGAAAGAGTTGGCAGAGATAGAAAAAGAGGAGGAGGCCGATGCTAAAGAAACTGACAAGAACAACGTTTTCGACGAGGAGGAGTCGTTAATCCTTCCTGATGTTGATACGATCACACTCGCGAATATCAAAGAGGTTTACGCGCATTTTCTTTTACAGGTACCACCAGAGAAGGTTCGTGAGGTCGCCACGACAGAGTTACGTCTTCCCGACAAAGAGGAGATTCAGCGTATGGTCGACGTCTCTGACTTCTACAACAAGTTCCAGGACGAGGAGACAGTTGACTCTGTCGACGATCTCGTGGAGAGAATAATGCGTGGTCCACCAGCACACTACCCCTCTCTGTTCGACATGATCTGGTTAGGTGTGATGTTGGATATCAAGATCATTCTTCTGAGGAAGTCCATCTCCGAGCTTATCGGAAAGGGAAATATCAGTAGAGATCTTTACGGTGTTTTCTTCTACGAACCTACATCGACAGAGGATGACTGTATTAGGTTTTATCTTTTACAGAAGAGTGGTATCGCCTTGGTAGCAAGTGCGGATTCAACAGTAAGAAAACTTCTACCCTCTTAGTTCTACACTGTTAACGAATAAGGATATATAAGCGGATAAGAGAAAGAAAAAAAGAGTAAGAGAAGGTATATCAAGATGCAATTCACAGACCAAAGAACTGTCACCGCCTCGGAACTCTCGAGATGGAAGTCTGTTGAACAAAGGACACCGGAGTGGTATCAAGCAAGAAATACACTGCTTACCGCCTCTGACATTCCTCCTATTCTTGAGTTATCACCGTTTTGTACAAAGTACGAGCTTTTTCAAAAGAAATTAGAAGCACTTTGTGACCCATCATCTTACGAGGAGATTAGTGATGAGAGTCCGTCTCTTAAATGGGGACAAGAGCACGAACCTTTAGCTCGGTCTTTTTACGAGTCAATGCCCCTGGCAAACGGACCGCGCTACGTACATGAGGTGGGGTTAGTACGCCACCCATCTTTGTCGTTTTTAGGAGCCTCTCCCGATGGTGTTGTTCAATCCAAGACAGAGAACGGAGAGTGGTGGTTGCTTGAGATTAAATGTCCGTACCGCCGTCACTTTCATGTTGATGATAAGACTATCCCGCTGTATATCTGGGTACAAGTCCAGATTCAGCTTGAGGTGTGTGACATTCCATTCTGTCATCTATTTCAGTGTCGATATGTGAAGAACGAGTTCGGAGAGTCAAAACTTGTAAACCGTAAGTTGTCCACTATTCGTAGGAACAAATCATGGTTTCAGAACACGGCTTTGCCAGCGATCCGTGAGTTTTGGTGTCTTCTTCAACGTGCTATTCAGTATGAACACGTGAAAAACCCGTATCCCAACCCCTCACAATGGGTATCCATGAAATCATTCACAGGGCATCTACTCTCGGATCCCATACTTGACTGGTTGGATGAGTACAGATTTGAGAAAGAAGTTACATCGTTCGATGACAATCGCTTCTCACAGACGGCTAAGAACAGAATGAAGAACAAAGACGGACTCTTTCGTACCCTTGAGAACTCTCTGCGAGCGTTCTGTCGCGAGAATAATTACGACTTCTGTGCGATCACTCCTCTAGAGGAGAGAGAACGTGAGGCTTTATCAGTTCGGCGCTTCAACCAGACAAAACAAGCGATCGAGGCGAACACACCTGTGATCTCCCGACCTGTTCTTCTGAACTACGGGAGAAAGGCGTACGGTATTCCCGATATGTTGATTCGTAACGATGTCGCACTTGAGTACTTCCGTGAGAAATACCCTCACTCAACAACAGGTGTTGGATTCCTGGAGACATCTATCACCGACTTTAAAGAGATCGGGTACGTTCTCATCTGTTTCACACTGCGCAAGGATCTTCGTCGATCCTACCGCAAGGTTGAGGAGACGAGCGAGTCAGACTCAGATGACGCATCCATGAGCTCAGATTACGAGGAGTACCGTGTACATAAGCGTACTAAGACGTTCTCTCTACCACCTCCACCTGGTGTCCGTCGTTCTGCTCGCATAGCAAGACAGGAAGACATTGATTACTTCGAACCGGAGGACTCCGAGGAGGATATCGATGATGAGATCGAGGAGTCTGAGAAGGATTTCAGGTTCTTTCGCAAGTGGGATAAGGTTCTGCGGGTTCGTTACTCAGGATTCGCGGAGATCGTGGACGCTCTGCTTCCGGAGAAAGGCCCGTGTACACTAGTCGCGTTTATGGGATCATGGTTCTGTCATGTCGCAAATCCGGTGATGGTAGATTTCGTGAAGCAGGATGTTCATGAGGGTACTGAGTGGGCACGAACTGTGAAAAGAGAGGGTCGTAACTGGTTGGTATCTCTGAAGGACGGATCAATCGGCCCGAAAGACGTGCGTCTCATGCCGAATATGTGTAACCGTTACGATCAGAGATGGAGGAAGATCAAGAAGGAGTTATCGGAGAGATGGGGTGAGCTTACTCTTCTGTGGTACTGTGGTGTGGATCAGAGAAAGCGTGCCCATGACAAAGGTATCTTCTCTTGGAAAGACACATCGTTCACATCAACGAACATTGTTAACTCGTTCTACTCTGACAAAAAGCCGAAGAACAAGAAGTTGCGTAAGCAGAAAGAGAAGGAGAAGGAGAAGAAGACATCGCGTCGTCGTCGCATCATGGGAGCGATGATTCGACTGAACAGAACACCTGACAAGGTGTTCCGCTCTTATCATCCGAAGACGTACCCAGAGCCTTTTCTTGACATGCCCTCTAAAACCAAGGAGTTCTTCGTTGATTTCGAGGTTCTTCCGAACATGGGGGAGCAGACAGTATTTTCGGAGCGACGCAAGCAACCTAAGGGAATGATCTATCTGATCGGGATGGGATGGAAGGATCATCGTGGCGAATGGGTGTTCCGTTCGTTCGTCGCGTCCGCTTTAACGAGCTCTGCGGAGAGAGCGGTTCTGAAGCAGTGGTGGCAGACAGTGCGTAGCGTGAAGAAGCAGTTCAAGGCCTCTAAGGCGGTGCTGTATCACTGGTCTCCTGCGGAGCCAAGGTTCCTGAAAAACGCTATGGCGCGTAATCACTCTTCTATGATCGAGGATGACATTGACTCTGGTAGGTACGAGTTCCGGGATCTCATGGAGATGTTTCTTGATGCCGAGGTTGTCGTTCGCGGTGTCTGGGGATACTCTGTGAAAGACGTGGCGAAAGGGCTGTATAAGCACGGTCTGCTTCCGGAGGTCTGGGAGATCGGAGAGAAAGGTAACACTATCGACTCTGGTGAGGGCACTCTAGCCACAGCGACAGGATGTTACAGAAACGCGGCACGCATGGGAGTTAACATCACTCATGTTCCTGACTTCGCGTCCTTGAGAACCTATAACGAGATGGACTGTCGTGTTCTGTTCGATCTTCTCGGATTTATGCGTGAGCATGTTTACGAGCCTAGAGAACAGGATGTACCACAGATCGAGACTGGATCACCGATGGCGACCAAGTCTCTGGATGAGGTGTGGGGCAAACCTGTTCCACCTCTTCTTCTAGCAGGTGAGAGAAGGAAGAGGACTAAAAAAGGAACAGGAACGAAGAGATCAACACCGGAGTTAAAACAAAACGAGGAGAAAGACAGTGATCGCGAGGCTGATGAGATTCGTTCTCCTCGTAGGAAGAGACGTAAGCGTGGTAGTTCCAAAAACACTAAAGATTAACTATGTATCCCTTAAAGCCCTAAGTTAGATTTATCTTATAGGTGATGGATCGAAAGTCATTCGACTTTCGATCCATCAATCCAATAGATAATCAAACTTTAGCGCTTTTCGGAAGCCACGGGCTTCCCGTCGGCTGACGCCTTCGCGGAGTCCGTAAAAACCCTGTTCAGGATTTTAAAGGATAAAGTTCAGAGACTCACTCACGTGGGTTATACACCAAGCGAATGTCCTGAATATTCTTCTCGCAGTGAGTCGCCACACCGGACATACACACTCGGAAGAACTCGTTCAACTCCTTGCGGAACTCCGCAGAGGACTTATCAGCCTTCTTCTTGTTATCGAGATCCAACTCGATGACAAGTCGAAAATTAGGCATCCTCAAAGTTGAGGACTCCATTCCCAGCCATTCCATCTGTTCAATGAGAAACGCCAGATGCTCCAGAGGAGACATTGGTGAGACTGGTGAGGTCTTTGGATTCTCTGGACTTTTCGAGATTCTGCGTCGCTTCCTGGAATTTCCAATATGTGTCATAGGTGTCATAGGTGTCGGAGGACGTGGGTTCTTGCGAGTTCCCACGCGTTCTGTTCTCATGCCGACTACATCCTTAGTTTCTTGAGATTCATCAGACGCGTTCGGATCCATCAGTTCGCGCATTCTTAACATACGATTGACTTTTCTTTTACACATTTCAGCGAGTATCTCACGTGCCTCGATGGCAAACTCGATCATCTCATGCTCGTGATGAGGCGCGTTCTTCCTGTTGCGGTTCCGATACATGATCTGACACTGCTCCAGAACCTCCGTACGGGTAGGGTTGATCCCACTACGCTTGCTAGCTTGTAGCAGACGAGCGATAACACCCTTGTCCAGGACTGTTGTCTTGTAGATATGACAGGAAGGACAGAGACCTTGTAGATTCGCCTTTGCGTTCGACCCACCTTGTTCCAGAGGAATAATGTGATCGATCTCAAAAGTGAGGTCATGTAGAAGCTTCTGAAAAGGTGTCAGACAGAGATTACAGCGCATACTCTGTCGAGCGATGATCTCCATTCGATCCTTATCGGAGAAGGTCTCTCTCTGAGTCGGAACGAACAGTTTCACCAGAATCTTCTTCTCCTCCTCAGGGGAACGCTTACGCTTCTTGTTCACCCACCTCTTTTTCGCCATCTTCTCGCTTTCGACAAAATCGTGAAAAAGGGAGCAATCTTCAAGATGCTCTCGAGGTTCCCAGGTGAAGTCCTTGCGCATGGGTGATCCATGCCACTCCACCAGAAACCTCTCTTTTCCTTCTCGTAGGGCACGCTTGTGGATTTTCTCCACAATGTGCATATCCTCAGAAGGAACAGGTACTGACATAATTTACTATACTGATATTTCATCACTAACTATTACAACTTATCGATTTTTCGAATCGATGGACGTCTCAGCGTCCGGGTTCGAGATGTGGCCATGGGTAGGAGGAGTAGTAGCGGAACGGCCAACGGTACGGTCTTCTGTATCGACTGTAGTTGTAGAAGTACAGCGGAACGCTACCCGATTTAACCTCACCAAAGGGACACATCTGGTAATCCTGCCAGTTCTCGTGGGTGACCCACCCTCGTCCTAGGCCTAGAACGGCTATGAGTAGAATGAGTAGAGGAACAAGAAGCTTCATCGTAATCTTCCTATATTCTAACTAGCATTTTTCATTGGTGCTAGCTGGGTCATCTGAAACGCCTTTTGGAACTGCTGATTCTGCTTCACCGCGTTGTCAATCTCGTTGTTCACCGTGTATCCGATCACGATATGAAGAAGCACCAGGATACCGAGGAGACCCAAATGGTAGTAATCAGGGTCAATCGTCTGTTCTACCAGGGAGGCTGCCAAAAGAAATCCTAAAGAGATCGAGATAGCTTCCGCGATAACCAATTTCGCTTTTTTCGTGTTGTTAAAGGACTCAAATCCAGGAATCTCCTGTCCGAGATCTCCGAAAATGAGGGGATCCTGGATCCATTTAGACTTCACCTGAAAGAGGTAGCCTATAGCTGTGATCACCCCTGTAGTGATGATGTAAATAGAGACAGCAACAATCAGGAAGATGATCCATCGAGAGACATTCTTCGCTTTATTTTTGTACTTCAAGAACTTAGGCTGTAAATTGGAGTTCCTCGCCATCGTATCCCTTAAAAACCTAAAGTTTTTAAGAGGACTTCTTTAAAGACCTATAAGTTGGTTTATATAATCGGTGGGAGAAAGTAAGTTCTGCGAACTTACTTTCTCTCCACCTTTAAATATACCTAACATAGGTCTTTAAAGGATACTATTACTATTCTGTATTTTTACGTCCAAGGCAAGTTTCTCGGCTTGTACATCACAGGGATCTTGTTGTTACGATCCCGACACGTACAGGGGTGTTTCTGGCAGGGAAGAGGAGATTCCACACCAATACCTACCATCTGCTTCATCCCGCGACCCCAAGGGACGTAAGGGCGATAAGCTGATTTTGTCATTGTCACTTGAACGTAGGGGTATTGCTGGGGGCCTCTCCAGAGGGAGTTCGAGCCGTAAGGACAGAAGTTGCAGTTAGACATTATACTATCCCTTAGATTTACGTGAAGGAGTACTTGAAAAATACGAGTTTACGTTTACGTGAAGGAGTACATAAGGTTGCGATTATGGTATCTCTGCGGATGATAGGCCATCGGACGCGAAACAAACGCGCGATTTGAAGGAATAGAGCTCCAACGGCGCGTTGGCATTGAGACCGCTTGTGCGGTCGCAGATGTCCAAGCCTTCATGAGGTACCCTGGAACCTGAAAAGGGAACTGGTACGCTTGACGAAAGTACGGCGCAGGCGTGTCCAGCGTTCTCGCGCCTTGTTGTACTGCCTGGAAAGGGTTTAGGGGAGCGTATGCGTGATCCTTGGAGATATGATGATGAGCCCAAGGGGTGGAAGGATCCCAGGGAGAGGCGTCCGTACTCATAAAGTTACCGTTGAAATAGCGAGGATCCATCTGAATCGGGTGACGTCGTGCTATGTAGTAGGGTGGAAAATTGATCCTTCTAGCACATAACGTATCGTAAAGAGCAAGTACAATTATCATGTCAAAAGCTTACAATCTTACAACTTGGAACTGTGAGCATTATTACATCCACAAAGAGCCCGAACATCATCTGGAGATTAGGATTATCATGGTGATTCCGAAAACACATCCGAATTACCCCTTTGCTGAGCTCTGGCTACGGTCAATCAGAGACCTTCTGTATATGTACGCTCTTGTTCACCCGGCTGTGCTGGAGGGACAGGATCTTACCGTAGAGGATGTCTTTCTTCTCGCTGAGAACACCAGATCTCACTTCAACACTCTGTACTTCGTGGGACAACTTCTGGAAGAAAGAAAATCAGATGAGGAGTACAGGAAAAGCGCGATATGGAAGAACCCAAAAATGAGGAAGGTCGTGAAGACTCACCCGAGCCTGAAAACTGTCATTAAAGAACTCTATCCCGACGGCCGTGCGCTCGCTATGACGCATGAGCAACTGTTCTCTGAATGGCATTACCTGGGTCCAAAAGGATCCTTCAAGGATGATAATATCAGAAGAAGGTACGTCAAAGGGTGGTACTGTATGGCGACTCACTACATGATGTACCTGCGAGGGCTTTTCAAAAACGGGTGCTTCCACGTAGGTTCTGACGAAGGACCAGCTTACCGTTTCTCAGAGTGGTCAGACAGACTAAGCTGGGCGGGGTATGACTACTGGCGCTTCTTCTGTGAGAGAAAAAGAATGGAGAAAAGAGAGCTAGAGAGAGAGTTGGAGTACGAGAAATTGATGCGAGACCTCTCAGATGATGACTCTGATGTGGAGGATACTTGAGCTTCGCGCTTATCTGGGGTAAAAAACTCCACCATAGTACGCACACTTAAAAAAGAATATGAGTAGGAATATAACACAATTAAGCTTGCTTAAAATGTCCCAACGTAGAAAGAACGAGAAACAATCTGTTCCCGTGTCCACCCCTCCCGCTAAACTGTGTTCTGGCAAGAAGAATGCCTCACATGCCTCACATGCCTCACATAGCGACAGCAAAGATCGAAACTCGAAGTCGAACAACTCTTCGAGCTCCGATAACGCAAATAACGCAAATAACGCAAATAACGCAAATAACGCAAATAACGCAAATAACTTAAGTTTTGAGAGAAAACACGTAGAGGTGGCGGATAAGAACACACAGCTTAAAGCGTCTGCTGATACAGAAACATCGGAAAGTTCCAAGATGTCAGAGATTCTGAACGAGGACGAGAAACTTCTGTTCTCTTTACAAGTTGTTGGATCCTTACAGAAAAACGAGAAACTAACAGAGAAAGACGGACTTCCAAGCATTGATGATCGATGGATACAGTCAATCACACGTTGGTACAACGGTGATTCACGACATGTGACATCTGATCGTGTGTTCCAGCTCGCGTCTGACACAGCAACACGTGTCCAAGTTCTTCTTGACGAGGACTACAAGGCGTGTCTACAGGCTGAGAGTTCCAAGAAGGTCTCTATTGTTGGCGCGACCGCTAAGGAGACTCCTGATGAGAAGAAGTTCCGTGAGTCATGTGAGGATCGTCGTCATCTTATCTCTAGGTATCTTCTGACAATCTCGAAGGCGAAACAAGGAATTGAGAATCTGCGCGAGACTTACTCAGACAAGTTCACGAAAGAGAAACTGACTCTTGCGTTATCCAAGATTGACACAACACTCGAGAAGTTGAGATAAATTAAGTTAAGTTAAGTTATTTTCGCATATTAGCATCGAAGAACTCTCGTCTTGACGTGTTAACATTCGTGTGTTGAATGAGTGACTCTGATAGAAATAACGCTGATATCTTATTCTGACCTTCTCCGAATAGATCTCTCACTGATAGATCAACGTATGGTGTCTGAAACTTTCTTACTAGCCTTACCATCTTTGGCAAAGAACTGACTCTAACAACATAGCCGAAAAATCCTGTGTTAATACCACTAACTGGTTCTCCTGGTCTTGAATGTCTAGGACGTAAAAAGAGGGGGTGAACAAGTGATCCACGCAGGTTATTGTGACCAACATACAGAATATCCCAGTTGTGTTTCTGTGATTGATTCAGGGCGATCTCAATATTTTGAGGTGCGTGAGGAAGAAAGAACGCGTCGTCCTCCATTATAAGAACGAACTCATCCTTGGACTCTTGAGCTAACATACTCCATAAAGTGAGATGAGAGAGATAACATCCGACTGATCCAGGGTGTTGTGTCGCGAAGTTCTTGGCGATTTTCATCTCTGGCTCATTCTCCTCGAAAGTATGCTCGATGGTTCTTGTGAGAATATCTGGTTGTGATCCGTCAACAGCGAGGAATCGAATCAGAGATTTTCCCTGAAGAAAACAGAAACTGGGCTTTAGCCGACCAATGAACGTGTTCCATCTTTGAAGATCGCGTTCCAGATTGATGACGTATATATTCTTGATCTTCTGCTTCGCAAATCTTGAGGATTGTGCCACGATATTCACGAACGCTCGTGGTTGCCAGAGATGACATCGGGGACATCTGGCACCGGAGTTAGGCTGTCTCCCTGGTATGTAAGATTTCTTACAATAGGGGCATCGATAAGTGTTTACAGAGTGCTGGCGGAAGGAGGACATTCTATCAGATGAGAAATTACTTGAGCTCCCTTATCTCTGATTTGGTTTTCAAATCTTAAAGGAAGCGCGTTTTATCTGAGGAAATTCATAGACAATGGGGGATGTCAGGGTTAATACCCTCACTTACGCGACCTATTAGATTCGGACTTGGCCGTTTTATCCAGTCTAAGATAAGAGATGTTGTGGAAAAGAATGACACGAACACAGTGCTTAACACTCGCCCTTCTTATTTTCCTTATTATTCTTATGATGACGCCAAGAAACTCCTGGGTCCGTACGTTGTTTGTACGTGGGGAGTCAAGAAGAACACAGAAAAAGAAAGAGGAAAGCTGTTACGATACATGCAGAAAGAATGGTGTAGGAACTCACCAATGGTGCAACTGGTCATGCAATCTACTACCAAAAGACTCACCACTTAGGAACGTTCCTGAGGGGTACCAACATTAAGCAGAGCTTAATGTTATCTACGACGAAGGAGTGGCGCCCGACATAAACTCTGCGTCAATCTTCGCGTGATACTCAACGTCATCGATCATATCCCGCATGACATCCTTAACTACTTCAGGTGCGTCAGCTCTGTCAATAGCTGATAAATGTTCCTGCGCTCGCTCGCCCTCTAATTGTTCTAGACGGCGTGTGATAACCACAAGATCATTGTGTAACTGTGTGTTCTCCTCACACAGTTTCTCCAGAAGTTTCTCAGTAGGAGTTTTCGGTGTGCCGTAAAGCATCCAGTACCCGACGTTGTAAGTGGTCTTTACAGTCCAGATTCCGGTCTCAACCGCGAACTCAACTAACGTGAACAATACCATCGTTATAGTTATAGCAAACGAAAATCGTTTAACCCGATGGCGGTAAAAGCACACTGGGCAGGAATCGTGTTTATCCTACTTTTGTTAGGCCTGATGCTCTCTCGAGTGATCAGAGAGTGGCATATGCGCAGACATCCTCAAGATTACGAGTTTTACGACTCTTTTCCATCATCTGAGGCTGATTGTTACGGCTGGTATCTCCGACAGATGTTAGATGATCAGCCACCAAGAGATCCTTGCGAACCACGAGGTGGACAATACTGTGCGTTCGCGGCACAGAATACACCAAGCATACCAAACCCTAACTTCTCCGAATACCCGAGGCCGAAAAGGCGATGGAGGCGGGGGTTACAAAGATCTTTACTTGAGGACCTTCCGTAGGAAGTCTGATGATATCAGAAGTCCCTTCCGTAAAAAAATATGTTCTAACATATAGACCGAAAATGCCAGTTGAGTACTACAAAGCACGTAAGGGCTATTACTACAGACGTGGTCCCCGTGGTGCCAAGCGTATCTCCAAGGAGGAGTACGACGAGGCCGTCATGGGCAAGCCTATCCGTCGCAGCGCTGTGCGTCGTCGTACCCGACGCCGCGTTCGCTCCCGCTCCCGTTCCAAGTCTAGGCGTCGTGTGAAGCGCCGTGTGAAGCACCACCGTCGTCGCCACCGTTCTCGTTCGCGCTCCAAGTCCAGGCGTCGTCGTTCCACTCGTAAGGGTATGGTGCGCAAGACAGCTCGCCGTGCTTACATGAAGAAACGTAAGCGTCGCTCCCGATCAAAGAGTCGTAGACGACGTTAAGTTCCTTAAGCTTTAGAGCCGTCGTAGACGGTAAAAAAACTTCAGTGTTAGTATAACACGCCATCTCTCTTAAAAAATGGCTAAGTACGGTATGAGCGATACTGCCCGATGTGTGGTGATCGGCCTTCTTCTCATTTTCGTTATCGGATCACTCATGAGTAGACCGATGCGTGAGTCGTTCGGATGGTGTAAGGGATCATGGTGCTCCCCTTACAGAACAAGAATGGACAGATGTTACAATCAGAACGCAGGTCCTATTTACGACGACCGCCTAAGAAGAATGTGTGAGACACAGTTAGCTGAGAATTTCGGAAACCAGACCGGTGCGCTTCCCGGTGTTTCCAGAGCAGGCGCCCCTTACGGAGGAGCAAACAAGAATTTCATTCGTTTGCTGAACCAAGGTAACATGAACATCGAGAACTTTGATCCTGTTACGGATGCGTACGCGTTTGTCCCACATGAGATGTCAGGACAGGTTAAAGGACCTCCTTCTCCGGTAGACTCAGAACATGTTGAGTCTATGGGCGAGCATCTGAAGATGAGCCCACCGATGGTAGAACACCTGACACAGAAAGTTCCTGGGCAGAACTTCACATTTATGTTTGGTGACCCAAGAGGACCACAAGTTATTGAGTCCGATGCGTACGGACCTATCGAAAGTGCGTAAGAAGACAGAGTTTTTACAGATACATCCCCTTTTTGTTTCTTTCAAACAAAGACGAGATTTATCTTCATGAGTATATACGGCATGAGCAGTATGCTTGGACCTCTTCTGCTTCTTGTTGTTCTACTCACCCTCCTTTGGTTAATTAACCGGAACTCGGAGAAACGAATGGAACAATTCTCCGCACCTCCTTTGAAAACACTCCTGTCAGACCTCCATCTAGAGGAGAAGAAGGACGCCGCAATCAGAAACGCGGTGTCTAAGTGTTATGATACACACACAACAGACATACATATGACTCCCGAAGACTGCCTTAACTTCGCGCAGTGTATGGAGTCTGCCGGTGTTAACAAGAATGATCTACAAAGCTCAATGCCAGAGTTAGCTCAGTGTGCAGGACCACCATCAAAAGCTAGTGGTGATTACAACATCGCCCCTAATATGTACAATCTGTACTCACAGATAGCCCCACAAGATCTCGCATCCTCCCTTCTCTCAACACAGAAAGAAGGATTCTCTGTTGAGGATGATGATCAAGCAGTGACAGGTTTTGATCCGTTGGACGAGAAACACGCAGGACCAAGTGAGGGTTTCACCACAGCCGGAGCCCAGGTCGCTATGATGTGTATGTCTGATCCTTACAGACATTGCGCTCGTAAGTACGGCACTTCAGATTGGCCAGGATACTCTCAATGTGTTTACACAGGAGAAGGGATGAATTCGGGGTGGTAATTTTCCTGGGTTTATTATAGCAAGATGGCGAACGGCAATCACCAATTTGTTTATCTGTTTGGTGGTGTTGTGATACTCGCTTTGGTAATTCTGGTGGTTATTGAGGCGATGGGACGTCCCGCTCCATACGTACCTCCCTCACCAACACCTGTACAACCATCACGACCAATTATCGGAGGTTGCGCAGGAACACGATGGGGATGTTGCGCAGATGGCGTGACTCCTCGTGCGGATCCTTTAGGAACGAACTGTGGAGTTCCACCCGCACCTATCCGACCAGTGCGTCCAAGAATTGGTGGGTGCGCAGGAACCCGATGGGGGTGTTGCCCTGACGGCGTAAGAGCCAAGTCTGGACCTTGGGATACATGTTAAGGAATCATGATCCAATCTCCGTTTTCGAGTTTATTATGTAGGAACTCTTTCGAGTAATTAAGCTCTCTGAAGAAAGCTTTAATATCGAAATTAATAATCTCGTCTGTAAGTTCAAGGACTTCAATCATATTTTCAGTGATGTTCTTCTTGTTTGTCTCGTAAATAACGACTGGTCTGTGTTTGCGAATAGTCTCGCGAGCTCCCCAGATAACAACCTTCTCAGCTCCTTCAACATCTATCTTAATGAGATTGAGTTTGTCAAACTCAAGGTCATCAAGAGCTACCATATTAATCTTCTCACTACCTTTTCCAATACAAACACCACCAAAGTTCTGAACAATTCTAGATTTAAACTCCTCTGGAATACTGGATGGCAATACCGTATCAATAATTGTGGTCTCCCCAGTAACATGTCCAACACACATCTTTGATATATGTACGTTCTCACACTCGTTCAACTCGACGTTCTTTACCAATAGATTCATCATTTTTCCTTGAGGTTCAAAGGCGATTACTTTCCCCTTCTCTCCGACGGCTTTTGACAAGGGAACTGTTGTGGTTCCGACGTGAGCACCAATATCAAGAACGACATCGCCTTCTTTCACGTAAGGAAAAACCATACTAAGAAGTCCGTAAGACCATGCCTTACCTGTCTTTAAAATATACTGGTAAATAAAGTCATTGTGTAAAAAGTAATAATTCCCTAACTGGGTCTTCGCAAGAACCTCCATTTTTATTGAAGGTGATAATTTACACTTTTATTACACGCACTGGTGTGCGTTCTACAAGATCACGCACTGGTGTGCGTTCTACAAGATCACGCACTGGTGTGCGTTCTACAAGATCACGCACTGGTGTGCGTTCTACAAGATCACGCACTGGTAGTCCGTTGTGTTTCCCGCACATTGGTTCCCTCCTTTCGCACTTGCGGAGATGAACGGGTTGTTGTTATCCTCTGTCACGTAACACGCAAGTGCGGGACCGTTACCAGAGATAGATGTCGCTCTGTTAGTGGGTACGCGATTCTGATTAAAATCAATAGGGTTCTGACCTTCTGTGTAAGTTCTCGCGTACGCAGCGTGCGCACCCTTCCAGTTTGCCTGCTTACTCTCTAACTCTTTCTGACCAAACGCCGCTTTCAGAGTGTAGGAGTTACAGTCACATGTACCATCATCAATTGTTCCGGTTCCTTTACCCAGAAGGATACGAGCGTTTGTGTCCACATTACAGTCAGACTGATACATCGGTGATCCTTCAGGTTCTTTAAAAGCGAACTGACCTGATGTCTTCGCGCATTTCACTCTAAAATGTTTTAGTTTTGATCCTTTGTAAGAAAACGGAGGAAGATCCCAACAGCTAATATTGATAGACTCACCGTTCTCGTAAGTCGCGATAGCGTCTACACACTCCGCGTTATCCCAACCGTCCATCTCATTGTTCCAATTCTTCTGGCAGTACAACTGACCCCTACAAGTTCCGTTGTTGCCGACAGCTATCTTAAACTCTCCACCTCTTTCCTCACTGAGTTTCATCTTCGCTGCGTAAAGATTAGGTGAGTCAGCAGGAGACTCCAACTGACCACATGTGGGTGAGTTCGGGTTGTTCTGGCAGTCACCGGACTGGTACGTGTTACAACGACTATTGCTTGGATCACCAGAACGTTCGTAAACAAAGGCGTCACATCTTCTGTCTGCACGACAGTGATCAGCACACTGGTCAGCGCTGGACACCTTGATGTTCCTATTCAAAGAGATTCCACCATCGATAGAGGAGCTCGGTCGTGGTTGGTTGAACACGCTCGTGTTTGCGGTTGAGTTCAGTTTTGCGTCGCTCGGAATGTTTTTTTTAAGGATGACCTGCTTTGGATCGCCTGTGTTGTAACTTCCTGTTAGAGTAGCTGACGCAAGATTCTGTGTACAAACCTTTTGTCCTGCGTCATAAGTGGCTACACCACACCACGGATTCGCCTGACACGCTTGAGCACAGTCGTTCACAGTCGCGATATGAGACTCCACATTCGCGTTAGGAACTTGTGTACCGTCGTAGTTCATTCCGCTACTCATTGGATTAACAAATCCGTTATCTCCGTAGTATTTCGGGTTCAAGTACGGTTTGAAGTTATTCTTGAGAGCGCCGTACAGAAGTCTCGGGTTACTGGGATCTGGGTTCGGATCGTACTTCTCTTGACCTTGTTGTTGTAAAAAGCAGACCTGATTCGCAGCGTCCCATGAGAAACGATCACAGTTGTGATCTGCTGCGTCTAAACACATCTTCGCACAGTCGTCAATAGTAGAGACATTAGGAATGCCAGAATCTGTCACACGACCTGACTGATCAATAATTGTCTTTGGGTCTCCCATAAAACTCGTATAAGTGGGGAGCTCAACAAATTCGTCTTTGTACTTCGCTAATTGGTTACGTGGCCCTGCGTACTCATAAGAAATGACCTCTTTTTTTTTTGTAGTAGCTGTCACTGTGGGTTTACCAGATGTCATCAAGTTACACTCACCTGTTGTCTCGTCGTAATCAAACTTCAGACACGCTTTGTCTCCTTTACACATCTCCGCACAGATATTCAGGTTCCCGACAACAAAGTTCTCTCTTCTGTGTTCTCCACCAATCATATTATCGAACTGTTCTTTAGTCTCGACATTGAGAGCGACACCACCTGTCAACTCAGTTCCCATACCACCGATCTCTCTGAACTGTCTCTCTGTCTGTCCGTAAAGCTCGTTACGTGGGCCTCTGCGTACAACACCAACCGCGCTACTCATCTTATCCTTAGGAAGTAACTCCCAGTCTCCGTACATACCAAGTTCGCAAACACCGTTTGTGCTTGAACCTGTGTTGTTACCGGCACCATCAACCTTGTAACCATCAGGGATATGGTACAGGAACCTATTCGTTGTCTCTGCGACATCCTGAGATGTCAGAGGAGCTCCGGTTCCAGGATTACTATGATAGGTTACGTTAGAGGATCTGGAAGGAAGCCTACGTGCGCCACTTGCGTAGTCAGCACACTCATTAATGCTCCCAACACCTTTCACCGTTGCTGTTCTCTGGAGGTTAGCACCACCAAGTGGTGTAGAACCAGCAGATCCGTAACTCCACTCTCTGAGTCTTCCCGGTGTGAGGTATCTCACCCAGTCTTTAGAAGGAGGTCTGAAGCTTGACGCCTCTGCCAGACGATCGGACATATTGAAGTTCTTTGTATAATCAAGAGATGTCAGACCGTTCTCCAACATGAACTGATCGAACTTCATATCACCGGTGAGAGCCTGACAAACACCCATAAGATTCTGTACAACACCAGAGCATCCGACAGCACAAAGAGGAAGAACACTTGCCATCTGACTCTTCTTACCTTTTCTGTGAATCGTGGAAATTAGCCAGCCTTTGAGCAAAGGTACGTTTGGCGTACCCATCTCTTTCGCGCCTTTCGGGAGAAGTTGTAGAATAATTTTAGTGTCCATCTCTCCTCTTGAGCTCTTAAATGTAGGTATAGACCCCATCAACATGTCATCACCGTAACTTCTCACCTTAAAAGTGTTCTTCTTCTGATTATCTGGAAAGTAAGTGGCGTCTATAGGTGATCCCAAGGGAGCGTTTCTCTCAGGGTTGTCATAATCAAGATTCTTTGAACTTACTAAGGAGACAGTGACATCGCCTGTGGCGTACGTTGTCTGGCGATTATCAGGAATCTGATCTAACTCTACCTGTATCTGATACAACTCCTTACCAGCACTGCCAGCGCCATTAGCACCAGGTGACCACCATGTACGGTTCCAGATACGTCTGAAACTTGGCATGAAAGCTCCGTATGCGGACTTGTAAGGTCCCAACTGTCCACGTTGATCAGGGTTATCATTCGGATAGGCACCAATACCAACGACAGGTTTAAACGGTTTTACCTTTGTGGGAGTTCCCTTGTTCTTATACTTAATCATCCATACCGATGCCACTGACGGGTAGTCAGCAAGATAGATATCTCCCGCTGTGACAGAGTTAAAGTCATCAGCAACCGTTAGGTACTGGCTGTCTGGCATAGGAGAGTCTGTGGAGATCATCGCCTTTGGTGATGTCATGATAAGATAGAACTTTCCGTTAGTCTTCTGACCGTTCTTCATGAGAAACGTGAGAGTGTCTTTGTACAATTTCGCCATCACTTTCTTATTGGGACCAGATCCACCATTTTGGTGAAGACGAAGAGCGTACCAGACTGTATTACTAGAACCACCAACCGGAGAGGCGGAGACAGTCCCGTTCTCGCCACGAGGATCTGCGCTCAAGTAGAAGGAAATACTCTCAATATTCTTAAGTTCGTCGTCAACAGTAGCAAAAGTTCTCTTCAGACCAGACTCACTAGCTAGTTTCCTCTTCTGTTTCTCGGTCATCGCACCTTCGATCGCTTTTGTGAGTCTCATAGTGACAGCACAGCTAGAAGGAGTTGTCTTTGCTGGGTAAACACCGACAGCGTCCTTCACGATAACTGGGTCTAAAGCCCATTGTGAACAACTGTTGGACAATGAGGAAAGTTTAAGGTTATTGGTCACCTTTGACATGTTAACATCAAGGTAGCGCATCGCGGATGCTGACCAAAGACAGACACGCGTTCCCGGTGCGGTAAACGCCGCCTCACAGAACTCATCCTGAAATCCTTCTTGTAAAGGTTTTCTCATCTTCTCGTTAACCAGACAGTTAAGAGCGTACATAACGATAACTGCCAGAGCAAGTACAAGAGCGATTTTCAGTACATTTTCTGAGAACCCCATTTAGGAAATCTTGAAGGAAAACTTCCCTTATATTCTCTCTAAGGAACTTTTTCGTTCAAGGTTTTTTGATTTACTTATTGGTTAAAGACTGACCTCACTGACGATGAAAAGAGATTTTGTTAAAGGATACTTTCGCGGGATCGCTCATGTTGTTCACATGAGGTGTTTTGTTTCTAAAAAACTCTTGATCAGTGTGTTGTACATGACCGTAGTTCGTGTACTTCGCGAACGGTGCTCCGATTACCTGACCAGGTCTAGGATCTTTTCTCTCATCAAGCCACCTTCCAGGAGGATCCTGCCATCGACGATGCTTCCTTGGGTAGAACATCGAATCTGTCACAGAAGGACTACCAGTACCAGCTCCTCTACGCCAGCGTCTTCCTGCCAAGTAGACATTGTTCCCGTTCTCGTTGTGTCCGTACCAGTATCTCAGAGAGTTACCGTAACAACGATCAGAGTCAACACCGTCCCACCCAGAGTCAAACTGACGATGGTAGCGATCAGGTGTTCTCGCCCACCAAGGTGCCTTCGACTGGTTACACGAAACGTTAATGTTAATAGGTGTTCTCTCATTGTCAACCATCACCTGATTACGATCAAACTGTGCGTCGAAACGTCTGCGATCTTCCGTGATTCTTGAGTCGTTGTAACGACGTCTGTCCTCCAAGAAGTCCTTACGCTCAGACAGCTTAATGTTCTGTAACTCAAGAGTCTCATCAAGAAGCTTGCGCATCTTGTGCTTACTGGAAAGATCGTTCAGCTTCTTTCCTTTTGCGTCAGACGGATGATGCTGTTTTTTCGGGTCGTAATGTCTGTTATGACCCTTGTTATCATGATGATGACGAAGTTCACGTGTTCTGTCACCTTGTTCGTTCTCACGAACAGATGCCATATTCGCCTCGTTGGGGTCAGAAGAGTTGTCCGGAGTCTGCATAGCTTTCACTAGATCATCAACCTGTACAGGAACACCCTTCTTATGCGACGCCAGAAGAGCACGCTCTCTCTGTAGTTGCGCAGGGTCTGTCAAGTGTAACTCCCAGTCCTTGGCGGAGTGTGATGTGGGAACGGTGAAATTGGTACCACCGGCCATGTTATGACCGGCAGATCCAGCACCCATACTACGTACACCACCGCGAGTATCAGTGGTAGATGATGGACCATGTGTCAACCCTTGTACGTTACTTAGTCTACCGTCCTCTCTCATTCCTGAATCACGAACCGATGCGATCATGTTTGTCTCTCCATCAGATCCTTGATTTATTCTCTGTGTATGTAAATCAGAAGAAGCTGGGGGAGGTGCTCTACGAGGAACAACTCCCATGTTGTCCCAGGAACGACCCAACTGTTGTAAAAACTGGTCATGCTGTGACGGCTTTGTGGCAGCTTGCTTTGATAAATTATTAGATGTTCTGTCCTGATTTGTCATGAACTCCACATTCATATACTTAGGTTTAGACTCTCTATCACGTACGTGATAATACTGAAAGCCCTCCAAAAGACCACCACGAATACCTGATGAGGCACCTTTCAGGTTGAACGAACCGTGATGATGACGAGGAGTGTTATGAATAGGTCCTGACATCTTCACACCACGACCAGCTCCCCACTTCTCCTCATCTTGAGGCACCTCGGTTGGGTTGAAAGGAACCGGTCTCATTGACGGCACAGGAAGCCTTGTCTGTGTGATCGTCATTGGTTGTTGCGGGAAGGGGGACATAGCGGCCTGAGTAGCAGCGGCAGATTGCATCGGCACCGGGTCCCCGACAAACGAGTTTCGCATGAGTCCGGACATGACTTAGATTCTTTAAGGGAGTCAGGCTCTATATATACAGAGAAGGGATTCTTTAGCAGAACCAGAACAACCCTCACGTAACGATCTCTATGCGCGTCTTTGATCTCAACCGTGTACTTCGCAGGGAAATGTCTAGGTGGGCTCGCTTGTGAGTTCAGAGTTACATGAAGCACAACCTGCGAACGTGACTGTAAGTGAGAGTCCGTGTTCACCTTCCACGAAAACCATCCATGTCCGTTCTTCTCGTTACCAGACAACATGGTCCAGTCAATTCCGCCTTGTTGTGCCTGAATAGGCACGTTAACCTCAGCACGAAACTGATTGAGTATAACAAACTTGTCAGGTGGTATAACGATCGTCGGATCCGTGATAATCAAGGGAGGTCCCTCGATAACACGTCTGTCTGGTCCTTGTGAGAACGGGTTGTACTTCTCCATTCTCCACATAGGATTGTAAGTGAAATCAACCCATAGTCTGACAGAACGAGAGAAGTTGTAGTCAGGACATGTCACACTGTATCCAACAGGAAACGACGGTGTCTCACCTTCTGATGTTATCATAAGATCTAACTGTAAGAACTTACGCTTTCTCTCATCAGAGAGGTTGTACCAGTAAGCGGTAGGTTTCCACCAGAACCATCCCGAACCTCCTGTTCCCTCGTTCCAGGCGAACCACGCGTTTGTGCCTTGTAGACGGTTCCATGTTGTGTAACCGAAACCGTCAGACTTAGACGGGAACCCAAGACCTGGTCTCGCCACAAGATTCGCGTAGTCACACTCGCCTTTACTCACATGAAACTCAACAGTTGTCGTGATCGTTGTCTCGTTCGTCCAACGCCATCCTGTAGGGTTGTAAACACGATTACGATCAAACTCTAACGGCTCGGAGTACTGTAAATCATCGAAACGCTCTGTCTGGTTGTTATCCAGAAGCATCACGCCCATGAATAACAAAGCTGCCGCGAAAGCCTGTGACTCCCTTGATCCGTTAAGAACGGGGTATCTGTACACAATCGCTGCGACAAACAGCGTCACGTAGAACAGAGTAAGACAGCGACGCATATCACGATCTGATATGTCACTCATAATTTACCTATGAAAATCCTGTAATTGTCTTAAGTCCGTTCCGCGAGTTGCAGAAAACTTGCGTGTACAGGTCGAACAAGAATCGCGACCTTGCGCGCCTCCTGTAGATCAGGATCTGTTGTCTCCTGCAGAGTTTGCAGAATCGAGTCGTCTAACTTAATGTATCGCAGAATGTCTTCTTTTGAGCTTAGCCTGGTTGCTTGAGTAAGCCCAAGCTTCTCGTCAGCAAGACGCAACGCCTTCACAAGAAGCTCGCTTAGTGTCACAGTAGTCAGATGATGGTAGCACTCTCGATACAGATTCTTACGTATCTTCAGAATCTCCGCGACTTGTTCTTTCACTTCAGCCTGGAACTCCCAATGACCGTTCGAAACTCGAGACTGTCTTAGAAGTCTCACAGCGTCCCATCTCTTCTCGATTCCAGGGAAAACGAAACGACAGTCAGAGCTAATATACTCCAGTCGATCAACGTCCAAACCGTGCCTCTTGTTACAAACGATCTCTCGCAGACAAGGTGGTACACCGTCAGGTAACGGGTACTTGTTCCCGAGACCTGGCTCGATAATCGCTTGTACTGTACGAATGTCCTTGTCGCTGAAAAGATCAGGTCTTGACTCCATCATCCAGCGAACCAGTTTACAAGAGCGTACCTCGTGTTCTGAGCCATCAATCGCCGAGAACTCATCCCAGAGATGGCTAAAAGGACCGTGTCCGACATCGTGACAGAGACCAGCAATCTTCGTCAGCGTGACGTGCCAGTCAGTGATCTCTGGGCATGTGTGTCGCAACTGTTTAGCTACCACACCTGCCAGGTAACCCACGGCGATACAATGTTCGAAACGTTTCGCCTCCGCCTCCGGGAATACCATGTAAGCTAGTCCTAGCTGACGGATCTTCCTCAGTCTCTGAAAGGCGGGGTTGTTGATAATCACCCATTCCTCCCTGGTGACGCCGATTCTACCCCAACAGGGTAGGCGCACGTAACCGAAATTCTCGCTTTTTGACTCCATTTTGGCTTTACTGAAACTCCCTACTTAAGTGGTCTAATAATCAGTTTTATCAAGTTAGATGTCTACAACGTCACCCGAAACAAAAGTAAGTCCCTTCGACACCCATCGAGGCGCGCGGAGGCGTCAGCCGACGGGAAGCCGTGTCTTCCGAGCGACCGGACGGAGCGAAGCGGAGCATTCGCCCAAGCCCTTCGAGAAATACGTGGTCGTCACCGGAGGAGCCGGTTATATAGGATCTCACTTGGTGAAGGTTCTGATGGACGCCGGCTACAAGGTGATATCCATTGATAACTACTGTAACTCCAAGGCCGAGTCTCTGAAACGTGTCGGAAATATGTTTCAGAACGTGATCTACGAGGTGGACGGGGATCTTCGAGACCCTGAAAGTTACCACAGAGTGTTCCAGATATTTACCCCTGTCTGTGTATTTCACTTGGCAGGACTGAAAGCCGTTGGTGAGTCTGTGAGTAACCCCCTTCAGTACTACGAGAATAACCTTCTAGGAACTCTGAGATTGCTGGAAACCATGGAGAAACACAACTGTAGGACAATGGTATTCTCTAGTTCTGCGACCGTTTACGCACCTTCCGAGGAGAAACTGACAGAGACGAGCCCTTTGGCTCCGTCTAACCCTTACGGTCAGACAAAGTTCATGTTGGAGCAAATGCTGAAGGATTTACAGAAGGCAGATCCGAGATGGAGCATCACCTCTCTGAGGTACTTTAATCCTATAGGGGCACATCCATCTGGTCTGATAGGAGAGCATCCTACAGGGACACCCAACAACCTTCTGCCTTACATCACCCAGGTTCTGGTAGGAAAAAGAGAAAGTCTGACGGTGTTCGGTAATGATTACGGGACAGCAGATGGCACTGGTGTTCGTGATTACATTCATGTGATGGATCTAGCTGAGGCTCACTTGGTCGCTTACGAGAAGTTAGCAGAGAAGAAGACTGGTAGTTACAACGTTTACAATATAGGTACGGGTGACGGCAACTCCGTTCTGGAGATGGTGAAGGCTATGGAGTTAGTCTCTAAAAAGTCAGTTCGTTTCGTCATTGCTGATAGGCGTGCCGGAGACATAGGGTACTGTGTAGCCTCTCCTGAGAAGGCTCGTCAGGAGCTTGGGTGGTCAGCTAAGAGAGATCTAAGAACAATGTGTGAGGATGCCTGGAGATGGCAGAGAATGAACCCGAACGGTTACAAGTAATAACTATGAGCCCTATGTGGGCATTAGGTGTGCTTTGCGCACAGCTCTGCGCACAGTGGACAGATAAATCTCTCCACTTGTACCTTGTTCGACACCGCCGTGGCGGGAACGAACACCTCCTCATGGCAGTCGAAACCGACACCGATACATGTGAGGATCATTCCTTCCTCCTTCGTCTTTCGATCTGCGGCGGGACTACCCCGTTCGTACATCGCAAGAAGTTTCATCGGATCAGCCGTTCTCGTCGGGAGAACCCTCTTGTCCTCATCGGTCAGAGGATCGGATCCCAGTGTCAGTGCTGCCAGATTCTCCATGAGAAAACGCTGGAACATCTGCAGTTGCTCTTCAGGAATCCCTGGAAACTTGGTAGGATCCACCTTACCAGTGGTCAGTTCCACCCAGAGTTCTTCGGGAATGTCAACCTCTTGTAGGTCTACCGTCTCCTTCACCTCCACCTCCTCCCCATCCTGGTCGCCGAACTCGTAGACAGTGTCTGTCACAAGTTCTGGCTCGTCGGGTGTCTGAGTTCCCTTCTTGCGAGAGGAACTCGAACTGGTCGGGACTGGAGTGGAGGGTCGGGTTGTAGCTTGTATAGGCTTGCGCACAGGGTCGAACTCGACCTGTGGTGCCCTCATTCTCTCTTTTGTCTCGGAATTCTCGCTTGCCATCTTTCACAGGAAATCGTCCGTTTTCCTTAGATGTTGATTTAACTTGAATGTCACAGAGACTTGTCAATCAATTTTCCTCCGCAGACGTTGCTTACTTAAAGAACGGGTCACGTCTCAGTAAATGGCAGACACTTCGAATACCTCTCTACCCTTACTTCGTCCAGGCATTCTTCATTTTTTAGGCTCCTTCGTTCGCCTTGACGAGTCCCGGATTTTGGAAGATCCCCTCTCCTTTGCTCTTACCTCGGAGAAGGTGGAGAAGGGGGCTATGAGCTTTCACTCTGCTATCTCTCCCGATGAAAAGAGTGAGAAAAAGAGTGAGGGGGGTGGTGGTTGGCAGATTCTCTGTACCGGTTTAGGGGTACCGTTAGACGATATTCGGCAGAAAAGCAATCAGGCTCCTCAGTCGTACGTCACCCAGGTCTGGACTCGGGTTATGGCTTCCCAGGGTCTGCTCATGTCCCTGAATATTGAGAAAGACGCGAACGGTAAGCGAAAAGGCTGGAGGTATCAGGTGACGGACACACAAGTAGAGGACATGAAAACAGCGATGCGTAGGGCGATTACGAGGTACGAGAACTCTCCTATCGCCAGCTCGCCAACACCTGCTGTCTCTAAGCCTACTACTGTCACGGAGGACGCCTCTTTAGACAGGTTAGGGAAGGTCATAGTGGACGCGATCGACGCCTCTCAGCGTGTGTTATTCTTGGTGGCGGACGCTCGATCCGCTCGGGAGATGATTCCTTTCTTGTTTCAGCATGGTGTACATCATTCTATCATGGGGACATCAGCTCTGATCTCCTCTGACAAGCGTCTCACGACCTCGCCTAAGGAGGTTCACAACGCTCAGTTCCTGCTTATGAGTGTAAACTTCTTCGCGATGAGGTATGAGCCTCGGGATTACGACCTTGTTGTTCTCTACAACATGCCGGAGATACTTAATAACTTACACGTCTCTCAGCCTCTGCCTAACTTTATTCAGATGTCCAGGTCAGATGGAAGGAAGAACACACCTTCTTACTACAAGGATCTATGGAGGGCGGCAGATATCTTTCATCTTGTACGTCATCTTACCCAAGAGGCTGGGCTTGTTTGGGCGACACATGTGCGCCCTCAGAGTTGCCATAAGCGGTTCCTGGAGAGGTTGAGAGGGAGTTTAACAGATTCCTCATAGAGATGTTAGACTCTATCTTGTACTTATCTGGTGTACAGACATGACAAAACTCTGGCAGTTTTCCGGTGGGTAGAACCTGTTTTACATGCTTACGTTTAGCACAGTAAGCACACTTGACGCACCAAGGGAAAGTCTCCTCGTTAGCATCAAGACGGTGGCATTGTTTACAGAGGGATCCTAACAAGCCGTAGTCATTCATTCTTAGTAATGACTAGGTGAAAGTAAAGCTGTGTAAACGCGGATTTCGTTATTGAACACAGTAACGAAATACGTTTTAACAAGGGAATCCTTCACAGGGATATTACTGATGAGATAAGGAGACTCACAATTACGAGCAACCACCGATCTCCAGGGGCTTACGCGCGACATCCGGCTCCACAGTGGTCTGTAACCAGGGAGAGACCTTGACTTGTGGATTAGGAGGCTCACTTCTGAGCTGTCTGTTAGCGTTACGCAGAGTTGATCCGACGGTGGACACACCGGTAGCCCAACCTGCTTGTAGGAAGTTACGGTCTTTCAGAGAACCAGCACCCTGCGGGTTCACCTGTGCCCAGAGAGAGCAGTTGTCCTGGGGCAGAAGCTCCTCAGGAGAGAGCTGAGCTCTTGGGAAGCAAGATGCTTGACGAAGTTGCTGATAAGCCGGATCTTGGTACAACATATCCTGCTCACACTGACTTACGACAGGAGATGGGCAGGTAGGAGGCTCGGCTCCGTAGCATGTGTCCGGCCCTGTAGCTTGTGGGCACGGGTTGTAAGCACATGAGCTACCGCACTGCTGAGGCATCGTAAGTGAAGCAGACACGTCTTCGTTGGGTGGAGAGCACGCAGCGAACCCTTCCATACCCATCATGCGACGTCTTCCAGAAAAAGTCTGAAGCAAATAGAGGCCGACGAAGGCTACCGCCACAACTAGAATTATTTGCATGACTCCGCTTTTTGCCATCGTTGATCGGAATCCGATATATAATCAGAGACAAAAAAAGTTTTGAGAGAATCTTTCACGAGCGTCTAATCTCCTTCCTTTTTCACTCACCATTTTCTCTTGCGGTTGTTGGACAGAATAATTCTGCGTTTCCGCTTCGAACTGCTATCTTTTTTAGATCTTTCAGACACCCGACCGCCCCGGCTCTCAGATTTGTTTTTCTTGGACTTGGTGGAGGTTTTTGGCTCTCGGGACTTCCGGCTTTTCGAGGCCTGAGCAGGCTCAGAAGCTTCAGGCTGGCTAACATTCTCTATGACGACCTCCTTTTTAGACCGGGATCTGCCGGAATCTTTTTTACGCCGATCCTTCTTTCTCACCCTCTCGTCCATCTCAGCTACATCATCCTCAATATCCTCAGGTGTACCCCTCTTTGATCTATCTTCCTCCACATTCTCCACATTCTCTACATGTTCTCTCTCATCATCATCACCATCCTCGCTGTGCTCCTCGGGTTTTGAGACCGCCTTTTTAGACTTTCCTTTCTTGGATTTTGAGCTACGTTTTACCTCTGTCGTAACATCTTCTGGGTCTTCAGTGTTTTCGGCATCACCGTATCCTGTGTTATTTGTCTCATCACCAGACTCCTTCTCATCATGCTCTGACTCTTCGGGATCCTCCTGGTCTCTGTCATCCTCTTTCTCCTTGGATTTTCTCCTCTTTGCTTTCTTCTCTTTTTCCTTTGCTCTTAACACATCCTTCTTACTATCACGTTCCAAGAGTTTGTCGATGTCGTACATATCCTCATCAGACTCATCCTCCTGAGTTCCACCAGACATTGGTTTGGCTTTCAGTACCTGGTCAGCGTGCCAGAGCTGTGAGAACACTCCTTTCTCAACGAGATCACCCCTGTATACAAGTTGAAACACTAAGTACTGGTTACGAAACTCCTTGGCGTCCTGCCTATTTAATCTCTCCACAAGTTCCTTACCCAGACGAATGCGAATACGGTCACAGCCATCGTTCTTGTACTTATTACTGCTGATAAACATGGATATGTAAGAGTCTGACATGATCGAAGGAGAGAACGCCCATCCGAACCATTTCCTCCCGTTCTCCACTATCTGTCTCTGACAACTGTCCTTAAGATCCGTGAGAAACTGAGTGAACCTCCACTCGTTCGACGTCACCTCACACTCCAAAATACACTTCGTGAACCTCCCGTCTTTGCCCTGGGAGACCTGTACGCGGGAACAAAGCAAGGGTGGTGACATAATCGTGATCGGATGTGGTGAGCTTGACTGGTAGTAACACTCCAACAACCCGGCTTCACCGCGACGATGACGCACTGTCTGAGGATCCCCCAGCTTGAACTCGTTCTCAAGGTCGATGTTAAAGTATTCCTGCATCTTCTTGTGATACGCTGGAGATTTACAGTGGCTAATCAGACGCGAAAAATATAAGGAAAAACTTCCTCTGTTTACATTACAGTGATCGCAATGCTTAACAAGATTATTCGCGACGTAGTTGAGGAGTTTATTGAGGACTGGGATGACGAGGAGACCAAAAAGAAGATTCAAGAGAGATTCCTTGACCCCGCTATCCACTATCTCATGGACAGGATGTACCCTTACTTATTAGTAAGCGCAACAGTGGTTTTCCTGCTTATTGCCTTATCTATTATGATTCTGTTCGTCCTGGTCAGAAGGTGAAGGGTTAGGGGTTAGGGGTTAGGGGTTAGCGGTTTAAAGAACTTTCTGGGGCAATTGTATAACGCAACAATGAACGACAAGGTTTACTATCTCGACTTCCTTTACGGCCAGTGCTTCTCCCAGCTTCTCCGTTCTCGGGCTACTCCTACTTACGTTGAGAAGCGTATTCTCAACGAGCAGATTCAGGTCATCCGCGACTATCTTCTTCAGTGCGTTGACGAACTCAAGAAGAAGGTCGATGACTACAAGAACCAGACAGACGCGTCGTACGTTGTCTGGGATCGTAAGTACTATGAAGAGCAGGTTCAGACCCGCAATGAGAGTATCGACGCTTTTAAGAAGCGTCTAGTCGAGACAAAATCAGAGGATTTCCTAAAGGAGGACTTCGGGTCTGTCTCGGAAGAACTCGAGATCGCGTTCCCGGATCACCTTCCTAAGAGTAAGGTACGTGAGAATCTTTCGAACGCGTACGAAAACATTCGTTCCAAGCATGATTAGGGAGGTTGAAACGTAATCGCTGACAACTTTATATATCAGTCTTCGACTTGAGGGCGATCAAGGCGTTTACGCCCATGATCTTATTAGTCTTCGACTTGAGGAGCAAGCGCCAGATGTAGTGATCCTAGAGATCCTACAGAAAACTCGATAACCAGCGGTGCCTCATTTGCGAGTAACATCTTGATGTTCTGGCAAAGATTCGCACACTTCGAGAACAGAACTAGGTGACGTAGCAAGTAATACCCTTGAATAATAGTGTTCTCATTAATCTTCTCATCATCACACTCAAAGTTCACACCGGCTGTGGTCTGTGCGTACACTGTCTCTTGGGAGGCGAACTCTCCGTTACAGCTAAAGATAAGCTGTTCACCCATGCTCTTGATCTCGATCACCTCAGAGATGTTGTACGCCTCACGGCAGACCTTCTGGAACTGTTGCGACGGCATCGTGATCATCATACCGAAGCTGGACGGAGGAGCCTTGATGATGTCCTCGTCGATATCAATCGTGTTCAGCTTGTAGTCGGTCACGCGGTTGTACTCCTCGTTCTCAATGCGAATACCTAACTGTGAGGGGCGATCCTCGTCGATGTAGATAGTTAGGGAGTCGTTATTGACCATCGTTCTTGTCAACTTGAACAAGTTGATGATGTTGATACCAACGATGGTTGTCTCTTCACACTGGTAATACTCGAAGTTCTCTGCTTCCAGGGAGAGGTGAACCAGAATAGTCACTGAAGGGTCTGTCGCAGTGATACGGATACCCTTGTGGGAGAGCTCTAAGGTCGTCTCTGTGAGAATCTCGCGAAGAGCCTCTACCAGGCTCTTGATCGCGCCAACCTGAACCGTGCGTAACTCAAACTTATAACCCATGATTGATGCTAGGAGTTCTCACCGTCTTTAAGTCCCCTTACACTAGATCACTTATGGGTAACCGCTGTGAGAATCTTCTTCACGATAGCGAGTTGTTCCTTAATGTGAACCTTCATTCTCTCGATCTCTTTTCTAACCTCGCGCAGAGATGACTGTTGTTCCTTCACAATCTGGGAGACAGAGTGAATCTCCTCCTTAAGCTTAGAGTCAGGTATCCTCTTATCAGGAATGACAGGAGCGTTAACAATCCTGGTTGTTGGAACCTTTGTCTCTCTTGCCTCCTTGGGTTCTATGGGTTCTGGGGCAACCTGGGAGACCCTGGGGCGTGGAAGTCTTGGCAGATTTCTTGCTGGTGAGGGAGTCTCGTCTACTGTATCAACATCTCCGCTCTCGGAGTGTGACGGTGTCACACTTCTCTCAATACTGCTAGGAAGATGAGGGATATCGTTAGTAGAACCGTAATTATCAATATCAGGCTCTCGCTGTGACAACGCCGGGTTATGAACAGGGATATTCACAGAAGGTGAGATTCTGGCGTTACTTACCCCGCTATTATCGCCAAGATTCGGGAAGTTTCTTCTCATCTGAGGTCGAATGTTCGCTTGGTGAACATTCGGCATGAATCTCTTTGTCTCAGCTCTAACAGGTTCTTGGCGTGGAGTGTTAGGTTCGCTATGCTCAACATCAGGATCCAGGTGTGGTACGTCATCTCCCATTCCGTAAGTGTTAACAGCAGGAGTATGAGGTGATCGAATAGACGGAGAGACAACAGCAGGTTGTACAGGCTCGGATTCTGAGCGAATAGGTGGACCTCTTGCGGGGATATGAACGTTCACGTACGCAGGTCCTGTTGGGTTGTGTGACTCTTGGAGAACCTCAAAAGTCTGTGGGGACTTTTTGTAGATGACAGCGCACCAGGAATCTCTGTACTCCATCCTGTAAATTGTCTTTAGACCGACAACACGTGAGAGAAAGTTCTTTGTTGCCTCGAACAAGTTCTTGTGTGCGTCATCTTTTACAGCCAAACCAAAGTAAATATTCCCTGGTAATGCCAGGAGGATATTGATGAAGTTTCGGTTTGTCGCGTTCCTGGTGATGTTAGGATAAAAGTCAAAGTTCCAAGCGTGAAAGGCTGTGTGATCAGGAGTTAGACACAGTAGAGACATACCACGACGAGATGACTGCCTGGGAACAAACGTCTTCTGACCGAACTTGAACTCAGAGAAGTTACCAGACTTGAAACCCGCTGATATAACAGAGAAGATAGGTCCCGTTGGCGCAGGTGGGATGTTAGACAGAGAACTAATGCTCTCCGTGTCATCAAACCCAGAGTCGTCTCTACGTGTCAGGTCGTTACGAGGAACAGGGTTCGAGAGAGTCCTGGCGTTATTGTAAAACTTCGGATTAACTGTCTGATAAGACTGGTTGTTATACTGGTTTCTTTCTGTAATGGCATTGCCACTGCTATAGCTTTGCGAATGTGTTCTACCCCCTGGTAAAGCAGAAGGAACTGGCGTTGTGGGCTCCGAGGGTGTCGAGTTTTCAGACACGAATCGAGCCAACGCCGCCAGTCTTGCTGCAGATGAAAATACAGGTTTACTTCGGTAGGACATCCTAACAGTATGCCATCACAGAAAAAAAGAAAGGAAAAAGTGAACGCTTGTTTTAAAACGTCGGATTCAAGACCTTTAAATGTCCTCAAGCTCACGCATCACGTCCTCCAGACGAATCTTCACGAACTTGTTCGCGTTCTCCGAGATGATCGAGTTCACGTACTTGTAAGCTGTCTGAGCTTGATCTATGTTGCGACCACCAGTGTTGATCACCTGACCGCTCTCGAAGATAGCCACTGTGACACGCTTACACTGACCGATCTTGTCACCAGACCCCTTACCTGCGGTGGACTTGTCCCCTGTACAGGGAGAGCCTGGACACCTACAGATACCATCCTGGTTTTCACGAATAGAGTTGTAGTAAAAGGAGATCTTCACACCAGCGTAACGAGCAGGAGCGTAAGAGATGTTGAGCTCTGTGTTTGCGCACAGGAACTCGTAAAGACGCTCACGATCCACCTCGAATCCCAGGCTGTATCCAGAGTTCACCATAGTGGTGGAGAAATTACGAATACAGAACGATTTTGCCTCCTCCTTGCTCGCGAACACCTTCGTCTTTTGCTTGCGTAGAAACTGCTCAAGGATCTTGATCGCCGCGATACCGTCCTCCTTGATACGGCACCCAGTCATCGTGATACTCCCCTTGAGGAAACACTTGATGTTGATGTGACGACCAGTTCCCATAGGTGATCTTACGAGAACAGATAGGTTATTAGGGAACTGACCGTTCTTGTTCGGCTTCGGCTTACGAATCTCACCCGCGTGCATATCCTTAAAGAGTACACCACGAATAGAGAAGTCTGGACGCTTTCCATCACGAATATTCTTGTTAATCGCCTCCACAAGTACCTCAGCGATCTTCTTCATATCCGCGAGCTCGAGGTTCTTAGACATATTCGCCTTGGCTGACTGTGTGGAAACAGCAAGTGGTGTGATGTTCACGTTGGGTTGAACTGTCTTCCTCTTCTCCTCCAGAAGAGTGAACAGTGTATCAGCGTCTGGCTCCTCCTCAGACTCACAACAGTCTGAGTACATATCGAGAGGTTGCTCTGGTACCAGAGCGTAGACGTCAATCTCCTTCTCGAACTTGTGGTCGCCTATATCTGGGCTAGCATCTGCCATCAGCTCCAGAAGTTCCTCATGAGAGAGACCACTGATATCGCCGATTGCCTGTGGCTTCAACGGTGGACTACGTCCGATAGTTGTCTGATATGGATCCACGAACTCGAAAACATAGGACGAGTCGCGATGTCCAGCATTCATCACCGATTTTTGTTCCATGTGCGACGCTGAAGACATTGGGGGTATGGTAGATAAGTTAGAAAAACGAAGATCTGATGGTGTATTCTCCGTAAGTGACATGTGTGTTCTAAGATAGCAGCCAAAAAACTTTTGGTTTTTTTGATGCCTGCACTTATTTCTTAAGCCCCCCTCCCTTTATACCCCTTTTTTACAAGGGTATAAAGAAAAACGCAGATGATCGATCGATGAGACTCTCAGTAAGAGATGCTGGGAATATCTTAACGCCTGTTGAGAACGAGGACTTACACACGGTAACCGCAGATCGCTTTTGTCATGCCAGGCTGTGGGCAAAACGTGGAGTCGATACCAACTAGCTCTGTCTCTGGGTACAACTGTGCGCAAACTTCGTTCATCCTTTTAACAGCGGGTTGTGGGTCAAGACCTTCACCAGGCATCGGCAAGCAAAACGTGCTCCTGCGTCCTGGATTTGTTTTGTCAAGACCACCAACATGTCCACGAGAGCAGATAGCTCTGACATATCCTGCTTTCTCATACTGATTTTCTGGTATTTGTAACATCCCGTAGTCAGAGTTGTAAGTTCCTGCGCAGATGTCGTCAAAGTCAGCACCAACTGGACCGATGGATGACCATGGTGTATCCGGTGAATAAATATTAAACCCTGGTATCTCCTGTCCGGACGGAAGTCCTTGGATAAACTTATCAAACGGAGATGGTCCCGTCTGAGAGGAACTTGTAGAGCCTGTAACACCAGTTAAACCTGTAGGGCCTGTAGACCCCGCAGGTGTAGGATCTAGATTAGGTGAGTAGTAAGCGTTGGGATATATCGGCAACTTAGAAGGTACTTTCTGATAACAACCTGGTTTACTTGCGTCGCATTTGTTGTACCCTTTGTAAGTCGCTCGATGTGGTGGGATACACCAGTTAGAAGGACCTGTCATCCCTTTCATCTGAATACGATAACGATAACCAAAAGGCCCGTTAGGTAGTCCACATGATCCACCCATGTAATTAATCTTCTTTCTTCCGTCAGAACCAACCTTTATATTATCCCATTGACCTATGGCTTTCATGTAATCTCTCACAACGGCGGAAGCAGGTGTAAGAGTGATAATCTCTAAAGATTCTCTTGTGTACTCAACGTACCAAAGAATAATCGCTGCCATCACAACGATGAGGAAACAGAGTTTCGTGTTATCTCCACGAGGCATCGTACCGTAGTTCCGATCTGTTCCGTATAACTATGTGGGAGTTTTTCTCCTCAGGAGTACGAAAAATAGTAGTCACACTCCATGAGTTTCTTGCGCTTGTTCATCATCCTCCATCCTATCTTGTCTCTCTTGAGAAAACAGAAACAAATATCTGTAAGACGCCTGTGTACACATGCGAGAATACATATGTCCTCAACGCTTAACCAGTTCAACATATGTTCGATAACATCATCACACATGTTGAGCATGGACGCTCTGTAAGGCTTGTTCTGTACCTTACGGAACACAGCGACTCTGTACATCTTCGCGACTCTCTCTAACGACTTGTCCTCATGGATCTCGTCCAATGAGGAGTTACACAAAATCTCGAATCCTCGAGAGACCATAGCCTCACGCAAATCCTCGTAACGTACAATAGGCTCGCGAACAGCTTTCAGAGCTGAAGGTAATTTCACCCAGACATGTGAGGACATTGTGTAAGAGTTGTCGACGCGTGTGATACCAGGCTCGTGCCGGTACAACAACCCGATGCTCTCATTTCCTTTCTCATCTTTCTGCTCGGTTGTTGTATGAAAAGGTGGAACATCCTTTTCGTCCCAGTATCTGTTCTCCTCTACGTAGTAAGAGATGTCCAGATCAGGGTCTACAATAGGCTCCTCCACAGTATCGTTCGAACAGTCGCTGTGATAACAGTCTCTGTGTTTCAACCTTGCGTTGACCTCAATTGAAGGCTGTAAAGAGTTTCCGTCCATGTAGATCACGATTAGGTGTCCACCAATCTTGGTAACTGTCGCGATGTTATCCAGTCCGTGAGCGTCATCCTCGTAAGGATCCATCGCGAACTGGATAGCGTTCGCGCAAACAACGGAGTCATACGACTCCTCAAGATGCTTACGCAGACGTAGATCATTCATGTCACCTTGTGTCACACGAAGACGACAGTTAATGTCCGCGATGTTGTCGTATACTAATGGTGTGTACAACGAGGTCTTAGCGATATGTAACTGAGTCGCGTCTCTTTCCACAAGGTGGATAAGACGTAACCCGTTTGAGATGCTCAGACGATAGTAAAGACTGGCGTCTGTTCCACGTCCGGCACACATGTCCAGAACGGATCCTTGGCGGATCCATCGTGCGTAAACCTTAGCCTTCACCTCTTTCATGTACTTTGACCAGAGACAAGCTCTCTTGGAGACCGGCTCCCAGGACTTGTAGAACGAGGACATGCGCCTTCGGTAAAGATCATCCAGGGTGACAGGTTGCTTCATGAGCGCCCATAGTTCTGGCACAATATCGATGTTTTCAGGGTGTAACTTGTCGTGACGGATCTTAACAACATCGATATCAGTCTTGTTCATAAAAGGGTCGTACCAGTAGCAAAACTCCGCCAGGAACTCAGTGACATGACACCAACAGTAAGACATGTATCCATCCTTGTAAGCGGTCGTGTACAAATCCTCCACCATTGAAACTCCGTAGGTACTGGCAATATCAGAGAGGCGTGACGCATTTCTCTTGTCAAACACCTTGACCATACGGCTGAAGTTGTAGTATCTCTTGCGCATACCACCTCGCTTGCTCCTCTCTGAGAAAAACAGAGCGAAGTCGGACTCGTCTTTCAACCACTCCAGACCGATAGTTATGCTCGGTCTTGGTTTCCATCGAAATGATTTTGATCCGGGTTTTCCGGTCTTTGGCGTGAAGATCACACCATCCTTCGGGAAGGATCTGTCGCGCATCACCCTCCAGATCTCGTCGGGTGAATAGTACTGCTTGCGCAGTATTTTAGCGATCGGAGATGTGGTATCTAGTCTAATCTCCCTCCGGATGTTATCCATGAGAGAGAGACGCTCCTCCAAGAACGAGGAGATCTTCCCTGTTCCCCAGTAGAGAATATCGAAGAGCATAAGGTAAGGACGGGCGTCCTCGTTAAAAACACCTTTGTTCATCACCTCTCCATCCAGAACAACATCTCGATACTCCTTGCTTTCACAGGAGCCGATGCGGTACAACGACCAACTTCGAGGAGATATGTACCAACATATCCCTTCGGAGTCAACGTAAATGCCTGAACGCTCACCGTCCGGCTTGGCTGAGACCATCATCTCCTTCACTGAGAACCCGTACAGATTCTTCGTAAAAGGGTGAGATGGTGCCTGAAATAATCGGCGATACTTGCGCTCAAGCTCTTTAACTTCCGCGAAATCAATCTGTATTTGGATCTTTCCCTCGTCATTTACGTGTACACGTAGAGACAAGGGATCTCCTACTTTTTCCGCAACGTGTGGTGGTTTCCCGATATACTCCATTCTTTCTTGATACCTCGTGTTGATACACACCAGTTTTTAAATCTTCGATTTTTATCTGGCGTTAGGCTTTTCGGATGACGTCATACAGTTTTTTAGCCCATTTGTTCATGGCTCCCGCCCCTTTTAGGTTCCTCGGGTTCTCCTTGGTGGCGAAAGCCAGAGCAGCGGTTCTGGACTTACTGGCTGGGTATAGTAGAATAAGGCAGACAGCGTGTAGACGTCTCTCAGTCCATTTCTTGTTCGTGGACAAAAGAAGGATGTATTTCACGTACTCTTGGAAAGCAGTCTCGTTAAAAGGAGCACTGTGTATCTTCGTGGCCTCTGAGACGGTAAGAACCTTCTTTTTCAGACCTTTGTTCGCCAGATTGTGTGCTCGCACAGTCCATGCGAATATAGTTGATCCGTTAGTGACAAACTTGAGAACTGGAGCTCTGGATAATGTCCTGCTGTAATGATCTCTACATGATGGACACGGCAGAAGATGTCGGAGTGATCCGTAAAAATTACGTAGATTACGCTTTTGTGAAACTGTGATCGTTTTCTTCTCACGAATATAGTTGTACGCAATCTGGTGTATCGCGTACCATACTTTCGATCCCCATATCTTAGAGTCAAAGTCCATCTGTGTATGATATTTCTTGAGAGATTTCTAAGAAAGGTGAAACCTGCAGATCTTTTAGGATGAAGCGATCACCCTTTTGTGAGTGTGGAGCGAAAAATATCTCCAATCGGACGAACTCCTCATCCTCTGGTGCGACAAACTCCAGATGAATATCTGTCCTGAAAGGAAAGTCGAATATGTTCTGTGCGAAGGATGAAGGTTGACAGCATATGTTCATCGGTAACAAATCATCGGATTTCCCCATAGCTAACCTTATCTTCACCGTGTTTAACATCTTCGTTGAACCTCGAATAAAAAGCTGATAAGTCCGATTGTCAGTAACAGGAAAGTAACGAAATATCTTTGAGCTTCCTCCACGAAGGTTACTTACCTCGATTCTTGAGCGTTGACGCGAGTAAAGGCGCATGAAACCAGCACCCTTATCAGTCTTCCATCCAAGTGTGTGGAAAACAAGTGTGTCTGTCTGTTTAGGAAGATGAGCTTTCAGTATAGAAAGACCTATCTCAGTCCATATCAGACTCGCCTTGTTCTCACGATAAGGTGTCTTCATCATAATATTCTCACAGCAGACAATACACGGGAACACGTAAGGTAGAAGTAAGAAGAACTCCTTAAGAAAAATCTGATACGGAGAGTCATGCTCATGTTTGTTCGACTCGTCCGCGATCATATGAACAAGCTTGTACAGAATATTATGGTTCGGTGGGCCTCGAATAGCTCTCGAGTACATCGGTGATATCTCCTCATATGTCACCGTGTTCTTTCTCAGAAGTCTGTTTGTATGATTATGAAATCTTACTGTCCATCTCGCAAGATCTTCCGGTGATCTCGCATCTGTTGGAGGATCAGACTCCACGAACTTTTTCGAGTGAACACCACAGGATGCGCATGGCAACAAGTAAGGTGTTATCATGTAAAAAACCTTTAATCTCTCTAGTCTTTCAGTGTACTCATCGGGTGGAAAAGGATAGTCCTTGAGAAACCACGCAGACCAATGAATGAAGTACCAGAAGATATATCCCCACTCATTCGGAAACATCTGTTATGTAAAACCACGGTCGATGCTCATTACTATTACTAAGGTTAATCTCTAATTACCGAATGCGTTCCCCTTGCTCATTCACCTTTCCTATCTCTCTAGCAGGATTACCCACCATTAAGGCGTAAGGTGCGACATCCTTAGTCACGACCGCGCCGGCACCAATAAAACATCCCCTCTTCAGAGTAATACCAGGAACAATCGTCGCGTTCGCGCCGATAGTCACGTTGTCCTCAACGACTGTCTTGTCGTAAACACCGTGTTTGGAGAAGGCTGCTCGAGGGGTCTTGTCGTTACAGAAAACCATGGAGGGTCCCAAGAAAACATTATTACCACAAACAACTCCGTCATACACTGAGACGTTGTTCTGTACACGACAGTTATTACCAAGAACCGCGTTATTAGCGATGAAACAGTTCTGACCGATAGAGCATTTCTCACCTATAGTGGCTCTCATCACGTGAGAGTAATGCCATATCTTTGTGTTATCACCGATCTTAGCGTCATCAGAGACGATAGCAGTCTCATGTGTAAAGAACTTAGGTTTCGGCCCATGACGAATCCTGGATCCACTTGTGTCACCGTTCACCAGTTGACGATGACAAGCGTCTAAAACCTTGAGCACACGTAGACCTTCCTCACCGTTTGTTACAGGGTCAGAGCGCGTGAGACATGATGTCATGAACTGCTTACACTCTAGGTAAAGAGGGAATTGATCCTCTGACCAGTCACACTGTACTTTCTCCACATCGGGCTTTCTAGCAACAGGGATAGTTCCTGGTTCCTGTTGCATGTACTCTGAACAGATCGTCAGTTTCTCACCACGAGGTTTACGATCATTAAACACAATCATGCCCTTGTCACCCACAACGATAGTCTTCTGCTCCTTCTTTGGGAACAACCAGTTCACGGAGATGCGAGCGAAACAGTTACCGTGAAACTCAAGAAACGTGTCGGTCACGTCGTGAATGTCAGGGTGTAGATGCTTTTGTCCGACACATACAACCTTCTTTGGTAACGTGTTGTTCATTAGAGCAAGAATAAGAGAGATATCATGAGGTGCGAAACTCCAAAGAACGTTTTCATGCTGACGAATCTTACCAAGATTTCGTCGAGAACACTCAATATATCTAATATTACCGATCTTACCCTCAGAAACTAGCTCCTGCAACTTCTTCACACATGGGTGATAACGAAGAACATGACCAACCATTAGGATCTTATTACGACTGCGTGAGAGCTCGACAAGTTCGTTCGCCTTTTCAACGTCAAGAGCTAGAGGCTTCTCCACAAATACATCCTTGTCCGCAAGAAGAGCCTCACGGGCGAACTTGTGGTGCATCTCTGCAGGTAAAGCAACGGCTATCGCGGTGATATTCGGATCGGCCAGAAAGTCTGTCCAAGAGTCAGTGACGTACAACTCTGGGTTTTCAGCTTGGAGGCGCTTTACAGTTTTCTGGTTAACCTCACAAACACCCGCTAAGACACCAAGGGCTTTCAAGTCACGAAAAAGATTCTTACCCCAGTAACCAACACCGAGAAGACCGATGAATGGTTTAGGGGACTTTTGTTCATTTTCGTTACTCATATCAACTAAGATATAACCCATTGAGAAAACCGATTATTAAAGAAAACGCGTTGAGGCATTTCAACACTAGGTACGTTAGCACTAGGTACGTTAGCACTAGGTACGTTAGCACTAGGTACGTTAGCACTAGGTACGTTAGCACTAGGTACGTTAGCACTAGGTACGTTAGCACTTGTTACCTAACAGAACGTATCGGATGAAGTAGTACAGAAGATACAACCCTGAGAAGAAGAACCCGAACAGCATAGCAAGAATACGCACTACAGGATCTGACTTTGAGTTACAGTTGTACGCGAGTTTGGCGGTCAAGAGACCGATCACGAGCGCGAGAACACCGGCCAGAAGATTAATAGCTTGTAGGTTCACAGGTTGTTCGCTGATAACAACTTGTATGTCTTTCTGGTCGTCCTGAAAGTACTCAGAGAGACGAGCGTCCTCCTTCTCTTTCTTATTCTTCATATGTTCCGCGATAGCAGCCACAGCGAAAAACTCCAACATCTTGTTAGTAAATCTGGCTGTAAGTATAATAGAGCGAAGAATTTTTCTGTATCTTGATGGCTCTTTTCGGTCTTGCATGTCCTTTATGTATCGTTCTTCTTCTCCTTCTTCTGGCTAGCTTTGTGTACAACAACGCGGTATTTCGTGAGATTCAGAACCAACACAGAATGTTGGCGATGGAGAGTGCCAGAGCGAGTCGTGCTCAGGTGAAAGAAGGATTCGTGACAGCCTGTCCTCATCAGGGAAGGTCTCCTGAGAGCCAATGTCAGGGAGATATCGACATGTCTGTTCCTTACGGACAGACAGTGTCCGCCGTCCCTCTAAGCAAGAACTGTCTGTTATCCATGTACGTAGAGTCCTGTCAACACGCTAAAAAGCTACAACCAAGAGTTCCGGAAGGTTCTGTGTATAACTACAAACCTTTCGACCGCGAGGCGATAGCAAACCCGCAGATTTACGATCTTAAAAGCTCCGCGACCGATCGGCGATTGAACCGTCGAGCCGATCTTAAACTCCCAGGGTTCTACCCTCAACGTAAGTCACGTTGTGACAGACTGAACATGCGTGACTGTCTGGCCACACCCTCATGTGGATGGTTGGTTAACCGGGGTGGTGAGTTGGGTAGATGTGTCAGAGGGACTCCTATAGGTCCGGCTAACCCGAGAGATATCCCAGATCCTGAGGACGCGATTCGTGGGAACATCACCTTAGATATGTGGAAGTACTCCCACCCTAACCCGTGGGCACACCAGACAGGAAATATCAGATGAACCATATCCTTTAAAGACCTATGTTAGGTATATTTAAAGGTGGAGAGAAAGGAAGTTCTGTGAACTTCCTTTCTCCAACCGATTATATAAACCAACTTATAGGTCTTTAAAGAAGTCCTCTTAAAAACTTTAGATTTTTAAGGGATATCCCATACCCATTATGGATCCGTTATCCTATGTGTCTCGACTAACAAAGAACAAGTCTCTACCTGCCTCGCAGGAGTCAGGGTTCTCTTACGAGATGATCGCGATAGGTGTTTTCGTATTTATCTACGTGATTATCAGGTTAACAGAGTCTTATCTTCTTCCTATGATCCCCGAGTTCTTTAGAACGGAGATATCTGCTATATTCCGGTGGTCTCCTGTACTGGTTCCTATTATTTTCGGTCTGACGTACATGCGTCCTGGAAAGACAGAGAGTAATACTGTCTCATGGCAGTCAGAGCGAGAGAGGTTCACGGGTGTGACATCGGATGACACACTGAAGAGAAGGATGAGAGCGATCTGGTCTAAGTAAAACGTTTTCTTCCGTAAATTATCTCGTTAAGAGTAAGACAAGCCGTGTCATCATGAGCAACCTTAACTCTTTACTCGGTTTCGGCTCTAAGGGTGCTAAGAACAGTGGTGCCAAGAACGCTGTGTCGAGCACGAACGCGCTTTCAGGTGCTGCACCTGCCAAGGAGTCTAACTACGCGCAAGCTATGCGCCTCTTACAGATTCAGAGAGGTGTCCAACGTGCTGTCGCAGGGTTCTCTCCACAGGCGAGAATAATCAGTACCCTTGCGGTGACTATTCTCATAGGAGGACCCATTTACAGTTTTATTGAGGATCCTCGTGTACAGATCGGATTCATGCTGTTTTTCTCCTTAGCTGTTCTTCTAATGGTCTGGGGATTGATGGAAACACGACAGCTCAAGTGGGGAATGATAACTGCTTGGGCGACAGGAACTGGTATCTGGATGTACGTATTTTACCAAAGATTAGAGACAGAAAGAGTTAACGATCGTGTCGGTAAAGTGGCGTATATCTGTTCTCCGACCTCTAGATGTAAGAACGATGGATGGTGGGGTCCTTATAACGGTACTAAGCCGTATGTGTATCAGGATCCTCACACGAACAAGAAGACAGGGTACATCCCTGGTATTAACTTCAAGAATACGATTCCGAATAAGTTCACTTACTCGTTCTGGCTAAGAGTAGATTACGAAGAATGGTCAAAACCTGATTACAGGACAAACCCATCTCCTGTTATAGTGAAGGGTGGTTCTACACAGACAGCGGTACCTGCTGTGTTTATCGACCCTAGCACAAATGTCATTCAGTTTCAGGTGACTCCTCTGATGGCAAGAAAAGTTGAGGTTGTTACAGTGAACTACCCTTTTGATAAATGGGTACATTACACTCTTGTCGCGTACAAGGACTCTATCGAGATCTACGTAAACGGTCTTCTGCGAAAGACAAAGATTCTAAAGTCCCCGATCTCAGTTACAAGATCACCTATGTACATCGGAACCGTTCCTGAAGACTCAGGGTCTGACAAAGGTTTTATGCCAGGTGAGCTTCTGTTCCTTGAGTATTACAACAAGTCCATGACTGCTGACGAGGTAGACAAACTGTATAAGGATCAGAGATCCAAAATGATGACTCTGCCGTCTCCTGAGAAATTAGGAGACGCGGAGGAGGAAGCTAAGACACGCTTCTGTAAGAAGTGTCCTGAGAAATGCGGGAAGAAAGGTGAGTCAAAGACGAAGAAGTTGATGGGCGCTAATCTTTCTAACGCGGATCAAGACAGACTGATGGTTCGTCTTGGTATTAAAGATCCTGATGGAAAACCAAAGTCGAAAAAGGTTCCGACGATTGACACGTCAAAGTACAGCGTGTCTAATGTTCTCCCAGGTGGTATGTCCAAGGATCTCGGTTTGGAGAGCTTTGTCGTGAATGACACTTCTGACACTTCCGCGGATTATCTGACAGAGACGTCTGTTTCTAACTGCCTGGATAATCAACTCAGCTCGTTCTGAATATGAAAGAATCTGAAAGACGAAAAAAATATTCGGAAGTATATATCGGCGCCCTAAAAGCGAGCCCATAAGATTATGTCTAACAGAACAGCCAACACACGAATGGGTAATACCGCGAACTATTTTCGCGGTACGAACAAGCTTGTTGTCGCTCTGGTCGGCATTTTTGTTGTCCTTGTCGTAGGTATGATTGTTTACTGGATCTACCAAGCAGTAATGAAGTCAAGACAAGGAAGTGATATGAACCCCATCCTTGTTCCTGGACCAATCGACCCGACCGCGAAGAAGAACGCGAAGCATTGGAAGCTACCTATCTCATCCTCAACGAACTCTCCTAACCTGGCTTTCACAATGTCTTTCTGGATGTATATCGCCAATTGGAACTACCGTTACACCGAGCCCAAAGCGATCCTCATCAAAGGAACCTGGCAGGATGGTGGTCGTGAGGATGCCGCGCCTGGTATCTGGCTTGCCCGTAAGACGAACCGTCTCGTGGTTGCTACACGCACTAAGGCTCGTGGTAATCTCGAGTTCTGTGATGTGGATAACATCCCTCTTCAGAAGTGGGTTCATGTCGCTTACGTTCTGGACAACCGTGTTGTTGATATCTACATCAACGGGAAGTTGGAGCGCTCTTGTGTGCTTACAGGTGTTCCTCTGCTTAACAACAGGGATCTGTACCTTTTCCCGCTCAACCCACAAAAGAGTGATGTTGTACAGAAACAGGATCACGGCTACATGGGTCAGTTCTCCTCTCTTCGTTACTTCTCCTCAGCACTGCGACCTGTTGATATCGCTAGACTGTACAACGAAGGTCCTCACACCACGAAAGGAGCCGATCATAAGGATGCGGCAGGAACACATGGTGGAGACGGAGGCGGTGGTAAGTGTCCCCCACATAAGGACGCTCAGTACAACCTCTCTTTCAAAATGCCTGGTATGTAAGTGTGTTAATCTTACGTCCCAATACTCAAAATCCTATCTCGTGAATCGTAACTTGACGAGTTAGAAAAAGTAGCAACACAATGTCCGCAGGTCTTAACGAGATTCCTATCGAGTTTATTCCAGGTCTCTGGGTCTCTCAAGAAGAGGGCATAAGAGGCCGTGGATCAGGTTTTTTACTCGCAGAGAACATCAAATCCGTCGTGGCAGTGGACACGAAAGTGCCTAACTCCAAAGACGCGACCAGAAATTGGAACATTCTTAACGTGACACAGAAAGAGTTGACCAGAGAGAGCTATCTAGGAGCTCTCATACGTATCATCACCGAGTCTTGGTTAGAGACCAACTCTGTCATGATACTCGGATCCCCCTGGTCTATTCAGAGAATCCTGGTACGTTTCCTTCAAAAAACAGGAGGGATGGCTGAAGAAGTGGCAGCCCATGTCGTTTCCACAAAAATCGGAGGGTAAAATCGCTTCTTGATGATGGTATAAGTAAGAGAAAGAGTAAGTAAATCACATAACAATGGACGAAACAAAAGAGCAAAAGGGCGGGTTACCAAAACCCACCACGTTCCGTGAGTTTCGCATCTTCGTGGACGGTTCAGCGACGGATCAGGCGAAGACTGTAAAAGCCAAGCACCTGCGCAGAGCCGGAGTAGGGGTGTTTCACCCTGACTCAGGTACCAGAATCGCCGAACCCTTCCCACTACCCAACCCGACTAATAATCGGGCTGAGTACTGGGCCTGTATTCGAGCCCTTGAGTGGGTGCTGGAACAGGTGAAGGATCTGTCTTTGGAAGAACAGGGTAAGATCAAGGTGGTTCTTTTCTGTGACTCTCGTTTACTCATCAACTCGATGACTCAGTGGATCACAGGATGGAGACGCCGAGGCTGGAAGAAGTCTGACGGACAGCCTGTGAAAAATCTGGAGTTGGTTCAGAAACTGGACGAGCTGATGACGAACCGGCTCCCAGACACCGCCTTTGTGAAGGTGAAGGCACACACAAGAAAACCACCCAAGTCAGCCTCTGAGGAGGTGAAGTGGAAGTGGTATGGTAATAAGGTCGCGGATGAGCTGGCCAATCAAGGGCGTCGTATCGCGGAACAAGGCTGACGAAGTCAGCTATCGCAAGCTAAGGGTAAATAATAAGATGAAAACATAGTTATTGGGATCACTGAGGTGCCTGTTAGCCTGCGGTTCGGCACCGACAGCTTCTTACTGAGGTGCCTGTTAGCCTGCGGTTCGGCACCGACAGCTTCTTACTGAGGTGCCTGTTAGCCTGCGGTTCGGCACCGA